CAGAATCCATTCTGGCCTCCAATGCTCGCAATTTACCGCACCCATTCTTTCTGGAATCTTGACATTATGCCAGTGATACAGATTGAACCCCCAGTACTCTACACTAGGCACGCCGTTACCATGCAGCTCGTAGATTGGAAATTCAAACGGCTCCCTGGTCTTACCAGTTATGTTCCACCGAATCTTTTTTGGTTTCGGTAGGATGACTAGTTTGTTATCGTATTCGCCGATGATTGGACACAGAAGGCAGAATGCGCGGAGTAGGAGTAGCTTTTTCTTATCCAGCTTGCATCCCCAGCTTTCTGCGATTAAGTATCGGCAAAGCCACCACGACCACCAAATACCGCAGTAGCGCAGTTTGAGTTTGTCACGGAGTCTGGCACGGAGCCCGGCATTGAGCCCGGCATCGCGCCTATCACGGAGCCCGACATCGAGCCCGGCATGGAGCCCGACATCGAGCCCGGCATGGAGCCCGTCATAGAGCCCGTCATAGAGCCCGTCATAGAGCCCGTCATAGAGCCCGCCGCTGAGCCCATCACGGAGCCCGGCATCGAGCCCGTCACGGAGCCCGGCATAGAGCCCGGCATCGAGCCCGTCACGGAGCCCGGCATGGAGCCCGGCATCGAGCCCGGCATTGAGCCCGTCATAGAGCCCGTCATAGAGCCCGGCGTGGAACCCGTCATAGAGCCCGGCGTGGAACCCGCTATTGAGCTTGCTCGATAGAATTTGCGATAATGCCAGATATCCCAGCGTATTTGCTGGAACGGTTTGGCTTGCCATTACAGCGTGGATTATCTCGCGAGCACGATCAAAGTCAGTTGGTTTTAGATCATCGATCTGCACTTTTTTCGTCATTATGTCCTCTTTTAGCAAAAAGCTCGCTTAGTCTTTTGGTGAGCCTTGGTCCATGAAAATGGTAAGAAACCCGCCTATAATTGGCGCAGAATGTCGCACAGATTTGTCTGCTGACAGACAGATTTTATCGCAAATCCCAGAGGCCCATCATTCGCTGCTTCGGCTGCATGCCTTTGCCTACTTTTGGAATGAGCCGCAACGGCTTGGGGAAGTTGAAAGGCGGCAGGCATAGATTGTAGAAGCCTCCGCCGTATTTATACGTGTCCCGGTTGGCCTCGGTGGCAGGGAAGTGGTTGATCAACAGCCACTTCGTTTTGGTAGCGAGTACCTGCTGAATAGCTAAGTATGCATCCCACACCGACAGGTGCTGAATGACGTCTTTCACGATGACTGCATCACAAGCGGGCAACACGTCAGTCGTGATGTCCCGGACCAAAAATCTTATGCTTTTGGTACTGTACTTGCGATTGCAGTCATCGATCATATCCTTCACAATGTCGACGCCGATGTACTTAACTTTGGCGTCCTTGAGCAAGTGCTGCATGAAGTGAAAATCTCCGCAGCCTGCGTCCAGTACGCTGCGAATCTTGAACTCTTCAATCAGCTTGGCAAGAAGCTCGCGATAGGTGGCCGTAGCCGCCAATGTCGAACCGCCGCCGGATGCAGTTTGCTTGTTCTTCCAGCCACAGTTCTTGTATATTTCGCTGAACTTCTCGCGGAGCGTAATAATTACGTCCATTGCTCTATCACTTTATAATGCCGTTTTTACCAGAGTAAATTAGGGATAAACCATCCCAACGAAGCGTGCATTTCTATTTTGCTGCCATAATCGGCTGCTGTCAAGGGCATAGCTAAAAAACAGGCCGGCATAGAACACGCCGGCCTGCCAGATCAGCACCGCCTTCTGCCGAAGGTTATTCGCATTGTAGTAAAACCCCCGAGCCAGTCAACGCGACGAAGCGGGTTTTTTCGCGGACCGGCTCGGGAGCCCGATGACTTACAGTCGGCTCTTCAATCTTCGCATTCTTGCAACCTGTTCTGGTGTGACTTTCTCGTTTGGCCCTAGCCGCTTTTCTTTACGCAATATTCCTGTCATTACCTGAGCCAGTTTTTTGTCGCTGTACCACCAAAGCCCCCGTAGCAATTTATTTTTCTGCTCTTCCTTCATTCCCTTGAAAAAAGCGATCAGATCTTTGTCATCGCCCTCCATGATTTCGCTGAAACTGGGAGGCGCCTCTTCTAGTCCGCCAGGCGCAGCCGCTCCTGTTGGCGGCCCCTGTATTCCACCGCTTGCCGTTCCTGTCTCGGCTCCAGGCGTCGCTGTAGTCACCCCCGACGCAGTTGCGCCAGGTTCTTTCAGCGAAATGGTGTTTGTTGCAGCCGCCGCCTCTGCGGGCGTTTCTGGCTGCGCCGCGTCCATCGGCGTCGTATCGCCGTAGGCGCCTCCCAGCGGCTTATAGTCCTGCGTGGCCAAAAGTCCAATATCGTGGGCTTTGCCCAATCCCCAGTTGATGATCGGATCCAAGATCCCCGTAGGCAGCATCATGCCTACGGCTCCCGTACCGGCCATCAGCATTCCTGCGAGCTCGTTTTTACCCATCAGAGCCATTGCCCCGCCGACCAGCGCCAGCGGAATGCCGAGAGCTACTCCGAGCTTGTGGTGAACCGGCGTTTGCGGATCGGTAAACCAACCTGTAATCCGCTTCATGATACCGGGATCTTGCAGCATCTGCTCCACGTCTTGCGACGATAAACCCCCTTGCGTGACTGTTCCGAAATCTTTGAGAATGTTTGCCAGCGTTTCCCTGTCCGGCGGCCCGCCGGCAAATACCTTTGCCATCTTCCGACCGTACTTTGCAGGATCGTTTGCCGCTTCGGCCGCAATTCGCTGCATGATATATTCGCGCAGCTCTTTTTCGACCGGCTTCCAGCCGTTTACGCCTCGTTGCTTAATAAGCATTTCGGCCCGAGCAAACTGTTTCGGTTTCCAAATTTGGTCTGGGCTGGGCATTGCTTTTGCATATTTCTGGGCCTTTGCGTACAGGGCACTTTCCGGATCGAGTGGCTTTCCCCAGGGATCAACGGGCGGCTGCATTGCCATCTCTACTTGCCCCGACTGATTCGGCTGTCCTGGCGTCGGCTGTGTTGGCTGGCCTGTGGGCGGCTGTTGTTGGCCTTGTGCTAGCTGTGGCTGTCCTGTAGGCGAAGCAGGCTGCGGACTTGGTGTTGGCGCTTGGTTTCTCATGCTATTGGCAATTTCGGCCCGCATTTTCGCTTCTGCAAAATCGAACTCTGGACCGCTCTTACGGCCCCCGGCCGCCACCATTGCGTACGCAGCAATCTGTCTGTTTAAGTCTTCGAGCGAAATCTCTTGCCGGTTGGCATACCTTTGAAGTGCATTCGGCACGTCGGCCGTAAGCTGATTCAAATTAGCCGTATTTTTTGCCAGCTCTTCCGCACTTCCCGCTTCCGCTATGCCTCTCATGACGTTGTCCGCTACTTTGCTCGTTCCGATAAGAGCCGCAAGTGGGCCAACCGTTTGTGCGCCGGGGATTTTCGCTAAATGGGGCAAGGCTGCTTTTCCTCCCTTGGCGCCGGCATAAGTCGCTATAGGCCATGTAGTGGCAGACGTCATACCGCCGCCATATGCGTGCAGCGCTTTGTCGCTCGGCAGCATATAACTGCTCGGACTGTAAAGTCTGCCTGGTCCTTTCGGCGCATACCGTGACTGGGCCTTCATATAAGTTTCCGATTCCGGATGGAGCTTGCTGCCTATCATAGTTACCGGATCGCGTAGTCTGAACCCGCCGGGCAACGGCAAACCTTGCGACCGCTGCTTGGCATACGCGCCAAAATACATCGGCTGAAACCCTTGCCACATTTCCCGCCAAAACGACGGAGTTTCATCCGGCCTGTAACCCCATCCCTTGTTATAGCCGACCACTTCCGCTCCCGCCTTCCGAAGAGCAGAGTAGTCTGCTCCGGACTGCGACGGCGCCGGAGCAGACTGGCTCTGCGGAGCGGATTCAAAGAATTCGTGCCAGGCGTCGTCGAGCTCCGGGTCGGATGCGGCTTCCTTGAGCACTGCATCCGCCATCTGCTCGAACGACATGCCGCGGGCAATACAGCCCATCAACGTATTGTGACAGTGCGCTCGCTTGGTTCTTGTTCGGTAATCGCTGGTTGTCGTTTGGGCAGGCGCCATGTTTACCTGCGATGTGGGTAGTCCTGTGCCGCTACTGGCAGGTACGTTTGCTGCAGCGCGTCCAAACACGGGGCTGTTGAGTATACTGGGCAGCTGCACAGCCTCTTTGTCATACGGCCATACCGCCCGCGCTTTGCGCTTGCGATATTTGCGATTGGAAAACTCATCCTTGAAATTATCGTCGTCCTTGACGAATTTTCGTAGGGCGGAATAGTTTTTATCGAGTGCTATCGGATCCATAGCTATACCTTAAAAGATGCTTTTGCCGGTGCTGAACGGATTGCTCGCCATCGTGCCATACTGCGGGCCGCCTGCCAGCATGCCGGTCTGCGCCAAGTTCTGTTTCATCTGCGGAGCGCTGGACTGCATTGGCTGGCCGCCAAACATCGGCTGTCCGCTCTGCGGTGCCGGCCAGCCTGGCGGGACCGGCATGCCTCTTTGCGCCCGCATCGTTGCTACAGTATTCTGCAGCTTTTTGTTCGCCGCCGCTGCTTCTTGCGCAGCTCTAGTTTTCCGTCTTTCTATGTTTGCAGCCAACTGCCCTTGATATTGGGCTTTTCCTCTATTGAACTCCTGCATCTTCTCCGCAGCGAGCGCATCTGACGATCCCGGTGCCGGCGCTTGGTTCGGGTCATACATTGACGGTACACCCCGCTGGCCAGGAATCGGCTTTCCCGTGTATGGACTCACGCCGCCTGCAACGCTTGGCTTCTGTGACAAGGGGCCAAGCATGTTGAAGCTGCTGCTCAACGCTGTTTGTGCCGGCATCGTCGGCGGTGGAGCCGGCGGCGTCCAGTGTTTGCCCCAGCCTTGCTCTTTGGCATTCTGAGCAATTGCCGATGTCGGTGCCGTTTCTTGTCCTTTAGCCTTCGCAATCATATCGTCGAAATGCTTGGCTGTCTCCGGGTTCCTTTCGCGATTGGCTTCGGCAGCTCGCTGCCATCGTTCTATCTTGCTGCCGCCAGCAGTCTCTTCGCGCATGCGCTGCAAATATCCGGGTACATCCCGCACCCTGTTGACAAACTGTGGCCCTCCCCTTGTGGCATTGCCGAACACGTCAGGCTGCGCACCGCCGCCTGCATACCAATCTTGGAGACGTGCTGCGTTCTCGGCGTCCTGCCTCGCTTGTGCCCCTGTCCACGTCTTCATCGCGTTCTCGTACAGCCGGCGTCTTTCGGGCGGAAGATCCTTGATGAAGCCCATAGGGTCTTCTTGCGGCGCTTGAGCCGTCTCTGCCGGCTGTTGCAAGGTTCCACCCGGAACCGACAAGTCGGGGCCTCCAGGATTGAACATAGGCTGGTGGCTGAGCCCCTTGGCGCCGTAACTGCTCGCAGGCGACGGCAGCGTGGGCGAAAGGTCCAAATTTTGTAGGCCTGGGCCTGATTGTGAATACCAATTCTGTGGACCGGATGCCTGCGACAACTCTTGCTTTGTCTGAGCAGCGCGTTCTGCCTGCGCTGTAGGCTCAAAAGGCCCGGCAGTAGGAGTGCTACTGTTGCTCGTCGTGGGCTGTTGTCGCTCGTTCCACCAGTCCGTGTCGGCCTGGCGGGCAGCTTGCTGCGCTGGCGTCGATTCGTCTTCCGTGGGATTGGCATACCACTTTTGCGCTTCAGACGAAAAGGGATCTTCGAAATAATCTATATCCGGCCACGCCTCCGTCAGACTTGGCAGGGCTGCGACCTTCAACAGACCGCTCGCCGCTTCCAGCAATTCTTTAGTCGTCATATCCTTTGCTCCTGAATGGCTCCACGCAGTTAGCGGTTTTGGAACGCTTTGATGACCGGACCGAAATCGGGGTGCGGTTGTACAGCCTTCGCCCCAGTCACCGTGTTTACCCCTCGCACTGCCGGACGCATCGCAGCCCTGCGAAGCTGCGAATACACCTGATTGCCCGTCGTGCCAAATCTGGCAGCCTGCTGCGCCAGCGTCCATTTAAGCTTCGGCGACACGTTTGTCGGCATAGTGCCTGCAGCACGATTCTTGAACATCTCCACATTGCGAGGCAAAGGCTTAGCGGCAATGTTTGCACCGGTGGCTGCGCCCGCAGGCGCCGTGCCCGGAACAGCAGCGCCACGAACAGTCCCGGCCGGTGTCGCACTCGTCTTCCACAGGCCGAGAGCACCCAACAAAGCCTTCTTTATCATGACTTTCCTGGTATACGACTTCGACGGCGCTCTTTTGGGCTTGCCCATTCCGCTGCATGCAGCCTTTGCGCGGCCTTTTTCGCCAATGGGAATACCGATCGGGCCCTTGCCCTTGCCACGGCCTAACCCGCGGCCTTTGCCTTGGGAGCGGATTTTGCTGCCTGGGCAAGCTTCGGCCTTGGCCTCGGCTTCCATCTTGTCGAGCCTGGTATAGTAGTCTTTGAACTCTTCAAGATGGTCCTTGGCAATTTCTCTCGCCTTGGCCGGATCGGGTGTGTGTTCCTTCTCAACCTTCACGCCCATCCGAAGCTGCTTGGCCGAGTAGTTCTTCGAGGACTTGCCCTTGGCCTTACCGCCGGGGATCAGATCCTTGACCTTGGCCTCCTTCTCGCCGATGCCCGGATACTTGGCATGCACCTTGGCACGGACCTGCGCCTTTTCGCTGGAACTGCCATGCTGCGACACTCGAGCCAGCGCATTTCGGGCGTGTGCCTTGTCGGGAATAGGATAATTCCCGGATTCCGCTTTCTCGCCCTTATTTTCAGCCTTCGACGGAATAGCAAAGTCCTTCTTCTTGATCTTCGTCCGGGCCTTCGTCGTCAGCATCTTGGCCTTCTTCTCGCCAATAGGAATGCCGATCGGCCCCTTGCCCTTGCCTCGACCCAGCCCGCGGCCTTTTCCCTTGGAACGGATCTTGCTGCCGGGACACGGCTTGTCCTTTTTGCTGCTCTCGGCCAGCTTAAACATCAGAGCGTCTGCAAAATCGAGTGCGTTTGTAGTCATCGCTTCTTTTTCCTCGTCTTTCTTTTTTGGTTTACGACTAGCCAGCCAAGCACCAAGTCCGCCACCTCCAAGCACAGCAGCCGGTAAACCAATCTGCGCCCATGCCGGCATACTCTTGTATTTGCTCAGCAGATTTTCGAGGAAACCCGGTTTATAGGGTACCGCCTTCGAACTGAGCGAGGCGGGCGCTGCCGCAAGCTGCTGCAGCCGAGCAGGGCGATCGACTTTTCCAGTGCCAACTCTTAACATAGAACCGTCGCGTTGTAGCGCGCCACTAGCAACAGGGCCTGGATCGCCGTGCAAAACTGCTTTAGCTTTAGTCGGCTTGTATCGTCCTAGCAAATAATCCAGGAATCCGCCTTCGTCGATCGACGGCCCGCCTTTGCCTGTCGCAATCTCCCGCAATTCGCTTATAGATGGTCGTCCTGCTGCGACCGCAGGAGGCTTCGGGAGAGCGTCTAGTATTTTGTATAGCCGCGCGGAATCACCGCCAAGCTGGCGATGAAGTATCCGTCCGGCCGGTGTTTTCAGTACACTTTCTGGATCGTCGAGAAACGGTTCGGCAAAGGTATGCAGTTTCCTGCCCAATGTTTGCCTTTGCTTTGCAGACATCCTGTCCATTATTTGTTGCATCGGATAACCTGCCTCTGCTGTAGCCGCATCGGCTAAAAGATCTCGCTCGGCAGGCGTGAAACCGCTGCCCCCGACTGCACGTGTCAGTTTTTGCACCAGCGACGGTTCTGGACTGGCCAAACTCAAATAGCGCTCGGCTTCGGCGCCTGGCAAGCCTGCAATATTACGCGCTGCCGTCGCCATCGGCGACGAAGGCTCTCGCCGTACAGCCGCTGACGGCGGAACAATGCCAGCAGGCAACTCTGCACTCTCTTTGCCGAGCATCGCCGCAAACTGGGGGGCGGCCAAACTCTGCATAGCGCGTAACTGTCGTGATTGCATGGCCATATCTCTATCCTTTTGTACTGCAGGGTCTGATAAATAGTCCCGACGAGTTGCGCCCTCGGGCAGCCTCGTCATCATTTCTCTTATGCCCTCGTTTTCGGCTTTACGGCTAAAATAGGCCGTTAGCGCTGCCAACGTGCCCGCACCTAGCCCGCCCAAACCGGCACCGATTCCAGCGCCCCTTGCACCGCCTATGCCGCTGCCTAACATGCCGCCACCCAGAGCGCCCGCTCCGCCAAGCAGCAAGGCGGCTAACAGTGCCTGCTTGCTGGGCGAAGCCATCATTTCAGGTAATGGTGTGCCATAACTCTTGAAGATCCGCGGAAGCAGATGGCTTGTCTCTTTCTCGATGGCTGCCTGCTCGTCGTCCGTGAGTTTTCGGCGAGCTCGGGCGGGCAAATATTGCTGCAAGGCCAGCTGCGTTGCATCATAATCGCTTTTCTTCTGCATTTTTGCCTTATGGCCCAACAGCACGTTGTCGCCCTTGCGGCCGTTGGGATATTTGTCTGCCAGCCATTCCATAAGGCCTAGTTCGCCGCCTTGCGTAAAGAACGACAGCTTTTGTGGGCCTTTGCGAGTCTTGCGGAAGATATCGAGTCCGAGGGCTTCACGATCACGGAGCAGCAGATCGCCCATATCCAGAGACGGGAGCCCGCCTTTTTTCTCCATGCCTTTGCCAGAATCTTTTACGGTTTTCACTTCTTTTCTCCTGTTAAATCGTGTTCCCGTGCGACCCTGTTATTTCGCTTCCGCATCTTTCCAGGTCGTCCTCACTCCCTTGTCTCCGTATTCGGCCGCTAGCATCGCCTGTACGGCTCGCTGTATGTCTTTCCGCTGTTCTTCATCACACGTCCATCCGTAGGAATATTCTACAGACCCGTCGTCCCACTCGGTTACATCCTCCAAGAATATAACTGGACCACGTATTCTCTTCCATGAAACGCGGGCCGCATGTATTGGTATCCACTCCCACTCAAACAAGCTAATCTGCCGGCCTTTAATCCGCGTTGTATGCCAGATACCCACTACCGTGCCAACCAGCCTGCGATATCGCACCCGGACCACTTCTTCGACGATCACAACAATTTCGGCTCGTTCTGTTTTCCATCTATCTTCCACCGTCGGGTCCGACTCCGATATGCACGCCGTATGCATCGTAGCCTCGACTTCGACCCATGCAAAAATCAACGCGAGTATGATTCCATTTCCTACCATGACAGGCTCACAGTCGCCATCTGTTTATGCAAAATCCTAGCCACACGAAAAACGCGCAGAGAGCTCCGATCATAACAGCTATGCATCCGCCAAACCTCGCACAAGAGAGCCACAACCGTTCGTATCCGGGATCGGGCGGACCGTTCCAAACGCCTACCAAAAACGCACCTGCCTGATACAGTCCAACTACTGCCAATATCGCTATTACAATAAAAGATAGGTGTTTCATTGCTTTTTGTCCCTGCGGGCTACCCACTCAACAACCACGTCAGTCACCGATGCCTCTTCACCCATTGCCAACCACAAATCTATCATCTCGTCGTTATGATCCTCAAACAATTGCATAATCCGATCATCGCTGATCGGCACCAACTCCCTTCTTTTCGCTTCTGCTACGTCGCACAGTCGCAGTCCCGGCGTGCAGTTCTCGCACGTTTTTTGATGTTCATCTAGCCACCGGGACCACTCCGAGGGAAACGTCAACCACGGCGGTTTCGGCTCTTCGTCTGTTGGCGGGTTGCAATCTCCTGCACAGCCCTGCGTCAACACGATTACCAGGCCGAAGATAGTCATGGCCACAATCAAAACGAACATGAATTGTACTTTGATGCGCCCGTTCATTTCACGTTCTCTTTGGTCATTTTTATGTTGTACAAATCGTCAATGTCTGCGGTGTTGGCACTCGCCATTCGCCACAACACCAGCAGAAACGCCCATTGCAAGACTTCCAGTAGTGTTTCCATTTTTCAATCGGCCACAATGATACAGGCGTACCAAATTCCGTTCCGGCCCATTGCCATCGCTCCGCCCCAGTATTTGTGTCGCTTACTTGCCACGCGCCAATGGCCGCTGCTGTATTTCCAGCATTTGAACATCTCGTAGCCGAGAGCCTTCATCGACTCGTGCTGTTGCCACTTCCAGCTTTCGGCTGCAATCTCGGCAAAACCATATCCAGGCATTTTAGCCTGCAGTTCCCGGTATCGCCTATCCCAAAGCTGGTGGCCCTGCAATTGGCGGTCCGCTTGGTATTGCGCGTGTTTACCCGCCGCCTCGATCAGGATCTCGCGCGGCTCGCTCTTCTGCACATTGCCGCCATTGAATACATTGCCGCCGTCGACCAGTCCCTGCATGGATGCCGGCAGCGTATTTTCGTCCGGCAGCGGAGGTATCGGCGCCGGCGGAGGAACATAATACTCCATCACCGGCATTTGTGCCTCCTCGCACACGATGCAAGGCGGTCCGAACAAAATCGTAATAGCTAGCAGTATGCCGGTCATTGTCTTAGTCCGTAATTGGCTTCAATCCGACTCCGTAACAATCACAGTTCTTTTTGACGGGCGGACCGCATATGCCCACTTCGCATATTCGCAGTCCAGCCCATTCCCCGAGCAACGTCCGCATGCCGTCAGGCAATACCCGCCAGCAGTCCGTTGGATGCCGGTGGATGCCCCAATTCAGTCCGGGGCATATCACAATGACTATGCCGCCCGGCCGGCACACTCGCACCAGCTCCTTGATCCATTTCCACGGCATGGGCACATGCTCCATGCATTGGCCGGAAATGACCATGTCATAGGTATCGTCGTCTATCGGCCAGCGGTAGTTCGTCTCGCTGACGATGTCCACGTTCGGACCTGCAGCGATGTCCATTCCCTCGTACAGCAGCCCCTTCGTCTCACACATGTTCCGATAGCAGCCGTTGACATTGTAGGCGCCGACATCGAGCACGTTGTGCGTGATGTTGCTGGCGTACTTGGCAACAAGCGTTTCCATCAGCTTCATGCTGCTTTGGTGCATAGTACTTACCTTCTTTTCAACCAAGCTGGCTCTACTCGTTTGACGGCTTTTCGCTGTTTTCCGTACTGGCCTTGATAGTACGGCGACTGCCAAGCCCAATCACGCAGCCTATTCATTACTAGGTCTCTGTTCCAGCCCAGCTCCTGTCCCGGTCGCATCCTGGCTAGCGGAGTCAATGCACGGATTTCCCCACCGATTATATTCCGCCCGGCGACTTTACGCTTTAGCAGATTTTGATAACGTGCTGGCGGAGCAAAACTGTGAATGATCGGATTGAACGCCGTGGGCGACGTCTTCATGGGATTGTTTGCTTCCACTTGCGGCATCTCTGCCGGCAGTTGTTTCGCGGGCGCCGTCGGCGATGGCGGCAAACCTCCCATAGCGCCTTGCGTGCCTAACATCGATGGCGACAAACCCAACTTCTTCGGGATGCTTGTCATCAAGCCCACGTTAGCTCCAGGCGCCGTACCTCCGGCAGCCGCGCCCGCAAATGGGCCAGGCTTCGGGGTTGCAGCTGCTTTAGCCATGTCCGGCTGTTTGGGCATTTGAGCGGCCCACGCAGCCAGCTTCTTGTACTTCCAATTCTTCCGCACGCGATCGATATCGTCGAGCGTGTCCTGTCCAAACGACATCATCCTGTCGACCCGCGGCTTGCGTTTTCCTTCCATGATCGCCGTAATTTTCATCGGTGTAGCATGGGTCTTCTTGGGCGTGCATTTCGTTACTTTGGTCATAGTGATAAAGCCGCCTTGTTTTGGCATCTGCGGCGGCTGTGGCACAGGCGCCGCAAACGGATTGGCCGTATTTGATGCCGGCGGCCAGCCAGCCGGAGGTTTTGGCGACGGGAATGCGTTTTGCAGCCGCTGCATCAGCTGCTGCCATTTCGACGCCTTCTGCTGATTGGCAGCATCGAGCACGGCACCGAAGTTGGTGATCTTTGGCGCAGCTTGTGGTTGTTGCGGCTGCTGCGGCGGTTGTGGGGCTGCATTGGCCATTTTGGATCCTGTAAAAGATGCAGGCAGCCGTCCAGCGCCTGTCTTGGCGCGGACGGCGCTGGACAGGCTGGCCTGCGGAGCGGATAGATCGTTTGCTGTTTTGTTTGCGCCAGGCGTTTTGCCCATTACGATTCGCAGCAACTGTTCGGCGAGTACTCGCTTGTCTTCTGGCTCCCGGCTGAGCAGCTTTATGAGTTGGAATGCATTGGGCTCATAATAGCGAGTAGGTTTTACATCGTTTTTGAAATCTGATTCGTGGTTTTTCAGCCACCAGTCGATTGCTTTGTAGGCTTCGTCGAGCGAGTCTACGTGGTGCCCAAATGTCTTGGCGTATTCTCGTTTGATAGGAACAGCCCATGCCGGCAGCTCTGTTTGCGACGTTGCATACCACCAAAATTCCGATGGTACAGGTGTACGGCCCGGTAAAGTCCGTCCAGCAGTCGTTCGGTGCGGTACAGTTTGCGACTTTAGATCAGCCGCAAATGGCCTAGTCTGCATAGCGCCATGCAATAATTCATGGCCCAATGCCATATCGGGGTGTCCATGCGGACTCGCCGCTGCAACATAGATATTTCCTGGGGTGCTTTTGCCTGTCAGCCTGTTTATACGTCGGATATGTACACCAAGTGCGCCGCCTCGAAGCGCAGGTGCATCTACCAACGTAATATCTCGTGGTTTTCCTACTTGGCCGGGTATCACTTTTAACAGCTTATCGCTAGGATATTTCTGCGTCCTTTTTACAGCCTCTCCCAGGCCGCCCGGCACGTCGGCATAATCGGAACGAATTTGGTCTGCCAACGATCGTCTAATTTCCTTTGTCGGCGCTCCTGGTGGAATGAATTGCTTGCCCGGTCGCGGGCTCAAACGTCGCAACGCTAACAAAGCCAGCCCGCCCAATGCCCCTCCGCCTGCCCCCAAAAGTCCCCCAGTCAGCATGCGGCCTGCCAAAGTATCGTCTTCGTCCCTGGAGTCGTCGGCGATTCCACTCAAAGCGCCCATCAGTCCGCCAAGAGCAGCGCCGCCACCGCCCCACCGAACCCAATCGTTGTTCTTCGCCCAGTCCAGCCAATTGGTGCCGGCCAGCTTCTGCAGCGGGGCATAATCTGTCTGTCGGCAGACAGATTTTTCGGCCGCTGCCGTGACGGTCATTCCCGAGGTTGCAAATCGAAAGCCTCCTTGGTTGCGTGTTGGTGAGCCTGGTCCCGCGCCTAGCTGATTCGACGCGATCGGCGGGCCCAGAGCGTTCTTCTGCCCCCAGAGCGGCCCCATCTGCTGCACGGCTTGCTCGGGCCGCCCTGTAGCCGTCTGGACAGGCTGGAAGTTGACGGCATTGGTAGGCATACCCGATAGACTGCCGAGAGCAGCCCGCTTGGTTGCCGCAAAAAGTGCTGGTATTGCTAGCTGAACAGGATCTGCAGAAACAGGCGCTGTGCCTGTGTGGTTTGGCGACAATCTGGGTAATCTGGGTAATCTGGGCAATCTCGGGGCAGCTACGGCACTCCTTTGAGGGGTTTGAGCGGCTTTACTCAGCTTCGCCCTGCTGTCGGGCCCAGATTTGCTGGCAATTAGCCGCAGCACACGGTCAGCTGCTGGCGGGCTATCGATCGCCCCGCTTCCCTCATAGCAATCTTGACTACCTTGTTGCATATTCTCGGCACACCCCGCTGCCTTGGCTAAAGTCCGGCCAATCGGCAATCGCATTGCATATTGGCCGAGGCTTTGAAGGGCTTTGCCCCCTTCTGCCTTCTCGAAAGCCACCTTTGGACGCATATCGGGCTTTGGGGGCTCCAGAGCTTGATCGTAGGCCGCCTGGGCGTCTAGCGGGGGCTGCTTTGGGACAGCCGGCTTGGGAGCCGGTTTTGGTTTGGGGCCGTCTACGGGCTTCGTAGTGCCCAATTTGGGCGGCTTTAGCTCGATGCTGGCGTCTTTGCCAAGGAGCTTGGCCAGGAGCGATCGCTTGGCCTGGCGTTTGGCCTCCGCCTTCTCGACTTCCTCTTTAGCCAAATGCCATGGACTGGCTTCATCCGAATATACCCAGTCTTTAGAGGGGTAGTGCTGGCTGTAAAACCAAGGAAGGTCGTCGCTATCAAAATCCTTTGCTGCTCGAAGGCGTCTGGCAGCCTCAGCAGCATCAAACTCCTCCGTTTCGCCGGTGTCCAAGTTGATATGCGAGCGATAGGGACTGAACCGCAGCTTGTGGCCCAACTCCTTAGCGTAGCGGGCTAAAATATCAGTAAAATCCGCTGCTTTGGCGGGATCGTTCCAAGCAGACTGGGGCAGAGACATGAGATACCGCTCGTAAACGCCACCGGGAAAGTCGTAGCCGTAGGCTTTCTTCTCTTGCGGCGCAGTCTTTTTAACCCTTTTGGGGAGTTTCTTCCCTTTGGGAGTGTGCTTCTCCCATCGCTTAGCCATCTCGGGATGATTGGCATACATCCATTTTCTTTGAGCTTCGCTGGAAAAGGGCATCCGTGTCCGCTCCTGGCCTACCGTGGCCTAATGGATGTGAATTGTCCGCGCCAACAGAAGTATCGCAGGGATCGGGGGAATGGTCAAGCTCGTTTCTGATAGCTAAAAAAGCCCCTTGAAAGGGGCACTCTCGTCAATTCATCGCAGCCCTTGCCGCCTGTATGCGGGCATAAACCTCCACCGCATACTGGACTGTTTCCTGTCGTGACGGCGGCTCGCCCATTCGGGCAAACCATTTACCCGCCAACCTTCCGGCCGCCCCAATGTCGGTCTCGAACAGTTCGCCGAACCGCTCCAGCTCCGCTTCGGGCAGATCTTCCGGAAAATCTACTCCCCGCTCCAAAATCAAAATATAGTTGATGAAGAAACTTCCGGCTTCAATGTGGTGCATGAAAATGCCTCCTTTGAATGAATTTGATTGTTTAGTCTGCCGATAGACTAATTGAATTCACGGCAGTCGGCGCGCCGATTAGGTCCAGTCCTGTATCCAGCAATCAATAAACCGACCAGGCCATTCGGCATTGATCCGGCTCGGAAAGCCCTCCTGGTCGATATAGGCGTTTACAGCTTTTCGGCATAGCTCGCGGGTGCGAGCTTGCACAGCGAGGGTTTCGCTGTCTTCGTGGTACCGCATTCGCACTTTACCTCGGGCTATAGCCCCTACTGGCCCGGGGTGTTCCCCGTCCACCTCGATCAACTTTCCGCGATAGTAATACCACGCACGCACAGGTCAGTTCTCCTTGACCGGCTCAAACCGATAAAAAGCAAAAGAAGTTTCAACTTGTTCGCCGGCCGGCAGCCGGCGGAGAACGTCGAACTTGTGGGATCCCAGGTGCTTCGCCACCCGGATGACTTCAGCGGCTTTATCTTTCTGGGCGCAAACGCGCTCTACAGAGCCGTCGCCCTTATCCACCCTAATCAGCATATTCATCGTCTTCTCCTTATTGCGCAATACAACAGGGCAGCGATAGACTGCCCTGCTGCCCGCAGATTTTGGTAAACGGCAATGATGCCGCACTCTGTCCTTATGGTCGGTAGTGTTCCGACTCCGTCCACGGCGCTACGGCGTTGGGAATGTAGTTGATACCGCCCGCTCCGTGCGGATAAGCTGCACCGTTTTCTCCGAACTCGACAAGATCGCCAGGATCGTATTCGCCTTCTGGTATCGCATAAAGAGCGCGATGCTCCCTAAACCGTTCGTTATACGCAGCGAGACAATCTTTTTGCCATCGCTCGTACGCATCATCCCAACTATCCGCTCTTCGCTTATCCATGTTCTCCTCTATACTGATTCCGGTTCTGGCGTTTAGGATCTGGGAAAGCTCGTCAAACGAAAACGGGCGGTACTCTCCCAGTACCCTAAATGCATTGTCTATGCCCGCATCGATCGATCTTCGATTGGGCAGGATCTTATCCAAGTAATCCTCCGCCGTTCCGTGCGAATGGCCGTAGAGATTCCATCCGCCGGCGTGAGAACCATACCAAATAGCACTCGCGATATGGTGGGCATAAAATCTCTGGCTTTGGATTTTGCCGGTGTACTCTACATAGTGCCTATTGAAAAGCGGCGCGATCTCGTGCCTATCATGATTGCCCCAGATCAGGTTGATAGTCCTGCACTCGATTTGATCCCGCAACAGGCCGGCATATTGTCTGATTCGGCTCGGAGGCCCGAAACAGAAGTCCCCCAAATGCCACAGAATATCTCCCGGCTTTACCACCGCGTTGATTCGATCCAGGATATACCGGTCATGCCGTTGCATCGCCGCATCCGACGGCTGCCATCCATCCGGATTGTTTCTACTCCTCATGGGATGCCTGGCATCAAGGTGCTCCAATTCCTCCGTAGTTAAGCAAAAACGACGGCCCGTATAAATCGGAATCCGTCGATGGCTAAAATGCGTATCCGCCGTGAAGTAAATACTCGTATCAACCTCCCTTTGTTTGAGTTGCAGAAATCCCGCTGTTTTTGCAAAACAGCTATCTAGCACCGCCCGCGGGAGTCGAACCCGCCTTGGCCGGATTGAAAGCCGGCTGCATTCCCACGATTGCTAGAGCGGTTTTGGCTCATTGCATAAGCCAACTTTGAATGTCACACGGCTGAAAGCCGTCATTTACAAATTTCGATACCTTTTTGTAAATGTAGTGGCAGCATGGCTCGTTGCCTCGCCGGGTTTTAGCCTCAGCTTGTCGATAGGGGCGGCCTCGCAGGAAAGCGTAGGCCAATTGGGCGTACCGGGCTTCGACGCGTAGTCGCCCTCGCCGGTGTTCGGCCAGCGCGCACCGGGTTTCGATATCGGAGGTGCGAGCAGCTTCGAGCCGATTGATCCTGGCCTCTTCGGCCAGGGATTTGACGTTGACCTTGAGTTTGGCCAACGCCGAGTAGAGTGCGTCCGTAATCATCGCAGTTCTCCAGAAAGTAGGAATGTGAACAAACCAAACCTACCTAATGGAGGGGGCGGACGTGCGTATTCATGTGAATGGCATGGCTGCAATACGTTGTATGTGCCAGAATTGTTCAGTGGCAGTATCGCACAGATTCGCTGGGCAGTCAAGTGCAAACATTCTCCTCCTTTTCTGGCAACTATACCTTTTGGGTATACTGCCACTTGCCGTCGCAGACGAGCCTGATAGCCTCGTCTGAATCGACGGCATCGACAGTGCCAATAGTATAAGTATCGGCATCCTTGATTAACTTTTGTAGGGCGTTGAGCGTTCGATCGAACGCTCTGCCCTGCTTTGCGACGTGGACGATTCGCAGCCCCGGGTTTACAATTTCAATCGCGTGAAATCGCATCTTCCCGCCTATCCACGAAGCTGATATCTTTGAGGTCGCTTTGCTGTACCGGACCTGCAATAGCGCAAATCCGGGCGAGTACTGCTTGGACGAGTTTGTACCGGGAACGAACTGAATCTCCTCTGACGCAGGCCAACACATCCCGCAGAATTTTCGCCTCCGCTTTAGATAGCAAGAGGAGCTCGGTCGTCTCGACTGGTCCGTTCTTTTTTTCCCAGGCAGCGACAACTTTATCGACGTCTTCGGCAGAAATGTCGCGGCCGACGATCTGTATGGAGTTGTTGCTGTCCCATAGGACGAGCTGTTTTCCGAGTGTGATCTCCTGTTCGCTCCGGTGAGCGCAAATGAAATGTTCCATTTCCGCTTTGGTGACCGTAAGGCATTCTGCCTTCACGCTGCCGTCGTCGCAGAGTTCGACTGAAATATCTTTCCCGCCGGCCTCGACGACGACTTGGTTGAGCCTTGGCGGGCCTTTTTCTATCGCGGTGGCAGCTTCGTCGAGGGTCAGTCGCCTCACTTTAGGGGTTATCGTCCTATGTACCCCTGCATAGCCATTGTGCCTAATACCGTGGGTCACGTACAGCCATGTCCCGTCCGTAGGCGTGTTGTACTTGCGCCATCCGTGCTGGCAGGCCATGTCTTGCATCGCAGCCGCCAATGCGGGCGTTTTGCAGTCTACAGCCCAGGGTGCGGTATTCGCCATTTTCGTTCTCTCCTTTTGCCGCTCTGCGGCCTGGTTAATAGTTTGCTTCGGAAACTGCCGAAGCAATGAATAGTTGTCCGTATTAAAATGCCTTGTTTCTGTCTATTCTTGCTGCGTTTCCTTGGAACGAAGTGTCGCTGTGTATTCCACTTTCAGTTATCGGCGCTGCAAGCCATTATCGTGAACAGGCCTACTCTTGTTTCTGATGGCTAAAAACGGGCGCAACTAAATTAGCTGCGCCCGCCCCATACCCCTCGTTAGGAGAACACGTTGCAGAGCACGGCCTCACCACCGTGTTGTCTTCGGTAGGCTCTTATCCCGAAAGGGATGCAATGCCGTTGACCTACCTGGCCAGGAATTTCGTCATGACAGTTGGCCATTTCTGGCCGGCACTCTTCCGTGCGCCTGGCAGCCGGAAGATTATGCTTACGAAAAAAATTCCACCAAATCTAAATCCACTAGGTCCGCGGTAAATATAACAACGCCGCATAGCTTTCCTTTCTGCTAAAGGAGTAAAAAGAAGCAGCCCCGGAAGGCTGCTTCTTATTCGTTACTTGCCGATCACCGTCCGGACATGCGGCGGCAGCCGAGAAATCCGTTCCTCGGTGATCTTTTCGTAGTCAACGCTCCGCGTCGAGCTCTCCTCGTAGGTGAGGGACCACAGAAACGGCCGTTCCGCCCACGGTTCGATGAACTCTCCATACTCCTCGAGCTGCGTTACGTTGTGGCGCAGTGCTTCGCGACAATCATGGTTGCCTACCCACACCACGCCGCCCTCAGCCTGCTGGGCATTCCAGCAGCCCTGGTATGCTTTATCGGCCGCTTCCGCGGCCTCCGACTTTGGATCTGCCCGCCACAGTTCTCGCCACTCACCCCTGAGTGCATCCAGCTTTTGTTCGATCTCCGGCGTCCTTGGCCGCCAGCCTCCGGAGGAGAAACAACTGGGCGGCATTTTTCGCTTTTGCCGCCAGTTATAGTACAATTTCCCGCCGTTTATCGAGCGGCCTCGATAGGTATCGAAAGCCAGAATCAATCCTGGCTTCCGGTAGAAGATGTAAAACACATCTCCCTCTTTGCCGAACGGATCGGCAAGCTGGTGCTCGAAGCCCATGTCGACGATAACCGACAGGTATGCTCCGAACGACATGTGTCCATACGTGTCTCCAGCAGCCTCCAGCATTTCTCGTTTTTTGCGATTATGCATAATCGCAAAAACGAGCCCGAGTTGCTCCGTCGCCTCGTCTTCTTTGTACGAGGCGCTTGTGACCTTTTCCGCCGCTGCGAGCGGATCCATTCGAAGCATGGCTTGCATTGCCGCCATGCCGATGCTCTCTTTGTTACTACGTAGTGCCATGCTTCCTCCTTTTTGAAATGGAACAGACTATCCCCATTATAATGCCGTGAATATGGCTGATTTATGATAGCCGGATCAATCCGGCACAGACATGTAGCGGCCGAGATAGCGACGAGCGAGATCCTTGCCAAGTCGCTGCAAACATAGCCGATGCGCTTTTCGGGTGTCTGCGGGTGTCGGAGGTATGCGTGGATAGTCGGGGTGCTTGTTTCGACAGTAATCTACCTTAGAATCGATTTTGGCTTGCTCGAAATTCTTGAATGGTATGCAGGGATAACCCATCCATGCAACGATGTCGTAGATCCCCTGCTTGGTCAATAGCTCCTCGTAGTAGACGAGCTTCTTTGGCAGCCGGCATCGATCGAAAAATTTGATATTTTGCGTATAGACTTTGAAAGGGTGATTGCAAGACGTGCGACGAGTAAAGCTGATAGCCGGATCGCGTATTAGAAGTAGAACGCTATTGAGCAGGCCAATGCGCAAATAATATTGCGCTTCCGGATGCAATGCGGCATGCTGTCGGTAGAACGCTTGAGGCATTTTGCCTCGAACAACACGCACATGTCCATCACTGCGGCAGCCTGTCACACGCTCGAAAGCGTTGCAGAGCCAGTTAAGCCCACTTCGCGGATAACTGCAAAGCAGCGGTCGTCGTACGTTGCCGATCATCTGGCTATACTCGTATATATCTGCCTAGATACTCCCGTACCAACTCCTTGCCCAACGATTGGATACATCGACGGCGAGCTTCAGCGATATCCTTTTTGGTCGGATTTCGCCGAACGTAGTTAGGGTGCTTTTGCTTGTGATACCATGCCTTGGATTCGGCTAGCGCCTTCTTGAAGTCCTTGAAAGGCGTGTATGGAAATCCCATCCATTCGACGATATCATAAAGCGTTTGTGGGGTAAACAGATCTTCGAAGTAGACAAGCTTTTTCGGCGCCGGGCACCAATGGTAGAAATGGATGTTCTGCAGATAGGCCCTGAAAGGATAGCCACAAGATGTGCGACGGACGTAGCTCCATGCCGGATCTCGCAGCAAAAGCAGCGCGCTGTCGCAGCCGCCGCTAAGAATAACCCGCTTGAGTCGTTTGGCTTTGGTACTGTGTGTTCGTTTGAATGCTGCCGGCTGCTCTGGTACTATGCCGCGATCCTGCCCTGGACTCCTGGCGCCAGTGAGTGTTTCGAAAGCACGGCTAAACCAGTTGACCCCGCTTCTGGGGTAACTGATCACCAACGGGTTTTTGGGTTTGCCGGTCATGGTTTGATTATAGCCAGCGAAGTACAAAACCCACATAGCATTTCCTGACGGCTAAAAAACAAAGGCCGCAGCGCGGAGTGCGCTGCGGCCGGGTCTGGCCTCCTGCCGAGGCAGTATCGGACTGCTTAAGTAAACCCTGTGGGATACCACAGGAATTTCTTAGGCGTCAAGTCTTTACCGGGCTGCAGACAGCTAATCTGCAGCATTGCCGCTGCCACACCGACAGGCTGTGGCAGCAGCATTAGAAGCAAAGCTATCAGGATAAACATACAAATTCTCCTGAACTCGATTCTAGTCTATATTATAATGCCGTAAAAGCGCTATTACTTGACTGTGCCCCTGGTACAAAATTATGGACAAACCGTTTACTACATTCCGTGAAATTGGTCACAGAGGACGGCTCGGCAACCAGCTGTTCGAAATTGCCGGCACCATAGGCATTGCCGTAAAACACGGATTTGACTATTTCTTTCCGCCGTGGAAGCCCGGCCGCCGGTTTATACACGAGCTGCCAACACGGCCGATGCGGGAACTCCGGCGCATCCCAACATACCCACCTGCGAGATGGATGAAAGAGCCCTACGACATCCACATAGAAGGCACGACGAATTTCGCAGCGCACTTCGAGTCAATCGACTGGTTCAGACACTGCCAGGATCTTATTCGCTGGCAGTTCGAGCCACAGCCTACCGCCATACAGCTGTTGCAAATGCGATATGCCGCGGCTCTAGCAGCCGATCCGTGCGCTTTGCACATTCGCCGCGGTGATACTACACGGATTTCCCACCGATACAAACTCTGGACTACGGGCTACTACGATCGCGCTATGGCGCATTTTCCGGATTCAATATTCTTGCTGTTGTCCGATGACATGCCGTGGGTTCGCAAACACTTCAAGGGGCCACAATTTATATACGTGGACAAACAGCCGCCATACATGGATTTGTTTTTGATGACGCTGTGCAGGAAACACATCATTTCTAATTCGACGTTTAGCTGGTGGGGCGCCTGGCTGGCCAACGACAGCCGCGTTGTTTACCCTTTACCCTGGAATGCCCGCAGGCCGTATCCGATTGGATTGTTTCCTGACCATTGGAAAGAAGTCGACAGCTTGCGGATCAATAGCTAAAAAAGGCCCCAAAGGGCCACTCCCGGCGGTTTCAGGCGGCCAGTTGCCGCAGCTCTCTCAGCTGCGACAATGCCTCGTCTTCCGTGACGACCGCGATGTAATCGCAGGCGGGCGTCCTGCCCAGGTTGACGACTGTCAACTGCTGACGGTCGCCAACCTCTTCCAGCACCACTTCGATTCCGTTTGGGAATCGAAATTCCCAAACGCCGTCTCCGTAATGCCGGAGCACGTTGTCAGACATGCTCATTCTCCTCAAGGGGGTTAAACGGGTCCAATATATATTGCCGGATAAACCCGCGTTTTTTAGCTGTTTTGATAGCTAAAAAAGCGGTTTGCAATGACTGCAAACCGCTCCCCGACGCTGGCAACAGGCCGCTAGTCCGCAACCTGTCGCCATTCTTTTTCGTCGTCGTACTCCCGCTGGATTACGACCGGATACCCTTCTCCGGCCTTTGTAGGGGAAATGGGCTCGTGGCCGTGCTGCTCGTGGTTTAGAGCAGCCCCGTCGTTGGCGCTGACCCACATTTCCTTGTCCAGGGTCATTACGTCACCGCTTTCCAAACGGTGTGCATGCCCGGTGACTTCTCCCCGGGCGACAATGTTATCCGGTACACGGACAGCATTGCCGGGAATCTTTGTAGGTGCCAGGAGCATTACGTCCCCGTGGCGGTACACCGCCTTCTTCTTGTCGCTCATACTCATTCTCCTTGTAAAAAGTGCTGGTGGCAGTCGATAGGCCCACTGTAAAGGTTCGCGGGAAACATGCTGCCCGTGATGGCTACAACAGCGTCCTTGCACGCTTCAAGCATTTTCTCCCATACGATTGGCGGTAAAAAGCGGTTTGCAATGACTGCAAACCGCTTCGAGGCACAACAATTTCTAATCGAGGTATTTAATCTCGTCGACCTTTGTGTCCCACATCAGCCATCGATCGCCCGCACGCTTGAACATGTGGACGCCTTTGACTCTGTTGTCGCGGAAGTCCTTCGGCCCGGCTGCCCACCGGGTTGTCATGGTAAAACGGCACTTTGCCGTATCACCCTCTACGGCGATGACTTTGTGCTCGTCGAGGGTTGTACGAAAATCCCACTTTTCGTACAGCTGAGCAGTTACCTCTTCCGTGAGCTGCCTGACCGGGGAGTCCGGATGAATGGTCGCCATGTACTGCTTGACGTCCTCGGCATTGTGGGCCGCCAGCTGGGTCATAAGCGTGGCGCTGACCGCCTTGTTGGGAGTTTCCTTGGCCGCGTTGTCGACGGCGCAGACCAGCCCGAAAAGTACGCTCCACACAAAAAACGCGTGAAACTTAAAATCGCGCATCGCACTCCTCCTCCTCTTTCTTTGAACGGGAAAAGAAAACAGTAACCAGATCCACCTTATAATGCCGCAGTTCTGGCATCTGTTTAGTCTACCAACAGACTAATTAGATTAGACTTTGCCCTACGTAATATTAACGTCAAGGCCAGGGACTAGTCTGCTTTCGCCTTCGCGAGTAACAGGTGTATCATTGCTGGGCTCCATCGTGCCGCCGCCTTCGGCATAAAGGGCCGGAATGAGCCTGACAGCCCCCGCAAGGGCCAGCTCTATTCCGAAACCTTGCACGCCAGTCAGATAGAGTTGCGGCGGGTGCTCCAATAGGAATGTTCGAGCAAACTCTACGAAGTGATTGATTGCCAGCGATGCCGCTCTTTGCTCGATCTCTGTGGGCAGCTGATCAAACAATTCTTTTGTGGGTGGCGGCGCCGGTGAATCGCCCTCGTCCGCTAGCTTGGCTTTCATATATACGCGTAGCAGCAATTCGAACAACTCAGGAATTTCCCGTTCAGGATTCGTGTCTGGCATCGCCTTCTCCTGTTATTTGAACTCTACGTAATTGCCTTCGTGGCACATTAGTATATTGTATAAACTTAGCTTCTGTGCTGCCACTATCTAAATCTACCTGCAGTTCCATATGTAGGCTTAGCGGATCAATGTTCGGCAGTATTATTCCCATAATCCTTATTTGCTGCAAGCCCTCCGAATCCTGATATATCTGCCATTCCGTCATCACGAACTTGACTGTCGTCATTGCCATTTGCAGTTTCGCTTTCTTGTAAAGCCGCTGCCCAAGCTTGCTTTTCTGCCTCCGTGCATAACGCCTGATTTCGCGATGTAATCAGCATCCCGAGTTTTTTTACTGCATGCACATATTTGGGCTCGGCATTGATAGCCGCTAGTCCGCCAAGAATCATTTCTCGTATTTCGTCGGGCGCACCACTGACGAAAGTCAGTAGTTGCGCCGGATTTGGCTGGAATCCCCACTGCTTGATGAACGCCTGTTCCGCTTCCTGTTGTGCCTGTGTGTAATACGCCTGCATCGTCTTATAGACAGAACCGCGAGGACGATTCTTAAACGCGGGCTTGGGCATGCAACATTTTTTGTATTTCACACCGCTGCCACAAGGACAAGGATCGTTGCGCCGGGGCGATCGCTGCTTTTGCAACTGTCTCTCGGGAATTGCTTTGCCCGTAATTGTTGTATACTTTGGCGATCGACTGCGTTTCATCGGATGTCCTGGAATAGATCTATCGGTGGCTTGGGCGCAGCAGCGGGTTCTTCTTCTGACGCTGCCGGCTCCGCGGGCTCTACAGGCTCTGCCGCAGCTATATCTGGCACAGGCGGCGGAGGTGCCGGTGCTGCCGGCGACTCTATTGGCGGCGTGACTTTGGGCATAGCCACAATTCTTGGCTTATCCGGCGTCACTACAATAGGTGCGACAACCCGCTTTCGCGGCTTCTGCATCTTGGCTTGTTTCGCCAGCGCCAACAGCCCGAGCTGTTCTGCCAGACTCATCGGCTTTGCAGCATCAGTCTTCGGCTTGACTGGGCGCTGTGCAGGCGGCTGCTGGCACACAGGTACTTTAGACTGCTCTACCTTTCCAGCAGCAAGCCGCTTGAAAAAATTCTGGCGGTGGTCGACTTGGTTCATCACTCTACGTTGGTTTATCATTTGTTTTCTTCCTTAGAAATGGGCAGGATGGTCGTCTCCGAACCATCCTGCCTGACTCCGCCTATCCTACTGCATGCAACATGGTACTATTCCAGCAGGTACACGCGCCGGCCGAAAAGGCCGCCTCGGATAACAACTGGACGGCCCGGAGCATAGACTGGCCCGCCTATGTAAGTCGGATACAGTCTGGAAGGCGCTACGTACGCCGGCCCCCTGATCACCCCCGGAATTGTATAAACAGGCGTCGAATAGACGGGCGCTGTCGAATACCAAACGGGATTGGCGCCATAGAGCGCGTATTGTGCAGATGCCGGTGTCGCAATGAACACGATCGTAATGACAGCCAGTATAGCCGCCAGCAGTCCTTTCATAGTATGTCTCCTTAGCTGAGTACAGATTCCCACGTCTGCTGGAATTGTTGTTTTCGAACTGCAAGTCCTTCTTTTGTTGCCTGTTTCATTTTCCACAAAGTGCGCGGATTTTGCAATAGTGACAGCAGTGCTTCTATCAAAAGGGCGTAATTGCCGACAGCATTGGGCATTCCCAGCCAATTGCTCTCGAGATCACACGGCAGAAGCAAGCTGTTCCGTTTGTGCCTCAAATACTCATTTTGTGGGGGTATATCCCAGGCCAATACAGGAACACCCATACACAGCGAAGTTAGCCCTATCAATGCCAGGCTTTCATAGTGTGCTGCCCAACACGTTAAACAGCTGGTATTGTACAAGCTAAGCCGCTGCATCGCTGTTGGCCGTTCGACACAGATAAACTGATCGGGATGCGTTTTGCACAATTGCCGCAAACGTCGTATCGCCCACAGCGACCAGCCTGTGCCGCTAGCAATGGTAAACCTTGCGCGCTCCTCAGTTTCTACAATTGACTCTAGCGCGTCGAACAACAACCGCTGATTCCGTTTAGCCTGGGAATCATACAGAGGCACAAAAATGTCGATCTTATCGCAGATTATTCGGCTATTCGTGCCAAACGGTATTGGCACGTCCCACGGCGCAATGCGCGCACGAAACGCTGATCCCGTTCCGCCGCATGCCCGGCACACCGCTTCACCTGCACAGGCATAAGGAAATACAACCGTATCAAACTTGGCAATAACTTCCTTGTGCATGGGTGCCAACTTTTCCCACACTGCAAGCAAAATAGTTTGAATGCCGCGGTTGGCTGCCCATGCCAACTCGGCCATGCTCGGCGGATGTGTCCACACGATGTGCGAACAGCGAGATGCCCATTGCTTGAATGGCGTTTTTCGTTCAGCGACTACGCGCTGATCCCAATATGGCGATATCTCTTTTTTACAGATATCTCGCGCCAGTATGGTCGGCCGCAACCCTAGCTGCTGTGCTAGTTCGGCAATATGGATACTTGCCCAAGTGATTTCGTCCGAGAACCATCGCGTTACCAAGCCCAGCTGGTCGGACATAGTTATTCCCGCGCCGTAAAGATTTCTACTACACCGGCGGCGCTGCCATGCTTCGCTGCTGTGATTGCTGCGCAATTTGTCGCTGCATAACCAAGCCCTGCTGCTTTGCCTGGTTATCCAGCGCCTCTAGCGCAGATTTGACTGTCGCGTGCAATACCGGATGTCTGGTTTTCAGCTTTCGCAGGCTGCTAATCCGCTGCGATGGTGGCATGCCAAATATCTGCTGCGCTAACGTGTTTGCCATTTCATACAGCTCTTGCGGCGTAATGGATTCCAAGTCGGATACCGGCAACTGCGCCAGCATAGCATCGACGGGATCCACAGGCGTTCCAGGCACATCGCCTGGCGGTACGCCGGCTGCTGACGGCGCGCCTCCGGAAGCGGCAGGTTCCGCGACTGCCTGCGCACCGCCAGCAACCCCATCCGCCGCAGGTGCTCCCGCAGGAGCACCACCCCCAGGCCCAGCGATTTGCCCAGAGGCCATCATGTTTCCTAATCCAGCAGCTTCTAGCTCCTGCTGCACTTCTTGTGAACGTTCGGCGACATACTTCTGCTCGTCGAACAGTCTGTCCTGCTCTTCGTTGAATTTCAGCCCGACGCTCTTCAACCCGGTAGTCTGGCTGATTTGCTGCCCCATCATGAGTTGCAACTTAGCCAGCTGCCGATTGAGATCATCGGCATGGGCCGGGCGCTCCAGCCGGGCAGTAACTTCGTCCCATGCGAGCGCAGCGCTGATCTTATTAACGATCCATTGCAGTAGTTTATTGAGCATGTAAGCCAAATGACTCCAGCTGGACTCCAATAAACGTAACGCCGTGGGCGCTGCCTGCAACGTAAGCGACCCCTTGTAGAATTCGACTGGAATGTTGATTGAATTGAGCAGCGTATCTACGCCCTGATCCATCAGCTGGTATGGCGCCATTTGGCTGGCTTCGGCGCCTAGCGCTTGATAACGCACAGGGAAAGGCAACGTAAACCACGAAGTCGGGTCTATCCGCCGCCTGGCAAGCAGAGCATTCAACATGCCAGTAACGCCGCCCATGTCTGCAGAAAACAAAGGATCGCCCATCATACCGTTCTGTCCGCCGGAGCCGCTACGGGGTTCCGGTGTAATTACACGGAACGGGATGACATAATCGAGTGCAATGGCCTCATTGAAACGATGCAGTACCTGCACATACCAGGCTTGACGGAAATTCGTGAGCACTCGGCTAATCCCCCATCCTCTATTCAGCACGCCGCAAAGTGTATCCTCTTTAGCGTGGTAAATGATGTCGGGATTAAACAGAATGTGTTTGTTCTGTTGCACTGCCTGCACCACTTCCCACGGCGCCCGGCTGAGTATGTGTAGATTGCCGCGGTTGATGAAATCCTTGTAGTACTGGGGAATGCGCCACACGTGTGCCGTTGCTTCCGAGTACGGATCCCAGATCAATTCCAATTCATGGATGTTCCAGCGCTTTACGGTTATGTCGTCCTCTTCCGCCGTCCGCCTGTCGACGTGCGTCCACTTTCCAGTATATCCGCATGTTAGACATGTTGCGCGAAACTCGCCGCCCGTCCATTTGAAATTGAATCGGCTGTTCGTGGCCATTCTGTTCATAGGCACTTCAAAGCCGCATTTCGGACAAGACAAATGTCTCCGAAACGGAATTACTACTGACGCGACATGATTGCCGTAGCAACAATAATCGAGCGCCGCGAGCTTAAGCACCGACATGATGCCTAATTTGTTGTGCAGGTAATCAAGATATAATTCCTTGCCAGCACGATCCGTGCCGTCGATTTCTATTTCGGTCAAAAAGTATGCAATGATTCGTTCGATGGCGGAACGATATACTCCGTTGTTCAGGAGTATATATTCGCAGAATTTGAGCGCGTGCGTAAACGTCGCCGGCATCGCAAGCGATGCATAATCTGCAAATGGATCAGGAAATGGCTGGACTCCCCGCTGCGACGTCATAGTCGTCGACTGCGTGAAGTTTGACAGGAGGAAGGTCATGGGTCCGTCCTTGGACTACTGCGCGGTTGCTTCGGTTTTGTCTGCAACTGTATCGGCCATTCGCTTGACTGGATCCTGCGCTAACTGTTCGATTGTTTGTGAAGACGCCTGTTTTTCTTTGGCATCGCTCTCGGGCTTCGTTAGTCCGCGCTTAATAACACCTTGCTTTTCCATATGAATATCCTCCATGAATTTGCATATCTTGAAAAGGTCATTGTGTAAGCTGGATGGCTGCCGGCATCTGGATTTGTCCGGCCTCCTCGTTTGTGTCTTGATTCAGCGAATGCTCGCTCTTGATTAGCAGAATGCAAAGATCGTAGTCAAGAAACGGAAACTGGATTCCTGTCGTATGGACACGGTATACCACGTCCTGCCCTTCGATGTGTGCAGCCATATCTGCATCCGTCGCTAACGGAAAGTTGCGAGGATAGCCGATAGCTCGTCGATCGAATACCAGCACCAAGTTTGCATCGTTTCTGATGATCTGGTGATAGTATGCTTCCTGTTTGAACGGAATGCCGTGAATCTCGAACTCGACCCGGAAAGTCGGCGGTTTGGCGGGCATTTCTGCGTGTTTTTCCTGCAGCCGTTGCTGCTGGGGTAAAAGCGCATCAAATAACGACGTTGGCGCTTGCTGCTGTTGCACTACGTTGACAGACGGATAAACCGGCTGCTGCTGCTGTTGCACAGGCTGAATCGGCTGCTGCGGCATCTGTTGCGACTGTGGCGGCATCTGCTGTGGCTGCTGCCAGCCGTCCAATGACGCCGCTTTAACAGGCTGTGGCGCTGAAATTACAGCGGGTTGCTGTGGAATCGTTTGACCCACTTGCGGCTCAATACCTGTTAGTTTTTGCCTGCCGACAACATCAGCAATTTGTATTCCTTGCGGAGTCTGCGTTGGCTTTTGAAACTCTTGCATCGGCTGCTGTCCTCCTCCTTCGGTGGCTGCTGGAACTACGTATTGATTCGGTAGATTAACGGGCGCCGTTCGCGCTGCTGCCTGTATTCCAGGCATCTGCGGATCCGGCATTCCGCCTGCGGCAAACTGCCGCAGTATGTTCGAAGCGTTAAAGCGGCGGTCTTCCACGGACATTCCTTGCTGCGGCATTCCTGTTGCAACCGCCCTGGCTAACTGTTCTTTGCGAATTTTAGTAGGATCGAATACAAAACCTTGCCCTGGAATATCCGGATCTACAAGTACCTGCGTAGCCACAGCGTCAGGATTATGTCCAACTGGCGCACCGTCCGCAGTAGATCTTCGCACAATTGTGCCGAAAGCACCATGCCGGCCAGTGGGCACTGCATCGGCCATTGACCTGCCACCGAGTACCGTCTCTTCGGCTATACTGTGGTACTTTGCAGGATCTAAATGACTTCCAGCTGCAAAACTATTGCTATCCCAGAAAGCGTCTTTTGCCAGCTGCTGCCCAACTAAATTATTGGTATCCATAAATGGCTCCTTGATTCATAACCCAGTGTACCATGTATTGATAGCTAAAAAAAGCCCGAGACTACCCCCACACGGGGGTAAGTACTCGGGCGTCGGCCTACTCCTCGAACCAAGACCGTTCTGCGTTCGTCGCCGCAACGAGTGCCTCAATAGGCACATCGCAGAACCATAACCTCTTCGACGAACGGACTGCCAGCATAACCTTTTGATTTAAGACTACGCCGGCCTTTATGTCCCCGTCGACGTTCTCTGTTACAACTGTGGCCCTGTCATCGCGCCAGTAAGGATAAATAACAGGGTCACTCTCATTGACCTCCTGGAGCCACAGCGTCAAGTCGACGCTGTCGACGAATTTGAGGATTTTCCAGTCGGCTTTCCAGTCTTCTTTCCCTTCCACCGGGTATCCTCCTTACTGATTTTGACGACCATAGAAGGTCGTTGCTCCCTGAGATCAGCCGCATCAATGCGCTTATGCAAGCGCATTACCTGCGGTCGAAATGCCACCGCGCCGTCGCCGGCGTCGTAGCCACTGGCCTCTACCACGGGGCCGAAATCCATGAAAATCTTTGGAATCCATTCCCCGGTCTGCGGATGCTTCGTACGCACTAGCCGGTTGTGCCGAAGCAACAGTCCCAAGTCCTGCCTCTTGGCAAGACATTCGCCCCCTACCAGCACGGCCTCGATTGTCGGTGCAGTCCGACAATCTTCGGTCGCAACATAGTCAGGCTTCTCGCTGTACGCGAGATACGGCTCGGCCAATACGAACGGGGTAGCAAACGCCAGCCGTTCGCGCGCATCTGCTCGCGCTTGGTAGTGCCGTATGAACTCCTCCTTGCGTTCACCTACCTTGTCGAGCGTTCCCGGCTCCGCCGCTTGCAGACCGGCCGCAATGTCCTCGATCGGCAGTCCGATCTTGGAGGCAATGGCAGTGATCGCCTTATTTTTTCGTGTAATCACTGCCTCTGCAATGATCGCCTCCACCATTTGGAGAGCGGCCACCAGTAAGTCGGTGCTCTCCAAATTCATCGCAGCGCCCCACAGCTCAGGATAAAATCCCTCCTGCAGGCCTGTCCGTGCGCGTTCCTGCGTGATTGACGCAATCATTCTTTCGATTGCGCTTTCTGATTTTCCACGAGCCTTTAATGACTCGGCCAGCGCGGCCATGCTGCGCACAGCCGGACTTATCCATAAGTCCTTCGCAAACAGGCATCCTTGCCTGCCGCCTACCACAAACCCGTCTGTCGGGTTGATGGACGTGGTGTACATCCTGATAGGCACAGCGCCGTCCGCCGGCTGCATGACCAGCAAGGGCACGGCATCCCTGCTTATCTGGCAGATATCAGTTATAAACTGATATCTCGGATGATATAACGCAGCCACCGTGCCGCATATATCATACTTTAACCGCCGCCCCGCTGGATCGATATCCAGCAGCGCGACGCGAACAGCCGCGACCCATTCCAAGAAGAGCCGCAAATGCTCTGGCAGCTCGCTAGCTGCCTTTGCGATAATCGGCCGGATGGCCAGCGGCTCCATACGCGGACGCCCAGCGGCCGCGGCAGCTTTATTATGTTCAAACATCGCCAACTGCATCGCTCTGATGCAGGAATTTGACGATGTTGCTTTGATCGCCTCCTCCGACAATTTCGTCGAGGAGGCTTCAAAAACGTCATAGAAGTGCGAGGCCAGCCCGCACACTTCTTCGGCGTACTCTGCTTCCTGCTGTGGCTCCTCGGCCGCTTCAGCGGAAACCACAAGGGGCTGCTGCCCCAACGTCAACTCCGTAAGCATAAGCTTACTCCTTTTTTTGCGGCAAAAGCCCGTTGACCACACGGGTTTTTGCCTTCCACTCTGAAAATGGCACCACAAGCCTGGTCCGCGGCTTGGGGCCTGCCAGCACTACAACCATGTTGCCGGTCCTTTGTCCGGCTTTTGTTTCTGGCCAACGGTCATGGACACGCTGGCCATTATATATACGTATCTTGGCCATAGCCAAATAAAAAGTGCCAGAGTAATAACTCTGGCACTTTATAATGCCGCCTTTTTTGCGTTGATTAACTATGCTTCTTCGGTATTTTGCGCCGACTCATCTTCATCCGCATCGTCGTCTTCAGCTGCCTCTGCTGCAGCCGCTGCTGCAGCGGCTGCTGCATCTACACGGGCTATTGCCTCTGGAGTTACGTCCGATACACCCAGATCAACCAATCCGTCTTCAGCGGCCTCAGCTGGCATATCGCCCATAATGTCGTACAGCTTTTTGCCATCACTGAGCTGCCACAGCCGGCCTGTTAAAAGCCCCAGCCGCTTACCGTGAAACACAAACATATAGTGCGGACGCGGGCTGCCAGCAGTCTCGCTGATCGCAAGCCGGATAGCGTGTAATCTGCTGCACAGCGCATCCAGCCGCTGGAAAGCCTCGACAGTCGGGGCACCGTCGTAGGGAACCTGCACCAGATAGAATTGGTGCGAATGTGTCTCGCTGTGCGTCAGCGCAAATCTCAGGATATCGACCAGGCGGCGAAGTTGAACAGCGCCCTGTTCTAGTTCTTGTTTTTTCTTCACCGCTACAGCTGTTTCCTTGGCTTGTTTTTTATCACTCATTGTTTCTTATCCTTCTTGGTCAGTGGACCCGGTTCGAGACTGTCAAATTTCGGCTGTATGCGTTCCAGCGGCAGATCGCATTGGTAAGTTTTAGCAATGCCGTCGTTAGCGCCCAATCGCAGCAGCTGTCTGACTTGTCTGCCTTTGTCATTTGTGGCAGCCACACGTGCTGCAACTTGACTTTGCTGGCCTTTGTAGAAATAGGGCTCGATGATAATCGTGGCGCCGGCGTGTTTCTTATCAGACGCCAACACTTCGCCTTTATCGTCCACGATTTTCCAAGTTCCTTCTATGGCCGTCGGTAAATCTATATGGAATTGCATCGATCACATCCTTTCCAGTTATTTGCTGATATGCATCCAAATGCGCTCGGAATGCTGAATTATGCCGATGTTGCAGTTCGCTGAAATCGCCGCTGAGCACTGCCCGCCCCATTGCGATGGTTTCCGGTCGGGGCGCCATTTGTACCATCCGCAGCGGAGCTGTTGGCGACGCTGCCGGACGGACTTCCCAACGCTGTTTATTGCCGTCAATGCAGAATACCGTTAATTTGATTGTCGGTATGTCTACAGTTAAAATACCGTGCCGCTCTAGCAGGACTGGATCCGGTATATCCAGCTCGCCGGAAAATGGCTGGCAAAATGATTTCTGCTTGTAATCTACGCTGCACGCGCCGCCCAGAAATTCAAACAATGCCGGCCACAGCTCTTTGCGCACGCCACAGACCACGTTTCCCCACGTAATGTTGCCCAGCCCCGGAATCGGACATAGTCCTTCGATGATCGGCCTTACAAACGGTTGCAACAACAGCTGTGTACCAATCGGCTGACTCTCGTACCAATCGCCCACTGGATCTTCGTACGGATACGCGAAACCGGCATAGCTAAAAAAAGCGCCGTGATTGAAAAAATGCCACTCTTCAGCGTATTCGGAGAGCGCAAAACGGGCTGCCTGTGTTTCAGGCTGGCCCGTTGAGCGCTGCTCTTGCCACTCTTCGCCGGTCGGTTTGATGATGTTTGCCATAAAACGGCCTGCGGGATTCGAACCCGTGCCGGGGTTCATGAGCCCCAGCCGCACCTAGAACTCAGCCGTCCAGTCGCCGGAGCCGACTATGCGGGACCGACCTCGAGATCGCCGGTAGTCGGCCACGCGTTACTAACTGTCAGTCCAATATACAATACGGGCATCCGAGAAGCAAGTCACGGATTTACTGCTACTCTCCGACAGAATCTCGTCGGTGTATATATACCCGGGTGCTTTCGGTCGCTGAAATTTGCAGGCACTATGTTCATACTGTCGGCAGTCTCTATTTGTCCTGCTGCTGCAGCCTTAAGCTTATTATCGCAGTAAATCTGCAGGGCAGCAGGATTACTACTAATAACGTCGATCTGCACAGCCTTTGCCAAATCGACCATTCCAGTCTTGTCGAGTCCCGAAGTATGCACCACGCTGAAAGTTCGCTTGGAATCGGATATAAACAACCTAAAGACCCAGTCGCGAAACGCCAACGGATGCGGATAAGGCGCAGTCTGTCGCCAGTTCAGCGGAGTAAAATATTTTATCGAATCCGATAACGGCAACAGTTCTACATACACCGTAAACACAGCACTACCAAAAACAGCATGCCCCATCAGCCGGCGATTCGGCACGTCGAAATCCCATCTATATATGATTGTAGGCTCATGTGTGTGCCGCATCCGCTTTGCTAGGCTCGCAAAATATGCTTCCATGCACTCTGCATGCACTACTCCGCCAGTATTTGTAGTCCCTCGTGTATGAAAATAAGCGTAGTCACCTATTTTATTGGTACAAGAACTGCATCTCCAATCTCTCCAGCCGTTCATTCGAAACCTTTGGAATACTGTTCCAAGATCATAGCACAGACATGCATGGCGTCTGCAATATTATCTGCGCCAGTGCTTTTATAATCCGATGGGTTGAGGCGCACACCGTATGCTTCGTTAGCTGCCTTAATCATGGCTTCCTTGTCTGCAACGCCTTTGCCCGTTGCATATTTTTTGATTTCGCCAATACCGTATCCTTGTGCAGGGATTCCGCGCTCTTCGGCCCACGTCGTTACCGTGACCTTGAACGCGCCCAGCAGCTCAGCCGGCTTGGCTACTCTGGCAACAATTACGCCGACTGGCTTGCCCTGCAGCGACTGTGAATCGGGCGTAAAACGCACGTCTTCGTAGCCGATGATATCTGGCTGCAATATCGATAGAAACTGCTTCAGCCTGATCATCCGCAACGGTCCAGTATCATAGTCCCCCAACAATTTGAGAATCCATTGTCCAGCAAACAACTTAATTTTGCTGGATTGTCCAGGTTTGAAATCTGCCCACGCCACGCCACAGTTGTTGCCTAAATCGAGTCCTAGCGCGCGGTAATATCCTGCAGCTTTACCTGATACCTCCTTAGCAAACGCCTGCGGATCCTTCGTACTCATGAGTTTACTCATAAGGCATTACCACCTCGTTGTCATCGTTGTGAAACTGGTCGATTAGCTCGGCTAGTCGTCGATGCTCTTCGACTAGATAATGCAACACCAGCGAATCAGTTCCAGATTTGTGCATATCGCCGGGCACTACATTAGCCTTGCGAAGCAAGCCGTATTTGGTATCGCAGTGGTGGTCTAAATTCCACTTAATCGGTGCTCTGATGCTGTAGATGCGCCTGGCCCAATCCTGCATACTTTCATCTACCATCGGCAGTGGCGAATAGACTTCTGGCAGCTGACTCGCCTTTTCGATAATGCCGCTGTCATAGACCAGGTTTGGATGGAACTCCCACTTGACTCGTAGCCAGTTATGGAAAGCCGCTTTCATGAACTCGACATCGAAGGCCCAGCCATTGTGCAATACCAGAATCTCTTGATTGTTCTCCGCCGTCTCGACAAGCGTGAGCAGATCTTCCAGCGCCTGGATAGCGTCAATGCCGTAGCGTCGCAAATACTCGTAAGTATGGTGAAGCACTTTTCCTTGCAATTTCATGGCTCGAGCAGCCCGCTGCAGATCCCGCTGTAACTCCAGCTGATCGACATCGGGATGCTTGGTCCAATCTAGTATAACTTCCCGCGTTTCGATCGGCTGGCGATCTCGTACAACGGTGTAACCGTACGTACATGTCAATTGTACCTCCGGATTCAGCCCAGACGTCTCCAAATCGAGCGTCGTATAGTTGTCCGGAAAATTAAATCGACGCGCGAACTGCCTAAACCAGTGCTCTGCCATATGTGCCACCAACTTTAATTCTCGTGTTACGAGCTGCGGTTTTTGTCGTTTATGTCTGTGGGGGCTGCCTATTGGCATTCTCGCTGTTTGCATTCAATTGTCTCTCAATGTCCTCAAGTAACTCTTTGAATACCAACGGAGGTGCTGAATCCGGCGCCCGCTGGTCTTTAATTCCAGCCCAAATAGCCGCAAGCATTACACGGCCAATTTCCACGTAGAAAGGAACCTGCATAGTCGGCGGCAATTCCGAAAAGCCCGACTCCTGCATTGCCTCGTCCGGATTCTTCATCTGCACGACCATATTCAGCGCCTCGGCAAATTTGGCCGCCGCCGATACCATATCTTCGTATGTCCAACCGTGAGCATCGAAATATGGCTTGAACCATATATCCCAATGCTCTTCACTGTCTAGCTGCACCATTGCCGCGTGAATCATTCTAGCGCCGATAACCGCAACGTCTCGCATCGGATTATAAAAACTCTGGCGGGCATTGAAATTAGGATCCATCGGGCGTAGTTGTAATCCCATTGCTAGTTCCTTGTAAACGGATTGTTTTGGGATGGGTGGCAGCCGAACATTCTGCATAACCTATTGGACACTCAAAACACGGATGAGTGAAATTATTGGGACACTTCCAGTTAACGCGAAAACGCTGACGGATTATGCCGCGGTTCCATTTTAGCAGTGAATTTGTCACAAACACTTCACGAAACCCCGGCTTGTTGAGCTTGCATTCTTGGGGATCGATCAGTCCGAGTAGCCGCAAATTTACAAGTTCATCGAGTCTGCGGAACGGATATTGCCGCCACCGCGCCGTAAAGCCGACGCGCCTGGCTAGCACTCCGCAAAATTCAGTAGACCAAAATGTGCGTATGGTTAACGGACAAGGAGTACCGGCCAGAACGCGCAGATAAAACATGCCGCCATAACGACCGCCCTGTGTTCTGTGTGGATCATACTGTCGCACCTGTAACGGCACCCACTCGCGATATTCCTGACTATCCCATGGAGGCACAGCAATGCCGTCTTGCAGCCGTTCTATGTTGGCTGCCAATCGCCACGCTGTTCGCTCAATGACTACCGGCGTTAGCATGATTCCTGCCAGATCATGTACACTATCGAAAATTACCTGCTGTGTAACATTCGGCAAAGCGTCGACAATGTTATAGACAAATTGTTGGAACCGCCTGCCTTTTGCCACTGTATTGTAAAACGGCAGTAACGCCCAGTCTGCCAGTTTGCGTCTGAGCCTATCGTACCGCTTTAGGCTAAATCGCGGTACGGGGACACCAGATGTATTTTGACCGGCTGTAGCCATGTCATTTATACAGACTGCGCCGCTTTGGCCTGCGCAATGATACCCTGTGCGCCGGACGTCAGTCTATGCGACGTGTTCCAGGCAGCTATTAGCCTCGTTCCGACGTCGTTGGCTATTGCCGTAAACATGGCATGAAAAGTCGGCAGCAATTCCGACGACAGGACGTTCATGTCCAGCTTGTATTCGCCGGGGCTCTCGCAATCAGTTACCGGATAGTGGAAAGTCACAAACGGCAGATCGCCAACAGCGGCATCGGGATCAGTTGTTTTGATTTCCAGCTGCTGCAACACCTTCCGAAAGTAACGGAATGCATCAGTCTGCCGCTGTACGTCGATGTTGGCGCTGATCAGTCCAGTGGCGTATTCGTCCAACGTCGGCAATCTCGGCGGCGGCGTTTCTTCTGCTGCAGGCGGTGGAGCTGGCTGCGTTGGCGGCTGCGCTGGCGGCTGCGCTGGCGGCTGTTGCTGTGGCGCGGCTGTTGCAGGTTGGCTTGGCGCTTGTTCGGCAACACCAACTTGCTGTCCGAGCCTGATTCCCTGTAGACCCAAAGGCTGTAACGGCTGACCCATAATAATCTCCTATCTAATTCTAGCGGCAAACCCTAACCAATAGCGTAACGCGTGTGTCGTTGGTCGCAAATCCTCAATAGGCATACCCATAACGATATGGGTACGCACAGCATCGCAATATCGTTGTCCAAACCGCTGCCCCAAGTCAAACGCGACAACGAATAGTTTAGACAGGTCGAATGGCTCTTCGAGATTTATACCCACGCTGCTATATGGACATAGCGGAATCCGCATTAGATCGCCGCTTCTGATTAGTGTCCAATCTTGCTGGGAGTGGTTTTCATTGGCAAAATCCAAAGGCGTAGCTCGCACATGCCAGATTTCGTTGCGCTTTCGCTCAAACGGCTGCTCTGGAATACGGCGATTCTCGACGAACCGCGTAATATTCATGAATTCGACTGTATGCTGCGTCATGCAGATTCTCTTTCATGTATTTGGCGAATATGTACGGCGATAGTCGCTGCCGCACCTAGCCGTCTTGCCCGAAGCTCCTCGCCGTTTGGCTTTCGAACACTGGCCTTTATCGTTGGCGTTGATAGCTACGCCCTTTTGCCAGCTCCGTATACGATATCCTTGTTGATGGCACAATGCTCCAAGCATAACATCTCCGCCGTCGTGTTGCAACTCTTGGATAGGCCAAGCGTGTTTTTTGAGGATTTCTGTCCGTATAGTCCACCAGCCGCCAGTAATAAACTTGATAGTGCCCGGTACAGCCAGCCCTGAATACCACGGCTGATCTTCTACGAAGTGCCGCTGATGCACCGTCATATGCGGCCACAAATAAAGGGCTCCAAGCATATCTGTGCCGGACATCGCGCTGAAAATCTTGGCAAAAAAACCACCATCGTCGCTGTCTGGCAAAAGCCAGCTATCATCGTCAAACCACATTGTATACGGTGACTCAATCTGTATTTTGTGGAACAGCTGCCGCATCATTGGATATTTGTAATAGGGCGGCGATCCTGTCATAATTGTCATGGGCATCCTTGCGGAATACCTGTTTACCGCGTCTAATGTGGCTTGAGATACAGCATTCAAGCCCAGCCGCAAATCGAAATAGCCCCATCTTTCTTGATCGTGCAGCGATCGCAATAGCCGTTCAGCCAGTTTAGGATAGTCTCCAAACAGAAGACAACAAACTGTGAACGGCTTTGCGATCATTTCTTGATCCTCTTCTTTTCAGCGTATTTCTTGTTTGCCTGGTCCAGCCGGAACGCAGCTCCGTCGAACCATTTTGCGAGTTTACGACACTGTGCAGCATTGAGATCTATCATACCGAAAGCGTCGCAGGTAACTGTATCACAATGATCGCCATTTGCGTCAATTGTTGCTATAACGTCAAATCGCATCCAGCTGTCGTCTACTTGGCTTCCAGTTTCGTAGCCAATTGACCATGCCGAGTTTACGTATAGTCTCGCTCGTTCAAGCATCTACTGTCTCCTGCAACAGCGGACACCTCCTTTTGGCATCCGCATAAGTCTGGATCTCCGGATCAGCGCGACAATGCCCAAATTTATTGTCGGCGCCGGCTACATAGTCTCGACACTTCCAGCACAATGGTATCGTCTCGCATGTAAAACCTTTGCACATGTCCGGCTTAGCAATATCATGTATAGCACACAAATTATCGTCAGTCAAAAATACGCAATGGGGTTTTTCTTCTGCGGTATCGGCCCAGAACTTCCGCATGTTCCTAACAAGCACACGCAGCCATTCTGGCGCAGTAGCGTCGGCGCCATACGCGTCTAGCAAAGGCGGAATGGCGCCGTTATTGCGACAACAATCGCCGCATTTTTTACAGACAAACTCAGTTTGGTCGTTTGGTGCCGACACGCCCTGCTCTCCTTTTTGCTGCTGCTTTCTTCTTTTCCGCTGCGGCAGCGCGTTTTGCCCGCGCTGCTGCATTGCGCATTGCGCCTAGATTGACACAATCGGCATCTTCGTTTTCCTCGGCATCGAGCTGTCCTATTGCCTTTAGCCGCTCATGCAACGCTTTGCTCACATCATCCAATAATGCCAGTCCCGAACTGACCCGCAGCCGCAATTGCTGCAACATGGCACGAGCATCGTCTACTGCGGATGCCAACAACGGCTTCAGCTTGTTAGCTGGAATTGCTTCTACTTCTTTGGCTAAATCATACGCGTCACCGGTCCAAGCATTGTCGTATTTGTTGACGAACTGGAAAGCTTGAACACGGATGTTCGCAGCACAATGCAACGGACTGCGCGGCGGTTTCGGCGCCGCTCCGGGGCTTCTGGCCTTCGTCGATTTGCCGGAATGGATAATGCTTTGCAACGTCTTCGTATCCCATCGTTCTTTTAATGCGCGCACAGCTAGCTTTTGCCTTTCGTTTTTATCGTTTACTTTTGCTAATGCTATCATATGCCCTACATACAGGCGAATATTTGCTTCGCCGGCCATTCGCTGCAGTTCTTGATATTTGGCCTTGGTAGGCCAGCACTTATAGATGGTTACGCAGTTACTCAGCGTCGAATGCGATTTGAATCCGAGCGCAGCCGACATGATCCCGACCAAGTGTGCGCCGTACTGGCAATACTTGCCGTTATCCTTTTTGGCTGCCGATTCTTTCATCGCTTTGGCCAGGTCTCGTCCAGTTTCCCAGTAGAATTCGAGCTCATGGCCCAGCTGCCGATCGACGTTCTGCTTGAGCTTCTTGTAAAGCTTAACGCCTTCGGCCGTAAGTAACGCTATCGCCTGTTCCGGCGATAATTCTGCCAATACCAGTTTGGTTTCTGACTCCTGCGGTGTAGTTTTAACCAACGCGCCCATAACTTTCTCCTTAAAGCGGAACTTCTCCCAGCAGCAGCTTAAATGCTACACGCTCTACCGCTGCTCTATCAGGAATATGTAACGGCTTAGCCAGCCTTATCAGCCATGTAAATAGATCGTAGCAAGTTGGCTGCCTAGAAATGTTTATGTTTTGTTGTAGCTCAGTAGTATCAGCGCCGAAAATCGCTTTGCTTATTGCCAAACTAGCCAGCTCGCTTTCCAAACCGAGTGCAATTAACTTATTCAGCAACGTCCGATACGGCTTTGGTGCTATACGATGGTGCGCGATGATATCCAACGGTGCCGCCAAATTGCTGTGCAACGCATCGGCATCAACAGCTGGCGTCGCGTTGATTACGCCGCCGAGCTTTTTCCGCAGTCGTTTAGCAAACGTTTTACCGGTGTGCGGCAGTTTAGTGAACGCAGCAAGACAGCGACATTCTGCCGCATATATCGCCGCAGACGCGCTGACACTGCATTCTCCAACTTCCGAATTCGAAAAATAGTAGCCGCTTCGAAAAGAGCATCCAGCATATTCCATAAACGGCTCATCTCGCAGAAAGACCATTGCGAGTCTGCGGCCGTCCAGGCGAGCTGCATGAAAATTGATCGGCGGATTGATAGCAGTCAAAAAATCGTCGACGACTTCGTACAACCGGCCATGCGGCAGATATTTGTACTTGTTGCCAACAATACCGTCGACCGTGCGCGTTGCCGTGTTCCTGATTAGCTGCCGGCCGCGAATACCTTTCGGCATGTGAAATCGCAGTTTCAGCGTCTTGTTGATAGCGTTTACGGCCAGCGACGGATCAAGCATTGGCTCGGACCGCCCCGCCCTGCGTAGAATGCCGCCAACATCGGAAACATACGTCCATAATCCGGCAGCGAGCAAAGTACACAGCTGTTTGATAGCTAGCAGTGACAGCATACTATTGTCGCTGCGCAGTCGGCCGTCCAATTGCAATTCTACGTCAGCGGCGTACTCGATCGGTGCATTGTACGTCGTAGTGTCGACGTTCACGGCATGTGCATAGAACTGCGAAGCCTGCGACGCGTCAAATTCGGCCCGTGCGGGCCGTGCAATCCACGCTTTGACCATCAATTTGTCTACGGTTAGATAAATTGCGTCTTATCTAGCCATATCTCCATTGCGTCTGCCAGATCTTCCAGGAAATAAAGGGCTCCGCGGACCCGATACCAGCTGCCGTGCCGGCTTAGTTTGTCAGCCGCCGGTGGAATACAGTTGTGAAATACCTTATGCCGTGTATCTCCGGCCCACGGAAACACCAATCCTATAGCACTAGTTTCAACAAATCCGGACGGAATGCAATCCTGAATCAGCTGAAACTCTTTCCAGACCGATGTCTTGGTTATCTTGCCCTCCATAGCTATTTTCAGCGATTTACCCACTTTGATATGCTTAGCGACCAGCCGCAGCGGCAAATCTACAACCTCCCTGATCTTCTCCATAGTCAGTTCGCTGTCGCCGCCGAGCACCCTATCCGTACCCACGCCGAAGCCTGCCGCCCGGAGTATCCTCTTGGCGACAGACTTCTCGTAGGTTGCTTGCTGGGCCGCCCAGACGTCCTCCCGCGTCGGCGCCGCCATATCCATGATATCGTCCTGCCCTGGATCAAACGCCATTTGTAGGCTCCTCTGCGGCCTCCTGCGGCACCGCTACGGGCACGGCGCCCAGAGCCTCTGCTTCGGTTTCAAGGGCCAGAGCTCGCTCTGCTGCAATGGCTGCGGATTCTGCCTGCCGAGCCACGTAAGCATAGTCTTCGAGCTTCCCTAGAAAATCGGCGCCAGGTTCAAAGAACGGACGGCGTTGTACCCCTAACACTGGGTATAAGTCTTCCAGCACATCGGGATGCCTCTCCAATTCGACGCCGAGGTCATGCGGCGGCATAGCGTCCGATGACTGTACGCCTAGCCGCTTGGACCAATACAGTTTGCCTAGGCTGCCGCCTGACTTACTGTGGAAATCGCAGACCTCCTGGACTGCAGACATCAGTTTTTTCTGCCTGGCGGCGGGCAAACCCCACCCGTCGCACAGATACAAAATTGACGCTTCCCACCATTCGAATCGGCTGTGCAATCGATAGACGTTCTCCGCATCTTCCTGCAGCCACGTCTTGAACCTTACACAGATGCGAGCATCGTCTACGCCGTAGCTATTCTTGATACTTCGCATGCCGATTGTGGCAGCTTTGAAATTAGAGTATTCCTTAATCTTGCCGAGCCTGTTCAGCTCGATGATAGCTGCGCAGTGGAATCGCAAGGCCTGTCCGCCGGGAATCTGGTAATCCACCTCGCCGGTCAATGAATCCCGATGCACTTTAAGGTGGTTGACTCCAACAAACGTGAATGGCCAATCGCGGATGACGCCTGGAAACGTTTTTAGCCAGTCGTTGATCAGTTGCGCTTCGATGGCAAAGTGCGGACTAGCATGCCCGCTTTCTAGAATGCTTTTCTTGGTCCGCTCACTGGGCTTTCCCGTGAGTGAATCAACGATCATGCAAAACGGCACAGTACGGCCAGGCATATCCTTTTGCTCCAGCCGCTTCTGCAAAAACTGCGTGCCTTTGGTTGTTTTTGTTTGCCACTCTTCAATCGAATCGCAGTCTTCGACGCGGATCGCCTTGACGTCCCAGTTGAATACGCTATTACGTAGATCTGGCGTTGGCTTGTCTTCGGCTTCTTTCAGGAAAGCGCCGCCGCCGCATATGCGATGCCACCGGCCCCATTCGGCTGCCATTGTTGACTTGTACGATCCGGCAGGCCCAACAAGCTGATAGCATCTAGATAGCGGCAGCCCTTCGTTTTGCAAAATGATTCGACAGCTAATTGCCGGGACAGGCAATACGTGGATTATGGGATTGTGGCCAACCAAATGGCCTTTTTTCCCCATGAACGCTTCGCTGTCTTTTTCGGCGATATCCATTATGGCATCGATTTTGATTTCGCTGCCAGTTATTGGATCGCGCTTTAGTTCGTCGGTGTTATCGCTGTCTTTTTTCTTACGCGTTTTTCGTTTTGCCACTTGCGTCTCCTAATAAAGAAAATGGCCCACCGGATGACTGCATCCGGCGGACCATCGTTTGCCACTGCAATTATTGTTGTTGTTGTTGTTGTTGTCCGTGGCCGGCAGCTCGCAGTCTGGCCTGCTCAATAGCAGCCATAGTCTCGTTCTGCCTTGCCGACGATTCATGCGTAGGCTGCGGTTCAAACGGCTCCGTTTGAGCAGCGCCTGGATTATTTGACTGTACTGCCGGTGGTCCCGGCGGCGGCGTGCCTACCATCTGTCCGAGGCTACACGCGCCTTGGGCCGGCTGCTGCTGGACCGGCTGCTGCTGGACCGGCTGCTGCTGGACCGGCTGCTGCTGGGCCGGCTGTTGCCGGGCCGGCTGTTGCTGGGCCGGCTGTTGCTGGGCCGGCTGTTGCTGGGCCGGCTGTTGCTGGGCCGGCTGGAATTGTGAACCTGCTAGGCTTTGAAACGGCACACTCACTCGCGCTGTTTCATTCCTAGCAGCCGCCTGCACGTCTTCCGGGATCAAATCCCCGTATGCCTCGCCGAGGGCGTAGACAATTGCGCTGGCGGGCAACCCACAACGAGATAACCGCTGCACTTGCTCTTCCAGCGTCGGAATATGGATGATCTCGTCCCACATAACTCGCTGCGATCTAGCAGCAAGCATTGGCTCAAGATCGGTAATAGCCGGCGATACGTTGTTGTAGTTATCGAGAATTTCGACTTCGTAGCGGTTCTCCAGCGCCTGTCCACCGAGTGCGCGCTGTTGACTTCCAAGCGAACCGGTTTGCGCCGGATTCACCCGGTTCTGGCTGCCCGCCTGGTGGAATTGAATAAAGCCGCCGCCGTTGAAATCGAGCAGATCTGGATGCTTCCAGCTGCCGTCAGGATTTTTCTCCTGTATCTTCTCGATAAGCGCTTCGCCAGCCGTCTGGCTCATCAGAAATACCACAGGCATGTCGTTTGGTTGCACGCCGATCGGCGGTACACGTGGCTTATCGTTCCACTCAACAACAATGCCCTGCATCAGATAGCCATCTTTTGGAGGACTAATGGGCAACGGACGCCCAGTCTGGCCTACAACCATTGCGCCCCAGCTAGATGGGGCTTGCCCGCTTCGTACGGCTGCGGGAATCGCACGATGCAGCATCCAAACCGGATTTTGCTGCGCGTCGATATCATGGTCCCGCGGGTCTTGTGTAATGAACGTGATTCCTGGAATGCCGATCGAAAAGGCCATGTCGTATCGCCTGATCCAATCGCCAAAACCGTGTGGGCCATCACTCAGCCGGAACGGATCCCACTGATTAGGATTGTCCGGATCGCGGACGGGCAGAGGACGTACGATCGTCTTCTTGCCACCCCATGTGGGCTTCCAGATTTGGCAGCCTGAACCATTCCGCAGAATGTGCATGCCTTGTAACCCACGACCAGTCGGTACGCCTTCGCTTTCAAAAGTGTACCTACCCCTAGCAACACCTGTTCTTGACATAACGTCTCCTCAAAAAATGCTGAAGTAAAAACGCCGGTAAATTGAAATTGCACAGTAAATAATAAGTAATTTGCTAATGGTTTAGCTCGACTTATTATAGCTTTCCCTTCGTACTTTTCAAGACCTAAACGGCCAGACTTTTTCCGTATTTTCTGTCAATTCCCAGCTCGTCGCACAGCTCCCACGACAACGATTCGCCCCAGCGGGCACAGACTGCTGTATCGATCCCAAACCTGTATTCTGGGCTGTCTGGGTAAGGCACCCCATCTAGGTTGCATGATTTGAAGCTAAGTCTGTCTACCATGCATTCTTGCAAAACATCATGCACGGCGGCCACGCTCCGCAATGGTACTTCTAGCAAAATCGCGTCGTGGATCTGCAACACAATCTTATAACCGAGTTCAGCCCGTCTTGGGTGGTTGTAGAGATAATACAGCGCAGTGCTGATAGCATCTGCCACAAGGCTCTGGAATGGAAAATTGAGGCATTGCCGCTCCAACTCACCCATTGCGCCTCTGTCGGATGTCGTGATAAATCTACGATATCTGCCAAAGTACGTCCGCACCCATCCTGGATCAACCACACGCGCTCGCAGCTGTTCTTGGAGTAAAGGTATTCCAGGATAAAGGTCAAAGATGTTGTCGATAATTGTTTGTGCATCTGCTACTGTAATCTGTACGCCTTCTTCCTGGCATTGCCTGGCGCACGCTTCTGCCGTTCTACCATATCCTATACCGAATATGATATTTTTGGCGGCGACCCTCAAGCCGCCAGATCCTATTGCTCTTAAGCCCTCCTTTGTAGGCTGGCATGGAAGTCTAAACGACGTAACAGCCACGTTCGAATGGATGTCGTACTGCTCTGGATGTCCGTCTGGAAGATTAGCACGCTGACAGTGTTCGATCATTCTTTCGTCGCGGGCCATCACTGCCATGCCAAGTAATTCAGCACCAACAAGATCGGCTTCTACGAGCAGCGTCTGTTCACCGTAATTTGGATCTAGATTGCTCGTCAAAAATGATCTGATCTTCCATTGATATGCATCGCCTAGGATGCGACGATAGTCATCTTCCCGCCGGTTTGAGAGATTCTGCAACGGCGGCCGTGCAGAACTAGCGCGCCCGGTTTCCATCGTCTGCAAAAAAGCGCTCCGCACACGCCAATCGTGGCAGATATAGGATGCCATTCCGCCTGCATAGACTCGTCGATCATATTCGTCCACTACGATGTTTCCGCCTTCGTCGTACGTTGGCGGACGTAGTACAGATTTCAGAATTTGGTCGATGAGTCTTACGTCTCGCAGTCGTAATGCTGTTTCATTATACAGGCCAAGAATACCGAGCGTTTCTTTATCCGTGCTGGGCGTATATTTGTGCTCTTCTCCCTGCTGAATAATTCTTGCCCACGGTGTGCCACGATGACCTGTAGACTTTACGGGCCGCAAATGAAGCGAAACAGCTTCCGCCGGCCTTATTCGTACTTTGTTGCCGTTTGCATCGCGTTTAGCATTGTACTGTTCCCCAAACAGCAATTCCACACACTGCACCGAGCTTCGCGGATTGAAGTCTGGCCAGTGCAATTCAGCTCGCAGCGCGGCGAGCTTATTCGCGTGCGTACGCAAATACAGATCTGTTAGCTCGTCGATTCTGTTGTGGTCTACCTTTATTCCTACAATACTCATTTCACAGAAGGCCGGCATCGCCATCATGCTGCGGTGGAACGGTATCCAGCTGGCATTATCAAAGCGGTCAGATTCCAGCAGCCTACAAACTACTTCTCCGAGTTGCCAGGTATATGCTGCATCGTATCCGCCATATGGAATCAGTTTATCTGCCGGACATTCGCCGTATCCTGCAAGATCCTTTTCTTTGATATGCTGTTCGGCACAATAAGCTTTGCGCCAACGAATGATAGGCATATCCCAGCGGCTGGCGCCACAATAACGTACCGCCATTACCTCTAACTTTAATTCGCCTGTCTCATTGACTGCATGCATGCCCAAAGCAACGTCGAAGCCGCCTGGATAATTTCCGCCGACTATTGCGCGATAATCTTCTGGAACGACAAAACGATGCCTGATATCACACCCGGCGTGCAACAGCCATGGAATATCTGACGCAAAAAACGAGCCGAGTATTTGCACATCGTCGCGATCGAGAAGTCGCCGCACTTCTGCTATGGCTGCCTCTATACTTGGCAAAAACGCTGGTTCGCCGCCCTGGTGCCTAAGCACCAAAACAGCTGCATGTTTGCCATTATGACTAAACTGAATAGTCCGCAGGTAAGCGCCGGGCTCGTTTGGATGGTTACCGTGCCATTCGCAGTCCACTGCAATCTTCTTCAGCCCTGGCTGCGCCAGCAACGAATCCACATACCATTTCAAATCTCGCAGCTTATATATAGGCTGTATGACAATATCTGCTTCTCGGCGCACTGCCGCTTCGCCGTGCACTAGTCGCACAAAATCCTTAAGCGTTGCTTCGTACTGTGGGTATTGTTCCGTATTCCGTAGCACCGCCGCTGGATGCGTTACAGCCATTACCTTTATATGATGGTATACCGGCTCTTCTCCGGTATCGTGGATAGGTACGTCGATTTCAACATGCCGGCCGATCATGTTTCCGACATTATTGCTTTTTCCGCAGATAGCTTTTGTGGCTTCTGCGCCGAGGCACAAAATATAATCTGGCCTGACTAGCCGCAGCTCCTGATCTAACAGTGGACGACAATCTTGAACCCACTTCTGCGGCAATGCGCCGCCCTGCGGGTTGATATTCTGCCACCGCACCAAGTTACAAGTATAGCAGTCGGCTATTTCTTCCGGCGACATGCCAACCTGCAACAGTGTTTCTCGCAATAAACCGCCGGATGGACCGCAGAGATTGCGGCCCGTCATAACCTCTTCGGCACCAGGCATTTTGCCGACAATCATTATGACTGGAGGCTGCTGGTCGCGCGGAATATCGTCGTCCCACAGCTGCACTGGCCCGGAACCGCCGCCCCATCGATGGCCGGGAATAATACGCACGCTGTGTAGCTCGCCGCGAAACTCTATCGGCATGTGGTAATCTGCATCATATAGGCATCGCAGGTATAGGCCGGTTAACCACGCGCCTACTTGCGTAATCGTCTTCGATTTGCCTTTGCCTGCAATAGTGACTGGACATGCATCGCCCAGCGCTGCGGCGTGTGCTAGAAAATTTGGACCAGGCGGCGCCATTCCAGGCGAGGTCAGTGGATAAAACGCATAGCGTTGTGCAAATTCATTATCTTCGTCCCCGTCGAGAATTGCTTGAATGTCAACAGCTGACAGGTCTTCCATCAGTTAAAGTAACTCCTTGGCTCCTAGCAGTCCACAAGATTAAGTCCCACAGCCCGTTGCGATCCTGCCGAACAGCATCGGCCGGATCTACCCCGTCGGGCAGTGCAACATGCACGACGCGCCTAGTTTGCCGCATCTGTTCGTACAGCATCTCCGATGCGGCATACGCATCGCCGTCCATCAGCAAAATGATGACGGGCCAATTGTTCACGAGCAAATTGAAATGGACCATCGACAAGGTCTGTTTCTTGCCAAAGGTCGCCACGGTACCTGCGCCCATCGCAATCGCGTCGGTGGGGCCTTCCGTAACGATCACGAAAGGCATGCCGAGCGCGTCGTCGAAGCCGTAGAGCATGTTGCGAAGATGGCAGCCCGGCTGCGTGAAGTATTTCGGTATCCCATACCGCTTCCAATCGATGTCGCCGACGTATCGGCCCTGCCAGCCGACCATCTCGCCATGCATATGGATCGGAAAGATGATCCGGTTATGGGCGTGTTTTATATCCGCCGGCGCTTCTTGGCACCATCGCACTTTGTAATGCCGGGCCAGATCCAACGGATCCATCTGCCGGCTGCGCAGGTAGATATTCGCGTGATGCGTTTCCGGTAGCTCGTCGAGCGGTATGCACGTGCCGGGAAAATCGGTTTTGTACAGCCGCCCATCGTCGATGATGCCCGGTGCGACGACGATTTGTTTTCGCTCGTCGCGGCTGATGGCATTGAAGATCATCGTCCGCAATTCTTTGCGGTAGGCCGGCTGGGTAGTGCATTCCTCGTTAAAGCAGTGTGCCGTCCAGTAGAACTTATCGTCGGGTCTGTTTTCGATTCCGTGACCGTATCTGTGATGAATCCATAGGCGCTGTTTGGTGTCGTGCCGCCCGCACCGCTTCACGCAGAACGGGCAGTTGACGCGGTAATACTCACCGGCGATTAGCATTTTATAACGAGATCCTGTCGGCGACATCGTATGCGGCTGGCATGCGCCATAAACGCCGACACCGTGGCTTGCTATAACTACTTGGCCGAATATCTTCTGTAGCCGCCGGTACAGCCACGGATTTAGAGCAGGATTATTGTACATATTGCGTTTCCAATTGATCCAACCTGTCGGTAACTTGTGGCCCCTCCTGCAATTGCTGCCCGCCGGCTTGCACCGAATGCATCCGATTGAGCAGCGCCACAGACTCGATGCGCCCCCCATCTACTCTCAACGTTTTACTTGCATCTACCAAACAACACAGTGCGCCATTGATGCGGCAAACAATAGGTTTTGGCGTCATTCCGCGGCGCGTCTTTGTTGCTGCCAGCATGCACGCCCATGTGTTTACGTCCTTCGTACCAAGTACCAATGCCAAAAACGCGTTGTTGGCAAACGCCTTACACCATTCTGCGTTGGTATGTGAAAGCTTAGCAACGGGACTAGCTTGCTGGGCTTTACCATTTACTTGCTGTAATACCCATCCAACAGCGTTAAACGGCACTGTAATTTCGCTACGAAAGCGATCGACGAAAGTGCCAAGCTCTTTTATGAGCCTGTCCGAATGCCCGTCCTTTTGCATCAAAGCACGTTCGGCGCAAAGACCAGCATAATCACAATAGACGTCGTCAATTTCCCGCTGCTTCTCGTCTTGGATTGCGCCGAGCATGCTGCGAATTTCTGAAATGCCATGCATGCCCCCCATCGAATCTGGATGATTCGAAAAGTCTACCAGCACGGAATGCGAGTTTAACCATACCATATTCTCGGTATATCGCTCCTGTTCGCACGACGGATTGTTGCCGACAACTAGCTTGCGCTCGTAATCTTGCAAATTCGCTAGCGTAGATAACTCGTCCGGACTGTGTATTGCTGCTAAGCGATCTTTGTGTATCTGACAGGCACAGCTTACTGCGCGAATTTGCAACGATCGCATATTGTCTTCATAGCTTATGTACACGCTGAGCCCGGTTTTCTCGCCGGTGCTCTGCTCTTTTTCATATGCGCGTTTTGCTCTCCCACACATCATTTGGATCGCCAACGTGGTCTTGGCAACGCCAGACGGACCAATCAGCGTATTGACGTCGCCAATTTCTGCCATAGGTACCATTGAATCAATAAATGGCACCCCGGTTGTAACGGTACCGGCATCGGCGCCGGCCCATATCTCTGGTGCTGTTAGCTGTAGCTCTTTGTGCTGTATGTGACCAAGCTGCTGTATATGCCTGGCTATTTCTTCCGCAAAACCGGTATAGTCGGCCTGTCCGTTCAACCGCATGTCCGTTGCAAGCTGCTGTGCTGCAGCGCCGACAGTCCGTTCAAGTAGCACTTGCTGCAAGCATTCCAGCGCCCATCGCGGCTCCAAAACCTCTTGTGGATGAATATCCGTGTTGTACCACTGTCGTAATGAGTTTTCGACCTCCACGAGCTGTTGGGGGCCGACTGTTTCGTCGTATTGCAATATCCGCAGCGATTCATTGACTATTGTTGTCAGCGTCGGCAGACAGGCCAGTCGCTCGTAGTGCTCTAAAGCTGCCGCCAGTATTGCGCGGTACGTTGCCTCGTGCGGCTGGTACAGATGCGACGGACGTAGACGCGCTGCAACTTGCTGAAATACTTTATCGATTCGCAGTAGATGCAGGAACAAATAATCAAGTAACCGCGTATCTACTGGCAGTACATCGCTCATTTTAGTTCCCTCTCCGATTTTTCCAAAGTTGTGCCAAGCGCTTGCGCCGCCTCGTCCAGCAGTGCGTGCGGTATTTTTCCCGTCCAATTATCTGCATATCCGACCAGATCGCCCAGCAGTTGCTGCAGGGCAGCGTCGTGGAATATGGCTGCCAAGTCGTAATGTCCGTTATGCATTGCAACGCAATAACGAAATAGCGGCGACATTCCAAGCAACACATTAGACAATACGCGATATCTCGCATCCTCTACGGAAATCGTCGGCGATGCTCGCCTGGTAATAGCGACATTGACGTTTAGCTCTGTCGCCTCGCTTTTCCATTCCGCTTTCTGCAAGCTCCGCGCATCAGCAATGTTTTTCTCATACTCATCCAGCGCTCTTTGCGCAACGATCTGCGCCGGCTGCATTGTACGCCCTCGTCGAAATTGCTGACTGATATAGCCTTCCGGATCTGTAATGCCGTACGCTGTAATTTTCGCAGCCAGCTTTTGCCACAATCTTTGTCTGTCTTCAGTGTACGGCGGGATATGCTCCGCCGGAGTTTGCCATGCGCGATATAAGTTTTGCAGCGCACGGTAATATGCACGGAACAGCCGCTCTGCAAAACTAGCAATCATGCGCTGCCTGGCATCCGTAGTCCCGTCATCGATCATGACGGGCCGCTCGTCTGCTATTTCAGGAGGAGGCTGTTGTTGTTTGTATGAAGCCGCTGTCATGTTACACCGATCCGGCTGCGCCGTATCGTCCACAAAGAGCCGTCGGGATTGTATTGTACCCATCCGTTAGCGTTGTATGCCCTTCGTCTGCTCATCGCATATCCTTTGAATTGTCCGTCGAATGCATCGTCGCAATCTATGACAACGCCGCATTGTTTGCCAGTCGCTTCATCTGTACGACAAACACGGCCGGGCGCCTGTATGTTGGCGGTTTCACTGGCGCCGCCGTTGGCACGAACGAGTACCTGTAACGAATCGAACGATACACCTGTCGCCCACACGCCTGTCGCTATAGCGCCGAGAAATTCTCTATTTTCAAATCCGCGACGCAGTTGATCCCTTCGCGTTGCCGTCATTGACTCGTCTGCGCCTAGCAATCCGGCATCTACAAATGTGTTGCGGCGTTCGGGCGAAAGTGCTTGTTCGGCATAGCACAGTTGAAAATTGGGCAAGTGTTGCCGCAAGAACAGCGCATGCTCTAGCGTATCTACGAGAACCAGTGTCTGCATGTTGTTCTGCACAAACGTGTCTGCTGCACTTGCGATTACCTGATTGCGATAATCGTGCCGCCAAATGCCGTGCCGCTTGCGTGCTACGCGCTGCCGCAGCAATCTGCACGGATTCCATCCTGGATTTACAGACAACCACTGCACAATGATAGGCACAACGATGCCAAGTTGCTCTGCCTGTACGTATGGCAGTTTGAATATAGTTGGCCCAAAAATCCCATCCATACGATGATATGCATTGTCGAACCGCGTTTCTTTGCTGGCGGTGAACCCATACATCCGAGCATCCCAATATCGGCTCAACCATTCTGCATATCGATCCGTCATAAGCTCGTGAACTTCGTCCGCCAGCACAATGTCCGCAGCAAAATCCGAATGCCGAAGGCTGTCGGCCGTATATATGGTGATGCGCCGTTTGTGCTTCTTGCCACCGCCCACTTGTCCGATGTCAGGAAGCCATCGCGACATGTGTCGTCGAATGGTCGCCACCACGCTTTTCGATTTGGTGACAATGTCAATCTTTGCTCGCGGATACAGAGCGCCCAGCATTCCGAACATATAGCTCTTGCCGAACGCCGGAACAGCTTCGATGATGCCTCCGTCGTGCATATCGATTTGGGCCAGGCACGTCTCCTGCATCGGTCGGAGTTCGAATGCAGTAAATATGCGATCCCAATCTGCCGCATAAACCTCCGGCTTTGGCGGATTGTAATCGACGTATTGCACAGAGTAGCCGGCCTGCCGCAGAATAGCGGCCAGCGTAGGTCGCCAGCCTTTCTGACAGCACAGGCAACCACTGCTAGAAAATTGATAGAGTCGTCGCTCTTCGCACTGTACCGTTTCTCGCAGCCCGCATACCGGATCGTAGCGATTGGCCGCCTCTCGATCGAACAAGTGCGTATAGATGAGCGGCTTTGTGAGTTTCCGGACAATCTCCCCCGCAAGGGGATGCTGTCCATCTGCGGATACCTCTATTAGGGCATTCCGGCGGCTAATTACAGCCAATTTTTCCATAAAAAACCCCAGCTTGTCGGTATTTGCAGTATTGACCGACCGCGCTGGGAATGCTATCATCAATAGCATCGAGCCAACGATGACCGCTATCCCCTAGCCGGTTATGTTACAACGAGGTCCGCTTACCACCGGCGGACCTCATTTTTTTCGCTCAAGCTCATTCGTTTCTGGACTACAATCGACGGCGTGGAGTAACTGCTAACACTTCAAAGGTGCCGTACTTCTGTTCTGGTCGATACGGGCTTATGCCTTTGTACCGGCCTACAATATCCAACAATTCTTTGAACTCGTCAATCGTGATTTCCGTCGGTATCACTGCATGCACCGTAACGCTATCGCCCGGGTAGAACGCTTCGTGCTTGGTAAATCGCCCTTGGGCATAGAAGCGCCGGTACACTCGAGGTTCGCCGACGATTATCGGATCCCAGTCTATTTGCTTTACTGCAGCCTGGTGCCTGTTCAAAACGATCGCGGCGTATCGCAACACCGCGCTCCACCACGTCGGCAAAAACATGACTCGTCCGTTTGGGTCGTGCAGAAATTTGCTGATTTTCTGGTAACGACAATTGCCCAGGCAATGATTGTTGAAACGTAAAGTTGCAGCAACTTCAATCATGTGTGCCTGCCGTTGCAGCTATATGCTACAGCTATATGCTACAGCTATAGCAATGCCGCTGTCAATAAGCACTATTGCTAATTCCGCATATAGTGGCTATAGGCGGTAGCAGCCACTACATCTTGTTTGAAAAAATAGTCAGCGTCAAACAACAAACCATGATCGGGCAACGGCACGTCGCGGTACAGCTCCTGGATCCATACAGTACGCAAAAAGTCCACGAAACGTAATGACGCGCGGAGGTCTGCTGTAACTGGACTTTTCGGCACCTTTCGGGCTTGTGGGCCGTAGCCAGACAGATAGCCCCATACCCGCCAAACAAAATCGCCTGGTCGAATGCCGGGCCTGTCCGCATCAAGTACGGCCCGCGGACCCGTCAGCTTGTACATCTCGATTATCTGTTCTTCCAGTTCAGGCTGTTTCCAGCAACCCAAAACAAGCTTGCACCTTGCATACCCGCGAGGCCGACTAGAACTACCGAGTGTAACAGCTGCTTGCGTTCTCGGATTTAGTCCCAAGTACTTGTCAAGCTTCGCCGCCCTGTCAGGCCTAGTAATGTCTATAAACCACCGCGGATCCAAAATAATTGACAACAGTTCGGCACAGCGTGCAGCATTCAGCGTCGGAACGAACGTCAAAGGTTTCCATGCAGGGTGCATGTGCAATAGTCGCATTACTTGCGAAGTAACACGGCCGTTCATTTGAATTTCATGAGCCATCGCATATACGATATAATCATGCTCCGTCACTTCGTGGAAACCGCCTTGACTCGGTGCTCGCGAAAACCGCCGCATGTGATACAACACAGACGCTGGATCTTTTCGATCACTAGCAGTATGGCAAACCAGCGGCGTCGCCACTTCGAGGCTGGCGATGCGGCCGCGGATTCGGCAGTCAAACAGCGATACAATCAGCGCAGCGTTTGCTGCTGTTCCAATTACGCGAACTTTTTCGGCGCGGCGTATGTGATCGCTTGCCATGAAATCATGGACAGTCATGTGAGTCGGCTGTGGCATCCCGTCGCAATCGAGATACCACACGCCGTCCTCTCCAACATGTACTTTCAGCGATTTAAGGTCTGTCGTTGTTTTCATTTGGCGGTTACAACGAATTCTTTCGATTTACGTTGCCAGATCTATCACTGCATCAAAATACTGGCCGAGCTGCGAAGCTCGATGTGTAACAAACAATATCTGCAAACCGCGCTCCTGCGAGATCGCTCGCAGCCGTTCCAAAGCAATCGGTAAACAGCCCAGGTTGTGCTCATCCAGCCCTGCTGCCGGCTCGTCCATCATGAGTATACCTAGATTATTGGCAAAAGTTGAATTCATTGCTATACGAAATGCTAAAGCCAGCGTTACCCGCTCCCCCACCGACAGCCAGCTATCCGGCACAGTCCGACTACCATCAAGGAAATTCGCCTGAAATCCTAAGGCATCATTGGCGGCTACCCTAAACGGACTATCGAATAGCCCCAGCGTTTCGTTGATTTGCTGCTCCATGTGTTGCAAGTATGTGTACGACAGTATTCGCGGTGCTTCATTGACATGGAACACGTTTCGAACATCTGTCATGAACTCCTTAGCCGCAGTACGCCGTCCAGCTGTTAAAAGCGTAGCCGTTGCCGAGTCCAGCCTGGCTTTCGCCTCGGCCGCCATGACTTCGGCACGGATTACGGCATCCGCCCAATCCTGCTTCGTGCGTCGCCGCAAACGCATAGTCTCGATTTCGCGCTGTGCCGTTGCAGCCGCGGCTGCTGTCGCATGCTCGGAGGCAGTTAGCTGCGCCGCAATGTCAGCAATCGTCGTTGTTACGCTCTCTACATGGCTTTCGCACCGCGTTCGCTGCTCGCGGATTTTTGCTAGTCGGTCTGCAGTCTGCTGCTTGCCTTTATGATACCCTTCCAGTTCGGCAATAATGGCATTCGCATCGTTCTTTGTCGTTGCCGGCGATGCAACATGCACTAGACTATCTCGCGTACGCTTCAGCCTGCGAATAGTTTCCAGCAAGCTTGTACGGTAATTATCCGAACGCAATTTTGCTTGCGTATACTTTTCAAGCAAGTCCAATTGTCTTGCTTTTTCTGCCGACTCTGCCTGCGCATCGTGTAACTGTGATTGCTTTTCTGCCAGCAATGCAACGCGTGCATCGAAATCTGGCATTCGCTGGCCGCACGTGGGGCAGTTTTCGTTGGCAGCTTCCCGGCTAAGTATCAGCACCGTTTCTGCTAGTACGCTGGTTTTTGCATTCGCTGCTTGTGTAGCCTGGATCAATTCCGCCTTTATAGCATCATCGTCTACAGCAGCGCAGACAACCGGATCAGAGGGCTTGGTAGGTTTTGCTCGATCCCGCCAGAGCCGCATTGCGCAGTTTTGCTCTGTTTGCCACTCCGCACGCGCAGCTCGCGAATGCTCGTGCACTGCCCAGTCTGTCAGTGTTTGCCTAGCGGCCTCGACTAGCGGCAATACAGAATTTATACCCTGGTCAAGTGTAGCAACATCATCAGCTAGCTTCGCGAGAACCTCATCGTGTTCTTGCAGCTCCGCTGTCGCTTCTTCCAGCTCCATCTGCAACGATTGTCGCCTTGCAGCCAACTGTTTATTGCTCTGATAGGCATCGATTATCCGCTGGCGGTCAGAGATATAATCTGTTATGTCGTCGGGCACGTCCACATAATTGCAGCTCTCGGCCTGTAGTGCCTCCAACTGCGATTGTTGCTTCTTATAGTCACTTGCTCTTGTCGTGAGTGGCACTGCAAGCGACGGAATCACTATTTCTGTGACCGCCTCACCGAGCTCTTTCCAGATCTTTTGCGCCTTATCAATGCCAAACAGAATGGCCAATTCTTGTGCCCGTTCAGTTTCTGTTTTGTCGATCAACGCGTCAATTTGGCGCTGGTTGACAAATATGTAATCGTCCAGCTGCTTCTTGGTAATACTCAGGGCTGCCCACAATTCCTTATTGATTTTGCCGGTACCGCGTATTGCGCTCGATTCATCGCCGTGCTGTATTACCATTTCTGCCGTCGCCGGCCGCAACATGCGCCGAATCCGGTAGAGCACACCAGCATGCCGCAGCCGCAGCAAAACACCTGCTTTTTCGCCATGGCCCGCCAGCTGCCGGATATTTTCCAGCTTCCTCTGCTCGCCACCGGCTTCGCCGGTCATCGCAAAACGTATCGCCGCAAGAAAGTTCGTCTTCCCGCTGCCGTTCGGTCCGACAATCATATTCAAGTACGGACTAAATGCTGCTTCACGTTGGCGGTGTTGTCGGAAGTTGGTCAGCGTCACAGTCTCCAGGTTCATGCATTTGCTCCTGAATGATAGTATTTATTTCCTCACGCACATTCTGCGCGTTCCATAGACGAATAGCGGCATTGCAGACGTCAGCATTGTCGCCGTAACCCGTACGAATACAGCCGGGCATGCCCTGCTCAAACACAGCTTCGAGTCTCGCTTGTTCTGCCATAGTCTCCTGCGCTTGTCGCGGATTCTGTGGATCCCAGAATATATGCGCAGCGTCGCTGACAACGTCGGTAATCTGAGTACGAACGCCCGCTACTGCCGTCAAATAGTGGACACGGATAATATTCTTGCGGATACTGTCCGGCACATGCGCTTGTGGCCGCTTTGCTTCGCTGACGTTCCAATCGGCGCAAAATTGCCGCAGCGCAGCTTCACTATCAATGATATAATCAAACACTTGTCTGGGTCGCAGTGGCTCACTGGTAACTGTCATGTCATCGTTAAGAAGCCACACACCTGTAGCCGTCGATTCATCGATTTTCTGCGGACAGAGCGGCCCCGGTGATAGTATGTAACGCGCTGCCGAATGCATCTGCCTGTGCGAATGGTAATCGCCAGTAAAAATCGTGCGTACGTGCGGCGCTACCCATTCAAACCAAGCATCGCCGCTATCAGCAGATAGGAAATCTTTCCACACTTGGTGTGTCGCCAATATCTGCGCCGTTCGTGGTACAGCTTCCAGTGCAGCGCGCACATCTTGCGGATGCCGATAATCCAAGCCATATATACTACAGCTACGATCGGGCAGTAGCTCTATAACCTGCTGATCGATCCAAACCGGCCAGCCATGAATGGCAGCCAGCCACGGCGGTTCCGCCCGTTCATGTTGTCCTTGTACATAATAGACGGCAATATTCTGGTCCTGGAACCACTGCATGGCTGCTCGCATTTGACTGACTGCGGCGGATTGTTGCAGTTGCTCATTGAAAACGTCACCGAGAAGTAGCAAATTTTCAACCTGGCATCGCGCGGCAATCTGCTGCACTTGCTTAATGCCCCAAGCAATATCCCCTTCAAGCATAGGATGTCGAGGCCAAATTCGATCTTTCTTTCGGACATGCCAGTCGGCAGTCACTAACGCCACGGGCTTGCTCAATTTGTTTCTCCGTAGACTGATTATTGATATTTCTGCAGATACTTCGCAAAACTCTCCCGCGGCATCACCAGATCATCAAACGTGAACACTCGCGGGTCCAGCGTTTTTTTATCTGGATGTGCGGTATACACAATAATCCGCCCGGATGCTAGCAATGCCTGCATCTGTGAAGTAAATTGTGCGTCGAGCTCCCGCAGTCCACGAGATACCCGCATAACGCGGCTGAACGGAGTATCGTGCCAAATGCCGGGCAATCCCAGCTGTTCCTGCTTCTTTGAATCCTCGTACATCAAAATGGCTGCCGGCATTGCTTCTGCGTCTCGCAGCACCGCCTCTTCCAACATGCTTTCGAAATGCGCAAGGCCCATTGTTTTGCTCCAAAGGGTAGTGTAAACTGATGCCTGTCCGCTATGCATGACGAGGCTAATATGCTTATAATCTCTTGCAAACCTAGCGAAACTGTACGAGTGGGCAGCGCCAACGTCGCTGTACTCCGAATTACCGGCAATCGTGTCATACTCGGAATTACTGCTCCGCGGTCTGTCACAGTTGTTCGGCAGGAGTTGGCACAGCGACCGCCGTCTCCTGGAAAGCCCGCCTAATTGCAAGCAGCATGGCTTCTCGCATGTCCGCCGCTATCTGCCCTGCGCGTATCGGGCTACGACACGCAATAGATTGGGATTGTCCACACTTGCAGCATTTTGCGGCTGCCGGCCAGTAGTCCAAAAGAAATTGGCTGTTACAACGAAATTGCCAGTGCCGGCCGCCGTCCAACAATGTTACTGTAATATTTTCAAAGACCATCGCCTCGGCAACGTGAGGATATAGCCGCATTGCTTCAAACATGCGCGCTCGTCGTTTTTGTCGTTCACGCTTGCTCCGCATCTCGCCGGATCCTCTCTATAATCTCGGTAGTACTTGTAACAGTTTGTGGGATAGCTACTGCACGACCCCCGTATGCTTGAACATACGACGCGCCGGGAACAGTAGATATCGTGTCTTGGTAATCGGCGCCCTTGAACAACACATGCGGCGAAATAGCACGAATCGCTTCTCTCGGAGTATCGTCGTCAAAAACGACAATCATATCCACGCATCGTAGCGCTGAAAGCATGCGCACGCGCTGTCTGCAATCTATAATAGGCTGTCGCTTGATACTGCTTGCAGACTTGTCGCTGTTAAGCAGTACGATCAAGACATCGCACGCGGCGGCAGCGTTTTCTAGCAATTCAAGATGTCCAGCATGCAGTAAGTCAAACACGCCATTTGCTACGCCGACTCTCGCACCATATGCTCGCGCTGCCCGCGAAATCTCAACAGCCGTCTCTAGTTTTATTTCACGATGCTTATGGTAATGCGTAAGACATTGGCGATACATCGCATGCAAAGGCGGCGGCGCCGCCCCCGACATCCCAACAGCGATATCGGCATTTGCCAAAGCAAACGGTATTGCACCAGCAATATCAAAGACAATGGCGCCTTTACTGATCTTTTCAGAGTTTTCGATTATGCCGTATACAAGGCCGGCAACAATACTATCGCCCGCCCCACAAGTATCGACTGCTGCCGTGCCGCATGTCTTATACTTTGTTGGAAGCTGCGAACCTGCTTGTGCATATATTGCGCCTTTCGCTCCTAGTGTTGCCAGCAGACTACAACGAAATGTATTGGCAACCGTCACAGCTATTTCAGGCAATGCCGCCGCTATGAACGCGCTGCAATTCATATCGCATACTGCGCTCGCAAATGCTTCCAACTCTTTTCTGTTTGGCGTCATGACACAGTTTACGCCAGAACGCAGCATATATGCTTCTGCGTTAGCGGGATGCGGATCGATCACGACCGGTATACTCTCAGATAGCGCATAAGCGAGTATTAAATCAATTGACAATGGCGTAAGCACGCCTTTGCCGTAATCAGATAATACTATGAGCCGCGGCAATCCGCATTCGCGTATGAGCTCTTTTATGCCCGCAGTTGTCGGATATTCTTGTTTTGCGCTATCGCATCGTTGTCGTGCAAAAAGCCGGCCATGCTCATCCAACAATCGATACGTCCAATTCGTTGTAGCTTTGTCGTAATCGTGGACGTGCGATACCAGCTGTGCGGGCTGCCGGGAGGCTAAATGCGCCAGCTCTTCTCTAAACATCTGCCCGTGTGCATCCTTGCCAACAAAACTTAGCAGCCGCGTCGGTATGCCTAACGCAGCAATACCTGCAGCGCAATTTGCTGCTGCGCCCACAGTAGCTTCTATTGGCCCGGCCTTATCAGCTAGTACGACAGGCGACGTCTGGTCCGTAGCAGAAATACTGTGACGACAAGCCATATCGCAAATAACATCGCCGACAACCAATACGTATCCTTTATCGCGGATGGTGTTTCTTTCCATTTGCAAAATGCTCTGGGTCATCGTATATTTTGTCTCCTGTCTGACCTCGCAAACTGGCATCACATTCCGGACAACGGCGCTGCCCGCAATCTCTAGACCAAAATGCTTTTTGGCACTTCAAGCATCGGCGCCACGCCGCTTGATATCTTCGTGTAATGTCGGACATCCTTGTCAGTCCAGTATAAACTAGTAAGGTATGGGCATTGCCTGGGCTGTAGAAGTACAGCCGCCACCCTTAACAACTCAAACCCTGCGCTTGCCCTTCTTCTTTACACTTTTGCCCTTGCTCTTCGCACTTTTGCTTTTCTTTTGGGTTTTATGGCAGCATTCCTGCGGCAAAAAATCGCGCAATTGCCAATAGCCGGCGGCACCATATACATCGAGTTGCTGCATGTCGTAATCATGGTCGGCTTGTCGTTCGGTCTCTTCTTTTTTCTTCTTAAATTCCGAAGCCAGCCGCTTAGTCTCTCTTTTCACTTGCGGCAACAGTTTGTGGCCTTCCAGCATTTTGAAAAGCGTCTGCTGAATATGCTCGTGTTCATGCACGCTGCTCGCAATCTTGAGCATGAGAAACAGGCGAGCCGCAAAAAACTCGGGATCGCTATAGGCCAAAGTCAGCCGCTGCTTTTGGTCTTCGGCTTTCCGTGCAGCTTTCACGCGAGCCTTGACTAGCGCAACATGGTCTTTTGCCAACACTTTCAAATCCTCGCACATGAGTCGAGAAAGATCATGGTGTATGTGCTCTGCCTGCATGAACTGTGTAACTACGTCCCATTTGCTCTTATTATACGGATAGTAAACACCGTAAAGCATCCGCATGATTTCCCGAATCACATAAGCCTTAGCAACATCGCTGCAATCGGTAAAAGCGCGGAAACACTCGCCCATAATCTGACTGAGAATCTTGGAGACTTCTGTATTCTCTTCCAGAAAGTCGTCAGGATACCTTCGGAGATAATAGAGCAGCTGTTCAGCCTCTTGATAGACTTCAACTACGTAGCCTAGTGCGTTGCCCTGTTCGCCTCTTGTGACCAAATAAGTTAGCGAAACAAACCTCAGGGCATCAAATACCTTCGGCCCCTCGATAATATCATCAATATCATCAATATCATCAATATCATCAATACCGTCAATTCCCCGGATCGCCTTCTCCAAATGACCACAAACAGCCGTTTCCCACGGTGTATAGGGCTCATCTGTAACGGTATTGATAGAACTCGAGCCCATGAACCAGTGTAAGGAATTAGAATGTCGGCCAAGAAAGGCGTGCCAAAGTTGGTTGACTAAATCAAATACGCCTACATACTGTTGTTGGATGTATGCTTTGATTTGTCGGTCCCCGGTATAACGATGGTAAATATCCATCAAATTTTTGATGGAAGAATACATCCCGACCAGACGTTCCTTATTGCTCAATCCCATCTGCTGCACCTTTTCTCATTGTCCTTTTATAGAATTAGTCGCCTCCTCGACGAGCCATATATTCACGTGAGTTTCGTCAGGATACACAAAATTGAATTCTGCAGCAATAGAATTACACGGCGCCAAAGACAATGGCGGCCACGTAGGATGCTGTTCAACAGCTGCGGCGGCCAGCGCCACATAGGCATCCACATAGCAATTATCAACACCGCGAACGATAGTTATTGCCGCCCAATCGCCGTTATCCAGCGGCAGCTTAAAGCCCAAAAGGATATCGTTAACAGTGCTACCTTCCGGCAATGTTCGCCCAGCCAGCAAGTCTTGCGCATATGCAAACAAATTCGCAGGCACGACGGCCCGCCAAGTATCAGCCTTACCTATCACTGGCTGCAAGGCTAATTCATGCAGCGTTTGCAAACTGGCGATAGCCAAATTATTGACGAAGAAGGCTCCCATATCCTGACAAGTATCCGCTGGTGTTTCGACTACCGGCTCAGATGCCAAATACGTCTGCAAATTTCCAGATGCCACGCCGACACGCGACTGCTTTATGGCTAATTCAGAACAGACCAGGCCGACAAAATTCCAGAATACAGCATGGTCGACGTTGTCTTCGACAAATGCTAGCAGAATTTCCAACTGCTGTTCCAGCGACAGTTTATTTGTTGCAGCTACGCTTTTGAATTCATCACTTAATGACACAATCGGCGCTCCTCATTTTTCCAAACTGACTAAACAGGTGAACATTTCGCGTATAATTGAATAGCTGCGCAACTGCGTTGGCGTCGCCGGCCATCCATTGCCGCGGATATCGCATTGCCCATCCGGTCCATATTGCCAACCGTCTCGGTGGCATGCTTGTTGCAACGTTTACTACGGCCGGTTTTGGTGCTGTCCGCCAACTCTGCGGCACGACAGCTATGACAGACCGCCGTACTCGCCAATAGCCCACTATGCCCGTTGCCGCAATCGGATAATACAAAAATGGCTCAAGCGAATACCACATGTATCCGAGATATACGTCGGTCAGATAGCGGCGTCGTACCTTTTTCGTCAGTGGCTGATGCCGTTTACGCAGCACGCAATCCATAGAATGCGAAGTGATACGCCCGGCACACATTTGTATGGCATCGTGCGTGGCATGCTTGTGCAGCATAGTAAACTGCACGATCTTATATGGAATGCCTGCCTGCGTCAGCTTCCCTATACAATCTTGCAACGATGTATAGACTTGCTCTGCCCGCCTTGCATGACAATACGGACATATGCGACGCGTACACCGCTGTAGCGGAAAAGGCAATTTGATTGCACAGGGAGGACATCGCATTATGTATGCTAGTTTTGCTTCGTTCGCCAGCGATTCCATACCTGCCTCTTGGAGCTGCAATATTCGGCTATACCGCCAGCGTTTAATATGCGCCATGGCCTCGTCGCGGAGGGCCTTGCGCTTGACGTTGTAAGATAATACAGCCAAGGTCGACACGACGTCGACCAAGGCTGTATTAGATTTCGACCACGCCAATTTTGGCGCATCAGTTTTTTGCTGCGCCGTTTTCTTTTCCATCCTTATACGCCGCCTTCAGGGCCACATACAATACGTTAGATACCAGGTTGTTACAAAAGACTTCTCGCTTCAGTTTTGCTGCATAGCAAAGCTCTGTTACTAGGCCAGCCATAAGGCCAACCAGTCTCGCTTGTGCTTGCTCGTCGTCGACGTTATAGCCAATGGCGCTCAACATTGCCTTTTGTCCGTTATACCGATACATCCTTGCTTCCTCTTGCGTGACCGTTCGCGGAAACGTTTCCAGCTTTGCATCGCCCGCAAGGCGCGCCATCGCATCGCCGGCCTCGATTATGCTGTTGATTTTATACGTCAGCTCGCGGCGCTCATTATCCGGCATTCGCGAATTCGTAAGACATGTACGGATGCGACACAGATCCTCGCGAGTTAGTCGTTGCATGTTTCAAGCAACTGCGATGCAAGCGACCGCGCGATCTCACACAACTTGACTTGAACTTCAAGCAACTCGCGCTGCATTTTCCGCGCGCCCGTATTGGCGGCAGCCAGCTTGCTGCACGATTTTTCTGGCGCAGCTTCACGAGGAACACGGAGTGGGCCTACCGTAGGCAACACACACGTCACCTCCGCTGCTTGTTCCCGCATCCGCTTCGCAGGAAATTTCATTGCTTGTATGGCAGCCCGCTTTTTCCGCGCGCTCTTACGATAAGCGCTTATCACATTATCAACATACCCGCGTGTGACTTTGTGTTTGCTGCGTAGTGCCTGATAAATCCGCGCAGTCGTCCAATCCGGATTTCGCAAATAGAAACCCAGAATAATTTCCTTCTTCGTAGGCTTTTTGGCCATTATCTCTCCTCACCAGTGGTAATGATTTAGAAATGAACAATTTGGCATCGCTGCCGAAAAGCGAATTGCCGAAATATCGTGGTCGATTGCAATCGTCATGATGAGTGTTACTGCGCTAGAAAACCCCGCAAACCTAATCGACTGCAACAGCGCATCTATGCTATCCTCGTCACGCGTCGTCGGTATCTGCACCCATAGCCCATCAGCAGCTGGGTCGACCTGGAACAGCGGCGTCTCGTGCAGTTTATCAAAATCGCCTTCGGAAATATGGTGATTATTGATGCACCAATATTGATACACCACCATGCGATCGTCTGGTAGTTTATTCAACATCAAAATCCCCCGGTTTCCAGTTGTCGAGACAGACTAGATCCTCGCCGATATGTCGACCGGTCAGCGCCGCAAGCTGCTCCGCCGTACCGTCGTAATGCGTTATACGCAGTTCCGGATCAGGACAGCCCTTAGGACGCACAGCCGAATACGTACGATTCTTATACATCACAACATAATCGGTCCCAAAGTTGTCCATAATGCCATTCAACAATACGGTAGAGTTGGGCCTCTTTTTCCGCATCGCAGCAACCAGCATCGATACCGTAACCTCGGCGCGATCTGGTTTGTCGGTATCTTTTTTCGTTTTAGTCTTGATCTTTGGCATGCTTCTCGCACATCCTTTCTGCAACGTTTCGGTTTGTTGTCCATCGCTGCCGACTATCGATGAATGCCCAATGTCCGGCTACTGCCAGCAACGCACACCACCGCTTCCTGCGCTGTCCGCGCTTGCCGCGTTCGCACGCCAGTCCTGAAGTATGCGCTTCGACACGATATCGCCCGCAACGACTATCATACGCAATAGCTTCTCCGGTTGCCGTCGTTCGTTTTTTACCTCGTTTGAGCCATTCGATCTTGTTTTTCATTTTGCCCGCCCGTTATCCCGATTGGATTTTAACCCGCCGCAGACTTCGGCCAGTCTGTACTATCGGCACAGCCGCACCGAGTACCATACAACGCTGGCTTTCAGTAAGCTCGCAATTGTATTTTTTCAAATATATTTCAATGCGGTTCAGGTCATATCTCCGATCCCCCGCAATCCGGTCTTCTCGCAACTGTCGGCGATATGCCTCTAAATCATCGATATGATCACGAGCATCCGTCGCAGTAATTGCGTCTATAGCTGCCAGCCCCTGTATTATGCGCGGAACTATAGAAATATGCGTTTGCATTACTCTGGAAAAGCGTCGTCGCCTACGGAAGTTAGCAATGAACACACGACTATTTCGCTGCCGGCACAAAATTAAAGGCAAGCCAGCCTTGCGCGCATGCCAGCCGCCATCCACCGCCCATTCTCTATACCATATTTTCTGCTTCAGCTGACTAGGCGCGATATAATATATGCGCAACCTATCAATTTCACCTACACATGATTCAAATGAAAGTGTTGTACTCATCTACAGCCCATCGCCGCTTTAGCAATGGCGGCAGCCGCAATAGTCTGCTCGTCTTGCCACTGGCTCCGCTGCCTTCCGCATCGGTCTGCACAAGCCCTAAACAAATTCGGCACTGTTATAATGTTCTTCGCTATGCATGGATTTGCCGAACCGCGTGGAGTGTCGAATTTAAGCATTCGACTCGACAGCGAGACACTGACTTGCCATTTTGAATCATTCGGCACATAGAAAGCATACGCGGGGCCACCCGCTAATGTCGCCTCCTCCACAGTAATCTGGTTGTCACTCAACATACGTATCCATACCCTACAAGCTTCCTCTAGAACTTCGCGGGCTTGCTCGACTTCGGACATCGTTGCTCCTTTCTTTCAGGATTCTTGTTTTTCCGGCGCAACTTCGCAGTTTACCCAGTTTACCAGATTTGACAGCTCCATTACCATTGGGAGCGCATTGACACTAATAAAGTGACTAGTCACTTTATTGGTTCTTCTAAGATTCTCCTTACAGAGAATCTTATAGCGGCTGACGCCGATCTCTTTTAATTGAACGCATACAAGCGCCATGTACGAATTTGTCTGCCGACAGACAATTATTTGCACGAACACCCGATGCGCGCCAGCTCCGATATGATTTCCCCCTTTGTGTGGGGTAAGAGGTAGTAGTTAAAGACCTGCTGCAAATTATGATAGATATCAATCCATTCATTGCGTGTCATCTTGCAACGAAGTTCTAATCCCAACGGCCAACGAACCAAGAATTCATAATTCTCTCTTGTCGAAGCGCCCACACCGAAAACGACGCAATGTGAATGTTGTACGATACAGTTACTACCGGACACGATCCACGAAAAATGGACGTCGCCATTACGATTGCCAATAACATTATCGCCTTCGAAATGGGCCACATGACAGGCTTCACAGACATACGTATCAAGTTGTAGCATCTGTAACTGTGTGAAGTGCGAAGCAATAGGGCTAATTGCTGTAAAGATTTCCTTGTAGTCAGCCGTGCTCATTTTTCTGGTAGCAGTTCAAGCGATTCGAAAGGCTCGATTTCTGTATTGCATCGTGGACAACGATCGTTACACATGCACGACCAGACATCTTCCCATTCTTTACCGCACGTACATCGGTAGCGGTTTCGATAGAATGTCTTGTCCGAACATTCGTCTTCGATAATCCGACGGTAGTCGTTTTCATCAAGTTGGTATGAATCAAATGGCAATTCTTCGAGCGGTGTTATAGCAAGTGCTACTATACAAAAACCATCATTGGCTTTCCAGACTGCTTTACTGAATCGTTCGGTAAACGCTTCTTCTGTTTCACCGCCGCACAGAGTGCTGTCGGCTAAAGCAGTAAGACCACCTTCGTATTCATGCCAATCGTCAAATGGCCATTCTGCGCTAGCGGCAGCTTTGATTTCTTCAAAACGCGACGGATTCGCTGCCTTGATAGTCACGTACATCCCGTAACTTCTGCTCATTTCGTTTCCTTTTTCGTTTGGCTCTTATCTGGCGGCGCTATACGGAATTTCTCATCGGATTCGCAAACAACAAACCCGTCGAGACGATCTTGTCGATCTGCGGCCAGTTTTATGAGTCGCGTAAGCGCTTGTGCGGCTTCTCGATTGCCGAGGTCTTTTTTCAGCTGCAAGAACATTACATTGTCATAAGTATGTTCGGCGTACGGCAAATTGCATCTTGGATATGCGCACGGAATGGTATTTATTGTCGCATTGCCCAGCATTCCGCCACAGTGGTCCGAAGCGTGCTGTACATGCTTCGGACCCACTGTGAACGGATGCGGCTTGTGGTTCACACCAAACAAGTCTTTAACGACAAATTCGTCTTCGACCAGTGTTTGGTATGCCGCGAGCGTATCAGCATCAAGATGCGTCGTCATTGTTGTCGGCATCTGCTGGCAGTCCGGTGATCGGATCAACCATATCAATATTTTCTGCTGTAATTGGCGTGTTTTCGTTGTGTGGAATGTCCAACGGAATTCCCTCTTTTTCGATTGCTGCTTCGAGCCTGGTAACTTTGGTAGCAAGCCGCAAAACTTGTTTTTCCAGAACCGCGATGCGTTGCTTCGACGTTTTTGTGTTTTTCCGGCCACAGACTGTCGGCCAAGGTCGCTTGAAATCGTGTTTCATGGCGTGACTGATAGTTGCTGGCGAGATAGGGAAGCCGAACTTTTTAGAAGCTTCTATAGCAAATGCTTCTAGTGTGGGCCGCTCTTTTTCGATGCGCGGAATTTGCGTTTCGACCCAATTACCGACAAGGCGGTAAAGGTGGGCGGGTAATCTACGCAGTTTGGCGTCTGCCGTACTCATTCTCCTTCGTGTTGTGGCGAATGTAAAAACGATTCATCTAAATCCTCTTTGGCAATAGGTAACGGGCGCAACCGCCCTGCTTTAGCCTGCGCACGGCGACGAACGGCGTAGCGGCCGTGCTGCTGTCGTGGTAATAGTCCTCGTAGTACGGCCAAGCCGGCATCTCCGTGCTTTGCATACACGATATCCCCCAAAGATTGTGATCTGTCTTTGAGCACTATATCGATAAAAGCTTCCGGATCAAACGGCTTGGCATTTGTGCGCCAGACGGACATAAGACGGACATCAAACAGCGCCCGAAAAGCAAGAGACCATTCAGCCCGCAGCATCGCATTTCGTACTATGCACTTTGCGAGCTTTGAGTTTGCGGCTTTTCGCTTTATTGCCCTTGCTGCCCTTGCTGCTTTTGTTGTCTTTTTTCTCTTTACCATTGCGGCTCTCCGTAAGCGGCAGTTTCCAGATTGCAATGCACATTTTTTTAGGCGTACTAGCCCGCGGCATCTTTTGTCGGCACTCGCGATCAAGCCATTTTAGCAGCCTGATATATCTCTTTTGTTCCTGCTCAGCTTGCTTAATCCTGGCCGGAGATCTGCCTCGTTGCTCTTCTGCGTGCTTTTTGACTTCTGTCCAGAGATGTTTGCGCCAAATACACGTTGGCCATGCTTTAACAAGCGCATGAAATTGTGATAAACAGCGATGCTTGTTATGCCCAAATAGCGTATTGAATCGGACGACTTCCTCAGCGAGGATTTCTACTGTAGTTAGATAACTGTCGTCACCGTATAGATAATCAATACTGCCAATCCGCAGTTTAGATTTTCGACACAGCTGTTGCATAGCTACAAACACGTTTGCTATATGCCGTGTTTTATCAGGGTGCTTCAGTCTTTCGTTCTTACGCTTAGTCTCTGCTGCCTTTAGGGCTGCTTTGACGCCTTTCGGATTCCACTTTAGTGTGTACCACACGCGTGGTGGCAACTGTGTACAGCCGTAGTAGTAACGGCCGAATCGAATCGAAATACCGGCATCTTGCAATGACTTGCGAATAGAGCCCCTGGCCCCCAGTTGATAACGACTATAAACACTGGCATCGAGTTTGACTTCTTTCAGCTCCGCGACGGTAGCAACTAAACATTGAAAGTCTTTGCATCCGTTATAATCAACATACCGCCCGGGACTTTCTACAATCGTAAATTTTATATCAGCGTCTAGCGCCCGGGACATCTGGCTGCCGTAGTCGTACCCTCTCCCGCTTAAACAGACACGACTTAAATTTAGATGCGGCGCTGGATACTTCGTATCAAGCTTTTGGATAGCTTCGCCAACGGTCTCTGCAAAAAGAACATCGTCGGGATCGCTGGCAATAATGTCATCCCGACGGGGTGTGGCATGCCACACCCCGTCGGAATTTTTTACTATAGCCCAAGTCGTCTTGGTCATTAGACGGGGATGTTCATAATGCGTTGCGTGATGTTGTTACCGATGATCTCGATCATCTCGCGACCTTCCACCGTCTTAGCCGCTTGGCTGGCTGCCAATTCTCCGGTGATGGTCTCTTCCAGCTCCGGCACTTTAGACAGCCGTTTGTGCCATGCGAGCTGTTGATTTTTGATCACTTCGATGGCTTCACCCACAGCTTCGATTTTCTTAGCTGTAGTAAGCATGCCGGCCGTCGTTTTGACGGTGAACGGCACGCTGCAAACGTTTTCACTGGCAAGTGTGCGCTGTCGGAAAACTACGCGCACTTCAAGTGCTTTGGTCTTAGTGCGTGGGTTGCCCGGCATTTCCAGCTCGTATTCAACTTTGTGTCCAAAAGCAGCCAGTGCTAATGTCATTTCGTCTGCCGGTCCCGTTGCCGCCTTCTTTACGCGCGTCGCAACAGTATCGCTTAGTTTGTCTGCGAGCTCTTTGCGCTGTTTGTCGAGCTTGTCGATTTCGGCGCGACATTTGGCCAGCTCCTTGTTGACAAGGCTCTTGGCCCCACTCCGAAAGATTGCCATAATCTGGTCGGTTTGCAATGCAACTTGTAGACTGATTTGTCCTTCGTGTGTTTCCGGGACAACCAATTCCGTGCTGGTCGTTTTTGCTGATGCGCTTTTCTTAGCTTTTGCCATCTTGTTTCTCCGAATTCTTGTTTCGCTTGTTGTAAAACGCTTCCCACAGTGAGACATCGGTTACGAAGTCCAGCGGATCCATGCCCGCAACGACGCGGCGACTTCCGCGAAGAACAATAATTGTCGTCCGGCCATCATACTGCATGGCATGCTCGCCGATAACGACATACGGACTGGGCTTCGGACCAGACGCATAGCGAAAATACACTATATCGCCGCGCTTGATCGATACGTTGTCTCCCGTAACAATTTTCTTGGACGGAAGCTTGGTAAACTTCACGCCCGGGCATAGATCTCTGAGCATAATTCAGTCCTTAAAATTGGTTTGCTTGGTAGCGACCGCCGAAAATGCAAGATCGGATAAGCAGTAAGATAGTGTCGGGGCTTGCTGATAAGTTCCGACGGTTTCTGACTCGCATTCATCCTTGTGGAAGCCATTAGCTGTTTGCACGTATTCGCCGTTGAAATTCTGCCAAATCAATAATGGGTATGTTCAACTCCCCGGCTTTCGCAATTTTTTTACCTCCCGGCGACCGGCCTGCTACGATAAAGCTCGTTTTGCTAGTGACAGAACTGCTAGCACGTCCGCCATTTCGGATGATCAGATCCTTGATTTCTTCTCTGTTGAATTGGTCAAACACGCCAGTCGGCACAATCGACATATCCGCAAATACGCCGGCATTGGTCCCCGCCTGAGCGGGGCTTCCCTGATCCAGTCCGGATGCAAGCAGCCTTGCAACCAGCTGTTTACCCCTCACGGAATCAATGAAGGCGCCCCATGAATCCGCCAGGGCCGTTCCTATGCCCTCCAGAGCGAGCAGAGACGCCCGCGGGGCCGCTAGGATGTCCCAGATGGTCCCAAGGCGCCGAGCGAGCGTACGCGACGCTGTAAGGCCCAGATGCCGTACGTTGAGTCCGGCCAGCCAGTGCTCCATCGGTCTGGTTTTGGACTGCTCGATCGCTGCCAACAGCTTATCCCGCTTTTTCTCCCCCACTTTGGGGAGTGTCAAAAGCTCGTCGCTGTGTTCTGCCAGGTGATACAGATCGCTGACATCATAGAACCAATCAAACTGTATCAGGGCTTCAACCAGCGTTGGCCCCGTGCCACGAATATCCATGCACTTGCGAGAACAGAAGTGCTCGACAGCTGCTTGGAGCTGCGCAGGGCAGCTGGTAGTGTTGGTACAACGGACCGCTACACCGCCTTCGTCCTGAACAGCGACAGCCCTGCAAACAGGGCAGGTTGTTGGAAATACGTAGGGCCTCAGCGACCGTTCGCGCCGGCTCTTCTCAACCCGCACGATATGCGGAATGATTTTGCCGGCTTTCTCGACCACGACGACATCGCCGATTCTGATATCCAGTCGCTCGATCTCGTTTTTGTTGAACAAGCTGGCACGACTAACGGTGGTTTCAGCCACTTCTACCGGCGCTAATTCGGCTACCGGTGTAAGCGCGCCGGTTTTGCCGACCTGGATTGTGATGCCTTGCACGGTTGTCTCGGCTTCGTATCGTTCCCATTTGTAGGCAACGCACCAATTCGGATGATGGCCTGTAGCCCCAAGCATCATCTGCTGGTCGCGACGATCGACTTTAACGACAATACCGTCAACAGGAATGCCGAGCGCCGGCATGGCTTCAATCATTGTCGTAATTGCTTGCTTGACTTGGTCCCAAGTTAAGTTACAAGCGCCGCTTACACATGGCATACCGCGTACCATGAGTGTATCGAGAAAGACAGAGTGCGTCGTTGCTTGCGCGCTGAGAGGCACACAATGACCGACGCCATGCGCTACAAACCGTATCTTGCGCCGGTAGCATTCTTCCGAATTCAGTTGTCGAATAGCGCCAGCTGTACTATTTCGTGGATTAGCCGGCACTTCACGACCTTCGAGCTCTTCGTTTGCTTTGAACTCGGCAAAATCGGCATTTGTCATGTAAGCTTCGCCGCGTATTTCGAGAATCTCCGGCATTTGTACGCCGTCAATGCCTATGTTGCTGTTTAACATCAGCGGCAATCCACGAAACGTACGAGCGTTATGCGTAATGATATCGCCGACAAGCCCGTCGCCGCGGGTTACCGCAGATACGAGTGCGCCATGTTCATAGCGAAGTCCGACGGCGCAGCCATCAATTTTGTAGTCAACAGCGTACGATATAGGAACATCGCCGAGCAAAGCGACTACCCGCTGATTAAATGCGTCCAGCTCTTCCATGGTCATGCAGTTTGCAATGGACAGCATCGGTACAGCGTGTTCATGGCGCTCAAGCCCGTCAACGACGCCGCCTCCAACACGCCGTGTCGGACTGTTGGGGTCAGCGAGTTCTGGATTAGCGTTTTCCAGCTCTTGCAGTTCGCGAAATAACTGATCGTATTCAGTATCCGTTATGAGCGACTGATGATCGACGTAGTATGCTTGATCGTATGCTCTAATTCTGTTTCGCAGCTCGTATATATGATCTGCTGTGCGTGGACGTGCAATTCTAGGCATTATTCTTTTCTTCGTTGTCGTGGTTGCTTGATGTTAATTTTATGCAATACTGCACGGAGTACAGCTGAGATATCGGCCATGGCGGTATACAGCCTGTCGCGCTGCACATACAAGTCAACATCCTCTTCGAATAATTCATCCGCCAGGAACGTGAACAAACCATCGCCGCAATGTCTGTCGGTTCGTTTTAGAAAAGCGGCGGCCGTTTCATTCTCTTCGGGTGGATCGATCGGAAGCAGGTCGCTGTCCGGATACGCCGCGTAAAGGTCTTGAATCGTAAACGTCGTCATTCATCCTCGCTTTCTGGCCACGGTAGGCCACCATATAGATCATCGTCATCATCACCATTATCGGTATTAGGCTTTGGCGGCTTTTTCGTCGCGTTTTTTGGCACTTTAGTGATATCGACGGTTGCAACTTCTTTTGTGACCAGTTTCCATTGCGGGTTGATTGCCAGCCATTCGTCCCGCTGGTAATCTGCGACCAATGCCGGCTGCATGAGTGTTAGTATTAGACGTCCACGAGTTGTGTCGTATCCCGCGGCAGCAATGAGCGAGCGCCCGTCCAAAAACGGATGGCTGATCCAGTCGCCGCGTTGTAGCCTAATATGGTCCGGCAGTGTAATTTCTGCCTCGATTACTTCTCCCGTTTCGTCACAGAATATTATTGGCTGGTGTATCAGTGCGTAGTAGAATGACATCGACTATTTTCCATTCTTGCAGAATTCCATCACAATTTGCATAAACCGCCACTGCTGTGGTCCTGGTTTCCGGAGTATCGCGTGATTTATTGCCAGCAACCAACGATCGATTTTAGTTCGTTCGTGTGGTGTCATTACTTCATAGTAATAGCTCAAAACAGCAGCTTCTCCAGATTCTTGCAGGATTGCTGCAGCTGTTTCAATGCAGGCCGGACGACGTACTTTGGTCATGTTCGTCCTCCATCGATTAAAGTCGATATTGAACTGCAGCCAGTGGCGCTATTCGCGTATAAGCAAAGCATTTGCTGAATCACGAACTGCCCACATCATTGCCGATCAGGCGAGAAATCGTAGATGGTCACTCCTTCGGGTATTCCCGGATATTTGCGGCGTATTGCAGCTATAGCCCGTTCATATGTTCCTTTCAACGATAACCTGGCCTGCCTGGCAATTTCATCTACCAATATGTTGAGATCAACCACACTGCGTTCTACGTGATGGAAGGTAATGCTGTATCCGCTGCTTCGGTATGCATCGATAGCTGTCCATATTTCTTTATGGGCATGCCGCGACTCCGGATTCATACCGCAAGTGGCTACGACTTGGCTATCTGTTACAATATGGATTTCCATATTGCGGCCAGCAGCGTTGACTTCCCTCTTTCGTCTGCGCCCTGGGCCGTTTTTGTCCGTATACCACGCCAACAGTTGAATATACGGGAGCAGCTCGGCCAGCGTAATCGTACACGGGCGCATGGCACCGTCGGCTTCTTTGCGGTGTATGCTGTATCTATCAATAAGAATTCCGCTCCAGCCGGCTCCCATTTCCCAGCCCTGGCCAGAGCCGTCACCTACAATGATCGCGTCCCAGTCATTTGATCCTTTTAGATTCAAATGTCGGAGCAGCGCTTGCAATGTTGGCAATCCCGTCAGCTGTAGCTTTGTCCTGGTGCGAGCTTTCCGTCGGGCTTTTGTTGTGTTGTTTGCCATCAATTTCTCGGTTTAGTGATTGTAGCGCCTGTAGACCTTGCAGCATAGCCGCTTCTAGCTGCGCAATGAGGCCCTGTTGAAATTTGCTTGTCCGACAAACTGCCCGTGTAAGAAATACGGGGTCAGAGACCGGTCCAGCCAAAACAAAGGACGGATCGACGTTGTCACCAAGCTGTGGATGATAGATAATTATGCCTAGCATGCCTTCGACTTCAGGCGTATCGTCTATGATTTTGGCGAAGGCAGCTTGCAATTCTTCACTGATTACTTGACTAAAGAGCTTCGGTGTTTTGTCCATATTCTGTTCCTCGGAGTAATAGCGTTGATACTTGCGTGAGTGCCAGCCAGTACAATATAAACCTGCCGATACCTGCAAGCGCGGGCGGAAACCACAGTAAGACTGCATACATCAACAGCAACAGCCAAAATGCTGCATGGTAGCTCAAGCAAAATGCACAATTGATGCCAAAAGCAAACAGTGAGCCAAACCAAGCCTGCCAGCGACGACGAGGCGTCTCTTGCTCGTCGTCGATGGCAGGTGATGCCCAGACCGTAAGCCAGTCCCGCAGCTCTTCGAACAGACCGGGATGGAGCCAGGCATCCACAAGCGCGCGTGGAGCCAGCAATAGCGCAATCAGGTCAAGGCACTCTATTGGCATGACTCTACTACTTTGTTAGTCACACAGACCACGGCAGACGTGGTATATCGAAAATACGACAATGCCGGCAACGACTAGCGGGCCTAGCCGCTCTACGCCGCCTGGATGCAAGATAACAGCCAAAACGCAGACTCCGACGACGGCTGTTGCATATCCTAGAAACTGTGAAAACATCACGGCGGTCCTAAATGCCACGGGTCGTTGATTGTTAATTGTGTGCTCGGAGGCACATTTGACGGTAATGGCAGGGGTCGTTTAAGCGTCATGGTCTTGACAGGGATCGCGTCTAAGTCTATACGTGGATTAGGTCCGCGATGTGTCGGTTTGAGACCATAACGCTCGAGAAACAGCTTTGAAGACTGGTTAATTGTGGCCATGTATTGATCCTCCTGCTATCAACATACTAAAACCAGCTGTAAACTAGCAAGACCAACCAGCCTAGAATTGCAGCAATTATAACGTATTTGACGGGCGCACACCCGTCGGCAATCAGTTTACCGAAATCGTCCAATTTTTCACGATCGGATTTACGCAAATGCATACTCCTATTGGCGTTCCAGACGAGGTTTTGACCGCAGCATTGCGGACCATGGAAACAACATATGCCGACGGGCAGCAGCTATCACCCGCCGAGCGTGTCAGCCGTTTTGCCCAATTGATGTCGTTCGACGTCATGCACGATTTTGTGCCGGCACTAGGCTTACTGCTGAATCTCAAGGGCAAGCCGTATACCCTTGACAACTATTTTCCGTTCGAGAGCCTATTCCGCTTCGATCTTCCGAGTAAGTTGTTGTACAAGACAGGGCGGCAAGTCAGCAAATCTACATCGATGGCGGCGCACGGCGTAATAGTATCTGCGAGCATTCCAGATTTCACGACGCTATATGTCATGCCGCTTTACGAGCAAGTTCGCCGATTCAGCACAATGTTTGTTGCGCCGTTCATCGATCAATCGCCTGCCAAACGAATATGGCAGACCGGCGATACTGTCAACAGCGTACTACATCGTTCGTTTCATAATCGCTCCAAGATGCTGTTCAGTTTTGCGTTCCTTAGCGCAGATCGGCTTCGTGGAATTTCTGCAGATCGCATTTGCACTGACGAAGTTCAAGATATGCAACGAGACCACCTGCCGATTATTGCAGAGACATTGTCTGCAAGCAAATGGGCCATCAGCCAGTATACCGGAACTCCGAAAACGCTCGATAATACGATTCAGAAATTATGGGAGGAGAGCAGCCAAGCTGAATGGCTCGTACCATGCTTTCATTGTACAACAAACGGCCATCATACTCTGAACATCCCGTCCATCGAATACCACGCCGAAAAAATGATTGGCCCGTGGTCCCGCGACCTCTCAGAAGCAGAACCAGCGACTATCTGTCATAAATGCGGCGGCAAAATCTCGCCGCGTTTTGGGCGCTGGGATCATCGATACCAGAATCGTGTACGAGAATTTCCCGGTTACCATGTTCCGCAAATCATTATGCCGCTGCATTACGCCGATCCCGAAAAATGGTCTGTGTTGTTGCAGAAACAGCAGGGCAAGGGCAACACGCCGCCTAACGTCTTTTGGAACGAGGTATTGGGCGAGAGCTACGATACAGCCGCCAAAATTGTCACGCTGACCGAGCTCAATGCCGTCTCTAATCTTGGACCATGCAGCCCGCAGAACGCCCAGGCTAAAATGGGCAACTATCAGCTTCGTGTGTTGGCCGTCGACTGGGGCGGCGGCGGAGAAAAAGGGCTGTCCTTCACCGCCATAGCGCTTTTGGGACTGCGACATAACGGGTGCATTGATGTGCTTTGGGGCAAACGGTTGTTAACTCCGCACGACCATATTCTCGAAGCCATTGAAATCAAGCAATACTGGGATCTTTTCAGGCCACACATGCTAGCGCACGATTATACGGGCGCCGGCAGTTTGCGAGAAACTTTCCTTATCCAAGCCGGTGTTCCTGTCGGACACATCTTTCCCTGTGAATACGTTCGCTCTTCCAAACAAGCACCGTGCTACCATGTTGCGGCCACCGAACAGCATCCCCGCGACCATTACCGTGTAGACAAAGCCAGATCGCTGCAATTGACGTGCGGCATGATCAAAGTTGGCGCGTTACGCTTCTTCGATTCGGACTACGTCAGCCAAGAAGACCCCGGACTCATTCTCGATTTTCTTTCGCTGGTTGAAGACAAGGTCACAACCATGGCAGCCGGCGAAGTTTATCGGATCGATTGCCAGCGCGGCAGTACCGACGATTTCGCGCAAGCCGTGAATATCGGATGCGTAGCTACATGGTACCGAAACAACGCTTGGCCGAACTTGGCAGAGATGGTAGATATCGTATTGTCGCCGTCGCAGCAACAGCTGCTACGGCCGCTTACACCAGAACAAGAAACTGCTTTGTCGCCGCCAGACGATGCGTACGAAACCTAACTGTCTTCGTCGTAATTTAGCGTATCGCGAGCATGTTTGGGCAGCGACTGATAGATGTACCACAGCTTTTCGCAGATATCGTGGATATGCGTCGCTTGTTCTTGTGTCACATTATTTGCTGTCTCGTGTTTTGCAATCTGCTGCAGCTCTATGATTTCTGGTTTGCTTTTGAATATAAAAGCATGATGTGCTTCAGACACAAACTGCAGCAACGCTTCGAATTCGCACAACTGCGACATTGCAACGCCGCACAGATCGGCCATATGCATTGCATTCATAGTTGCACCTAACTGATTATTCGTAGGCGTTGTCGGTGTTGGCAGCATTTCAGTCTTTCATGCCACCACGATTCGATTACAAGCCAGCCCATCTGATCATTATACCGATATTCGCGATCTAGTGCATTAGCGTCTGCCAACATTAGTGTAATGTGCGGCGCGTCTACAGGCGGTAACAGATTTTTTGCTAGCAGTGCATTAACAACTGCGCGGGGGATGAAGATACCCGATACCTCTTTGCGGGCAAGACGATATAGGGACAGTTTGACTGTTTTATCGTTGTAGCCGTCCTGCTGTATTCCTAGCTGCCCGTCGACGATAAAGCGGTATAGCATAGCCACAAAGCGATCTGCTTGGTGTACCGGCGCATTGCCGACGTCATCCAATATGTCTGCTGCCGCATATACAATATGACTATTTCCGCCGTTTCGTTCGACCCATCGCGCCATGTCGCACAAAATACGCAAGCTAAAGATAGTTTCGGATGTATCAGTTCTGAGTTTCCGTGAGACAACATCGTGTAGCCAATGCACAAAGATTTTATCGCCGTCAATGGGCATTTCGGGGGGAATATTTAGTTCTGGCGTGTATGTTACAAAACGCCACGGCGACTGTATCGCCATTGCATCTGCAGCATAGCGATCTACAGGCAAAAGTACGTCCTTGTCTCCCAGGAAACCACACCAAGTTCGTATTGCCCGTTTATCCACTTTGTTGTGGACACTGAGCCATACCGGCCAGTTGTGTGTTTTGACGGCTGTCTGTATGGCTGCCGCAGCATTAAATGATCGCTGTGGCTTGTTTGGCACGCTGTACGCATTACAGCCGAACAGTTTTGCGATATACTGCCCAATATTAGTAGCGCCAAGCCCGATCAGGCCTATACCCGCCGGCCGCTGATTCAACGGGCGGCCGATTACATTAGCGCCAACGCATGCAGCGACAGCCCAGAATATCATGTTGGCTGGCGAATCGTGTAACAATGTGCCAAAACGCGGTGGTGATGCCGGCGGCATGAACGACAAACACGGCGATTCCTGGTCTGCCAATATCGATTTATGCAGCTGAACTTTTCCGCCGATATGCAATTCGTATTGGGGAAATACGAAGCGAGCCAGTTGCGGATTCCAGCCAAAACTACCAGCACTCACAATTGTTTCGGGCGGGCGCATCTGCAATGCAATATCGATCAGCTTTTTCTTGTAAGCAACATTGGCAATTAGCGGCTGCATACCTGCCGCACTGAGCCTTCTTGTTATGATTTTTGCGCCGTTCTGTTCCATTGCTTCAACGGGCTCGACAAACGGGATGGATTGTTTGCCCTGAATGAGTTTGCCCTGATAATAGCACTCATCCGGCTGATCGCTTCGCTGCACCAGATGTTCGATGTGGATGATGGTATTAGATACATGCTGGCCAGAGGCGTATTGCCATCCTGCATTGTTTTCTACGATCTTTATCTGGCCAGCATACGCGACATTGACTATATTTCGGCATTCTTCTGCGGCTTCCAGCGCTTCTCGCAAACCTCGCCGGCGGGTACAGATAAAATCTTTGAATATGGCATGTGGAATATCAAGCTGCTTAACGATGTTGATTCGTTGGGGCTGCGATAGCGGCAGCAGCTTTTGCTCTAGCGCTTGCTGCCACGGCATAGCGTGTCTGTGTATATACTGCAGCCAGCCCCGCGACGGCACCCGTTGCATATTGGTGGAGCGCGGACAGAACAGTACGTAACCATCTAAACGCGCAGCCATGCTGATAATATTGGCCGAGAATGTCGGGTTCCAGCATACATATCGAAAACCCGGTTGCGATGCCCACGTTGTATAAGCAGACAGCCAACGATGTGCGCCATGCATTGTCGTAATTCGCGTACTGTACGTGCTTACGAGCGGCAAAGGTAGTTCGTGATCCAACAGATGCCTTGCTTGCACACGGGCGGCAATGACCGGACTGTTGAACACGAAAACGGTATTGCCGAAGAGGTCAGTACTGTCCGTCGGCGAAAATAGCGTGTCGTACATAAACAGCCCGGTTTCAATGGTGGGCCGGACTTTGCGCGGTGTCTGGCAGTTGCGATACGCATTGTGGTACACAAAATCTTTGGCTTCGGCGTCGCGGCCAACAAACAGAAATCCACATATACGCTGTGGAAGATCATAAAAGGGCAAAACGAGTATGCCATTCCAGCCTTTTCCCGGGAATATTCGATTCGGCCACTTCGGCAATTTGTTTGGCTGGAACAATGCTGTGGCTTGTTTGTAATGGGCGCCGCCGACAAAGCGACCTCCGCGGCCCAGCCACAGCTTGAGCGGCAAATCTTTATGTAGCTGTAGGTTACACGCAATGTCGCCGCCGCAAGTGTTACATTGCACCAGATCCCGCCGCGCAGTTTCCCAGAACTCATTGACACGCTGTCGTGCGTCCAAATGGTGCTGCTGATAGGACGCTACACCCTCAATGGTGGTAGTGCTAGCCGGAAAGTCTACGCCGCCTTGCGATAGGCGTATAACAGTTGCAAGCATTGGCAACTTCCATACTTTGGCTGCCAACTCTACCAAGTCGCCAGTTGATTTACAGCCAAAACAGTGATGCCAATATCCGCCGAATATGTTATCTTGGTAGATGCTCAGATGGGGACTGCCGCATAGCGGACAGTCGACATCGAATGGCGGTGTCCCGGCTGGGGACTGTATATTCAACAGCGGTAGAGCCTTACACCAGTTTACAAACTTGTTGGGTGATGCCGGTACTTGGAATTTCACGGAAGGGTTCCAAATGACTGCTATTGATCAGGCGGCAGATTACAACGGACAGTCCATTCATCGTATCATTTCTTCTTTCGGCGCACCAGACTTTGTTAAAACTGCCAGTCGTCCGGAGCTTTGTGGAGAAGAAAATACGGCACACCATCTGTTTGCGGATGTAACCCGCAAACGGTTTCCTTGCCATTCGCCCGCAGCTACTTGGATGTCTGCTGCATTCTTCTACGAGAATCAAAACAGTTTCAATAAGCATGCCGCAGCAAACATTGCAAAACGCATCAGCGACAGCGCCAGGTACTTCAAGATTACGGATGCTGTCAATGACATCATCGGCAAGGTCACTAAAGCCGCCGAAGTCGACAGCAGCAAACTACCCGACGATGCATTTGCAATCGTCTTTGAGACCACTAGCGGCGAAAAAGAGCGAAGGCTGCCACTGCGAAATGCACAGGAGACCAAAACAGCTGCAGCTTGGCTAGTCAAATACCGCGACGATCTGGTTTTTGAAGACCGGCGGCAGATTGCAGACAAGATCATAGAAAAGGCAACCAAGTTTGGTGCCGACATTGTTGACCATCGAACCGAATTGGAAAAAATGGCCGGGCTCGGCGCATGCTCTGCGAAAGACGCCACTGCATTGATTCGGAGTCGAATTAACGCAATTGGACATACGCACAAGCCCGACGATCTTCAATGCGAGCTTCAAAAGCTTGCAGGGATTATCGAAGAGAAGCCTTCTCGCCTGCATCATTTTGGTCCGTTAACCAAGCTGGCCGGCATACTCGATCAGTTCGATCGCACATACGGGCTGCAGAAAGCCTACGGCAAAACATTGCAGCGGCCGGAAGACGTATTATTCGGCGTCACCGAAAAAGTGGCAGCAGAGCTAGCCGATGAACTGGTTGGCAGTACGTTGACGGGGAACTACTACAAGCGAGCAGATTTACAACGAATTCCGGTCAGTCATTTCGGCGATTCGCTTGGCGAAGATTTTGTCGACGCCATTTCTACAGCGGGCGCATGGGTTGATACTGAAAAGCTAGCTCGCGTTGTGCCCACTTTGCCGCTTGGAGATGCAGAACTGTTCGATGCCGTTGTCGCAGAAAACGGCATTCCGCCGTTCGCAACCAAGTCGGCGGCCGCCATCCGAATTCCGGACGCTGCTGAGTGTCAGCTGGCGGCTATGCATTCGCCGGCGCCTGGTTCTTTGTGGAATCACATACAATAGGCGCCACTTCGAAATAGGATTTGCAGGGGCAAATTATCGGTTTGCCGGCAGCGGTTAAACCTATTGTCTGGGAACATTTGCCGACGGCCGGTTTTATCGTTATCCGCAGTTGTTTACTTTCCATGGCTTAGCAAATATTCCTTGTCAGTGGTCGCTCTGGTAAAATCGTCTTTACGCACGAATACTCGCATAAAAACTGCGGTATGTCTATCAGGCTCGACCGCTATTAGATCTGATAATCGGTAGCGCACAGGCAAAACGATTTCAGTGGGGTACGCGAAACGCAGTGCTGCTGGTGCCGCAGTAAAAACATGGATGCCTTTCTGTACGCATATTTGTGGGCCGTCTCTGGTATCGGCCGGATCTTTACCTGGCTCACGTACGTCTCGATTGCTGATTATCCGTCCTGGCCGCCAGCGTAAGCGGTCCTTAAAGATTCCTCGCAATTCTTTCGTCAATACTTTATAGCACGTAAGAACTCGCTGCTCTTTGTAACTTTTGCGGAAAGCAATAGTTGCCTGTTCGTTGTAGTATAAACACATACGTTCTATCCAAACGGGCCTTAGTTAAATAGTGTCGGGATTTGGCGATAATTGTTAACGCTTTCTAACTGTTCGCCGTTATTTTGGCTTTTTCTTCTCCCTCTTCTTTTGTTGCTTGGCAGCATCCATGATAATGCTGCGGACCCGTAGCGACGTAGGCACTCCTGCAACTGGCGGCGTTCGATCCCGCGATGTTTTGTTGGTAATATCCGTCAGCGTGATTTTGGCGCCGCAGAGCGGATAAAAGCTGATCCAGTCCAGCACGTACGGACGGCTGCGAATGTACAGTTTTGGGTCTTCCCAGCGACTGCCGTCGAAATCTAGCACTCTACCGCGCATAAGCCCTTGTCCCACAAGATACTGCATAGGACGAGACGGTTTTCGCCTATGCAGCGCTGTTCGCCAGCTCAGATCTTCTAGTGGCTTTAACGGCATTGCGAAAGCTGGATAATCGCCGTTTTCGGCGGACCAGTATAACTGCGAGGCCGCTTCGGTACGGCTTTGGCGCGATAGCAGATTTTGCAGTCGGAGCAGGTCATTTTGTAGACCCAGTTCGTATATCCGTTTTCTACAGGACATACAAGTCTGCCGTTCGCATACTTGCAAATGGTATCCCGTTTGACGCGGAATACCAGATCCGCATACGCCGGAACGCAATCATCTGCATGCAGCTGCATATATGTCGTACGCACGCCCTTTACCTGTGGCGGCTTACCATCAAGCCGATCTGTCTCACAATCGGTACTCCACCATAGTACTACATTGTGCTGACGAGACAGCGCAATGAGTGCTGGTAACAACGAATTGCACCGCCACGCACGCGTGTATCCGTAGAACGTAGTAGAGCCACAACGGCGGGCAATGGCTTGCCATTTGTAGATATATGCCTTGCTGTAAAAATCTCCGGCTGGGTGCAGCCGAACTATACGCACCTTTTCTTTGCGAATTTGCTGCACTACCGATTTGACAAAATTGCGCTTTTTGGATGCAGCGTGTGCCTGGCGTAATGTCTCGCTGACAGCAGGCATTGCATAGAAGCCCCGCTGTGCGTAACAAACAGATAAACACGCTGCCGTGTATCCGGGACAAGTCTCAAAGGCCGGTAACGAAAAAGTATGAATTAGCGGACCGAGTTTTGAATTTCCTCGTTGTAAAAGCATTGCGTCTCCTCAAGTGCGATTGGCTTAGTGCCACAAAGCCAAACTAGTTTACTCATCAACTCGAATTCTAATACCGCGCATCATGCGTTTGCCAGGAATAATTACTTGGCCTCGCCGCTCAGGTGCGCCAGATTCAGACACGAACTCCGAAATAGATGTCATGTCTGCTCCTCCACACTTCATTGATTTTTTTGTGTGTTTGCATGCGCGATTGCCGTTACGCTTAAAAGCCCATCCGGGACAATTACATGAGTATGTATTGTCGTCCCAGAGGACAGTGCAGTACTTCGTATGGCCGTTAGAGCTCATAGGCTCTTTGATTTTTAACGGCTCGCAGACGCGCCCGTCGGGGTTGTATTTCTTGCCATTCTTGAAACTGGCTTCAGCCAATGTCTTATTCCTCCATCATAAAAATAATTTTTTCACAGGCACTCCTTCCGGTTGGAAATCAGACCGTGCTATGAATTCTGTCGGAACATCGTTCGGTTGGACTTTGATAATTGGTACTTCTGCAAAGAACTTGCGTAAACAAGCTTTACAGTAAAGCTCTTCATCGGAAACAATGACGTCGCATTCGATGCAGTAGGCATCATTTTCTTTTTCACGTTTTAATGCTAAACGTGCCAATGAAATTCCTCTTCTACCAAGGCTTGCCAGTCTGTTAGATTCTGGAAGTAGTCGTCTTCGTTGTCGTACTCTTCTTTTGTGGGAGGCACGGCATCATCCCCCTCAAGGTTTTCAGCAGCCCACTCTTCCAAATCGAAATTAGTCTCCGCCCCGTTTTCGATGATCCAGCCCATAAAACAACCGTCTGTAGATGTACCAACAATGGCGCCCTGTACCCTACTCGCAGGCTTTTCTTTTCCGGCTTTTTGATCTTCCTGGGACAATTCGTTAAGAAAGAAATCCGCCCGACTGAGGTTCCTATAATGACAACAAGGAATCTCAATCGCCAAATTGATCCGGTCGATGTTGGGATCGGCATCTTCATTGTCGCAAATGCGGTTGCTATCCTCATCAACGAAGTAACCTTCCTGATCCAACCAACCGTCATTTTGTAGGCCGGTAACGACCCTATCAAAACTTTCCTGGTCGGGATATGTAAGCTGGCCTTGAATTGTTGCGTAAAAACTCATTTGATTTTCCTTTCTCCTTAGATAACAGCAACTCGGCTGTTCGTAGATCGCTATTCCTCAATATCCGCCCACTCCAACTGCTTAATGCATACGGGAAAAGAGCCAGCCCGGCTGGTAAGGCCGGGCCGGCCCATGACGCAGGGTCGCTACGCCTCAGCGGATACAGATTCGGGCATCTGTTCCGGCTAAGGCCGAATACGAATTCCGCGAAATTTGCGAACTGCCGTCAAAGCTGCATTTGCATTGGCAGCTTGTTCCTGTACGTGTCGCAGTGCGCCTGCAAGCCTAGCGCCAATTTCTTGACTCGCATTGACTTCTTGTACGGTAACGTGCTGCAAAGCAGCCTCGCCTTCGCGAATACGCGCGAGCAGCTCGTCGTCGGCAAGAAAACTGAAGCCTCTGACTAGCTCGAAAGCACGCTCGACTGCGCTGATTGTGCCATTACGGATAGCGCGCCCGGACCTGATAGCCTCTAGCAGATAATCGATAGCATCAGCAAGCTGCTGTCGCGGTTCGGTGGCAATACTGTCCACTAGACGGGAAGCAATTTGATTCATTTGCTCCCGGGCCTCTCCAATCAGCGCCATGGCCGATTCATCACCGATTCGATTGACCGGATTGCTCATTTCGGTTAATAGCGTAGCCATTATGGCTGCCGCTTCTTCGTAAGCTGTCGATGCTGCGCTGCCAGTGCCTGTTGCAAGACGAGACAAATCGGCCTGCATAGAGTCAAGCGTTTGGACGACTTGCCGGATTTGCTCTGCTGTAACGGAAAGACTCATTCCTCCGCCCATCGGAAAAATGGGCCAACGCATTCCGAACTTCTGGTGGATTTGCGACTCAGTCGGAATTTTGCGAGATGCCTTGTCATATAGCTCTGGGCCGAGCTCTTCCTGCAAGTTCTGTAAAATGTTGCCGTATTCCAGGATAAAATTATCGCGATCCGTTTCCAGGGTGTCGCGAAGCGCGTGTAGTTCTTCGAAGATAGCGCCAGCGCGGCTTATTGGTAAAATTGCCATGCCTTTCGACGCGAACGCGAGAGAGGCTTTGGCCAAAGTAGCGCGGGCTTTGCTCTCCGTTTTCTGAAATTTCGTATGCCATACCCGCGGCATGAGTGTCCACTGGGGCTTGTTACGGAATTTCTCCGCGATCTCCAGGTTCTCGCCGCTGCTACCAGCGCCCGCAACCTCAACAATGGCGTCGCTGATTTGATACTGAAGTTTAGGCCACGATACGTTAAGCACGACCAGATAGACGTGCTTACCTATCTCTTGAAGGAGTTCTTCGCCTTGCAGAGTCTGCTCAGTCATATAGTTCCTGTTTGGTTACTTGGCCGCCGTCTACAACGCGATCTACTATCCGTCGAAGCAATCGTCGAATGTATTTGCGCAAGACAGGATCGACAAACGCGGCAGCTTTTCTGCGAATCAGCTTTGCATGCAGTTCGCGTTTTTGATCCAGAATGCCAGCAGCCGTTCCTACGATGTAATCCGCTGTTGTTCTACATATGTACGACTTTAGCGTAAAACCACCAATACCATGATGCAGATTGTAGCTTTTGCACTTACGAACTTGTTTTGCAAAAGCATCGACTATATTTGTCGTAATCGGTATGCCTGGCTGCCATATATCTGGCATAGATTTTACTTTGGGTGTGGTAGATTGTTTTGGCGCAACCATTGTATTTCTGCTGCAAGAGCATCTGCGTGTGTATCATACGGGCCGAGTACCGGCCCGCCGACGGGCAGCATATCTGCCCACCAGAAATTGACAAAAGTCTCGCGGTCGATATGTTTTAAGCTTGCTGCTGTACAGAAACAGCTAGTCAGACGGTCGCGAACGGCAACCCTCGCATCCCACGACAACGAAGACCAGGATTCGATGTGGCTATTACGCCATACTTGCGTCTTGCTGCCAAAAACAGTCAGCACCTTGTCGGAGTCATCATCCACAAGGTGCCGACTGCTGCCATCGGACTCTACGATGACTTCAAGCGTCCGGGTCATGTCCTTTGCCCGTATTCATTTCGATCGCTACATCTTCCAGGTCGTAAAAGTCAGCCGTTTTAGTCTGATACAATGCCGGACCTAGGCCAGCTTCATACGGCTTTGTCAGTTCCAGGCATCTACCGCCCTTCACTCCTTCGACTGTCATTTCCGTTTTACCGTCTGGTGAAACAATCATGATGATTTGTTGAGGCATATTTGCTCCAATTTGTCTGTCGGCAGATAAATTACAATGTAGGGGCAGACGTGCCGCCAATGGTATTGGGATTATCGTCCAGCGCGGGCAAGTCATCACCTAGCGTAATTACGCATTTGATAGACCCGTCATCCAGCGGGATCTCTTCGAATTCGTGGCCCTGCTCCTCGGCTTTCATTTTGGCATTTTCGATAGCGTAGTATTGCGACAACGAATTTTGCATCGCTTCGTCGCCCCAGCGGCCTTCATAAGTATCGGCTGCAATTTGTCCGGTTTCTGTGTCGATTGCGACATCGTATCTGTAGCCTGGCAGGCTGACAAGATGGCCGGTAGCTGAGGCACTGAACTGTTTTACCGTGCCCACGCCGTTGTATGTTGCTCCGGGAATACGACGAATAGCAGCTTTGAGTGCTTCGACCGAATATATTCCGGCCTTCCGTTTTTGTGTGTGGCTCAATGTTTGCTCCCTGATTACAGTGTATTGATATCGACGTTTTTGGCTGTAGTTTGGACGCGCCGCGACTGTCGTCCCTGTTTGGTCTTTTGTGATCGTCCGTGAACAGGTGTTGTCCGTTCCCGGCAGAATTTGCGGATTTCTTCGAGATCTGCGCCGCATAGCCGCGATAACGGTACCAATATTTTCGCCGCTTCCAGCAGATCGTCCAGACTCGGCGCCACGTCTTCGGCAGTTGGCGAAGCCGGGGCTGGCTCGTTTGCCTTTTCCGTTTCCGCGCAAGCCTGGTCGTAACTGTCCATAGCGCGCGAATACGCATTTGCGCGGGCGCTGCGGATCACTTCTTCGATCTCGGCCGGAACGAAACCATCGGTTATCGAGCCGGCGAGCGTTTTGAGTCCTTTACCGTACTTCGCAGTGTCGATACCCCGCTTTTCGAGATGGATCCTGGCAATCTTCTCCCGAATTTCTTGGTCCGGCAAATCCGTGCTAAAAACGCAATCGAATCTGCCGGTCCGTAAGAATTCCGGCGGAATACCAGCTGTGCGGTTCATGGTCACAATTACGAACGTTCGATTAGCGTCTTTACTGCGAACATCGCGGCCGCTGAGCCAGCTCAAAAACGTGCTCAACATTCGGCTAGATACGCCGCTGTCCGCTGCTTGATTTTCGTGACTGCCGGCAAATACCTTGTCGATTTCATCAACCATCAACAGGCATTGCGGCATGGCGTCAACCATCTGAATAGCACCGCGAATTTTCTTTTCAGTGCCTCCGACAAATTTATCGAACAGCGCTGCAATGTCCATAATAATCAAGTCCAAACCGAGTACTTTGGCTGCAGCTTTGGCGATCTCTGTCTTGCCTGTCCCCGGCGGACCAATGAGCACCGCGCCTCGCGGCAGCTCTTGTCCGACTTCTTGCGCGTGCCTAGTATATGCCCGGGCGCGCACAGTCAGCCAAGAAAGAAAGGAATCGAAACCAGCAAAATGGCTTGCCAGTGGAATTTTTTCATTCGGAATATAGGTTAGACCCTCCATTTTCCGAATGACATTGGCTTTCTCTTTGGCAATAATGTCAAGGACACTGGCGTTCAGTCCTTTGCTGACGGTTGTTGCATAGGACATAATCCTTTGGGCTTCTTCGGACGATGTGCCTAACAATCCGCGGATGATTTTGTCCTTCAGTTCGTCGTCGCAATCAGCGACGTCGGTGTCCGGATTTGTTTCGCGGAGCGATCGTTGTATCCAGGCAAATACGTCTCGTTCCATCTCGTCGTAATCGGGCAACGAGAAATCTAGCACATCGCAATAATCTTTGATGTCGCTGTGCGGCGTGGGTGTGTCAGCAAGGATTATGATGGGTCTGACATGCATAGTGTTGTTGAGCTGGTTGGCTTTTGCCAGCTCTGCAATACATCGCCGCAAACCATAGTGTGCTTCGTTGTTAATGAATTTGTGCAGATCTCGCATAACGGTCACACAGTTTTTGTTTAGCCCATCGCCGTTTGCAATAGCTTGCAACGCTTTCAGCGGATCACACAATTTCTTGCTTGCCGGGGCAAGCTCGCCCGTACTTGGGTCAAATTGTTCGGACCATGTAGCGCCATGGACAGCATCCCAGTAGTAAATTTTGGAATCGGGCAATTTGGGTATGATAGGCGGCGACGCTTCAGCGTCGCCCTCGACTGTCTGTGCTATCGTTCGTTCACAATAGCCCTCGTCGCCTCCCGGCAAATAGATCCAAAGTATGCCCGAGCCACATTCAATTTTCAATTGCAGTATGTTGCCAAAGTTAGTGTTACTCATTCTCTCTCCTGATCTGTCGTTCGTATCCGTATATTTCTTAGCAGCCTTTGCCGCTGTGGTGAAACATATGTCGCAGCGGCGGATTCTTGCTCTACTGCTTCGACAGTATCGTGCTGCCACCGACCACTGCGAAATGCAAAGTGTACTAAAAGCAGAATGTTGCGTAGTTTTGCCGGTAAGTCTGCCGGATTGCGATTACTATGTATGCCGTGTTCAGCAAATATGTTAGTTATCGAATCGGCGAGCACTATTGCTGCATCATTTTCAGTCTCTTGCTCCGGGATATTCGCCTCCAGGGCGAGATTCAGTGTTTCGAGCACTTGTTGTTCGCTTGATTCTGTAAAAGCTACAACACTTTCAAGCCAGGCTTCAAACGATTGTCGAACTGCGGCAGTCGACAGTTCGTGGAATTCTCCGATTGCAGTGCGCCGGATGCTTTCAAAGGTACGAATTATTTCTGTCATCCGGCCGATGTTGGCTGGCGCCGTATTCGTGTCGCCCATGAGCGCATCGCGTGATTCGCGTACGTCCAGTACTATTTCCGTACACGCGCGCACGATTCGCTGTTGATAGCTAAGGGCGGTCCAATCGCGAACGTAGTTGCGAATTATAGCTCCCCAGCCCTCTGCGCGCATTACTGGCTCTAGTTTGGTGCGGTACCAGAAGTCATCGGGCATATACAGATACAGCAGAATCATCTGCGGATCGGCAGTACAGACAAGCACGAGATCGCCGACATTTAACGCTGTCGGACGGCGGAGTGACAAATAATCGCCCTGATAATGTCTGGCAGAAAAAGCTGTAGGCGATACTCGCATAACACGTTTGGCCCATAAAAATCGTATGGGAACACACGCGCGCTGCGCTGATTGCCATTCGTCCGGCAGGCTGTCTGTTGTTCGCTGGCCTTCTACTAAATACGTTTCCAGGGCGGCGTCTAGATGAGCACGTACAACTCGCTGGCCTTGCGTGTGCTGTGTTGCCCGATAGTCGCCTGTTGGCGCATTCGGATCGCGGCTCATGTTAAGTCCTGTATTGACAACTGCCAGAGTTTATCAATCTTGAATAGTAAGGGGGTGTGTTTCTTGCCCCTCTTCTTGTTCGATATGGAGCTGTGCCAGCATCTTTTTGATTGCATCTCTCGGATTTCCATGTAACAATTCCAACGAATCAAGCTGTGCGAGTAACAGTCGCAGTTTGTCTTTTACGAGTTTATTGATCGTTTCCGTTTTATCTCGCGCTATATCGTAGATCGCATTGAACATTGCAGGGTCGTCGGAAAAGGATGTTTGAATCTGATCCCACAGCTGTTTGGCGTCAACCAGCTCAAGCCGCAGAATATCTGGCGGTACCATAATGCCTTCTGCCTGAACTGCCTGTTGGATGTATTGCAGTATCTTTTCTGCAAATGGCTTGGCAGGATTTGCTGGTGGCCATAATATCAGAGCTTCTGTAATTCCCCAGGCTACTTCTGTGGCATCCGCAGGATCAAACACGCGCGGATCGAACGTGCCGTTATACAAGGTATTACAAAGCCGAATGAAATCAGGGAGACTAATATAGAAGATGTCCGATGTGACCAATTCGATAGCCGCCATCAGTTTGTTGAAGTTTTCTTGCGGAAATGGAATACCAAAACTTTGCTCAACTTCCATGCGAATTGTTTCGGGATCCCACGACAGGCATTCGATACCGAGCCGGTCAACTGCTAGTGTCAACAGAATTGTTGCCAGCGTTTCGGGATTCGCTATTATCTTCTTGATCTTGTCTGTGGGCTCCATTTGCAAGCTCCCTTTGAAACTGATGCCATTCATTGGTGGCTAGTAATGCCAAGTTATAGCTGACACCTTCAAACGTCCATGGAATGTTATCGCGCTGCTTGCATTCCTGGATATCGTAATATTTGTTCCATTGCGGCCATTTAAGGAACCGCCGATCCGCTAATGCAAAAAGCGCAATGTCTGGATGTTCATTGCACTCGAGCTGTTGTCCTATCCGATTGCCTACTGTCGTTATTTCGGCAGCAAACATCTGCACGATTGCCAATACCTGACTTTCTTTGAGGATCCCGGCTGCTATCATAGCAGCATAGAACCACAGACCAAAAGCTGCGCCGAACGAAATTACATCGTCTGGCTGCCAGGACGATCGTCGTTTCGAAGCGCCCGGTTCCAGCGCATTCAAAAGAATACGCAGGCCGAGTTGCCCTGCCTCTGCAAAGCACGCGTGCCTGCGTATGATAAAACCCAGAGACACGTTCACTTTGGGCCTCAAAGCCTGTTAGCGAACAGGAACTCGGCACGATAGCCGCCAAGCTTTGTATTGGGATTAAAAGCATCGGCGTCTCCGAGTATGTCGTCCGTTTCTGCGTTGACGGGATTGATTGTCGGCACTTCGCAAAATCCAGCATTGGAAAAACCATTCTCGCTGGCAATTTTGACGGCCAAATCCCGGCAAGCCCGGCTTTCTGCCTCTTCTCGCGTACCGGCATCAATTACGACTTTGAGCTTGCCAGCGCCGACACCTGTTACAACCCCGGACAACTTTTCTTTACATTGCAACATAACTATCTCCAATCCAAGTTTACTCAGATTAACAAAAATCGGCCAGTCCGATCTGCCTAGAAATAGTATGACATATGCTGCTATTGCATTCAAGTCCCTGATAGCTAAGCCAAAATGTAATTATTTTACGGCTAAACCGGAAAATCCCCCGCCGTCCACACATGTTTGGGGCTTCGCCTTGCGGCTCCAGCGACCCATCCATGTGTGGACGGCATCCCTGCTGATCGGACCGTTAAGTCTTTACCAGTTCTGCTGTCGCTGTAACGACGGCTCCGCTCTCTTCTAGTGCTAATGCACACTCGGAGCAGAGCTTCTGTGTAACTGGCGGGCTGTCTTTCTGGTAGATATAGGTTACCTCGTGAGTATCCTTTGTACTACCGCAGCCCTCGCAGACTGGTAAAGTCCCAGCCGACAAATTAGGTAAATTTGCCGGCTGGGTTTGCCGATTTGCCTTGTGGCTAGGCCAATCAGCTTGTGGCGCAGGAGGAGACGCAGTGCCCCGCACCACTTGTTTTGTCTCTGCTTGTTTTATTGCGTCCTTCAGGTGCACGATGTACTCGCGAACACTGCGCACCGCCAGAACGCAACAAATTCCGATGACTATATTTATGCTTGTCAACTCCCATCCCTGAGGATGGGTATGGTTGAGCGCGATGATTAGTGCCAGTCCTAGGACTGTAAAGAATAGATGTTTCATGTGCTCCTTTCTAAAATGGCGAGATATCCGCAAGCCGCTCGCATTACAGCATTGAAGTATTGCCAAGTCTCTCTAGAGATTTGACACGTCCAGGACCGGCGGATATCTCGCGTGCATAGTATAATGCCGTACTATTAAAAGGATTTGACAAAGTCGGCCATTACAGCCGGCGCAGCAGTGTCAAATCCTACAATATCCAGCATACCAGGATCCGACGCATCAGCCACGCTATACTCATTAGCCGCAAAAGCTACTGCAATGAGTTTTGCCGGCCGCTGCATTTTTTCGCGATACTGTTGCAGCGCTTGGACTGGATGGATGGGCCCCACCCAGTGCTCGTTGTCCGTATAGACAACAAACACGTCTACTGGTAGCTCGTGTTTCAAGGCATACAGTATCGGGAGCGAACAGTTTGTGCCCCCCGGCCGGTATCTGTGAGTCTTGCGTACGATTTCCCGCATTGGTGTATTCGGCGGGTAATCCACGGGCACAACGCCGTATTTGCACCCGACCATGTCGGCATTCGAAAACACACACGTGTGTGTGTTCGTTTCCGTCCTGGATGTAATCATTGCCATAGCAGCCGCCGCTTCCCTGGCATGCAAAAACGTGCCAGCAATCACGCTGGCAGGCCACGCCATGGACGCCGAAATGTCGATTGCCAGCAAGTGATTCTTACCAGTGCATTCGACACTTTGGAACGTGCCGACGAAGGCATCGTCCAGTGCGCCAATCACACTGTGATCCGGCTGCCAGGTCAGTTTACCCCTTAGGCCGCAGCCCGCAGAATAAATGCTTGCAGCCATTAGTACAGCCATCGGATGCACGCGCTTACTGCACAACCAGTCATGATCGTTGAGTTTCGCCGTGACCGTCTTAGCTGCTTCCGACAAAGGCACTAACAGCTTGACACTTGCCAGCTTGCCCAGGTTTCGCAGTAAGGCATGCGGAGGCATTTGTTCCAGCAGCGCCTCCCACACTTCCGGTGAATTGAGCGCCTCAGTGGGCAAGTGCTCGCGTTGCAGGCCGTATTCCCGGATCATTCCCGGGAGCGCCTTTACGGGCGCGCATTTTGCCTCTTCATAGGCCTGGATGATTTGTGGCCTATACTGCGGATCGGATGGAAAATGGCCATCCGCTGGCGGCGATTGTTTGCCAGTGGCCCACGCAAACGTTGCAGCCATTGCATTGCTAGTCGGCTTTGCGTGGCATTTTCGCAGGATGTCACAGTGGCTCCACGTGGCCCCTTTTTGGCCTTCGCGGACACGTCGGCTTCGGTATTTGCTGACCTGAAAAGCCAGCGCATCGACATCTTGCTCTGTGTACCAGCTGGCCACGCTATTGCGCAGCTTGCTGCCCCAGCCGCGGAAGTGCTGGACCATGTCGCAGAACTGCATAATGTGTGCGCCAATTCGGCAGACCTTACGTAGATTGGCTGCGACCATGTCGACGCATTGTCGTTCGGCAGCCAGTCTTGCAAGGCAAAAGATTGCCGGATCGTTCTTTGGCGCTCGGCCGGAATCGGACACCTCGACGACCATATCGACGCACCGTTTCGGATTTTCAGCCGTGCATTCCAGTAATGCCCGGCAGTTCGAAATGGTCAACTCTTTTTCGTTGGCATAGTATGTGCCGCCCTCGTTGCCGAGGATCAAGAATCGTTCCAGTCGTTTCCAACAATCGAGTTGGAAACCAAAACCGCCTGCACGATTTGGCACTTGGTTTTTGCCGGGGATCGGCTCCGACGATAATGTTTGTCGCGTGGATGTGTGACCAGCATAATCGGCCATTGGATACTCCTCCTGGCTAGAAAAGGAACGGCCGGGGCATTTGCCCGGCCGTTTACCCGGACGCTTTCGCGTCCTTGCACATGCAGATAACCCTCTCGAATTCGGCCATCACAAGGGCTAATTGATCACGAAAGGGAGTGGCAGTCGGCGGAGTCGAACCGCTTTTATCCTAGCTATGCTAGAATCGTGTTGCCGTTACACTATTCTGCCAAATACCATATTGCAGAGCTAATTGGTGCGACTGGTGCAAATTTACCATAAGTTAACCCAGCCTCTTCGGCCCTGCAATAGGGTATAGTGCACACTAGCGGGGCCCTGCTAGTGTGCAAAAAAGTCCTCGGCTAGTTGTTGAAGATCGGTTTTTAAGCCCGGGGTCGAACCGGGATCTCCGACATTGTCGGTGTTCTACCATTGAACTATCTTCGTTTTGATGGTAACGATAACGATCTTCATTCGGCCGAGGGGATCTCCGAAATAACTTGTCGTAGCTAGTTGGATGGTTGGGGAGGTGATAACGGAGAACCCAACCATTTCGGCCGCGACAAGTATCCTCTGGACAAGCATACCCGGAGGAAAGCATACTTGTCAATGGCTAAAACTATATTAGCCATCTCTGTTCCGCAGAGGATAGACTATTCACAAATCAGCATTACTGGCTCATTAGCACATCAAAGAACTAATAGCACTGTAATACTGATTTGTTTTTTAACGCCCCGGCAACTGTAGTTAGACAACAGTGCCGGGGCTCGGCGATGGCCTTCCTGTTCAGGAGGCCAGGTGTTTTACCAGCTGCGGCGTGATGCAGCTAGTAATTGGTACCCGCATACCATGTAATAATGCCCGAAAAAATGGCGATTTTCAACCGTTTTTGGGCCAAAAGCGACAACTTCTATATGATCTTGTCGACGATTTCACCACGCTTATTGCGATATCGGACGCTTAATTTGGGCGCATTAAGCGCGTCTTTGATTTTTTGAAGCCTCTTGTTTGGCAGCTTCGTGAGCCGCCTGCGGATTTGATTTGTATCGATGACGGTTTTTGTTCTCCGAGCGCCACAGCCGCCGCAGCCTCTTCGTGGTTTCTGCTTTTGCAGAAATTTGAATTCCTTAACCAGTGCCTTATTTTTTAGCAGTCTGCTAATAGTATCTTCGGTAACGCGCATGGTCAGGCTCCTCCAGAGATATCGACCGCGGCGCCTGCCACCAACGTTTGGCCCGCGACAATCGATCGTACGAGGGATGCCACTTCTTCCTGAATTGTCTCCCACGCATCTTCTGCCTGCGACTCAGTATCAACGATAACATCTATATAATCGAGCCGCACTACTTGCGGATCTTGTTCTGGATCTGGTGTGTACCTTGGATATTGCTCCATGTCCGGCCAAGTACAAACGCCCGAGAGTTCGTACTCGTTCTCGCCGGATTGCGAGTTGGTGCGTACGACAGTATAACGGAATATTTCATTCTGCATACCACATGCGCCCGACGCGACGACGCGCAGCCGAAAACCGCGATGTCGATTATAGACGAAATCCGACTGGCCCCATTGCTGCAGATGGACACTAACTTCGCCTGGTACACAGCTGGAACTGGAACTGGAACTGGAACTGGAACTGGAATCTGCCATTGAAAGCCTCCTTTCTGAAATCCGCCAAAATCAAAATGAATACACCAAGCCACCAAATCGCTGCAACAATTTAGTCTTTGAGTAAGACACGGGAAAGTTGTCGTCCCATTTAGTCCTCAGTGTAATGCAGTTGGCTTTCAGGCTACGCACCGAGCCAACCACTGTTCCTCTTGTTCTATGACTGGATTTCACTAAATCATAGTGGCGAAGACCGTTCTTCTCCGTACAAGTCTTGGTTGGATTTGCTTCCCAAACCTTCGCTCGTCTTGGTTGGATTTGGTATTCATTTCCAACCAATTTGTTGCTCTCTACTATCGCACAAGCGTCATGGCTGTGTTTCTTGGTCAAGCTAAGATTGAGCCGAGTTTGCTTAGTGATGTAGCCGAATGTCGCCTCATACATCAAACCTAACTTTTGTACTTGTTCTCTGAGATAGGTCTTGCCAATTTCCACCAAAGAGAAGAACTTGCCATACTTGTATTTTGCGTGATTGAAACCAACTTCCTCAACCTTGACTTTCACGATGTTGAGTCTTTTCCCTAAGTCCTTGACTACACGCAAGATACATTCTTTTCTTTGTCTGATACTTGGAGCAATCTTTGATCCAGCTCTATTGCTGAACCTTGGTTGGCGATTTCTAAGCCGAAACCGTCTGGCTCTGCGATAATTCCGTCTTTCTTCTACTTTCCTGCTCACATCCTGCCTGTGATCCAGTTGAGCGTGAAATACTACTTCATTGGTCTTGGTGTTCTTGACGGCAATGCCAACATGCTTCGCACCGTCGTCAACGCCAACCTCAAACTCTCCCACGGGATTATCTACCTTGCGGTTGAGTTGAATCGTGAAGGGAACCACTTGCTTGACCTTGGCTTTACCTTCACGCAGTAGTTTCCTACTGCGTGCTGGATGCGTTGGTAAGAGTGGTTTGCCTTCACTGTCTATTACAAAAACAATACTCATTTAAGAGTTCTCTCCTTTCGGGATATTGTTGTCCTCGGCCATGTTGCCAACGGATTATCCAGAACTGGACACATTCTGGCGTCCTTTATGTTGGCTAACGTAGTTGGACGTTTCACCCAAACAGCAGGGCTTAATTGCCAACTCAGCCTCGAAGCTCTCAAACTACGTTTGATTTTCATGGATTTTCACCGATTTTGGTGGATTTCCATTAGCTGTTATAAGCTCCTTGCAAATGGTAAGGCCTTATTATATCAAGAATGCATTTTTTTGAATACACCACCTGGCTGCCAGCCCTGGTCGCCTGTATGGATTTCCTCTAGTCCCCGTCTTGCGGCAGATGAAGTTGCTATGAACTGGTTTTTGTTATTCCAGCTGCCCATATGATAGCCTGCTTGCCAGAGTTGTTCGCCAATCATATAAGCGCCGCCATTTTGGCCGATTTCCGGATCCGGAATGTTGGTACGCTGTACAACATCTCTGGCAATGGCCCAAAAACCTCCGGCCGGAAACTGCACATATTCGCCATTGGGGGATTCATTTCCGTTTCGTGTCTGGAACAGTCGGTTGTGGTACCACGGACGGCTCCGAATCCAGCTAACCTGGGCTTGGCTCAGTTTCCAGTAGAACTCAGCCCCGACTATTCGCGCTCCATTGGCATAAACGCTGACAATTTTTTTGCACAGTTTGTCTAGCCAGGCCGCATCTTTATTTGCAATGGAATCGTCGTCGAACCATATGATCCATTTGTCGGTAATAGGATCATCTTGATCGTAGAACAGCTGCCGCATGGCCGGATATTTTTTCATGTTTGTCTGGTTGACAATGATTTTGTGTATCTTCTGCTGATCTTTGAGTCGGCTCAAATATTGCAGCGTTTCGGAACAGACTTCGTTACAGGCTATCCGGATTTGCCTATGCTCTGCTTGCGTTGTGCTCAAAATTGAATTGAGACATTGTTTGTGCAAATGGAAATAGTTGCCATACATCAGTATGCAAATTGTCACACGGCCGCCAATAATCTTGTTCTTTATCGCTTCTCCGACCGGCAATGTATGGTTATTGAGGCCTTCGAACTTGTTGACGACTGTCGGCGGTTTGTTTGCCGCATGGCCTGCGTGCGTATCGTTTTTGATATCTACCTGGAATAGATCCAAAAAAGCTGGAGCCCTTGCCGGCGGCGGAATTGCTTCAGTCGGCGTCTGCGACAGCGTGCCAGCTACAATCTCTTTGCCGTCAGGGAGGCGGATGCGCGGCGGATCGCCTATGGGCGGCAGTGTTCCACATTTGTAATAATCCATGACTGCTTCTACCACGTGTTCAGGTTGAATCATATCCAAGCATTTCGGATACAACTGTCCATTATCATCATATACAGCCGACTTACAATACATACGGTGTTTGTCTTGCTCCAGCTTTGATACTTTATTCTGCCAGCAGCCTTTACGTTCGCAGCAAGGCAGCAACCCTAAAGTATGCAAGAATCTATGCGGAACAGGGTGCGGTTTGCAGTGCGGACCGAAAATCTGTTCGTCTACATTACAGTATGCCTCCCACCACCAATGTTCGCGGCCACCCGCAATGACAACGCACGGCGTATGCAGCGCTGCAGCAATGTGGGCTGCAGCTGTCACATGGCAGATTACACCGTCGGCGTGATAAATCATCCACAACATGTCACGCAGATTGGTTTTACCCACAACGTTTAATACGCCGGTCATGGGCGGCTGCGTATGCCCCCTGAACAGTGCTCCGTCCTGTACGAAACGAATACCGAACTGCCGTAACATGTCTACCGTCTGTTGCCACTTGAGCGCGGACCATATTTTGCAGGTAAAATCACTTTTACCTCCCGTAATGATATACCAATACCGACCGTCAATAGGCGAATTCTGTTTTTTATAATCGCTCAAATGCAGGTCGCCGTGTGGCTCCAATACAGGCACGTATTGTCCGATTTTTTCGCTCAAATCAGCATGGAATGCCGAAATGAAGTGCATCGGTTTTGTATTGGCTTTCGTGATATACTTGCCGTAGTCCAGCTTGAAGGCCTGCATGCCTGGTGTATTATTTCGCCCTGTTCGTCGGATATACGGATTATTCTTCCACATGGCGCTGCAGGACGTATTGACATAGATATCGTATTCGGGATGCGTCCTTGCCAAATCGCGGATGCATGCAGTCATGCAGACAATATCGCCCGGCGCTCTATCGTGCGTTAGTAAAATTGGTCGGCCCATAAATCACTCTAGCTGTACGGTTACAGTTTCGGGCATGCTAAGCCCAGGCAACGGAACAATATCGATAATCAAAACGCCGTCCATCAGTTTAGCACTGCAGACGGCCGGATGCGACGAAACGATGCCTAAAACGGCGCTGATTTGTGAAGGCAGCGTAGCGTCAACTATTTTCGTATGGTTGTCTACGTTGAATGTTTTATGCATCAGATAAACGCCACATTAAGCGTCCCCGTCGGCGGCGGACCAGGGTAACCAATATTTACGATGTATACGCCTGCTGGATCGATCCCGCCCGGGCTTCGGAACAATGGAGGATCGTTCGGATCGCTTGTTTCGCGGATACCGTACTGAATGCCGTCGTATACAATCCAGTAGCTGCCGCCGTCCTGCAGGTATCGTGGTTGTCCTAATGCTTCACCATTGACTGAATATGTTCCAAGTACTGCCGGCACGACGGGCCCCGCCAGTTCAGTAACTGCTAGCAGTAATAGCGCGCCTCCGATAGACGAGCTAGAAAAGCTAGACGAGCTAAGTGAGCTAGATAGGCTGGATATCGAGCATATCTCGCATGTACAAACCCAGACGACTTCGCCAAAGAACCGGCCAACAGTGCACGGCGGCGGGCTTGTATTACTGCTACTAAAAGGCACCCACCAGCCAGTTGTAGCGTCCTGGCACGTTACTGTTTGTGGACAATCGCCGTGAACGACAGGCAATCCGTAGCTGGCGCAATTGCATGGACACCATATCCACTGCTCACAATCTGTTTCTAGTAAATCGAGCAAGGGCTCCATTGCGCCACTGCTGGACGGCATGGGCGGTACCGGACCAAAAGATGGCTGCGACGGCAAACTACATTGCTCTGGAGGCGGCATCGAACAACTCGGCGCATCAAAACCGGTATCTTCGCAGACGGACCAGGATAATGATACGGAACTGATAGACGGTGCCGAAGACGATAAAGAAGAAAACGACGAAAGCGAAGATAACGATGATAATGACGACGACGATATCGAGCTCAATGAGCAGCAGCTGCCAGTAAAGATCGTTTCGCCGTAAAATCGTCCGACTACGCACGGTACTGGCGCATTGGCATTGCCGCCGCGAAACGCCCAGTAGCCGTCGCCGCTGTCACAAGTGTCTCCGGCATACGGACATGACAGGCTGCTACTGCCTGAATAGGGATATCCAGAATAATCAGGTAAGCACGGACACCATGACCACGCACCAGCGTCGCCCGCAGTCTTTTCCGATATGATTATTTCTGGAATGTAACGATCTGCAGGATCTCCACAAACGGTTTTATCAAATTGCCATGCCGCAGGCGGCCAATCTGCTAGCACATTATCGCATGCCCCTATTGAAGATACTGGCGCAGAGCTACTGGGCGTTGAACAGTTCGGATCGCGCGTCGGACAAAGCGAGATAATGGATATTTGCCCATAATAATCGCCTGTAATGCACGGCGGACCAAGTGCTTCTTCGCCGGCTAAATATAGCCATGTACCGTCACCGGAGTTTTTGTCGTTGCATCTGTCTCCCATAGGACACGGTAAAGCGCTCGACGACAGCGACGACTGACAACTGCACGGACACCAAATCCACAACGACGCGGCCTGTTCGAAGCCCAGAGATTCGCTAGACAGGCTGGGCAGCGAGCTGAACAGGCTGTTCTGTGGCATACACGATTCTAGGCTGTGCTGAATACTGCAGCTCGGTATGGAATATGACGGGCACGAGAACAATAACGAGTTTGCAGATGCAGACGGCGGGTTAAAAGAGTAGCTCCATCGAGAAAATGTGTCGATACAATCGTCTAACTCGCTTGGCGACAATGCAAGCAATGCATGTAATTGCTGTTCTGGACGTAATGCCGCGCTTCCTTGCAGCGTAAGCCGTAATTCTGCCATCCGTCAGCCCGTATGGAATGTCATCCTAACAAACGATAACTGCAACGCCATGTCGATAGTATCTGGACAGCCCGATACAGAAGAGCTAGACGACGATGCTGCGTTGTAGTCCACGGACCACGGGGCTTCGTTGTAGCAATTGGACAGCCACCAAATTCCATGGATGTTAAATCGGACAACTTCGGGGCTAACTCGTCCGTATATCTGGCTTTGGCCATTAACGGAATCCGATCGTAGTAATTCGAGCAATACAGCCTCAATAGGAATTGGTGGCCACAAAGCTGATAAGACTGAATCTACGGCCAAATTGTAGCCGAACCAAGCGTGTGCTGGCGCATGTCCGCCGAATGAAGAATGGTCAGCAGGGAGCCAGCCAGGCAGCGTGGCATCTGGAACAGTAATGACATGTACGTCGCCCGGTGCCGGAGAGTTGCATACGCCGGCAGGCGCTGCTGTCAATGCCAGGCTAATATGCTGATGATCTTGTGCCATTATTCGGTTCGTCGGGGTCACCATGACGCGGCCATCGCCGAGATTGCGCAGCACGAGTATGCTTGCCGGCGGCGATTGTGTTACAAGCCTGCCTGCAGTGCCGGCAGACAGATAATAACGGCCGGCAACCGGCGCGCCTGCCACAGCCTCGACCAGCGATACTGTAGCAACGCCGTAAGTTAGAAGCGTTGCAATAGCGCTGCCAGCTTTGCTATAGACAATGCCGACTACGTCTGCGGAGTCTGCAATAGTGACAACACCAGCGACAGTCGTTGTCGCAGCCATCGCCTTTTCGAAGCGATTGGTAGTGTAATTCCAGTATACCGGCTGGCCGACTTTAACAGCCGGGTCAACAGCCTGGTTGCGCAAGAATACTGCTTCGCCGAGCCCGGCTTCGTCGTATATATCCTTAAGGTACTGGATATTGCCTTCCAGCTGTCTATCCGGACCGCTGACCGATGCTGCCCTGCCGGGAGCGCCGGCCTGAATGTGTTCGATTGCTTCTCTGTATACCACAGTCATCCTTGACCTCCTTACGGCACAAAACGGATCTCCGCGCTGACATGTATTTGACCGGCTGCCGGCTTTACCATTTGATCGGCAACAGCATAATAGCCGCGAGCGATGACGATATCTTTAGTTGCGTCTCCCTCGTCTGTCGCCGATACAAGGGCCAGTCCGTAGACCTTGGAATTGAGCGCATTCGAAAACGGCACGCCGTTGACGCCTGCCGTACCTGCTGTCTGCGCCAAAAACGTCAATTCATTGCCGTCGACGCCTGCTGTAAAATAGGCACCATAACCGGCAGCAATGCTTAGTGTCGGATCTCCGAGCAACGGTACGCTCAAATAGTCCTTGGGAGCTAACAGGTTTTGGTAGTACGTCAGATCGGCGTACTGTGTGAATACCGGTACGGATACGGCGGTTGCGGGCGTTGCAACGTTTTCGAATTCGATGTACACCCGATTGATTTTGTACGTGGCATCGCCCAGTCCGAGCGTTTTGGCGATGGCAAAGCCCGATCGAACTAACTGTGTCAACATTCCATGTCTCCTACCAGATACTGATTGTTCCTAGGATACCCCAGATGTCTCCGGCGATCGGTTCGGCGCCGTAGCCTATTCCTACTCCGCTGCCGCTCATAGTAACAGAACCGGACAGCAGCGGCAGCTCGATTATTACGATAACGGCTGTGTGCGGCGGCAGGATTTTCCTGAGCCATACCTCAGTCGACGTATTTAGTGCATCTTCGCTAATTCCGCTAGCCTGTATCACGATTACAATGCAATTGTTTCGCAGGACGTGGGTGACCAGGAACTGCATTGGATTGATCGTGGTCGGGACGGTCCCGTAGAAGGCCTCCAGGAGCTCGTATAGCGAGTCTCCGTAGACCAGGCGTCTTTGGTGGACTGTGTCCCAGAAGTCCTCCACGTCGTCAGGGAGGCCGCCCAGCGGCCATTCTACGCGTTCATTGCCGGCCGCTCCGGTGACGGTCACGGCTACGCTGTCGTTTACCCATGATATTTCCCCCTGAAAGACGGGTGCGAGGAAGCCCTCTGGCAGCGTAATGGCCCCTACGTCCGGAAACGTAGTACCATCCCGAATATCGTACGCCACGAAGGCATCAATTAGCGGCTGGCCTTTGTAGACAGTGTCTCCGATGGTTACGGTCGCTGTGGCGCCCAGCCTGTGCTCGTAGACGTGTTGATCTGTGATTATCAGCAGGTGCCTGGAATCGCTCCAGATGTCCATAACGGTCTCTGTATCTTCCAGGACCAGAGGAATGCCATATATTTCGGCCACCATAGTCTCTACGGGCAGCTGCGAAGTGCCTAGTACGTGGGCGTCCATAACTTGGTTGATCAGGTTCTTGTACCCTTCGCTTGTATCTAGTTCCAAGCCCAAGACATAGCCGAAATGGTTGTAAACCAAATCCCAGTCGAAATCTGGCTGGCACAACCAAAGCACGATTTGGGTGTCGGATACAACGCCGTCGCTGAATTCTGTATTCTGCGGGAACAATGTGTTACTGAACGGATTCGATACAAACACCAGAGCGCCTTCGGTAGTAATGGTAAAATCGATATCCTTGTGCAATACAACCGAAGGATCGGTAATGCGATTGGTAATGATTTGCACGTCGTGGAGGTCAATGGAATCGACGACGTCGGCAATGCCTACAGCAGTGCTGGTAATGGTTTGATCGAACGTAAAGCCCGGAGATGCGTCAAAAGCGGGAAATGTCGGCGAATCGAAATAGAGAACAGCCGTTTCTGCTGTCATGTCGGACGCCATAGCATACAGTGCATACCAGTTGCGACGATGCCAAATAGGCATATCGATGCGGCTTATCAGTTCTCCGGCCTGTTTCAAATCATCGAAGGCCTGCTTGGCTATCTGCTGCCTTGCATCCACGCGGGCTTCCAGAAAATCGGCGCCGGCATAAACGTTCGTCCACAACGATCCGAGCAAGCTCAAAGTCTTGTTCGGGTTGTCGAGATCGTCTGTCGGATATGTCCAGGACATGCTATGCCTCCGCTACGACGACGTTGTTGATCGTGATTGCAACGTCGTCCATGTCCAAAATGAATATGACTGTACGGCTACTTGTGAAATTGGCTGCATCATCCGGAATGGTCAATGTATCGCTGCTGGTCAATACCGCTAATGTACCATCAGGCTTGCGGAGCTGGCCCAGCATGATTATCGAATCAGTGCTTACACTGGCTGGCAATAGCGGCTCTAATACAGCTGCCAGCGAGCTGGCGTATAGCTTGCCTGGGAAGCCTGTCGTATTCACATAATCAGCGAGCGCATCGGCTAGCGTAGTCTCATTTACTGTGGCGCTGGCATCTTTTCGCTCGAGTGTTACGCTAAGCGATACGAAACACGGAATTGCACCCTTTACCAGGTTATCGCCAACCGGATTGCGAACATCGCGAAGACCCAGAAATTCCTGTACTGGCTTTACCAGCGGATCGCTTCGTACCGTGATATCATAATCTTGCGTAGTTACCCCGACGACCAGGCCAGCGGTAGCAGTGTCTGTGTCCAGGAACTGGATTACTGCTGTTTGGTAGCGGCTATAGACCGCCTCCAAAGCTGTTTCGACATCGGGTATGTACGGCACGCCATCTGCTTCGGTTAAGTCGACGCCGCGGGTATCGGATGTTACTGCGTAATTGGTGCCATCCGCTGCGCTTCCGGCAGGTCTGATATTGGTAATATCATAGAAACCAGGCGCGTCGTCGCGGACAATCGCGGCCTGCCAAATGCCGCCGTCGACTGTGATGCTAACCAGCGTGGCCGTTTTAGTCAGTTTGGTAGATGCCGGCTGGCGTTGGCTGCGAAGATACATGTCTGACCGACCGCCGCCCGAAACAGGAAATAACCAATGCTGATCGCGTGTCATTTCGACATCGCCAAATCCGATGATCGACATTGCCAGGATATCGTCAAAAGCGGCTGTTACCATGGAATACACAGAAGTGTCGGCATTGCGGACCATATTCTTAATCATGCTGCGATTTGAATAAGCCTTGGTTGACATGCCGGATTCCAGCAAAGCAATGATTTCCGCGCTGGTCTGGGCATCGAGCCCGCCTGTAAAATCAGCGGCTGCATAAGCACTGACAAAAGCGCTGACTGGCAGCGCGGGTGTCAATGCGTCGTCCTTTTGTAATAGTGAAGCCGACCCGGCTACCGATGCTGTAACATTTATGGTAAATGCCCAGCGATTTGTGCCCACTTGGGTAAGCAACCGGTCCGTCGAGCTTGTAACTTGTGCGGCTGTCAGTCTTGCTGCATAAGTGTCATCGGACGTATAAGCGCGGTCGCCAACGGTAAATACCTGGCCCTTGGCTACGCTAACTGCCAGTTGTTGGTTGAGCACTATGACAACTTCGCCAGCTGCGTATGATGCCGCTCGTCGTGTGATGCGATAGTTGGACGCTACATTATCTACCAGGTCGTCGTCAGTGATTGCTGAATTGGCTTCGATCAGTATGATGCTTTGTGACTGCCGCACACGATCAGCATTTTCGCCCTGCGCAGCGCCAAGAATGCCGTCCAGCCCGACTACGAGATCGCTTACGACGCCTCGTTTCATATCTACGGCAGGAAATCGCTCTTGTACGAGCTGCGCAGATATTGCAAAAGCCTGGGCGACATCGTCATCGTCCAGTTCGCTCAGATTCTGTACTTCCAGCGCCATTTCATCCCTCCTTGGGAATTTCAACTGCTAGGCATACTTCGCCTTGTGCCCGGATCAGTTTTGCCAGATCGCCGAACGGAATAAACGCATGCCCTCCGCGACCCCAGCTTGTACCCCACGAATTAAGAATTCGTACTAGACGTCGCCTGCAATTGATGCCGGTAAGCATGTAAGCATGTCCGCCAAGCAGTTTGCCCCTCGCGCGGATGATGCCGTTTCTCGGGTTATTCATCCTGGTATGCCAGTTTGTGCCTACTACAACGGGACCGATATCAAGTAATACTCGTTTGATATCCTGAAAGTCGGTTGTCCAGTGGTAGCTTTGGATGTATCCGGCTTTTTGCAGCACTTTAGCGCCGGCACGCACGCTGGTACCTTCATAGGATTCGCCGGGCCACTCATCTACTTTCTGGGCTTCATTATAAATCCATGCAGGATTGATGCAGGGCTTTCTGCGAGTTATCGGCCTTATCGGGCCGGCTTCCAGCCATCCTGTCCATGCAAACCCTACGCAATATGGATGCGGGCCTTGGTTGCCGATCCAATAATTGTCTTTCCAATATCGCACTTGCCTAGCGGATGCGCGAGGTAAACAGGCGCGCATCGGATACTGCTGGTCGCGCTTATCGGGAGCATAACGACGACCGAGTTGGATTTTGTTCATTGTGGCACCATGACTGGAATGGGAACAATTATTTGTACGGACTCTGATTGACTCTGAATCACGATTGTCAGTTGTAGCTTGCCGTCGCTCAACGTTACGGCGCTTAGCATTGACGACTTGTATCGCTCGTCGTCTGGCTCGCTGCCTGTCTCTTCTGCTATTAGCTGTTGTCTTGCTTGCAATTCAGCAATTGCAAACTCGGAGTAGACATCTGCTTCCGTATGGATCCAGCCGCTTCGCAGCGCCAACATGAACCGCGTGCCTTGCTCGATTTCTTTGCCCCAATAGTTGTATACGATGGAGTCTACTTCGTTCAGGAACGTGATCATGAACCGCTGCGCTAGTTTTAGAATGCCGGTGCAAATCGTGCCGGACGTACTGGCATCTACCATGACACCGTCTGTGCTGTCGACGGACCATGCCTGCATGTCAACCGTACGATCTTGGTATTGCGCTACAGTCATTATAGGTTTCCGCTGTCTAGCATATTTTGGATATACGATATGATATCGCCGGTATGAATACCGTTGGCGTGCCCGTGTGCCAGTTTTCGTCCGGCTGTATGGGCGTGTGCCCGCACGATAGTCATGTGTCGCAATCTGAACGCTTTTTCCATCATTCCAAGATAATTTATTTGGAGCGTTTTGCCAGCACCAATACCGACTTTGCCGCCGTCGGCAGCATTAAGATTGTCTTTTGCCTCCGTGTTCAAATCGGCGCGATCGAACGGCTTTGTCATGCCTGAAATGTTCAATGGATCGCCGTCCCAACCGCGGGGTGGTGGCAGCATCCACCGCCGCGGCTGCGTCGTGCCAGACAGGTACAATTGTGCCTGGTAATTGCGGCAGCGAATACGTTCCATCAGTTCCTGAAATGGAATTGCTGGCTGTTGGCTTGGCATTACATGACTCCGAAGTCTTCTAATTCGTCGATTTGCTGCTGTATTTGTTGCATCCGGTGGCTGACAGCGCCAGGTGTGAGCCGTAAAGCGGCAGCGATCGCTGTTGCCGACATTTTTGGATGTCCGTGTAGCCCGAATGCACGGTCCATAATAAACTGGTTAGTGGGATTTGTCTCCCCGTAGACAAATTCGAGCTGGCTGTTGTCATTGATTGTCGGAGGAACGATGGCAGGGTCATAGCCTTCGCTGCCTTCGCTGCCTTCGGAAGCGGGGCGTGCAATTTGCCCCTCCGCAATGGGGGTTTTGCCACGTCTGATGTATTCTAGGCGACGTATCGATATTCCGGTATCGTCGGCCAACTCAGTATCCGATGGCGGCCTTCCCAATTTCTCTTCCAGTGCCATTGTTGCAGTGTTAATTCGCATCTGGTCTAGTGCTACTTGCTCGGGCATCTTGATGATTTGGCGTTCTTGTCCAGCTGCTCGGCGAATGCGCTGCAGCCGCGACAACAAATGCGATCGCAATGAGCCTCGTAGCGGATCGTAACTCGCAAAGGAATCGACGGCCAGCTGTTTAGCCTGCGATCGCAAATTTGGGCTAGCATTGCCGCCGCCGTAGCTGCGGAGTGCATTGGAAATTACGGGCGTCACTTTACGAAGCAATGCGCCAGTTGTTTGCTTATCGGGGCGCTCACTCCATGCAGTGAACTCTGATTCGTATTCTGGTTCCAATTTGGATTTCATAGAGCACCTATGCTTGTTGAAGCATGTAATCGCCTACCCAAATTCTGTCGTATAGTGGATGCCTTGCAACCGAAGTATCGTCGCTAGCATTTTCAAGCGCTGTCCGGATGTGCGATAACTCGTATTGCACTATGGCCAATGGTTTTTGCGCAGAAATCCCATAACGGACTCGTGATACTGTCGCCCATCGCGGTTCTCCGTGCGGATCGACGCCGGCAAGAAAAGCGCCTGCCGTGCCTTCAATTTTAACTGTCGATCCCGGACAGACATCGAACCGGAGCGGCCCGCTGATTCGTCCGGATCTGTGGTGCAGCATTTCGGACACAAAGCTGGCCTGCGCTAATCTATCTAAGACGGTTTTTTGCTCTGCTTTCAGTGTCTTTGTTGATTTTGCAGTGGGTGGTACGCCCTCGTCTGGCCAATTAGGCCCGTCGCCTCTGACATTACCTCCAACACCAACAGTCAAATCCGAATATGCAGATGGCGGCGCAAATTCAGACAACCATCGCGGAGCTTGTCGGATTACTACTAAACCGTCATCCCGAGCGACATACCAGCCGCCCATATCGCCCGGATCCCAGTCGTTTGGCTCTTGCACGTCGAAATGGGCTCCGCCGTGTCCGACATTAAACCCAAATGCTCGTAGCGGTTGCTGCAACATAGCATTGACGTTGTACGTATCTAGATCTCTGGCCAAAAAAGTGTAGTTGATGCCCCAGGGATCCCAAAAATTCCGCAAGCCAGCCGTAAACGGCACTACGAGTGCTTTATGCGGAAATGGAATGACTGCAAAGCGATAGTTTGGTGCTATACCGTGTATCAGTTTGTCCCAGATATTTGTTTGGGCCAACGCCGACATCGTGCCGAATACATCGTTGGGTTGCAATGTGCCGTAGACGATATCGTTTCCTATGGACTGCGCTATAGACCCCGCATTACTTATAGACGGATCAAATGGTAGCATATCTCCCTGGAACATATTCAACGCTGCAGCTGCATCGCTATTAGCGCTGTCGTTGTGATTTCCGCCGACCGTATTTTGGTCCAACCGCCGCGAGCCTACCAAAAATTCCAGCCAGGGTTTAATCGACTGCCCCCATAAATCGTTTGTGATTTTCGGACCGTCGAAGAATACGTGCCCCATCGTAGTTGGAAAAATATGCGCCTGCGCGCCCTGTTGCATCATCAAACGTTGATTAAACGTGAACGCCGACGGATTTGACGGATGCGATCCTTGGCACATGGTTGAAGCAAACGACAATGCAGACAACCAATGTGTTATTTCGAGCGTCATCTGCAGGCCGTCATAACTATGCCGATAGCCGATACCGGTTACCCAGCCGGCAAAAAGCAAGTACGTACCGACTGGCAAGATTGTATTGGTTGCTCCCGATCCGTATCCGACCTGAATATAAACGTTCGTCGGAATCATGATCTGCGTTTCTGTAGCAATCAGGTGGGAAGTTGCCGGCAGCAATGTGCGCACCTCGCGCCCGACCGGAATATTGGCGATGGCCCGTGGAATTTCATTGATTGAAAAAATGCACTGGAAATCCACGATGTCGACGATTTCACCGCCGACATTAGCCCACACACGTAATCCTGCTGTTGTGTAGCTCATTTCTTAGACAGTAAGTGCGGCCGTACGATAAGCCAGCGCTAGCAATAAACCGCCCAGCTTGTAGGCATATTGCTCGTGGCTATTCCAACAATTCCACCACGTCAAATACGGTTCGACGGGCGTTTGACCAAACAACGCAATCTCGTCGGTGTCTGATACAACATGCTGCAAAGTAGCGAGTATTTCTGCCATGTTGGTAGTTGGCTTGGCTGTTGAAGCTATTGTCCAGCTGTCGACAACTGTGCCGCTGAAATTGAAATACAGCGGCGAGCCAGACAACGGAATCAGGCTACTCAGGCCGTCGGTAACAGTATAGGCTTGCACTGCCATGCCAGGTGTCGGTGTGAACTCCTGGATTGTAACCGTATTTCCAGCGTTTACAGTAACTTGCCATTGCCTGTAAATGATCCCGTTTGCTTCGTCCGGTACCGGATCTCCGATGATTGTAAGCGTGCCAGTTGTGCCCGGCGCATCTGTTACAACAGAGCCGAATGCGCTTGCCAGCAGTTCGCCGCGGTCGAACGGCAGATACGTAATCCTATCATCTACATAGGTGACGTATTCTGCCAGCTCTGTTGCATGTAGCACTTGCATCAGCTGGTACAGGCGAAAATTCAGCATCTGTCGATCCGGCGTGCCGCCGAATAAGACGCTGCGTATTTTGGCAAAACCGGCCGGTAACGTGCGCGGAAGGTAGTCGGGCGAAACATATTCTTCGGCCAGAGTGTCTGCAGTACCGTGTCCGGTTTGGTTCAATAGCAGCGTCCGAACGTAATTGGGATAAGTGCTCATCCTGCAATGCTTCTATATTTTAGGGTAAAACGGGCTAACCTCGATTTAGGGTCCATGAGCTGCATGTCGATTCCAACCAAGAAGCCGTAGAAAACGGCAAGTCCGACAGCGATATAGATAGGCGCACCTGTCCAAGAAATGGCGTTATAGGCATAGTAGCCCAGCGTGTTCGAAACACCACTCCAGTTATAGTAGGAACACGAGCCCACGAAAGTGACACCGGTAACGGTAATGTCGCCCATCTTTTCGCCAAAAACGTAAACATAGGTGAAGTTTCGCAGCGTATTCAAAAACTGATAATTGCCCGAAGACGAAATACTGAATCCGCGGATGATCGCATTGCGGACCGGATATCCGCCCCAATTGCCAATTACAAATGTGATTGGCAGAATATTGGGATCGTTGATTGCAATTGCAATACCGGGCTCAACCGCAAATATGTTAGCCATACCAACTTCCTTGTCAGATTTCGACGTCTGCGCGCCCTTGCTGTACTTCCGTCATTCCAAGACCGACGATTTCCAGCTGTGTGCCGGGCGCCAGTGTTACAACTGTTGCTTCGCCCAACATTTCTTTTCTGTTATCCTGCTCTCGCTGTAATTCCGTGCCGGCTATATTCAGCAAACGATCGTTATCGACTTCACTTGCTAACTGGATAGCTTGTTCACGATGGCTGCCGGCAGGGAGTGCCATATCTTGGTTATTTGCAGCACTTGCTACAGGATCTTCGCGATCCGACGCTATTGCCGGCGGTGACTCTGCTTCAAAATCATTGGCAGCCGGCATTTGTGCTGGCACATAATCGTCAGTGCCGATAGCCTCGAACTTATCGGGGCTCACAAATGTATCATCAGCCGCTGGCGGCTCGTCAGTAAACGTGAATCCGCCGTTGTCGTCATAGGCAGCCACGGCTGCAACGACGGGATCTTCAGCGGCTATTTGTGCTGGCGGCGTTTGAAAATCAAGCGCATCCAGCACGTTTTCGCGTTCATCATCCTGATTCATTGTTCTCTCCGCGCCAGAAAGCTTTTAATCGCTCGATTTCTGCAATTCCTTCGGGACTGCTCGGATCAGGGAATAATTGTACGTATTTGTCTCGCAGGCTTTTAGCTACTTCCAGCAGCGATTTATCGCCTGTAGCCACCCATGGCACCATTTCATTGATAACTTTGTTTCGGAGCTTCCCAATCGTTTTCCAGCACGCATCTATTTGCATCGGATCTTTCAATATCTGCAGCACGGCTAGTCGCTGTTGCAGCTTGTGCTCGTAAATCTTAATGCAGTGCGTGCTGCTGATATAGTCGAGAATCCAGTGCAGTTTAATTTGCCATTTGCGATCGAGTACGTCCGCGGCACGAAAATCGATCATGCCACTGCCGGCGGCTTGCACCATCAGCCATGCGTCTCGATCGCGTTGTAAAAATCCGGGTCGGTAGCTTTGACCTCCAAATGCGTTAGAATCCCCCAGAAATGCGACCAGCAGAACGCAGCCGCTCTCCGTACGGTTTCTGTGACAAAAATGTGTTCGTTGATGTCGTTTCGCATCGTCGCTACGACGCCCGAACGTTCTGGGCCAGTGTCGTAGTCTGCTGCCGGAGTTACGGTATATTCCGGTTGCTGGCTGCGTACGGCCGAATGAAGGCCGAGGGCCATTCGATATTCGGCCTGTCGCACCCTTACTTGCGTTTTCGTAGTAAGCTGCCCAGCGTCCGTATCGGCGATTATTTGAGCATTGATTGCGTCTTCTTCTGCAGGCAGCAGACTCCGAAAGACGATATCCAGCTTGCCGCCGAATAATTGATATGCTTTGTAAAAACGTTGACCGCCTAATACGGCTTGTACATAGTTTTGGATGTCTATGCGAGTAGGCAGTTGCACAGCGGCTGTAACATCTGCGCCGCAGCGAGGACAAATAGTTACCGGTGCCGGCGTTTCCGGTGAAGCTGTTGGTGCGGGTTCCGGTGCAGCGTTTTCTGCCTGGCTGACGGTTGCTACGGCTTGCTGCATACCGGGGATCGTCATATCGATAGCTGATTGGGCTGACACCGTACCGTTTTTGGCGTTAGCAATTTTTGCTTCAACTTCGGCCAACTCTGCCATAGTCTGGTAATACTGTGCGCGTTCTGCGGGGGCCAGTTCCGAGATGTCACGGATTTCGGGCGGCACGATAGGCGGCGTATTTGGCGGCACTGGTGTTAGTCCTTCTGTATTGGCGGCCGCCTTACCAATGGCGGCGGCTTCTGCTGTCAGCCTCTTGGCCAGCACCGTATCTGTAAGATCGGGAATCGGATCACCTTCTTTCCAGCCGCCGGCATCGAGCACCTGTTTTTCCATCGGCGTCAACCGTGTGCCGTTGGCCGCCGAACGCGGCACTTTGCCCATGATTGTGCCCGGATTTGCCGGATACTGCCGGCTGCCGGCTGTAGCTGCGGGAGGTAGCGTGTTCATCGGTTCGTCCTCATGGTCCAATAATCGGATAATTGCAGTTGAGTTGCTTCTTTGTGGGCGTAGCGTAGCTCGGATCCTCGAATAATGCTCCGCGATCCTTACTGAGTCCCGTCTTTATATCATACAGTGTCGCATCCTGTGTATAGTAAATCTGCTTGGTCTGGAATTGTTCATACCCCGGGAATGGGAACGTATCATCGTTGCCGTCCGTAACTTTCCGTTCTGCCCACGTTTCCGGGATATTGCCTTCGATACGTGCCATCTGGGCCCAGCGAGTTTCGTATATTACAAATCCATTGCTGTTGTAATCATCTGTGGTCCGCAGGCTGCCCCACAGGCCCTTAAGCATAGTTTCGTTGCCGGGCCTGCCTGCGGCATACCACATAGTAGTGACATCATTATTGAACTTGGTAGTTGCCCAAGCCGTTAATGCTGCCTGGTGCGCCGTGCCCGCCGACACGTCTTGTCCGGTGCCGACATTGCCGCTGAGTATATGTGCGCCGTCGTTGGCTAATGCGCCGTCTACGTACATACTGCCGGCAATGCTAGCGCCACTCGGCATGAATGCCGATACCGACTCTATCGTACTATCAGGGCGGAAAGCATGCACGACGCCGCATTTGACATAATGCGTTAGTGTGTGCGCCCAAACACTCACATTTCGTGTTCCGCTAACTGCGTCGATAACAATATCGCCGTACGCCGGTGGTGTTCCGCCAGATACGCCTGTCGCCTTTTCTGATGTCACGCCGGTTCGCAAATAGATGTTGGCTGCCAGATTCACAATCTCCGAACACGGCGAATGCAAGATAATGCCGCTGTTTTGAACTTCTTGCCCACTCTCAGAAAAATCATAGGATGTTGACGATGCTCGGCATTCAAGCAGAATGCCGTACGGACCGCCGTCGTTTGCCGAAATCATCTGAATGTTGTGCTCGGCCTTGATTCGTACGTCATTCATTGTCGCAGTGATGTCTGCCGATTGGTACGCGCGCAAAATCATATCGCGACCCGCCCAAGCCATGAAATTGCGACCAGCCTCTACGAACACGTCGCCGGCACACTGCAAAAAGATGTTACCGGCAGCCAGCCGAATTTCGCTGCCAGAACCGTCGCCGATGACGATTGCGCCGTCTTCGGTGAATGTGATGTATTGGCTGACTTTGTACAGATAGTCCGAATAGCCGGTACGGTGGTCTACATCTATTTCAGATGTACTTTTAGGCGGTTCCGACAAGTACCACTGACTATCGTTTGTCAGCTCAGACCATTCCGGGATATACTGATTGGAGTCTATTGCGCCACTGTCGGCCAGATCCGATTCTTCGGGATAGTGGTAATCCTTTTCGTGATAGTGGAACGGGTGCGCGCATTCCCAGTTGAATATGTTTGCATGGTAGTCATGAATGCCCGCCATCCGCGACAGTTGTTCCTGCCCAGTGTCCGCCTTTATTTCTGGCTCTACAGTAAGCTTATGTGGCGTGCCTCCGCCATAGTTGCCGGACGTGCGATAGTCGTCAGCCGAATCGCCGTTCGTATCGGCTAGCGGCCGTATACGTTTCGGCACGGGAATAACTGGCCGCCTGCCGATTGTAAGTCCCCGCGCCGTACGGATTGCGAGGTGCCCGGCGAGCGACCGGTTTTCCTCGATCAAACCGATGGCGTCCATATCCACCGAATACTGTTGCACGTCTGACGAAGGCAAGCTTTCTGGCGGCTGACAAACTAATCGCTTTCCGCCTTGCCCGACGTAGCCGTTCCACGTGCGCACGCGATGAAATGCCTGTACATCATCATAGAGCGGTTCAAGCCTGCCGACTTCTGTATTCGTATGCTGGCATGTTTGCGCGTCGTTTTCTGTTAGCTGACTGGTTGTCGAGCTTGGCGGCTTGAGTAAACCCCAGTTTTCCCACGGATAGGGCGCAATGCCGTGATACCAAAAATGTTCACCTTCGTCATCCATGCTTTCCAGTTCGGATCCGGACGTCCATCGCTGGAAATTCTCCCCGGCGATTCGAAGCAATGCGTCCCAGTAGAACATCCACATGCCGCACATGTCATCGACGCGCATGTGCGCCATATAGTTGTCCATATACAGCTGCAGGCCGGTCATGGCTGTCTTGCAGAATTCGCCGATTGTCACACTATCCGCCGGCTGTCGGGCTGACCAGTCGATAATTCCGGAATTGGATCCGGACGGGCCAGTCTGCCACAGTGTCGGCCAGTACAGATCGGTATCTATACCACAGTGGCTGCCGGCATTAACGAAGTCTGATCGCGCTTTTCGTGAATCTTGCAGGTAGGGTGGCTCAACGCCGAGAATGATGCCGTAGGTTGCCGAAGGATGCACAATGTAGAACACATTTGTGCCAACGTGCAAATTGGAATGGTCGGCAACGCTGACTGGCGAAGCAGGAAGTTCCCGCAAATAGCAGCATTGTAACACACTGCCGCCGCCCGCAGGTGCGACACGGTAACTGCCTATGTACGGCACGGCTTCTTGAATAGTGCCAAATTGTATGCTTGGAGGTCGTCCAAGATCAGCGACATATCGCTGCATCGCTTGATAGACGTCGCTAGCCAGCTTGCTAGCGCCGGTTACGACTGACCCTATTTCAGACTCGCGGGCCGTTCTCCGGGAGGCTTGCAACAGGGATTGGGTAACTTTTTGCAGATCAGTTAACGTGTTCGGCTTGCTACTACTGCCCATGCCTATATCCTGGTTGTGGGCATAATTGCCCTAGATCGGTGTGCCGATCCAATACCTAAAAAACATTAGGCAAACTGCATGAACAAAAACATCATCGCCATCGTTTCGTGGATTACCATGTCCTGGGCAGACACAGCACCGGCTAGCTGCGTAATTACAGCATGCCGAATATCGATAGTTTGCGTTGCTGCCTCTGCTCCGCCGCAGCCTGTAGTCATTGTAAACGACAAGTTATTTTGCCCGGCGCCGCATACGTTGCCGTATTGCTCGTAGAACGCCGTTGCAATTGCCAGAGGGCCCATAACCCGCTGCATGGTTACCGATCCCTGCGTACGTCCGGCGACAAGGTAGATATCCGGACTACCAACTTCGTACAGCCTGGTAATATTCTGCTGGTATGTCCAGTTCAGCGACTGAATCAGGAAACCGGCTCCGTAACCGGCAAACTGTACGCTTGCTCCGTCGGACGAAAACGAGCCGCCGTAGCTGACCTCTCTCGAAAAAATGTCGGTAGCCATGGTCAATCGACCTCCATGTACGCGAGTTGCCGACCTCGCGCGGTTAAATTCACACCAACTTCATGTTGGTTGGCACCTGGATTGACTAAATTATGATGGTCTGATATAGCTCCGCATTGTTGAGTGGCGCCGGCACAGTGAGTGTCGTATTGATCACTATGCGGTCACTAGAAACCGCGTGCCGCCGCACTTCCGTTACAGTTCCATCGATTATTTGCCCGCCAATGCGGGCGATGCGTACTTCTTTGAAGTAAGCAATCTGACCCTCTACCTGCAGCCGGATTTGCTCAAGGGCAGTATCCACGACATTGGACACGCCGAAATATGGCTCCAGGACGTTTCGCATCCCAAACGAAATAGAATCAACGTTGGAAATGTACATTTCCTCTTGTGTAGTCAAATCGCCATAGCCAACGGAAGTAATGGCATGCCTGGTAATGATATCGCCGTCTTCCAGCTCAGTGACAATCCAAACACCGTCGTTGGCCATTTCGTTCAGTTCCGTGCGATTGAACTTATCATCCGTTCGCGGAACTGCCGTTACGCCAGTGAGTTCCAGGTTCGTCATGCCCTGGTTGGGTGCAATTCCAGACCGCAATCCGGCCAAAATGCAGCACAAGAACCAGCCGTCTTGGCCGGTATACGTCGCGTCGTTAAAGGTGTCAGGCCATACGCAACGGACGCGGGCATTATTGTAATCTTGTGCAGCTTCACCGAGCGCGTCCGCCAGCTCTGCGTCGGTCCGCACTCGCCAGACTTCCATTTTCTTGGGCACTAGTTGCTGCGACGTTCCCTGGCCCGTTCGCAATTTCAACGTATCCTGGTTGATGACCGAGTCGATGACATATTCATCGTAGCTGTCGTTGCCCCAGCCATCCGTAGTGTAGTTGTAGCGCATGATATCGCCGGCTTGTACGCCCAGCGTTTCAAATATGGCATTGCCAGCCGGAATGGATACGATAGTCCACTGATCGCCTACGACAGACGGGTCGTCATCGATCGTCGCCAACAGCCTGCTGCCGTCCTCGCTGTTGGCTCTGTTGGCAATCACGACGGTTGTGGCTTCGTACAGCGATACCCACAATACGCGGAATTTCGCGATAGCATCGGCCGATTGCGTATTTACGTGCGTCACAAACAGTGCCAGCACATCGTCGTCGCGTGTCAACGGTACGAGGCCATATAGGGCACTGTTGTTGTCGATCTTGTTGATGGCGGCTGTCCACTCATCCGTATCCGACGGGTCGCAAACAGCGACGTACTTGACGGCAGTGCCGTTGGAGTTGAGCAGCGCTTTGTACACGCCCCATTTCAATGGGTTGTCCGGATGCAATTCGCCCGGAATGTCGTCGAGATCGTCTTCGTCGGCAGCGGAATAGAGCGCATCGCCTACTGTACAGATCCATGCGCGGTATTCGGCATACAGCGTTGCTTCGACCATGGGTAGTGCCTGCAAAACGCCAGCGTCGGTCCATGTCGTATCGTAGGCCGTGATCCCGGCCTTGACGACAAATGTCGTATCAGTGGCGCCAGGCGTACCTAGTTCATAGTTTACATCGGGCGGCGAGCCCGTACGCTCTTCGGGAATCTCGATGCCGTTTTTGGCGACGTACAATTTCAGTTCCAAGTCGGCCGCTGTCAGCAATCCCGTCGGCAGATTGTGCAACAGCTCGATCGTCTGCATCGCACCTTCGCCTGCCGCCTCTACGGCGATGTAATAAATATCGCCAGCACATAACCTGTCTACGCCGGCGCCGCTGAACGTAACAGTGACCCCTTTGGTCCCGACATTGAACGCCGCGCCGAGGCCGGTCACATTGGTCGGACCGCTCAGATCGATACCGGTCGTTGTCGTGATTGTGATTTGTGGCTTATTTGTAGCAGTAAACGCGCCGCCGCGGGTCACAGTGATGATGTATGTCGTATCGTCGTCGCCCGTATACGTGCCGCCGGATGTTACGGCCGGCACTACGAAGTCCTGGGAGCAATTGCAAGTCCAGACTTGCCCTTCGACAAAGTCATTTACTGCGACAGATTCTGCTGACGCCGAAATCGAGCAGCTGCTACTGGAATCGAGCCCGAAAGTCACCGTCAAGCCTCTTGTGCCGATTGCAGTAGCCACTCCGACAGCCGATGGCGTCACGTCGTCGGCATCGTCGTTGCCACTGGTAGATCGCACACGAAGTCTGGCAGTGGTAAAATCACCGCCAACAGAAGCCTGCGTAACCGTGATCGTGTAAGTCTCTTCGACATCGCCTTCGACTGACCCGTCATACAGTGTGGCGTCACAGGTAGCGTCTACGCAATTTTCATCGCCCGCTGTCAGCGCGATTGTGCAACCGACTGTTTGCGCTGTCGCATTATTCGTGTCGGCTGTCGCAGCACCGGTGACGGCGGCAACTGGTTCTCCGTGGAAATCCTTAATGCTCGATCGCAAAGAATACTCGGTTCCGAGCACTGTACCGCGAACATCTACGATGTCGCCGACTTCGCAATCACGATCAAGGAGTGAAGCGTGCCGCGGATAGCTCACACCTTTGAATGTATTGGCAATGTATGCGACAGTGTCAGATCTGATACGGCTCGGGTATCCTGCGACCGGAGCAACGATGCCGTACCCGCCGCCGGCTTCGTCGAGATGATACCGCAACAGCACACTGTCAGCATACAACTTGAAATAGTCTTGATCCACAATGCCGCCAGCTGGCCGATTGGGGTAGCTATAAGTAGTATCAAGACTGTAGTCGTACGCTCCAAGCGATATCAATGCTTTTTCGCTGGCTACCGAATACCTGAATAATGTGGCATTGCCGCCGATTATGCAGGCCCTGAGCGGATCGACAATAGTCGATGGCAGCAAATCTGCTTCCTGAAAGACTTGCACCTGCGGTTGTAGGTAGCTCATCTTCGCCCTCCGTGGCACTAATAGTTATGGGCTTAATATATGCCAAATATGTCGGATACCGACATATTCGCAATTACGGGCGCGTCGGGTTTGAGTGTCCATTCGTCGGCCCACCCGTATCCAATCGTAATCGGGACGCCCCAATGCTGATCCCATTCTTCGATCAGTGCTGGAGCGCCTACGTTTACCAGTTCGAACATCATCAATCCAAAGTACTCTCTGAATTTTGGCCCAAAGTGGTTGAAGTATCGGTATACTTCGGCTGCCAGTATTTTAGCCTCTCCGCCCTCGGCGGCTATAGCAAAAAGCGTGTGGCTGCCTCGCCAATACTTGGTATATTTCTTGAACCCTTCTGTAGTTGTTCCGCTGATATTGTCGAAGGTGCCTCTCTTGATGCACTGCCAGTCGTTTTGTTTGATGATAATAGCAAGACGTCGCTGCGCCTGTTGTGGCGTCCAAACAGTGAATTCTTCAATCAAGATGTTGTTGGTTGCCGGTACGTCGGTAAACAGCCGCGATGTCAACGGCGTATGTTCGACGTTCGTTGCGACCGAAAAATGCTGTTTGAGTAGCTCCCGGATAATCCCGTCCATGATCAACGGCCGCGGGCCGTATGAACAGAATTTCGAAAACCACGTTGTCAGATCTGTTGTACCTGGGTTCGCCACACTATTGCCGCCTATCGTTAAACATCAACCTGTCCATGTACTTCTCCAGTTTCGCGTCCGGCGCCCAGTCCCGAATGCTAATCGTTGCAGCGAATGGGTGGCCCTTTGCTGCCCGGCCGGTCGCCGTTTCAACAGGCGCCAGCCCGGGCGGAATCCGTCGCGGCAGTCTGGGTTCAAGCTCGTCGTTGTCGTCAATGTACGGCATGTTCTGTGCTACTTGCGGGTGGGCAATCTAGCTTCCGTTTATGCCCACATTGTAGACCGGATCATCTAATTGGGCTAGACGGAGTTCGATTTCTGCTACCACGGGAACCATGCTGATTTCGGCTAAATGCCGCACGTTTTGTACGATATACCGCCTGTCCGAATTGCCGTCTATCCACACATCGCGAGCGTGCCACAACGGGATTGCGATAGCTTTTGCGGACGCGACAAGCTCATTAACGGTCCCTCTTTGCTGCTCCCTCTTGCTGCGGCGCATTTCGGGCGAGAAGTCGTACAGCATGTTATCGGCAGCTTGCCAATATCCCGCAACTACGCCCGTGCCATGGCACGTAGCACAGTCTGATTTGATAATACCACCCGTATAGGGGTCTACGCAGGACGAGCACGGTGTTCCGTGAATCTTCCGTTTCATCAGATAGCCCGGATATATTTCCAGGCCGGTCGGCTGCAGCAGATACCGCCGGATAATGGCCCTGGCTTGCAGCCATTGCCGCGTAGACAGCTTTCCCAGGACTTCGGCCGAGTCAGACGTGTAGGTGCCACACGGCGTGGTCATAACTACACGATACGCTATCCGCAGAACGCGTCCGAATTGACGGGGAGTGTCATCGATGGCATAGCAATTATTCGTACCGAGTAGTCCAACATTTTGCCAGTCGCCAGGCTCTGCCCAGTTGCGGTTTACTTGCAGCTGGAACCTATGCGGCAACGGATCGTGGAAAGTCGATTTCAAGGCCCATTCGATCCGGGACTCTCCTTTAACGGAGTAGTCTACTTCGACGCGGCTGAATGCGCCGTCGGATTCGTCGTGTATGCGCGGCATGTTTCCCGTACACCTTGTTGGCCTCAGTATCCAATATACCGATTGGAATATCCTGAACTTAACGATGCCCAGGATCCCGATAGGTTTATTTGGGCCTTCCGGTGCATCACAAGTTCCTTGAATCTGGAAAATCGTTCTTTCCATGCAGCGTTATACTGCTGGTACTTATTCTTGTCGTCGGTCACGACGCCGCCGGCATTGACCTGGAAGAAATTGCGCCTGTAGTACTCTTCCGCCAGTTCGAACAGAAAGAGTTGTGCGCCTTCCAGCCAAATTTCCCGAAACGGGAAGTTCTTGGTAGAGTATACAGCTCGCGCAATGTGCGGCGGCTGATCGTTCCAGAACTGGACAGCCCGTGTAACGGCAAAAGCAATTTCGCCGTCATCGAAATCGTATTCGGCGATCAGTTCGTTCAACACAGGATCACTGTCGCGAAGACTCAATCGTACATCGGCTATCAGCGGCGGCCCTGCTTGCGTTTCTCCGGTAGTGTACCAGGCACTGTGCTCGACATAGACATAGCAATCGTCCATGAACAATGGCCGATTTGCAATATCCAAGATGGCAAACTGAGCAAAATACACGCCCGTCTTGTCGACAATTTGCGGGGGGATAATCGATTTGACAATGCCGGTAGCTGCGTCATAAATCGTCGGCTGTGTCTGGTAGCGGCTTCGATCTACTAGCGCAGCTTCCCGCCATCGTGCTTTAATGCCGCCAGCACACGCACCGCTAGAACTCGAACTGCTGCTGGTCGGCGAATCGGGATCGTTGTTGCAAAGATGGTAGTCCGTCAAATCGACGTTCTGTCCGCTCTCGTCGCGAATAGCCATTTGCAAGTATGCATGCGTACCCTGATCGACAACTACAGCGCGTTTTTGGCGCCATAGTTTTTCCCCGTATTGGGTATCGATTTCGGGCGTACGGACATTCAGGCGTCCGTCAAGGCCGCCGCTACCGTCGCCAGGGCCGGCTTCCGTCGGCCCGTTGCCGCCAGGATTGCAGAGAGCCATTAGTCAGTCCTTTAACTACTGGCACCGCCACCTGTCCCGAGGCCAGACGCTAATGCGTCACTGGAATAATAATCCCATTCACCAGCTTCCGGCCCTTCTGGACTGCATGCCAAAGGCAGCGTATCCAGCTGGCCAAAAGTCATGAGATCCAGCTGCTTCATCGTCAGTTCATCGAGACAGATGTCGGCCATGCTTTACTTCTTTCCAAGAGCGGTTTCAACCGTAGCCAGTTCTTCGACCAGCGCAGCTTTTGCAGCCTGCAGCGCCGAATCGTCGGCGCCCTCGTTCAACGCTGCAATTTCGTGATCGATGGTGTCGATCTCGACCTTGATTTGCTGTCGGCTGGCCAGCTTAGCAAGAGCGCTTCCGATCCCGTCCAGTAAAGCCTGCAGCGCCGGCAGTTCGACGGCTGCTGCTTCCAGATCGTCGAAATGCAACTTGACAATCCCGACACCTTGCGGTCCCAGTGTTTTGGTTGCAAAGTTGTACGGTCGCAATCGAATGCTGGCCGTTTTTTTCATGTTCGATGGATTGGTGAAAACCAGCAGTTGCATCAGGGCAAAATCAGGAAAAGTCGAGGCCTCGCCAGCGTCGACGACTACGGGCTTTCTGGCATCTACTTGTGGCATTGCCATATCCAAAACTCCTTAAAAAGTTTGCCAAAATTTACTATCCGTTGCATATCGTTCGGCCACTTTGCCGAGTATGGTCGGATACGACGGCGGTTGTGGGGCCACTTTCGGACGAATGTCGTGTAAGCCGGCTCCAAAACCGTGAACGCGATCGTCTTCCCACGTGACCTGTTCGACATTATCGAAATTGTGCTCAAAGCCGGGTTCTTCGATAAAGTCGTAGATAGCCTGCATCGTTTCTTTGGGGAAACAAGTCAGCTGCTCATATTCTACAAAATGCAGGCAATCTCGGAAACCTCGCTGTACAGCGTCCTGAATTCGGTTGAACGCCAGTCCGATTGGGTTGTCCTTTCTGACCCAGACATCGCAGCGGCCGGCCACAGTCTGGAAATCGAAGTAGTTTGCGGCATCCATGGCCACACGGTTGGTTGCAATTGTGCTGCGGTAGAGCTTTTCGAAGCTGGCGATCACGTCCCGCAGATCGCGAACCGGGACCAGAATTTTTGGATTCCTGTCGAGCAGCGCCTGTATAAGTTCAATATAGGCAACCCAGCCGCGGCCTTTATCGAAAACAATCGGTTTTTCGATATCGGCATGATAGGCTTGTAGCGTTGCCCGCATGCAGCGAAGTTTGGCTTCTGGTTCGGGGTGGGCCTGGTGCTCGATCAGCGTATCCCAATGGTTCCGCATATTCCAGACGATGTCGAGACAGCCGCTGGTGTTGGTAGCATGAATGCGGGGATTCTGGCATAGAATGTTACACAGCAGAGTAGAACCTGCCCGGGGCAAACCGCTAACGAAATGTAGTGTGTGTTCGGTCATAACTGTCAAATCCATCGGGTAAAGGTAAAATTGCGACGATTTGGATTATATCGCAACAAATCGTGTAATGCAAATCATGCCTTCCCCAATTCAAGCAATCTGAATTGCAAACATATGCCGTGCAAATAGGCCGCTGCGCCGAGATTGTCATTGCCGTCGTTCAATGGAGGCATGCGGTGTCGTCCGCAAGGACGGCGTTTGGTATCGTGAACGAGGATAAAACTAATCCATGGGCTGTTCCACTACTTTCTTCGTAGCTTTGCAGCGTAGTGCCAGCTGCCGTTACGCCGTCATTTAATGCGGTTGCAAGGTATGTTAATTCCCAGTCGCAGTCTTGTGATATTGTGGCTGTCGACCAGCCTACTAGAACGTAAGCGTCAACAGACGGATCGCCTCGTGCCGGCCATTTAATCGTACCTATCACCTATTGTTCTTGATTGTCTGCAAACTCCCATGCACCGAAATCGCCATAATCGGCAAATGTCGCTGGTTTTGTCGGCGGCGCAGCCAGGCCGGAAGCTGGTACCCATATTGTACCGTAGTGTGTACCATCGGGCACCAGCTGCTCAGCAGTATGGTTTATGTGTATGGACATTGTATTATGCCGGGAAAGTAGTCGACTGCCACCTGACGTTGCCGCCCCAACGTACATTCAGATTTGAGTCTCCCGCCGCATCTCTTACTTGAATCAGCAAAGCATCGTTGGCATTGTCGGCTACGGCCTGTGCTGCAAAATCAGTGTCGTCCGAGTTGTCAATCACCGTGACTGTAGGCGTACCTTTCAATGCAGTTGTGCCGCCATCGTTCACAATGCATCCTTCGATTCGGAATGCAAATGTTTCGGCAGCCCCTTGTGTAATGCCGCTTATCAATACATCAAACGTCAATACTGCGTCTGTCGGAACAGTGAGCAGTTCGGTGCCAGTATTGCCATCTGCATATAATGTCCACCAACCCGCGGTACTGTGCGTAACTTGCCTACGGATACTTAATTCACCATTCTGACAATCCCCATCGGCTGCAAATCTTCCAGAGGCTTGGGCTCTTTCACCGTATCTAGAAGTTACTGCTTGATACCCGCCGTCAATATGCGAAAAATTCGCATCCGTTGTGTTTGCTTGCCCTCCAGCAATTACAGCGGCTGTCCCAGTTGCACTATTCTGGTAGCCGCCACCAATGAAGCTATAATTACTGCTCGTTTCAATAGTATTTTCTCGGCCGCCTCCAATTGCACCATACAGACTTGCGATTTCGTTATCGTATCCACCAGCAATCGCAGCATAGGTAATTACATTATTTATCGTGTTCTGATAACCACCTCCAATAAATCCATAATTACCACTTATGCTGTGTCCGCTGCCGCCACCGATGAAGCAATAAGTCCTAGCTGGCGATATGGAATTGTTGGCACCTCCAACAATGCTGCCATAATCTGCATCATTGGAGATCGTGTTTGTAAGACCTGCACCAACGAACGCATAGTTTGCAGTGTTTGTATCGTTAGTCTTGCCGCCGCAAATTGCACTGCATACTCCTGCGTTTAGATTCGACCACCCTCCGCAAATGACGCCGTATTGTCCGGTTGTAATTGTGTTCGATAAGCCCCCGCCAATAAAGTGGTAATAGTAGCTACTAATTGAGTTTGTCTTACCGCCACAAACAACACTATGCGTTGACGAAACCGTAATGTCTTCGCCGGCACCAATAAATGAACAGGTGCCTGAAGCTACCATTGCAGCATTACTGCGGATTGTACACAAATCTACGGAGTTTTCACCTCTTGCATTACCATCTGTGGCTCCGTCATTAGTTGCTTGGATATCATAAGTGTGATCCGTCCCTTGAACAGTGCCGCCGCCGCCCGCTGCCGGATTTTGCCAAGTGCCCACGCCATTGGCGTCCGCGGTCAAGATTTTTCCGGCGCCCTCGTTGCCGTCTACGATTTGGAAGCCATCGACCTTGAAGTAGGCGAGATTGGCAGCGGCTGGGCCATATGCGCCGGCGGTGTTGAATACGAAACAGTTGTTGTAACCGCTGTCGGTAGCGCCAAAACCGCAGCATACTGAATAGTTGCCTGCCGCCGTATTACTCTTACCGCCTAGAACTGTCGAATAGTATCCGCTGGCAGTATTATAGCCACCGCCGCTAACTGTTGGTACATATCCGCCACCGGCAGTATTATTTGAGCCGCCTGCAACAGTGGCAGCGGCTCCGCTGGCCGTATTATTCGTGCCGCCGCCAACAGTGCTATGGGAATTGGTCGTATCGTTGTTTTGTCCACCACCGATAAAAGCGTGTGTACCTGCAGTTTTGATTTCGTTTCCTTGGCCGCCGCCGATTGTGCCATAGTTACGCCCTGCGGTTATGCTGTTGCTGTTGCCGCCACCTATAGTAGCATAATCGGAGCCAGCAGCATTCGAATGACCTCCGCCAACAAAAACGTAATCATCTGTAGCGTCGTTCTGCCAGCCGCCACAAATACACGCAAACGTTCCTGCAGTTTTGATTTCGTTTTGATAGCCGCCGCCAATAAAACCACCAGTACGAGCAGCTGCAATAGAATTTTGCCAACCTCCGCTAATCACTGAAGCTATTGCGGCTGTGCTGTTGTAAGTTCCGCCGCCGATGCTTGCATAATTGGCACTCGCCGTGTTATTGGTACCGCCTGCCACTGTACTTCCAGCGCCGCCTGCAGTGTTTATATGACCGCCACCGACTGTAGCGTAACCGCTAGATGCAGTGTTGTAATCGCCGCCGCCGATAAATGTATGTACAGCACTTGCTGTATTGGCATAGCCACCGCCGATAGTAGCATAGTTGGCACTTATAGTATTGATAAGGCCGCCACCAATTACGGCGTAACTGGGATTAGCAGCCGCTGCATTATTGCTGTAGCCGCCACCGATAAAGCAATAGTAGCGTGCACTATTCTTGTATCCGCCGCATACTGCACTGTAATCATCTGCAAGGTTGCTCCGTCCACCAGCAATCGTTGCATAGCCTACATAGCCGGACGAAGTAACGCGGTTATAGCGCCCGCCGCCAACAGTACCATAATTGCCGACTGCGCGATTGTCGTAGCCGCCGCCAACAGTGCTATGGGCGTTAGTAGCAGTATTGTCTTGGCCGCCGCCGACTGTGCCGTAATTGCCGCCTGCAGAATTACCAGTGCCGCCGCCGACCGTGGCATCGGTACCGTTTGCCGTATTTGTGCTGCCGCCACTGATTGTGCTGTATGTGCCGGATGCGGTATTGTAGCCGCCGCCGCCGACGGATGCGCCTACAGCGCTTGCTGTGTTGACATAGCCGCCGCCGATAGTTGTCCATCCGGCAAGCGCATCGTTGTTTTGTCCACCACCGATAAAAGCGTGCGTGCCAGCGGTTTTGATTTCGTTTCCTTGGCCGCCGCCGATTGTACCGTATGTTCGTGATGCAGCTATACTATTGGTGTAGCCACCACCAACAGTCGAATAGGCGCTGCTCACTGTGTTCTCGCGGCCGCCACCGATAGTAGAGTTATCGCCGGTAGCCGTATGCTTTTGGCCGCCACTGATTGTAGAGAATTTTCCGGCAACTACTTCTGTTATTGTACCGCCAACTACGCCTGTCGCCTGGTTGACTGTCGAAGCGGCATTCGTATTATGGGCACATCCGCCACCAACGGTAGCACCGACGGCGCCGGCCCAATTGGTATTGCCCCCCGTTATCGTTGTAAAATCGGCACTGGCCGCGCCGCCGGCTTTATTATTTCGACCACCACCGACAGTAGAATTGTCTCCATTCGCGGTATTAGTATTACCGCCACCGATAGTGGAATAGTAACCACTTGCAGTATTATCTATGCCACCACCAACAACAGAATAAGCACCACTACCTGTGTTTAGCCATCCGCCGCCCACTGTAGCATGATCCTGCGATGCTGTGTTCTCTTCGCCGCCCGCGACCACTGTGGCCCGAGCAGAAGCTGTATTAGAACGTCCGCCGCCAATCGTCGAGTACGCACCACTGGCAGTTCCGTAATACCCGCCTCCGATTGTGGCATGCACATCGCTTGCTGTATTGACATAGCCGCCGCCGATAGTTGTCCATCCGGCAAGCGCATCGTTGTTTTGTCCACCACCGATAAAAGCGTGCGTGCCAGCGATTTTGATTTCGTTGTCTTGGCCGCCGCCGATAAAACCGTAATCGCGAGACTGCGAAATTACGTTGTACACCCCGCCGCATACCGCAGCCCCGGTTGCAGGAGCTATGTTGCCGTGGCCGCCCGCCACGATCGTGTAGTATGCGCTTGACGTGTTGGCATAGCCGCCGCCAACCGTGCTATACTTGCCGCTTGCTGTATGGAATTTACCGCCACCAATAGTCGCGTATTCGCCGGTTGCGACGTTTATGTATCCACCGCCAATTGTCACGTAGTTGTTTGTGGCGTCGTTCGCATAGCCGCCGCCGATAAACTGGTGAGTGCCGGCAGTCTTGATCTCGTTGTTTTGACCGCCGCCGATAACACTATGCGTGCGGTCTGCAGTAATGCTATTGGTATAACCGCCGCCAATAATCGAATAGGCGCTGCTTACTGTATTTTCTCGGCCGCCGCCGATAGTAGCGTTATCGCCGGTAACCGTATGTTTTTGTCCGCCGCTGATCGTAGAGAATTTTCCGGCAACAACTTCTGTGACCGTGCCGGTTACTTCTCCGGTTGCCTGATCAACTGCCGAAGCTGCATTCGTGTTGTGTGCGACACCGCCGCCAATAGTTACAGCAATACCGCCCGCCCAGTTCGTGTCGCCTCCTGCGATTGTGGCTCGTGCAGCATCGGCAGCCCCGCCAGCGTAGTTGCGAAAGCCGCCGCCGATTGTTGTATGAGTCCCGCTTGCAGTGTTCACATAGCCGCCGCCGATCGTGGCATAAACTCCGCTTGCAGTATTCGCATAGCCGCCGGCAATTGTTGTATGGTCGTTTATGGCGCTATTAGTCATGCCGCCGCCGACTGTGGCGCCTACGTTTGCGGCTGCGTTGAAATAACCGCCGCCAATTGTCGCATAATAGGCACTGGCCGTGTTGTTGTAGCCGCCGCCGATCGTTGCAATGTAGGCGCTGGCCGTATTGCCGATACCGCCGGCAATTGTGCCGTAATGCGCGTTAACCGTGTTTCGGACGCCGCCACCGATTGTCGTGTGGTTGGCCGAAGCAGTGTTGTCATAACCGCCGCCGACGGTTGCATATAACGCGGAAGCAGTATTTGCGCCGCCTCCGCCAATTGCAGAGTAATATCCGCTGGCAGTGTTTGAGCCGCCGCCGGCGATAGTAGCGCTGTCGCCGGCTGCCGTATTGCTGTAGCCGCCGCCGATAGTCGAGTAGTCTCCCGTTGCCGCATGCCCCCGGCCAGCGCCGACGGTAGAATAAGCACCGCCGGCATTGTTGTTGTAGCCTCCAAGCACGGCCGACACGATCCCGTTGGCAATATTCCATGCGCCTCCGCCGACTGCACAATATCCGGCTGATGCCGAATTGGAAAAACCACCTACCACGCTGTCAAATATGGCAAGCGCTGCGTTGGCCATGCCGCCGCCTATAGTCGATGCTGCCAACACCGCCCGGTTGTAGACACCGCCGCCGACGGTCGACATATAACCGCTGCTCGTGTTATAGATACCTCCACCGATAACAGAGCCTATGCCACTCGCCACCTGTGTGGCAGCCCCGCGGGCTGTCTGGAGGTCGACAGAACCTTCGCCACGAGCATTGCCCGCTACCAGGCCCTGGTTGTTGGCGCGGATATTAAGCAGGTTCACGCCGGTCGGCTGCAGCGTGCCGGCAGCCACGGCTGCCGCGTTCAAGAGCGTCCACACGGCAGCGCCCGGCACGGCGCTCGTGCACATGTACACGTTGCCGGTCGCCGTATTGATCCACTTGGAGTATGGATAGAAACGGATACCGATACCTGCCGTATCTGCGTTATCGTTGTTCACGCCCGGATTGCCAGCAAAGCGACGCTCCGTGGGTGCCCGGTCTGCCAAGATCCGCAGATCGTCGACAATCATGTCTCCGCCATTGCCACTTGGCACCTTGCTGGGGACGTCGATACCCTTGTAGTCCACCCGTGTGATGGCCATAAGTGCTTCCTTTCACCGCTTGACTGCATTCAGCGATTGTCGCCGCGATCCGTATTGGCAACAACCATGTAATCGATCGTAGCTGTGCCTCCGCCGTGTCCGCGGGCACGCACCCTGTAAATACCGCCAGCGTCCTTGTTATTCAGGCGAAATACGATATCGCGGCCCTGCCGTACGGCTGCCCAATCGCTGCCATGCAGGCCTTCTACGCGCACTTCGATCCACGTTGCCGACGTGTCCACGCAATGGACCAGAAAGGCAGTGCACCCGCCATCCGACGGCGAATAGAGTTCAACGGCCGCGTTTACTTCCAGCCCAATCGCCGCTTTTGCCATTGGATTTTCTCCTACAAAGACAAAAGCGGTGGGACTGCGTGTAGAGTCCCACCGCTGCGAGTGTCGAAACCGAAAAGCTGGGCAATGTACCTATCGCTAGTCATCGCATACAAGCGACGACGAGCTGTAGGAACCCCAGCACGGGTCGGCAGCGGCAAATGCGCCGTTGTCGAGAGTCAGAATCTGGGTGTCGTCCAGCGTTTCGTCGTACAAATGCACCGCCGGGCTCTTCACAAGCACCATAACGGGTGAATCGCCCGCGATGGCTTCTTCCAACGACCTCCGGCCACGCTCGTTCGGCGTGTATTTCGCGAGGTAGTGTTGGATATCGCCCCAGAAGGACAATTCTTCGCCGCAAGCGAGGCGGCGGCCATGCGGCGGCAAAAAGCCGAAGAATTTCTCGGTCAATGCGATGTTTCGCACTGTCGAGTAAAGACATTCGGTGGCCGCATTAGGAGTATTGATAGCCATTGGTCACCTTCCATGTGTTAACCAAAGCGTCTAGTAAATTCGCCACAGCAAGACGGCTTTTGCCGTTTGCTGTCCGGTTACTCTTCTTTCGCGTTTTCTTCGGTTTTGTCCTTGGCAAGCTCGCCGCCAGCGATCACGTGATTGAAAATCAACGCGGCTGCCTTAGCAAGCTCGTCGGACTGCACCGCTTCTGCGGCAAACTTGTTGAGCGTCTCATCGACGTCTTCCTGCGTCGCTTGCGGACGAAATCGATCGAGTACGGCCGCCAAGAACGGATTCGTCTGTTCCTGAGCGACTGCTGCCGCCGACTTGTACTGCCCTTTAGCCTCAGCGCGATGCAACATGGCGCCGATTTCCAGCAACTGACCAGCTTCGGCTTCTGTTCTGGGCTCGATACCGAGCGAAGACAGCTTTTCGAAGAAGGCCGGAGCGTGAATTTCGGCGGCCATGTAATTGCAAGCTGCTTCCGCTTGCGATTCCGTTGGCAGAGTAATGGTATCGGGCATTGTTAATCTTCCTTTGGTAGTGGTATGCCCTTATGGGCCTTCTTGTTACAAGTTGGACACAACACTCGGAAACCGTGCGGGTAGTTGTTTGCTTTGAGCCAGCGGTAAATATTGTTACCGGGGCCGATATCGCGGCGATGTTTACAACCGCCGCCGTCGATATGATCGATTTCTAGGATTTCGTAATCTTTGCAGCCACAGCCCGCACATTCTGGGCCGCCGTATGCGTCGATTGCTTCCCGTCTATACCGGGCATTCGTAGCAGTGTCTCTGTCACGGCAGCGTTGGCACTGCTTGTAACCTTCTGCTGGCTCCCGGCCGCATTGCGGACATTTGCCCGCTGCTTTGAACTCATAGTACTGTTTCATGCGCAAATCGGTCATTCGTTGGCTGCAAGGTTTACAGACCGTTTTGCCGTCCATTGCGGCTCGCTGTCCGCAAGCCTGGCATAATCCAACAGCTTTACGCTTCTGCGCGGCTTTCTTGGCGGACTCAGCCCCCACGGCAAGGCAGTGGTCGCATTTGGTCTTAGACCGCTTGCTGACTGGCCTACCGCAATTAACGCAGCTGCCTGCTGCCGCATGCCTTTCACGCTTGGCTTTTGCCCTTACGCGCTCTTTCTCTTTGCAAATATCGCAAAGGGATCCGCCATTGTCGTTTGGCTCACCGCATTTACCGCAAAGGCCGGCAGCCAGTCGCTCTTTGTACTTCGTCATCGTACATCTCCATAGTGTTGATTGGTGATATTCGGATTCTAGCAAATCCGAGCGGCCGTGTCAACACTACGATGAATACTACCATGCATGTTAATCGTCATAACTAACATTCATCGCAGTATTCAGCACGATTGCTGAGTGTTGCGTCCAAATTGTCAAAGATCAAACGTATCACAAAGCCAGTATGCCCCGCGACCGCGGTCGCGGGGCCACACTGGTGGTCTAGGTCAAGCAAAGTCCGCGCGGGCCAATCCGCCGGTATGGCCGATCGATCCGCCGAGCGTTTCGTAGCAAAAGAACTCCAGCATGTAGGCCTCACGCTTCACGTGCATCGTAGTATCTTCCAAAAGATACGACTTGCCAATGAAGCGAGGATCGGCAAAAAAGAACATAGTGTCGTCAGGGATAAGATCCCGTTTAATGCTTATGATCCATTTTGCGTTCATGAAATCGATCTCGCTCCACCCGTTCTTCAACAGGTCTTGCGAATAATCCCCGCCGATTTCGTCCCGCCCCCATTTCATGATCTCGCGGATCGTGACGTTGTTGACCAGGACGGTATTGACTTCGAGGTGACTCGGAGTCTTCGGCATGATCTTGAAGGCCTCCTGGACGGTATCGCGAGTGATACCCCCGAAGATGGTTTCCCACTGGATCACGCCGCTGGCGGGTACAACAGTGTCGGCGCCGAGAAGAGCCGTGTTGACCGCCGTGAGGAATTTGCTATCTTCCTCTGCTAGCATGTCCTTGATAGCATTATCTGACAGCACTTGGCGGATATCCATCTGCCAGGTGCGGAGCTCCTCGATGTCCTTGACGAACCGGGGAGTGACAATGCGATCGAACTGGACGCGATAGCGCGGACCGCGGATGTACACGGAAATCGGCAATGTTGCGAATGGAATGGAAATGGCGGCCGGGGAGCCTGGCTCCTTGTCAACGACAATGACAGGCTTGTCAGTGTCGACCTGGCGATCCAGTTCGTCGTTGGCGACCTGGACGGCCGGGAGGATTTTCCGATAGAAGCCATCCTCGCGCACTCGCGTGCGGGTGAACTCGTTCACCGCGTCGAGCGCGTTTTTCACCATGCCCGGCGTTTCCAGTTGCGAGTACAGATCCTCGTTGAGGACTTGTACACTTGCGGGGCTGGACATTTGATAACCTCCTTGCAAAGGTGTAAGTCCCGTTTCCGTGGGACATATTTAGTTACTAAACAAACGCGACCCTCTTTCGCCGTTAAGTCACGGCAGCGGGCAAGAAGTACGACCAAAACGTCAGCGTTTCCACGCCATGCGCGTTGGTTCCGCGGGGGCCGACAGCAGCGTCGACAACACCCAGGCCTACAGACTGGTTGTCGGCGTTAACGTGCGTCGAGCACACGCCACAGATCCAGTCGACATACTGCGTAGCGCCGTTTTCGAGGATTCCGTTGGCGTCCGCAGTGAGCAAATCGTTCACCGCGTATGTCAACTCGTCATCGAACTCGGTGGTTTGCAGCTCGAAGCCGCCGGTGGCGACCAGGCCATGCATTACGCCAGTGGGCGAAATGCCGATCCAGTGGACGGTACTAGTCGTGGGACTCGTCCCGTTGTTGTACACGTCCGCATCGTTTTTGCCTTCCCACAGGAAGATCGGCATCTGGTGGCCAGAACCGCTGAGCTCGAACTCACCGGCAGCATTCAAGTGGGCCACACGGCCCGCCGGCACTGCAGTGAGTCCCGTCAACAGATCGTTGTCCAGTTTGGCAGCTTTGTCGAGCGCATGGAGGGCACCAGGCCATCCTTTTACGGCATCGAGAGCCTGCTCAAACATTTGTGAAACAGCAGCTGGCATTTCAAACCTCCTTGTTGAGATCGGGATATGCCCGTCTAAACGTCCATGTGAAAACAAAACGGTGTTAAACGTGGCCGTTTTGTAGAATCTGCCGAAAGATCTGGCCGGACGGCCGTTCGTCATGGTCGCTGACCGGGGCGCCCGTATAGTATCCACGATCCCCGGCAGTTTTTTCCTGGCCGACCTGCGTACCAATTTGCTCTAACTCGCTGGCATTGCGATGCTTTGCCAGATCGCGAATCAGCTCGATGCAGGCGATGTGGCTCGAAGCGATCTTCGTGGCCACGTCGTCCTTTTGGTTTTCGTAAATTCGCTCGTTTGACAAGAGCGATTGAACCGCTTCGGGGACCAGAGCCGAAACAGCCTTTTTTTCCGCCGCAGTCTTTTCCTCGCGACTCTGGAACCGAGACATCAGTTCGCTGGTAACGCGGGCGAGCTGCAGCACTTTGTCTGCCGATGTGGCCATTTTCAACCTCCATGTATGATTTTCTACGACGAAAAATTTCGCCGGGAAAATTCTCTGGCGAGTTGTCGTTATCCGTTTCGACGCATTAGATCCAGCACATAGCTCCGCATGTAGTCGCGGGCCTGCTTTTGGGTCTTGTTTTGCGGCACTTCGACTCTGAACTTGCCGGTTCGCTTGTGCTGCTGCACAAGGCTGGCCATCTTAGCGCCCGTATCCGATGCTGCGGCGGCCAACTCAGCAGGATCAATGCCTAGCTCCAGGAGAGCCATGGCCAGCTGCTGAATGCCCTCGTCGCCGTCCATTCCAGCCAGCGCCTCTTCCGGCATGCCGGCCAGTTCGCCGCCGACTTCCGGCGGCATTGCTTCTCCGCCGCCGCCCATGGCAGCCAGAAGCTCTTCAGCGCCTTCCCCGCCACCAGCCTCCGCAAGTTCCTCGCCTTCGACGGGGAGTTCTTCACCGGCGTCAGCAGGAATTTCCTCGGAGCCATTGTCCTCGCCTTCGGCAACGCCGCCCAGGGGATCCTCTTCCTCTTCTGCAGCCTTTTGCAGTTCGGAGAGCTCCCATGCGAGGTGGTTGGCGACCAAATCAGCCTGGTGGTGTGCCACCTTGATTTGGTGTGCGATAACTGCAGCCGCCAGTTGATCGGGCATGATCTCTTCGGCTGCTTTGGCAAGACCAGCACCCGCAGCGGCCGCCTGTTCAGGCGTTACATCTGCTTGCGCTGGCGAAAAATGGCCGTTGGCAAGATCGGCTGTAATCTCGTTGCCAAGATCAGCAGCCATCTTCAACAGCTCGTCGTCTTTGGCGCCTGCCAGTTTTTCGGCAGAATACTTCTCGCCGAAACTGCCGTCGGCCGGGTGCGACGTGCCACCCATGTCGCCTTCTTGCTTGTCGCCCGTCGGCTTGCCTTTATAATCCTCCTCGGTCGAAGGATCTTCGCCCGTAGGCTTGGCCTTATCGACGCCTTGGCCCAGCTGGGTGTCGTCGGTAGAAGGCACATTACTTGGCGTTGCATCGGGCTGCTGATCGACGGAATCGGGAATTTCCTCTTTGACGATTTTAGTATTGTCGGCCGACTGCTCGCCTTCCGGCGCCGTCTCCAACTCATTGTCGTCACTCTTGGCAGAAGGATGATCTGACGGGCCTTCGTATCCGCCCGGATCCTTCATGCCCTGCTTTTCCCGCATTGCCGCCGTCTTTTCTTGCTGGATCTCCGCGACAAGGCTGGAGACGCGATCAAAAAACAGACCTTGGTCACTCATTGTCTTCCTCCATGAATTGGGGAGCCTGCCAAAAAGCAGTGGCCTCCTGATTCAGCTATTGTGGAGTATTTCCGGCAAAGCAGTCAATGCCTTTTTTCCATTTTACCGGATACGGTTTTCATTGCTGCAGGAAATTCGAACGCACGACCAGCTCATTTCGGAAATCCGAATCCGGCTGATCGGCCAAATGCTGCAGCAATCCTAGCTGATAAAGGGCGTATTCTTTGGCCAATTCGTCAGTTTTAGCGGCCGCGGCGACCTTTACCAGTTGCTGTCGTTGCTGGCATTGTTGCGGATTTCGCAATACTGCCAGTTGCAGCCTTTCTACGATCCTCGGGCGGTCTAATGACCACTCATTCGCGAATTTCATAGCCCAATGCCGCAATACTCGCGGCGCAGGGCCCTGTGGCAAATAAGGGTTCTGCCGCAGATTTTCTTCCATTCTGGGGTCTGCTGCCAGTCGATTATAGACTCCTGCCAGCCGCGGAGCAACTTTGGCGGCAACAGCCGCCGCCTTTTCCCGCGACTCTCCCGACATAACGGCGATGAATGTCGACAGTGGCAGCATGCAACGCTCCCCAGCCAACGCTGTTACAATGTGCGCCAATTTATACTGGCCGGCATCTGAATCCCCCCTGGCGGGTTGCACGACGCTATCGAAAGCGCGATCGACGGGTGAAGGTGGAGCACTCTCCAGTTCGTCTTCCAGGCGAATCAGCTCTTGGGCAATTTTCAACTGGCCGACAACCCTGGGATCTGACCAAGGCCCTTCGGTAAGCAGCCACAACGGAGGTGCAATACCCAACCGCTCGGCGATTGCGGCGCCTCCGATAGCTTCTCCGGTAGATATGCCGGCCGCCTTGCACATAGCATCCATCTCAGCCACTTTGCCCAGCGTAAATGCAATTCGGTCGGCGCGTCGGAACACTTTGCTGATATCGAAGAAGGTCGGATCAGGATTGTCGGCATGCAACGTATGGCCGTCTTCGAATGTTTTGCCCATGTTATCCCGCAAGCCGCCATATTTCGTGCATGCATCCGGACCGCAATAATCGGCTCGCGTGCGTGCGTGGTTTCCACATCCGGAGCAGTTATGAACGGCAAAGCCGGCAATATATGTTTCATCTTGCGCTACGGCCATGTTGAAGACGTCTGCTTCCTCGTATTCCTGTATAATTTGCTGGACAGGCAATAGCATATAGTCGTGCAACAAAAATGCTTTTGCATGCTGCTTTTTGGATGACGTAATATTGCGCGCTTTATAGCTGTACGTTGCAAGTCTTGCAACAGCCGTGCGCGAAATGAATACTACGTAGATATCTACAGGCTTATCGGAAAAGCCGTCGACTGTCGTTTCCTTATGTACAGTCGCGGGAATACCTAGTCCCCAAAAAAGTTTTTGGCAGTCGTCCGCAAGTTGTCTGGATACAGTACTAAATCGGCCGCGGCCGATATCATCGACATGACCGTCAGAATCTAGCCAACCTGCAAGTAACGCCAGCCGATCCTCTTCACACAAATCAAAAATTGCAGCGTTGCAGTGCTTTTTATGACTGCCAGTGCCAATCATTCGTTGGATGTCAGAGGCCAGGGGCACATTGTACAGGGTCACGCGCAGCGCCTTGCGATCCGCACATATAGAAGGTTTACGACCAAGTACGGCTGTCGCAGCATCCGTAATATATTGTAGACTAGGATCGTTGCCGCCTGCACTAATTGCAATACCCCGCGCATATGGTGCGCCGTCTCGCTTGCGGCCGCGTTTTTGTATTAGCAAAAAGCCATCACCAGTATAACGACCAAGAAGATAAGCTTTAGAGGCGCCAACAACTTTTGTACCAGGCGATCGTACTGGATATGCTACATAGTCTCCGACGGTAACGTTGACAGCATTATACCATTGCAAATCTAACGAAACTTCCGTTTTGCACGTAATGCAGGTCTTGCCATTGCGCACAGTATGTCGTCGTCTTTTATCGGCCGCAGAGCCATAGCATTGCCGTATATCAGCTTGCTTTAACACCCAAACAGGATGGTTATGTGTCATCGAAATTTGTTCAGGAATGCCAAATACATTAAATCGAACTACAGTGCCAGCGAACGGCCGACAAAATGTTCGGGATACTGTTTGCCAATTCCCCTGCTGAGTACGAACGGTATTGCCAATTTGAATAGTTTCGATTGGTTGTAAACCATTTGCTGTTTCTATCAGCGAGCCGCTCAAAAGGCACACGTCGTGCGAGACCCGCGTGGCCATCGACACTTCGATGTCTTTTCCACGATTAAGCTGCTCCACCTCTTCATCGGCAACAAGCCCGCCATTGCGATCTGCGGCCTCTTTGGTTCCGTTGAGCGCTACAAGCAATTCGATGCGCCGCATCTTGTCATTGTAATCGGAAGCCTTGATGATACCGCGGCCTTTGGCGGGGTTTTTATTGCAGTGGTCCCTGAACCACCTTGCATATTTTACAAACGTCGGATGATATTGCTTGCATACTACCTCACGGAAACCATCGCCGTTTCTATTCGGCCCGTATCCCTCCGTAGATCCGAGCGCAATCAAATGTATAGGCACTTCGCCTGGTCCAAATTTGATGCTGGCGATCTTGTCGATGAACTGTACGCTGGCGCGTTTTACGAAATCATCCAAGTCGCTGCCGCGGAGCCCGCGGCTAGATACTTTGACTAGTTGGGCAACAGGCTCGCCGAGATCTTGCGAGCCGGGCGTAATGATTTTCGTAAAGGCCATTCGTCTGTTTTCCTATTTAATAGGTACTAGGTCGCGTTGTACTCGGGCTTTTTCCAGAAATCTAGGCCGAGTATTGTTCGGGCTTTTTCCAGAAATCTTATGATATCCGGATTTTTCTTGAGTCGTGGCTGAACATCCCTAGCAAAAATTACTTTCTGCAAGACGTCTTTTATGTCACCCTTAAGAAAGTCTGCAGGCAGGTCTTTGCTCGGATCGGTACCTCTTACGCTGTAAAATGCGTCAAGCACATCGGCTATTGTCTGTTTTTTATGCGCTATGCTGGCATTATACACGCGCGGGTCGGTATAGTAATCCAATACGTTGCCTGCAAGACCGCCAAGTACGCCTGTAACCGCAGGCACACCTATGCGAGCTTTCAAGCTATAACCGGGCCGCGCGTTAGCGCTGCGAGGCATATTTGTTTGTGACCATAGGTTGGTATATCGGGGCGCAGTTGGTTTTCCTGGCCTACTAGGCAATATTTGACGATATTCGAGATCTTTTGCCACTGATCCACGGAAAGGAGTCCACCACGGCAGTTTTGCCTTCCTGGCAGCAACGGCCTTTGCAAGGTCTTCTGCTATAGTCGGTGTTACTGTTGTTGTTGTCGGTGGCGTTAGGCCGGTATATGTAGTCGGAGGTTTTTGCGTTACCGTACTGGGCTTTTGTTTCTGCATCATGTCAGCGACAGCCGCATCAACGACACGAGCACGATGCGCTGCTGACATGCCAAGATGTCCGGCACCGGCGCCGAGCGTAGCTCCGCCTATAGTGGCTTTGCGGGCAAGCGGTCCTTTGTTGTAAAAACGCTCGGGTTTTTGGTAGTATGCAGCAGTTCCTTCTATATCGTCTGGCTTTGGACGGGTAAACCAGGCAAGCGGCGCTCCTGTATTTTTATAATCCTCCATGCCTTGCCTATATGTTTCCTCTGCCCGATTTGTGCTGGCATTTGGCAGCCCGCCCAACAATGCCTGCATCAATGCTGTTCCGGCGCCTCCAACAAGGCCGCCCGTCAACATCCGCGAAAGCGGTCTTCCGCGACCTTTGGGCTGTCCCATACCTGAGAAGCCGCCCAGGGCTGCGCCGCCCAGCGCACCGAGTGCCGGATATAAAACAGTCGGCGAAAGTGTTTTGGTTCCCGGCGTAGTTTTGCTGTCTTGCAGTGCCCATGCTGGCATTTGCTTTTTCAACTCTGCCCACCATTCTGGTGCCTTCGCCTGCAACTGCGCCCACCATTCTTTGATTTTGTCCCAGACTGCCTGTTTTTCCAGCGGCTGTCGAGACTGTCGCAATGCAGTTTGCGTTGCTATAACTTCTTGCCTGGCGGCTTTGACAAGTGTCAGGCCTTCGGCATAAGTCATCGTACTGATATTATACTGCGGGTGCATTGGACGGCGCCTTTATGTTTTCTTTGCTGCTTTCGTCTTCGCTGACATTGGTAAGCTGCTTTTCAATGTCCATTAACTGGCCCATGTCAAACGGGTCCAGTGCTTGGCCTTGTTCCAAATATTTTCGAAGCAGCGCTTGCGCCATTAGTCGTTTATTCGCTGCTCGCGGCGCAAATTGCGAAATCTGGTTATAGGCATTCATGACTTGCTCAGGATCATACCCGCTGATGATTGGATCATTCATCATAAGATCCTGTAGCATAGTCTGGGCCTGAATGGCTCGCAGGTTTTGCTCGTGTTCGGTACTGCCAAGCTCTTTTAGTCTGTCTTGGATCAGTTCTTCTTTCGATTCCGGCTTAAATGCCTGGGCGATACGGCCGGCTCCGCCGCCTATTGCGGCGCCCAGTCCGATTCCAAGCGGCCCCACTGCCTGTTTTTCAGTCTGCGATCGATGCTCCCATACTGAGCCTGTAATCACGGACATCGTGGGGCATTGGACAAAAGGGCGGAGGGTCTCCTGAATCTGCTCTTTGGCGGTTTTTTCGAAGCTTTCCATGTCGGCCCTGACTGCATTGAACTCATCAACACGATCGAGCGCCTGCTTAATTAGCGAATATGGCGGCTGTGTCCAGTCGCAATTGTGTGGCCTACCTACGCGCTTGGTAAATTGCGGATGCTCGTGCGAAAGCTTAGTCATCAGCCTATGTGCACGTTCGCCCAATACAGCCTTAGCGTTGTCGTGGACCGTAACAAACGGCAGACTGTCTGCAGCCCGAAAATAATCTGTGATTGCGTCGACGGCATACGCAACGTCGTAAGCCAGTTTGATGGCCTTGTGTCGTTGCTGGTCGGCTTGCTTGCGAAGCTCGTTGGCATGCGATAGCGCTTGGCGGTCTCGGAGCAGTTTGGGATACTCTGCAACCTTTTCCAGCTGCCAGGCTTCTCGCAAATCGACGTGCTTTGCTGCCGCCTTCTCATGGCGGCTCCGCCACTGCGAAGGTGGCATAGAGTAATCGTCCGATACTGCTGTCTCATCCTCTTGTTCAGCCGCCGATTTGAATGTGCTCGGAAACATGCGTTCCAGAATGACAGCGTTATCTGCCAAGTTGAATGCGGCAGCTTTTTCGGCTAAACTGTTGGCCGCTTTGAAATGGCCGATGCTGCGACCATTGTTGTATGCGCGCGCCATCAGCCCAATATGGCCGGCCGGCAGCCGCATTTCAGTGGCAATTTTGACGATAGCGTCGTTCGGATGTTCGCCTGCATTAACCAAATCAGCGATTTTGGTCAATGCATTGCTGATTAGCTTTTCGCTAGACGCTGTTAGTTTGGGCATGCTCATTTTTTGCCGTCCTCAATTGTGGGATAAACAGCAGCATCCATCAGATGCTGGAATCCGGGCGGCGGACATCCGACGCCAAACATAGCAAGTTCGGCCGATCGCAGGCCAATTCCCCGCATTTCGATTCGCTCGATCTCTGTTTCTGCCTCTTCAGGCGATCTGATGCCCAGATCATATTTCTTCCAAGGCAGCCGTTCCATCATGGCACTGACATTTTCGAGGATTGCCTCAGTGCCGATACCGCCGCCACTGCCAGCATTACGTTCGATTTCTACCATGCGGAGGAACATATTGCCGATCTCGATTTGGCGCTCCCAATCGACCGGCTTCTGCCGCATTGCTATTGCGGTGTTCATTCGCACCGTTTCCGAAATATCATCTGTCCAGAGCGCAGTTACGCTCTCTGCTGTTTCGGGCCGTGACGGATTGTTGAATTTGTAGATCAACATGTCCAATACTTTTGGACCGCACCAATAACCGTACATCTTCCAAAGTAAATCGTACTCGCGCTCCGCAAGGCCAGTCTGCACAGACCTTCCAAATACTTGATGCGTCAGATATCCCGGCGCATCCAGTCTGTCAGTTACATTGAAGAAGTACAGTTCGTACGCCGTCACGGCATCGCTCGTCAGCGCCATTTTACGGGCGATATCTTTGTATGGTTCCTGCGCTAAAATGCGCGCTTCAATTTCTCCTCGCCGTCCGCTGTCTGCATTATCCTGATAGATTGACCATGCCGTGTAGATGTCGGCATTTTTGTTTTGCAGGAATAGCAGTTTTTCCGGCGTGTTTGCTGCTTCTACCTGTTTTCTGAATCGAAATATGTCTACCATCCTGTTCTGATCGCGGTCTCTGCGAAGGCCGCGTTCGATACGAATGAGCTCGCCAGCCCGCCGCCATCTCCAGTCGGTCGGCCGATCGTACGCGTCGATCGCGTTATTTGTCAGCAGCGCACGTGTCAATTTGTTTCTCCGTAGACAGATCAGAACTTTGGCCGACAGCCTAATGCTACTTCCCAAGTGCTAGCATCGATAGCATTGTCAAGGATGATTTCCAGATAGATCTTCTTCATGGGTACCGTGAACGTACCCTCCATATTCTTGAACGTGTAGCCCTGCGGATGGAACAGCTCCATTACGGCACCGGGCACGTGCTGCTCTTGCGTGGGTATCACTTTCGCCATTTCGATGCATGTATCGCCTTCTGCGCTAGACGATGAAGACGATGAAGACGAGGAAGAGGAACCTCCGGTACCGGCCAGCGAACACACTTGGCGGTTATACAAGTTGACCGAAAACCCGACCGGCGTGCCAGCATCCTGCCGCACCAAAAGCTTTGTGATGTCGGCCGCGTGCGGATAATCGAGCGCAAAGCAAATTCGCGTGACGCCCGCCGGAATTTCCAGCGCATTCTCGTCGCAAAAATATCTTTCGTAGACGTGTTCGCTGATCATAATTTGATCCTCTAAACTTCGGGCGAATCCAGGTCAATGTCGGCGCCTTCGCCGATATAGGGCTCGATTGCCTTTTGTTTCAGTTTGAGCGTCAGTTTGCCGAGGTTCTCGAATGAATTCCGCAATGCGTCTTCTAATTCCGGCAACTCGCCGGCGTCGAAACGGTCTTCGTAGTTGTCATGGTGCCAATAGAAATTGAATAGCAGCCGGCCGATCGAGTCGAGCCCCTTGACCAGATTAGGCAAATATTGGTCAATGAGCGTATCGTCGCGAGTGCCTTCAAGCAGATTGGATAGTACCGAAGTATCCAGGATTTCTTGCTGGCCAGATTGGGCCGCCTGCATGATCTGATTCATCATTTCGGGCTCTAGCGGCGCTGCGTAATCGGGTCTCCGGTTTGTCGTCTGCAGTCCCGGTATCGGTACTTCTTCTTCCAAATACGGCTGCAACGGTATCGAAGAGCCGAAAATGGTATCCTGAGCAGTCTGGTCCTGCCCCGGAATTGTCGGCGCGTACGAACCTCCTTGCTGCAAAGCGTAAGGCACATTTTCTTGTCCGTATGGCTGTGCATACTTAATTCGATATGTTGCGCCTTTGTGCAATTGTGATTCTGCCAAAATGTGCCGGGCTTGCTTTTCACGCAAACCGTAATCGCGTATCAGCGAAATCAATGCTGCGCGACTGGGCAATCGCGTGCCGTTAAGCCATGCTTCGCTGCCCGTGTTGATGACTTTCAGCTCGGCAGATGCTTTATAAATGCCAAGCTGCAAATCGATATGTGCGCCAGGTCGCAATGCTGGCGGATCGCTGTTCTCTTCGTCGATGGGCCTAGGCGGCGGATACTCGTCGTTTTTCTTCGGCTTTCGCAGCCGCACCATTTTGGTGCCGGGCGGCACAAATAGTGTCTTCAGCCGATTGATGAATTTTGGACCCTTGATGCGATTTAGCGAAATCAGGTTGCAACAACTGTCGCTTTCGTAATCGTAAAATGATTCACGATTAGCTATCGGCGGCAAATAGTCAGGACGGTTATCGCCGTAACCGCCTTTCCACCATATCCGGTAACACTTCTCTTCGCCTTCTGCCGGCATGGTCTCCTTGACTTCGAACGGGCACGTACCTTCGCCGCGCGGAGTTAGCAGAACATAAACGCTGCCTTGCTCTAGGCTATTGGCTTCGGGCAATCCTTCCCAGTAGTCCGCATATTCTGCATCTGCCAGCTTATCCACGGCAAACACGTTGGCTGGATGCGTTTGCGTGTAAGCTTTATTGTCCTTATCGCCAATACGGACAAGCACGCAGCCAGGCTTTCTTCCGCGATCTCCTTGCGGAGTAGCAATGAACAAACATCTGTCGAATGAATCCGGCTTGGTCAGCACCTCGTAGATACCCGTAGCGTCAGGGTTTTGCATCGCCAGCGGCGGCTGGACGTTGAGTACCTGCGACGTGTTCTTCTCTTCGCGCATGTCGCGGATATAAACACCATCGCGTTTCAGCTCTGCCGCCTGCTTATCGGTCAGTTCTGCAGGTCGTTCACCGTCATAGATGTAGATTTGCAGATCGTCGTTCGGGTGATACGGCTTCTCGTCTTGCCAAATACTGCCACGGATGACCTTGGCCTGCTTTTGGCGGCGCAATTCGATCGGCTGGGCAGAGGCAATTGTGCGAGCGGTAGCAATCGCTGTTTTCAGCATTTCGGTGCCATAGCACTGCGCAAATTTTTCAGCCAGTTTGGGTCTTGCATCGATCATCTGCAGTATGCGATGGGCCGCCCAAGCACTTGATTTGACAAGTTCGGGTATTGTCGGTTTAACTGGGACGTACCTGCCTTTAGCGTACACGAGTCCCGGCAATCCGGCTTGGAGCCATTCTGGCTGTGCCGAAGCATATTTGCCGGGAGAGTCACGGAAATCTTGCATTGCCGGCCGTGTGGCGCCTAGCGTATTCAGACTATCGCCGGTAATATCGCCAAGAACTACAGGCTTGCGGTTGAGAACGTAGTTAATCCACCCTTCTTCCATCGGCACGAACGTGTCGCTCTCCTTCAACCAGAGTAGTTCGTGTCCTTTGAGTTCTCCATTGATAAAGAAGACCGGGGCATACATCATCTGCGGACCGATTTTGAAGCCGAACACACCGACGGCTTTGTCGTTGTCCTCGTTTTTCTCGAGCAGCTGGAATCCGAGCTCATACGGAATCAGCTGCGGCGCACGTTCACGGAGAAACGAATGTGCCAGATTCGATAACGCCATTTCGAATGGTACATTTTCCGCTGCTATAGCGGCTCGCTTGATGAACGCAGACCGCTTGCATTGCTGTGCAAGCTTTGTCCAGTGGGCGATTTCGGCACTGACCTGCCTAGACGGAGCAAGAGATGTGCTCATTATTCAACTTCCTTGTTTGTGCGTGCATCTTCCGTAACGCATTGCCGCTGGCAGAGCTGGCCTGTCTGGCAGCGGAGTATGCCTAATATCTTAACGTATACTTATCGGGCCTCCAAGCCTAACCCCCGGTGGGCTTTAACACATTTTGCGGCCATTCCGTGCCAAATGTTTTCCCGGCAACCAGCGCCGGAACAAACGACGTCGACGCCGTATCGGACACGCCGCCGCTGTATACGGCACCCAATAAACTGCGTTTTTGGCCCGAACCAATAAACCGCGTTAGCCAATCGGGGTCATGGCTCACTGTTTCCATAGCCCGAACCATCTTTGGCTCGAATGGGGGTTTCTCTGCGTGGACGTCCAACGTCTTGACGCCGAAATTGTCAAGATCCGCCAACATTGACGGCTTAACCTGTGTACCTATCGTATAGTGCAACACCGGCCGCTCAAGGTATTTACCCACCGCTTGCTTGGGTGATGCTGATATCGTCCCGTCCCGGGGCACCCAATCACGTTCGAGCCGACTGTAGGACACTAGATCGCCGGGCAAATTGTCGTCGGTTTCATCGAGAATCTCGACGTTGTCGATCAGTCCCCTTGCAATCAATTCGACGTTTCGCCTGTTGACCCCCATGCCAGCATCCCTGTAGGCTTGCGTGAACGCTTGCACGAAGTACCGCCTACCTTCGCCGATGCCTTTGTATTTGACGATTTCTGCCGGATTGGGAATGCCGTCCGAGAGGACATCGCCTGCTTCCACCGTATCGCCCTTTTTGACTGTGACATCAAATCCAGGCGACACGTAGTGACGTTCTTCGTTGACCCATACATATTTGCCTCCGGCCGGTGCGTCATCCATCTTGGTTATGTGACCATCTATTTTGGCGTGTGAAGCGCCCGCCTTAAACGTTTTCGGTACCTGTATCAGTTGGTTCAATCCCTGAAAACCCGACACGGATTTTGCTTCACCCTTAACACCGCCAGAATGTTTGGCCGACAACTGCCCCTGTGTGAGTTTTTCGCCCAGCGCCTGGGCTGCGCCCAATCCTACAGCATCGCCAAGATTCGGCAACGTGCCTCGTTCACGAATGCCGACATCCCGCGCATACACACCGCCGCCATCAGGGCCTCCGACAATCGGAGAACGGACAAGTAATCGCTTAAAGCCGCGGTTATCAAGATCGGCAAGAATCTTCGGTGTCAGAATAGTATTACGATCGTAGCCACCGATCGGCGACGCCAGCAGTGCGCCTACATTATCAGTATCATCCGTTGCAACCGGCAGCCCAGCTACGCGCGTCTTGTCCGTTTTGTCGTCGTCTTCAGCCGTAACAAGCAGACGATGGGCAAGCTGATTAAGCTGTTTTGAAAAAAAGCCGCTATCGGCAGTAGAGAATTTTGTAGCGATAAGACCTTTCCGGGCGCCAAACGTGCCTGCCCAGTACTCGGCAGGGCTTAGCCCTTCGGAATAGCTCTTCTGGACTGGAAACGGAATGATATTATCGTGGTGATCCATGTACAGCATATCGCCGCCGATCAGCCTATTCAAATACATAGGACTGCCTCTGGCGCCGGACTGTACTTGCATGGCCAGCGGATTGGACATTTCCGAAGTCTCTTCGATGACTTCCTTCTTCAGCCGTGCATGCTCTGCATCGGTCGCCTCGATGATTTTCTCAGCTTGATAATCCTGTGGCCAGTTCTTTGCCATTATGTCCTGCAAACGGCGTCGCAGCCTAATTCGCGATGCCAATACCGCTGGCGGCGGTTGCAAATGCTCTAAGCCAAAAGAATTACCGCCCGTGCTATATGCAACATCGCGACCAACATCACTCAGATATTTGGCAATTTCGCTGTATTTGTCCGGATGCTTCTCCGCCACTTCTGCCAACAACGCATTGATACCCTTACGATCGAGCGAACGATTATAGTTCCGCATATCGTTCGGCAGGCCGCTATTGATCAAAATTTGTCCGACAGTCGTCTTAAGCATCTGGTCGCATGTCTCCGGGTTTCCACAGTTTACCTGGCGGTTGTGGTAATTGCTTCTTGTCGATGCGATCGATGATCGTAGTGCCTTTCACGCCCATTGCCTGCAGAGCATTCTCGAATCCTTCTTCGCCTGCATGCATAATAAAGATGTGCGACGGAGTCTGCTGCATTGCAACAGCGATTGGCGTTTCGTTACTGTCGTATATGACTAATCGGGTACATTCGATATTGTGCAATGCGCCCAATTGATTGTGTGTTTCAATGCGCATTACTGTTCAGGCTGCGTGCCAGCGCGGCCAGCACGTCGAGATTCTTGCTTTGTTTCTGAAATGTTGCAGCACTGATAGGCTGTCCAACATCGTTCGCGCCGAGAATATTAGCGGCAGTCTTTGCCGGTTCTATGGGAGAAATTGGAGTTTGCCCTGCAATACCGGGCAATGCAGCCGACGCTGCAGCGTCAGCTGGAGCGCTTGCCGCAGCATCTGTAGGCTGGCTTTGAGGCTGACTGCCCATAAGCGCCTGCGCTGTCGTCTGATCTTCGAGAATGTCATCAGGCAACGGCATGCCGGTTTGTTGGTACAAATTAGTAATGAGCTTGCGGATACGGCTTAACTCCATGTACATAAATGCCGGATCGATCTTTTTCGTGCCGCCCCCGGGGCCTGCCGGCGCAGCCGCGCCTTGATTCGCCACAGCCGTTTGTACGGCCTGATCTATGGCCATCTGTATTTCGGGAGGCATTGCCCCTGCCCCGCCGCCTGGCGGCATTCCTCCTGCCATTGGATCCATCGCTGATTCTGCACCACCGCCTGCCATCGGATCAACCGGCGGCGCTCCACCTGCTGCCATCGGATCCATTGGCGGCGCTGCAGCTCCCGCTGCCATCGGATCCATCGGTGGCGCTCCGCCCGCTGCCGGATCCCCCGGCGGCGCAAAAGCGACTTTTTGCCGGGCCGTCTCATTGTCGAGTCTCCAGGTCGCCATTTCGAGCAGCTGTGGATAAATCTGGTATTGCTGTGACATGTCCGAAGTCCTTTATTTGAGACGTGATTGCCATTTTGATAGCTTAGCTGTCTTTTTACGATTCCACAATCTCAACATGCTGTCCGACGCCTATTTCGCCGCGTCTGTAAGCATTGATAGCGTCCTGTTGTGTTCTGAACGTCCGAGTCGGTTTACCGTAATCTCGCTTGGCCGATGCTGCATAGATGCCGCCGACGTACTCGTTTGTCGGGGCATGTATTGGTTTGAATTCGCTGAGCGATAACAGGTTTTGCGACGGCATTAGCTTTGTTTTGGCCTCTTCGACGGCTTCATCGGAGCTGGGTACGTGAAACTGCATGGTATCGCCGTCAAAGTCGGCCCCGAAACCGCCCGTAATGAGTGGAGGAATTTCGAGCACTTGTGAAGACGTCAGTTGCGGCCACGCTGCCAGTATACCGAATTTATGCAGTACCGGCGCCCGGGTAATTATCACCGGACGGGATGCCATTTCGGCCAGCAGCTCTCTTTTTGTCCTGTCAGTGCGGTCCTCGACTGCTCGGAGAGCCTGCAGCTTTGGCATACCTTTGCGAACCAGTCGCCGCACAAGAAACGGCTTGTATAGCGTCCATGCTTGTTTTTCCGGCAAGCCTACATGGTCCATATCGAGGTTCGGATCAGGCGAAATGGCCCCACGGCCGACCAAATCTACTGTCGACCCAAGCAATTTCCGCTGTACCATGCCATGTTTGGGGCTCGATGCGAAAATTTGCTTCAAAATTCCCTTTACGTTGCATTCTCTGTTTTTTGGCGTGATCGGATTTCCCAGCCCCGTCACTGCTCGAAATGCCTTATACAGTGCTAACCGCTCATCCGTAACGTCGTCGACTACCTCTTCCATGCTTTTCAGCGCCTTATTGGCGTCAAATAACTCTTTGTAGAGGTAGTTTGCGTCCGAAACCAGCGGTGTGCCGCTTTGCTGCATGACAGAAATGGGCCGAAAAATCGGCGGAAGCACTGGAACACGGCTCAAAAACCACTCTTTTGGGTGCTGTCCAAGCTTTTTAGCGCCTTGCAGGTACCGTAACCGCCGAATGGCCATGTCGCGGGCAGTTTTTCGGCCTAATTGCGCCTGATTTCTCGCTTGTTCGATCTCTTTATCGAGATTCATGCGGTCTAACGCGTTAAATAAGGCTTGCGGGCCCGTATTTTGTGTCTTATCCGCTGCCGGATCGTTGCCATACTGCTCTTTGCCGGCCAAAATAGCCTCATATTTGGCTTTGGTCAGCCCGAGAAGGTATCGAATCGGGTCTTCCATGACAGGATTTGGCATTTTTTCGTGGAGTTTGATGTAACTCCACCGTTTTCCGCCGTGCCCGCCAGTCATCGCTTCGTCAAAAAGCCCGCCACGGATCGGTGACAAGCGATCGACGCGCCAATCGACCGTATCTGCGTTCTTTAATTCCCTGTCGCCCGTCAGCGTCTTTGCATCTTTTTCCGTCATGGCCATAATGTTCAGCTTTGTGCCCTCTTTTACCGGATTTATTCCGGCCGCACGCAGCGATTCAACAAATTTGGTGTAGACGAACGGTACTTCTGGCACCGGCGGCGAATATCCGCTCATGACTTGGCGCCAATAATCCGTATTTTGTTGGCCGCGGATTAAACTAGAGTCGCGAATTGTGTTATAGGCCCCATGCGATAGTAGTGCATTCAGCTCAAGCATACCTACCCGCTTTGAACCTGTCGCGCCGCCCTTTGCCGGCGCGCCTTCGCTGGTATATGCGCCCGTTGCGCGGCCTTGGCTCTTCGCTTCTGCAGTGTGATGCAATTTCATCAGAAAGCGATTGCCGGTTTGAATATTCTCGATGTTGCGCCCTGTATCTGGATCTTTGATAGTTTCAGTTGACGTCAAACCGTGTTTTTTCAATTCGGCCATCACCCATTTACTTAGGCTTTGTTCCGTATCGAAATCCGGAAGCTTATAAGGCTGCCCCGTCTTCTCGACAATCTTTCCGAGCGCCGATTCGAGAATCTGTGCCGGATTTCCTCGCGAAATGATGCCGAGCGGATTCAGCAGGACTTCGAATGGCCTGCCTTGTTGGTCTTGCGGCATGCGATTATCGGGAACAATTTTGGCTACGATTCCTTTATCGCCCATGCGGCCGCTCATTTTATCTCCGACTTCCATCGGCTGCGCAGCTTTTACGATAACGTTGACGCCATTTTTTCCTTTGTACACATCTGTCACAGTGCCGTCAGCATGATGATCCCAAGTGACAGAAGCGTCAGCGTACGCGCGTTGTCGCCGGCCGATTTTCGGCCCTGTCCGACGTTCTCTTATCGCAAGGATCAACGGGTCATCGGCATGCACTGTCTCGCCGACCTTGATTACACCGTCGCTGTCGTACTTCTGGAGCAAATCCTTCGGATACTTGGCTGGAAAACTGGCTATGAATGCGTTCTTACTGACTTTGGTCGCGTCGTCGAACTCCAGATTATTCTGATACATATGCTCGCTAGTTGCGCGCTTTGCAAAAGACTCGGAAACAACTATTGCGTCTTCGTAGTTGTATCCCTTGTACGGAATATAAGCCACTCGGGCATTCTTTCCGAGTGCTGTTGTACCTTGTTTATCTGTGAAGTTCGATGTTGCGAGTAATTGTCCGGGCTTAACTCTGTCACCAACGGCCACAACGGGTGTATTGTGCAAAAACGTTTTTCTGTTGTACGGCAACTGCTCGTAGATCTCGATATTATGCACTTTGCGATCTGTTCCACGGACCTTGATGTTCGATCCGGTAATATCGATGACCGTGCCTGCTACTTGACTGCGAACGGCACCCATTTGTTCGCCGTACTTATCCTCGAACGATCTGTTTTCGCCAGGAATGCCGGCTTGTACAAACGGCGCTTCAGGATCTACTAGCGGCAGTGCCTGCGTCGCCATGCGGGATGCCATGGCTACTCGTTGCGGAAATGCGGCAGCTTTTAGCGGCACCAAATTAGCGAGCGGACCAAAAGCTTCTGTCATGTGTTTCAGCTGATAATCAACTTTGTCTCGCGGAGCCATGACATGCTTTCCGCGTGAAATTGCACGTATGTTTGCCCGCCCGCTTTCCAGTTCGCCGGGAAATGCAACGGTACTTTCTGCAAGTTGTTGTGGGGATCGCCAGACAGTTTTGCCGGTTCGCGGTTCTATATATTGTGCATATAGTGTGCCGTCTTTACCGTATCGTGTATTGATAGCTACGCGGCCATCCACGCCAATGCGTGCGCTTTCCGGTGAATGCACAGGATCGATAAAGCCGAGGTGCGATGGCTGTACCGATCTGGCTTCGTCGGGAACAGCGTCCTGGGACGGAATCCCGCCTTCGCCCATCCGTGTGATACGATGTTGCTGATCGTACAATTCTGCCGGATTGATCTCTTCGAGTGCTCCTGCTAGTCCCGTGTCGAGCAATGCGCCTCGCATGCTTTTTTCGAATATGCTTGGCTGCATCCGCTGTAGAGATCCCGATACGGCTGCTTTCCAAAACATTCGGCGAACGTCTCCACTGCCCTTCCGGATGCGTTCTGCAAAAATATCTTCGGGGCCGAGTGTTCGCTGGAACATCAACGCGTCGCGATCGTCTGGAACGTCTTCACCGCGATACACCCGCAGTAACTTAGCCGTAGCGGCCAGCATCGTGTCCAAGTCAACTTTATCGTACGGCTTACCTAACGTCCGTTTGGTCACTTCCGGATCCAGCGTCATTTGCTGAAAAGCTTCTCGAAGTGCTTCTTCCTGTGTTCCAGCCGGCTTTTTATCCCGATAGAATTTGGCATACAGCTTTTTCAGGACTGCTGGGTTGTCCTTGCGCATATTGGCAGCAAATAATTCATTGCCCCAGGCCTCACGCAACTGTGTATCCGTAGCGCCCATCATTTTCATTGCGCTGATCAGCGGCAGTTTCGCCTGTGCGATAGCCAACCTAAATATGCCTGTCTCGGGATCTAATAGGTATCGATGCGCCCGCCCCTTAGCCACGTTGATGTGCGATTCCAGCTCTCCAGACTCCTTTTCGCGGGTGAAAATGCCCGGACGCAGCCGCATTTGCCGGGACATGCCGTAGTCGCTGCCGCGAAAAATAAACGTTCCGCGGGGAGTCATCCACGGTACAGTGGCTAGCGTTGCCCGCCGCGTATCGACTGGCGCATTTGTGGCTGTATCCAGCAGCTGCCATGTTCCTCGTAATCGGCGGCCAAGCGTTTTACCAGCTAACAGCGCTTCCTTTTCGTCTGCCCTTGTATACGATTCAGGGCCCTCATAGCCCACGTCTTTCAGCGCTAGTGTATATCGCTGGCCCACAATAGGCTCGAAGCGGTTGGCTGCATCCAATACGCTGGAGAATATGGCATCCCTAGTGACAGCCGGATTTCCAAATTCTCGCGCATCCGGCATGCCATCAAGCTGCATAAGAGGGATTGTCATGTCGATCTCGCGGAATGTTTGATTCTGCCGTAAAATGAATCGGCGGCACGCCGCCAGTGCGCTGCAAAGCACGTCGTCGCATCGCTTCTTCAGTGATCGCAGGCTCGCTGCGTTTACGAATAAAATCGTAAGACAGCTTGCCCGATATCAGCGCTGCCAGAATTGCTGCGGCCGTAATTGCTCCGCCGGTATATTTAAGCCCGCGATCGGTGGCGTCAAATAATGATGCTTGCTTTTCCAGCTCGGGCATGACTGCCGCCGTTATCGTATCCAGGAGTTGATCATCGCTGCGCTTTTTCAGTCCAGTGGCTATCTCTTCTTGATACTGCTGTTTGATGTCTTCCAGCTCTTTTTCTTTTTCGGACCGACGTCGCCAGTCCATAAATGCATCAGTGCCTTTGTAGCCGGCAAGCGCTGCCATTCCGGCTGCAGGAATTCCCAGCCCCATTACGGCCGGTATGCCGAAATAGGTTCTAGCCTTTGTTCCGCCTTGCCACCAACCGGGGCCTTTCAGCAGATTTTCGTAAATCAGCTCTGCAAGCCTGCCGCTTATGCCACTGCGGAATTCCGGCGCCCTTTCAGCAGTCTTAAGCTGTCCCAGCTTCTCTTCTTCCTCTTCTTCTACGGGCTTTATCGAAGGCAACTGTACTCGCTGCGCATACGGTGAAGGCAGTTTCGGCAGTTTGCTGCCACGAAATGCGCGCCCTACGCCCATCGCGCCGCGAGTTAACACGCCAGCGCCCAATGCAGCTAGAATTAGATCGACCATGTATTGCGAAGCTTCGCGCCGCAAGCCGGTCTGCACCGGCGTCAATTCGACTTTGCCAGCAAACTTAGTCAGGGCTTCGTAGCGTAAAGTAGTTGGGGCTTCCATTCCCGTTACTCCCTAATTCGATGTTATTCGGCAATTGTGTATACAGCTGCGACCATTCGATGTATACCCAATATTTTTTTGCTTCGATGTCCCAGTGACGTTCTACGAAATCGCAGACAAATAATCCATTCTTGATGCGGTCTCGTACCCACGCATAAATCTTCGATTGCTCTTCGTCGCCCAGATCAAATAATCGATGGTGCGCTGTTGCAACCGTTGGAAGTTGTGCCAGCTCCCTCTTCTTCAAATTCGGCGCAGCTTCTCCGCGGAATGGTAGTCCATTGACTCCGGGCCAATGTAATTTTCCTCCGTGACGATCGTCCTGCTCGCCGAAATATTTTGATGTAGCGTGTAGCATCGTTTCAAGCTAGCGTCCGTTGCCGTCGAGATCGTTTAAGCTGATCAATAGCCCTTGCATATTCGGCAATCTCTTCGTCAGTCTTTGCCTCATCCTTATCATACGTGCTCTCTTGCAGTTTGGCTGCTGTCGCGCCCAGCCCTGCGCCGACCAGCGGCGGTCCGGCCAATAATGCGAGCAGCGAAGCGTTCAGCGCAAAAGGCGCGACTGCCTTAATTCCTGCGGCGGCTAGGCCCGCGCCGCCGCGAATTATTGGGCCGATAATAGGAATCTCTGCGTTTTTCACGAAGATAGATTTGCCAGATGCTGCAGCAACTTTCACCAAAGCGGCCGCTTTAGCCAGCCTCGCATGTGTAGCCTCCTCGGATAATCCTTCCTGTGCACATTGCATCAAGAACCCGAATTTGAACGCTTCCTGGCTCGTCATTACTACCTCCGTGCAGAAAAGGCTCGCCGTATCTGTTCGGCTGCCGCAGGGTCAAATGTCAGATCGGGCGTAACCTGTACACCATTGAGCAGCATGCTTCGTGGATCGTCCATCTGTATTTTGTACTTCGGCCCACCGACCGGTCCCAATATGCTGTTGATTTCGCCTGGCGTGATGATAGAGCTGCGCCGTTTATGCTTTCGCAGATGTTCCAAAACTCCGGGATCTCCGGGATCGCCCTGTGCTTTGGCTATTTTACAGATTTCGGTGGCCTGCTCCAACAGACGATTGGCCTTAGAAGCTTCATCGGGATACTTGTCGCCGACAGCCTGGCGGATACTGATGGCCCGTTTCATGAATTCGCCGGGGCGGATCCGCTGAATTGCTCTATGCGGATCAGCCGTGTCGTCAGCAGCCATATCCTGGTCGATAATGGTTATCATCCCTCGCTGGGCATAGAATTCCAATCCTCTCCAGTGATAATGGCGGCTTTCTGTAGGGGGCATGGCAATCTCCTTGACTTTTATGGTACAGGATTTCCTGTGCCGTGTCATTCTCGATTGCTACATCATACCCCACCAACAGGCCATAGATCAAGATGTGCTCAGCCAAATCTGTGATTTTTTACCTGCGGTATCCAGGTGGCTGCCGCAAACTGCATCGTTTTGCGGCCTTAGTATAGCTGCGATTACGGCGCCGCGCTGCGGACATAGTTTGCGGTTTTTGCGACTTGCCGTGCGTCGGTATGTAACGTCCGAGATATTTTTGGTAAATATCGTTGCCGAGCATTTCGCGGCACACGGCATGGCTTCTTATGATTTCCTGCTGCGTGGGCGCCCGTCTTATATACTTGACTCGCTTGTTCCTGTGGTATATGCGCAACCCACGATTGTACTCTTGGTCAAAATCGCTAAACGGCGTATATGGTGCTTCCAACCAGTCAAGGATTGCATATATGCCTGCTTCCGTGATCAGTTCCTCGAAGTAGACCATCTTTTTAGGATGCGAGCACGCATCGAAAAACTTGATATTTTGAATGTAAACTTGGAACGGGTGCTTAGTAGTATGCCGCCTCGCAAAACTCCAAGCCGGATCCCGCACTAACAATACTAGGCTATCAAACTGCCCAGTGAGGAAGCATTGTTTATGCTTTTTTGGGGCAATCCGGTGCAATTTTACTGGCGGCGGACAATGCGCAATTATATTGAATGCGCGGCCGAACCAAGTAATTCCGCTCCGAGGATAAGCGGCGACGAGTGCCTTTCGCATGACATTCCCTTGTCAACGGGCCGATATTGCTACTACAGCCTTCCAGGCTGCCCGATGATACCATATATCGAATAGCGTGTCATTGTGAGTAATGTGCAGTATACCCACTTCTGGGCCGAATTTTTCAGGGTTTACCATTGCATTCTGCCGGCAATGTTGCTACTTTTAGCGTTAGATGCAGCAACTATGCCTTTTCCAGGAGATTGCCGATGTCACGCGCCGCCGATGAGTTCTACGATACCATCGTCATCGCATCCACCAGAAATAGTGATGTCTGCAAGTTCCGAGGCAAAATGCGGGACCGCGCCGCTAAATGCATCATGGCCGTCTGGCCGGCAACAGCAGCAGACCAGGACGAATTGCCTATCTCCAAGGACGATCTGATGGCACAGGCAAAAGCCAAATACAAACAGGTCTATGGCAATCCGCTATTCATATACTTTCTGACCATAATCATCCAAGTGCTCGCAGAAATGCTGCTCGAATGGTGGCGAAATCGACAGCAAATGCGCGGAGCGTTCTTGGAATGCGCGACGATTTGCCGCAACGCCGACGAGCTGGATAAATGCTTTGCTAACAGGAGCTAAACAATGCCAACTAGAAAACTTTTGCCGATTTTGTTGCTCTGTTTCGCAGGAATTGTCGGATGTACTACAAGCAACACACCGACAGTGAAACCGGTTGCTCTAATAACCGGCGATGATTACTGTGCCGCGGGTGACGCTGCCAAGATTTCGTTCAAAGGCTCGTCCGGTGCCAAAATTCTGTGGAAGGCAATGCCCGAAAAAGAAGAACTTCGCATGTTCGAGCTTCGTGACGGCGATCTGCTGTATTTGCCCAACCAGTGCGGAGTTACCAACATCGTGCTAGTCGCTATAAGCGATAACGACGGAGCGATGGCAACACACGAAATCATCGTCGGGCCCGGCCCGAAGCCCGATCCGAATCCGAATCCGAATCCGAATCCGAATCCTGGTCCGGCGACAGGTCTGAAAAAGCTGGCCATAGACCTGGCAAATACGCACATCACGACCGATCGAGTTGCCGATGGAAACAAGCTCGGCGATGCCATTGCAAAAGTTTGCGCAAACGCCAATAACTACAGCACCCCCCAGCTATTTCGCGAAGGCGTCCGGCAAGCCTGCCATGATGCTCTCGATATCAAGGTTTACGACTGGGAACCTGTTAGTGCCGGCATCGCCAACGCGATCAACAACATGGTACAACAGGGCAAAATCACAACGGTGGCGGACTATGCTAAAGCGTGGGCAGAAGTCGCCGAGGGTTTCAAAAGTCTTCAACATCAAATCCAACAAAAGGTGACCTACAATGGACGGAATCGAACGTCTTTGCGGCTGGCAATACAAAATTGCGGGTGAAGAATTTGCTCGTCTTGCTAGTCTGTTCCTGCCGTTTGTTTTTCAGGGCGATGCGCGTAATACGCCCGGCACGCCAATCTGGGATATTGCCAGAAAAGTGCTTGGCGGCAAACTGCCGCCGACGTGGCACCAGCAATCTGGCGACTGTGTGAGCACTGGCGCAGTCCAGGCTGGCCAATACGTACAGCTATTCGAAATGTCACGGCTTGGACAAGAAGAATTGTTCAAGCTGTGGTTTCCGCCGTATATCTACGCGACTAGTCGTGTAGATATCGGCGGCGGTCGCCTAGGACGGGATGCGGGCTCCACCGGGGCCTGGGCAGCACAAGCCATGCAACGCCTTGGCGTGCTGTTCATGGACGACCCAGGCGTTCCCCAGTACAGCGGCAGTCTCGCCGATGAATGGGGTTACCGGGGAGCCCCCGACCAATTTAAGCGGCTGGCAGCCGACAACCCGGTCAAAGGCGCTGCAGCACTATCGACAGTTGATGAAATCCGCCTAGCATTGTGCAACTATAAAATCTGCACGTATGCCATCATGTGGCCGTATGACACGAACCCGTACACCGCCAAAGGCAAATCGGGTAAAGAGTATCCAGTGATGAGGCGGTCACGCGAAGTAGGCGGGCATCAAGTCTGTCTGCTACACTGGAACGACGATATCGACGGTGCTTTTTGCCTGAACTCCTGGAGTGACCGCGTCCACGGGCCCAGCCTGAATGGAGAGCCCAAAGGCGGCGCTTATATCCTGCGCAGAGACATCCAGCGGGACTTGGGTGGCTATTCCGAAGTCTATGCTTTGTCCGGTTTCCAGGGATTCAAGGGAGAAGCCGACTACGGCTTTGTATGATGATCCATAAGACACTCAAACATGGCTGCTTTTGGTTAGGCATTGTCATGGTCGCTATCTGGACGCTCTTTGCGCTCGCAACGATCTGGTTCAATGGCGTCAATGATACGATGTATCGTATCGGAATGTCCGCTATTGCGATCTTCGTCAGCTCGCTCGGCGTACTGATGCTGGAAAGTTTCATATTCGGTGAATCCAAGCCGGAAGACAAAAAGGCGGAAGAATAGCTACCGCGTATACGATGGTCATACAAAAGCTGATTCAGTACATCTGCCCTTGGCTCGGCATCGCTGTAACTGTTGTCTGGCTGTATCGCGCAATTGCAGCAATTTGGACTAATAGCAGCTACAACACGTCGTCCCGCATTGGATTGATTGTTTTTGCAGGATTTATCGGCACGATCGGCATATGGATGCTGAGCGGCATTATGCGGAACGAAACAGAAGACTGAAAATTAGCGTGCGAACCGATCCAAACCAGCCGTCCTAGCTTTACTAACAACGGTTTAACCAAAAGGGGGAAACCTTTTGTCCCGTATTGCGATACGGAGATCCATGAAAAGAACTGTAGATAGTAATCTGTCCTACAACAGATGCTGGGACGGCTGCAAATCAGGGAGGAGATAATGACTGCAGAAGAACTGTTATTGTGCTCCATTCATAATGCCGCAAGCAGCCGCCAAACCAGGTGCCTCGCGTAGCACGCGGCCAAAACGACTATGTCGGGGCATCAGGATAGGGCCAGACAATGAAACATAATTTCAAATTTTACCAATGCACGCTAGAAAAGCACGGATGTAACAACGTACGAATAGAAACAGCGTGGATCTGTGCCAAATATGCGCATGTCGGAAACGTCGTACGTATTTGCGGCATTGATGGCTGGAAAATTAAAGCGGTCGGCGCAGGTGCTGATAAGTTACCCGATTGGCGTAAAGCAATCCGCATACACGAAACTGCAACAGGAGACAATTTGCCGAAAGCCGTGCCATGCATAAAATAACGAGACGCGAAGCAATCCGGCTAGCAATTGCTGCCGCTGTCACTACAGCGGTCGGTAAACTGCCAACACCGCAGCCGCGGCCCTATTGTCTTGAATTCTATTGTTATGAGACAGTTGGCGCAGCTATCGGTCACACAGCGTCACGAGATGTGTTTATCAATCCCAAATGAGAGGAGTATTCCGATGAAATTACGACTGTGGTTCTTACGTCCTGCATTGCTTTCGCGTATTCTGCTCTTTGCATTTATCGTTACGGTCATGCTTATGACTGTTGTGTTCTTTGCAAACGGGATTGCCGCCGGCGCAGAATCCTGGTCATGGCCGGGCTATCCCGACAAGGGCGCTCTCGGCACATATTTGATGAGCCGACATAATTACAAACAAGCCCAACTCGAACAATGGACATTCAATCAATGGCGGGAAGTCCACGACAAGATCCAGAACCAGAACAGGACTAAAGGCTACGTCATCGAACATGTTCCCGGCTTAGTGGACATGGGTCTTTCACGCGGCTGCGGCAATCCCGCCTGCGTTATGTGTTACGGCTACGATCGCCGAGTGCCAGCCTGGGATACCAGCTTGCAGCAAGTAGCACCGCCCGTACAACCGCCGCCGGTACAAAAATTGCCTAGAGAGCCAGTACTAATCCAAACTGAATCTGCCCACAAGCCGGCCGCACAAGCGCCCACACCGCAATGGGTTGTTGACGAAGCGCTGAAATTTGCCGATGTTAAGAAAACCGATCACGTCTGCGATCTTGGCAGCGGCGACGGGCGCGTTATTGTTACAGCAGCTAAAACATACGGGTGTCGAGCAACCGGCGTAGAGCGAGATGCCGCTCAGTACATCGCTTCGAAAGATGCTGCCAAAGGGTTACCAGTGCATGTCATCCATGGCGATATACTGGATGCTAAAGATCTCAGTGAAATCGACGTCGTGTATATGTATCTGTATCCGGAATTGATCAAGAAGCTCATTCCATTACTAAGTACGCTGAAAGAAGGTTCGCGGATCGTAACCTATTTCCATGAAATTCCCGATTTACTGGCAGATAGATCTCTGACCATCCAAGCCGAAGACGGCAAACATACGCTATACCTTCTTACCGTTAAGCACGATACATTCGATGCGATCATGCATGACACTAAATCCGACGACGACAAACAGCAATAGTTTTAGCGAAAGGGATACTATGCCGCAGATTCGCAGATACCATCTGGGAGACTCGGGCTGCCAGCCGCAAGAAGTAACAAGCTATGTGCTAGTCGACCCAGATGAATTGGACAGACTTGAAGCCGAAACTGCCCAGCTGCGACAAGCAATTGGCAAATGGCAGGAGTGCGTCGTTCAATCGGCAGAATTGGAAGAATCGCTGAAAGAGCAGATTGTTCGGTTGGAAACTGCGGCAGAGGACAAAAACAGCTGCCGCGAACTGCTGCTGGCCAGACTCGCAATCAGAATAGCCAACGCAATTGTGCCGACCCCCGATTTTCGCTATGACGCAGTGTCCCATATTCAACAAATTTTGGCAGAAGAGCTGTACAACGAATGAGGTAGAACTATGATCCAGTACATTGGTGGCATCGTTGTCTTACTGTGGATTGCTGCCGGTAGCGTACTCGGCCAACGCTATTACCGGCAGCTTCGCGACGAGCAGGGCTATTCGCCGTGGCCTGCAATGCTGCGGGCAGTTATTCTGGGCTTTAGCCGTCCGCCCTGGTTACTTGTCAAAGGCGCCTGGGGCATCCTTTCGCTGGGCTTCATCAGAAAGAAGAAATAACAATGCGAATCATTCAATGGCTGCTAAAACTGCTCGGTAGCAAAATCTGGAGCTGGCTAGCTCCGTTCCTGGTCTGGATTGCCGTTGCCGGCGGTGCCGTACTATTCATGGTCTTCGCACAATCCGTTACGGCCATGAAAGCCATCGGCAGCGTGTTGTGGTACAGTCTATGGCTGCTCGGACTTCCGCTGGCAGCCGTCGTCAGCATTGTCGAAAAACTGGCTGCCTGGCGGGCAGAAGTGTCCGGCACGCCTATAGCCAAGACCAGGCCGATCGTATCTGGCTGGATTACACTGGCCCTGTTGTTCGGTTTTGTAGTACTATCAATACGGGGATGCATGCTGACTCCAGGGCCGAATCCCGGCCCGCCGCCTGGCCCCAATCCCGGACCGCAGCCCGGACCCGAACCACAACCGTGGGATCCTGTTCCAGTTCCATCAGAATGGGAAATTTGGTTTAACAACCACAAACGTAACTGCAAACAATGCTCTCGGCCGTGGACGCCAATGTGCCGGGAAGCTCGGGAAATGCGACGGAAACTGACCGGATCTATAAACGAATGGATACCAGCACAGGAGCAAGACCAATGAAACAGCTAATTCTTGCCGCCATGGCATTGCTGCTCATGGCAGCCGCTGCAATGTCGCAGCCTATTGAAACAGCAGAATTGATTGACTATGGTTTCGTACTCAAGCGGCTCGAAGCACCCGCCCCGGAGCCTGAAACTGTGCCAATCGATTCAGTACCGGCACCCGACACGCCGCCCGAGCCCGAACAAGAGCCTGCAGCGGCGCCGACCACACAGTTGGGCATTCCGGACGACTACGAACCCGAACCGCAACCATACAAGCCCGAAGACCGCATTATCCCCGGACCACCTATCGACGACAATTCGACAACGCCGCCGCGAGAGCCTTCGCCTGGCAAGTGGTGGATCAAATCGAAACTAACCGGGAAATGGTATGAAGTCAGTAGAAAGTTGAAATGGCATGAATTTCCAAACGGCGATCTTTGGGGCTGCCCGCCGGACAAACAAATCATATTTTCCAAGACGCTGCAGAAATACCTACAAGTCGATCCCGGTTTCACCTATTGGGATACTGCCGACGGGCTTATTGCCACACTGAAACAGAACAAGCTGGTACAGGGCCCGATTACCGGCAACTACTACGAAATTTCACGCCGCAACACGCTGCACGAATCCTTGACCACCCATACGTCGTCCAATCTGGCGGCTGTACGACGGCCTGCCTTGCTATCCCGTAATCGTTGGATCGCTCTTCCGCTGACTAAAAGCAAAACTGGCGTTAGCGCCTGGATGACCGGCCCGGATGTACCAAATACGAATGCTGGTAATATATCGGATGCGTGGCAGGCCAAAAGTAATTGTCCGTCCGGCAACTGCTCTAGCGGCTGCTGCGGAGGTTGCTGCGGAGGCTGCTCCAGCGGCAATTGCGGAAGTTGTTGTGGCGGTCGCTGTTCTACTTGGTAAAAAGGAGCTATCTGATGGCTAAAAAAAAGGAAAAGGAAACGGAGTTGCCGCCGCTGCCTCCGCCTATCTTGCCAGAACAAGAGCAGGCGCCCGAGCCTAAAGCCCAGGCTGCCGGCGAACCCGTCAAGAGCCCAGTGAAAAGCAAAACATTCTGGACTGGATTGCTGGTAGCTGCGCTGGGCTTCCTGGGATTTATTCAGGCAATTCCGTACGTAGCCAACAACCAGATAATCTCGTCACTGTTGCTGATGGCTGTCGGCATCATTATGATCGTACTGCGGCTGCTCACGAGCCAGCCGGTTGCGCCGGTATTCAATATCCCGCACATCGGCAACATGAAACCGCATCCGGCACCGCAGCCGAGTAGCCCAGACGACGATACGTGGCAGGATTGGCAGCAAGCCAGTACAACCACTTTCAAACAACCGTAGTTGTTACGGCGTTTCTTCAGCCGGCGGTGTAGCAAACACGGGCGTCGGATCGGCCTCTGCGGGCTCGGTGCCACGAATGCCGGCTTTGACACTGCCTGCTTCCTGCGAGCCCCAAATCGTCGGATCTGCCATGATCAGTACGTGGAGCAGCCTACGTTTATTCCTGCCTGTTTGTTGGCACAGCACCTGCCATTCTTGATAGATGGCAACGTATTCCCGCCGTGAAACCTTGAAATCGGCCCAGATGGCTCGAGTTACTTTACCAGCTAACTCCGGATACTCTTCGACCATGTCGACAATTTTGCCATATTCCACGTTGGAAATTTCAGTATCGGCATAATAGGGTCGGCATTCTGGCACAGCCGCTTCTACAACTGGCAACGTAGCTGGCTGCGCTGTCGGCGCTTCCGCGGCAGCTACGGGCAAATCTGCCTGGGAAGCCGGCAGCTTTGCAATCTCTGGATCAATCGGCTTGCAGCCCGGAATCATTGACTGTACTGCTATTGTACAGCACACAATAAATGCAACGATTGCACTGCCGAGGCCGGCAGCTCCTGCTTTGTTGGCTACCATAGTTAGTACTCCTTTATAAGGTCTTGAAGTGCATAGATGATCCCGAAATGAGTTTCGGGATCATCGAAACAGCCTACACTGCCGAAGCATATCGAGCGGACAGTCGTCCATTTGATTGTGTTCTTCAATCGGTTCATATATCATTTGGCCGAACTGGCCTTCCGTAACACGATATGCAGGCGATGTTTTATTCAAATGATCTTCGAGCGTTGGGTATTTGCCGGTTTCCTGCTGTATCAGCATGGCCGACGAACACGAAATTCGCATGTCGTCGGGCAGAGGTCGAAATTTCTGTCGTTGTGGCAGTTTATGGACATCTTTGATCACTATATCTGCATCATCCAGCTTATCTTGCGTACACGGACCCTTGCCTGGCGATAATACAATCTGTTTTCCTTCGGCCAAAGTTGCCAAGCTCTCTGCAGCGACGGCAACATCATTATGTGTAATGTTGCATTCAGGTCGAGTGGTACGCCCGCAAAGTACACGAAATGCGGCATTATCTGCAACTAATTGACGCTTCCGCGCTGCAAGTTCAGCAGCCATTCGCTGGTATTCTTCGCCAGATATTGTTCCAGTCGGCCTGGGATCAGGCAGAGCTTGCGGCGCAATGTGAATGCGGCGCAGATTGCGTAAGATTGTCATCGGGCTTACATCATTCCAAAGGTCTTAAATACTCCGGCAAGCATGCCAGCTCTCTGGATATCATTTCTGGCTTCCGGAGTCAAGCGCAGCACCGGGCCTGCTACCCGCCCGATCACACTGCCGACCATGCCGCCCAGCCCGGCATTGGCTGCAACGCGTGTGACGTCCATGGGTGACACCCAACGGGAACCCTTTGCTACGGCAGCCCCCATCGGCAGTCCGCCTACAATTGCTTTAGTCGGCGGCGACATGATCGGATCACTTTTTACAACGTCCAACCAGTAAGGCACATCAATATCGGGAAGGTAGTCCTGGCCTGCCCTCGCAGCCTGGATAGCCGCATTGTCCTTATCGTACATCAGCCCAGTGCCTCTTTCTACGCGATCGAGGATTCCCGGCAGCGCAGAAAAGCCCGGGCTTGCCCATTTTTCCATGGCAATGGCTTCCATGCCTTCCGGCATTTCGCAGGCCAGTTTTTGCTCTTGGATTGGCGACGGATGGAAAAATCCCGTCGGACCCTTTTGAAGTACATTTGGCAGGCCATGCAAACCAAGGGCTCCCACACCACCCAAAATGGCTCCAAGTGGCATTCCCAGCCGCCAGCTAACGTCTTTCTTGATTTTCTCCGGATACAGCATGTGCATCAGCTTCCCGGTGCCCCAGCCCAGACCGGCTCCCAGCGTCCCGTACAGCAACGCTGACGTCAATGGATTGGGACCGCCCAGCAAAGACTGCAGTGATGCCGAAGTCCTCGCAAGAGGCCGTAGCGGCGTCGTAGAGCGTGCTCCTGCTTTGGCTGCTGCCCAGGCTTTGGCAAGTGCATCAGCTATACTGGCATCGGCCTGCTTCAAAATACCCACTTCTGGGGTATCTATGACCCAGGCATCCTCGTTTTCCGGGAAATCCTCCATCAGCTGCCGCATCTCGCCGGCATACTTGACGTACAGATTTTTGATGCGGTAAGGCACCGCCAGCCATTGCTCATCCATGATTTGTCTATCCGCAGACAGATTTGATTATGTCGGGTGTTTTTCGGACCCACCACGAAGGGCACGATTCTGCTGTCTTCTGTACCGGAATATCACCAAAGAACGTGTGCACGGCTTCGACTACGCCGTTGCGTTTCCACGGTCGAAAATCGTGTCCCGAAAAAATGCCATTTTCGCGCAGCTTCGACCACCATGCCCGCATATCTGCCAACACAGCGGACTCGGAATGACAGGCATCGATGAAGATCCAATCGAAAAAGCTGTCCGGAAAGAGCCTAGCGCCGATCGGCGAAGATCCGACGACAATATGCACATTGGGCCTGTCTTTGAATTTGCTTTCAACGGTTTTGCGACGCTGTCGCTGTGACTTACGTACCTTTGGTTTAAGATTGTCGCCGCTGTCCCACATATCCAGCAAGTAAATCTGGCTATCCTTCGGCAACTTCGGAATATATTTCTCGGCAAACTGACCCTTAAGCACGCCGATTTCGATCGTTGTCGGGCACTGTATGTCACACAGCAGCTTCGGAAAAGCTTCTCGGCATTTAATCGTAGTAATGGGCATAACAAAACCTAGGCAGTTGCATTTACGGTAGCTGCGGCTGCGGCGGCTGTTGTGGTTGTTGTGGTTGTTGCGCTGCGGACTCGGGCCCGAACACTGGCGGCGCCGGAGTAGCTGGCGGCGCGGGAGCCGCTGGGCCTTGTGTCCCCCGCTGTCCAATCATGGCCAACGGCTGTACGCCGGGTATTTGATGTGTCGTACCGCCGGGATTCAATTCTCGCAATTCTCGCTTGGTCGGGATTCCTGCCAAACGGAAAATGGCCTCTGCAGCGTCGATAGGCTGCTTTCCTCGCCGCTGCAATGTCGTTACGAACCTTCGCGGAAAATGTTCCTGCGCAATACCCGTCCATCCGGCTTCTTGTCTGGCTCTATTTGCGTATTCGCGCATCTTTTGTACGGATTGTGGTCCATATCGCAATACTTCCTGCAGTTTCTCGTAAGCCGACATATCCGGGTCGGACATCAATGATTTAACGCCGGCCCGCTGCGCAAGCCGCTCTGCCATGAGATTCAATGCATGTTGTCGTTGCATCTGTATTTTCGGAGAATTCCCGGCATAGCTCCCGCGGATATTGGTGACTTGCGGCATCCACACGCTAGCAGCCTGCGACATTATTGCATTCTGCAGTGCCGGATTGTTTGCCAGATACGTTTGCTTGTTGAATCGTGATTGGTTGAAGATATTATCGATCGTAATGCCTTTGGCATTGATCGACTTATTCATCATGTTTTTCCATTCCCTAAACGACAGTGGTACAGGCCCTCGTGGCGTTTGTTTTATGAATCCTTGTCCTTGGTTCAGGGCCTGAGCAAATCGTTCGCCGGGTGATCCAGGCTTAAAGCCGCCAATCAGAGGGTCATTGATGATTCTAGCGGTTGCCGCGGCTGCGCTGGCTCGCCAATCCCGTTGCAATAATCGCCAGATTCCAGAACGAGCTTCGGCAATGTCTGTCGGGGACAATCGCAATGGCTGTCCGGCGGCGCTCGCAGCTGCGCCGTATAGGCCCGCTTTACCGCCTTGCTCTGTAGCATAATTAGCGATACGGGCTAATTCGGCATACCGCTCCGGATTCTGAATACCTCCGCCCTGTTCAAATGCGTTCCACACAGACTGTGCATCTGTCGGAAATCCCATCGTTCGCATTTGATCCTTGGTCACGGCTAGCGACATGGTCAGCCGCCGTAAATTGTTTTTGAACTGCACGGGATCCGTTGTTGGCAGTTGCCCCGCCTGCGCCGCCTGCATAATAATTTCGGCCATGTCATTGGCTCGGAAGCCAGCACTCAAACTGGGATCCTCATTGAAAGCCTGCGCAACTGCATCAGCAAACGGTTTTGTCTGCGTCGGATTCATTCCGCGATTCTGCATCGCCCGCTGTACAGCGCCCCCGATAGCGGAAGCTCCGCCGAAAGCGCCGTTGGTCAGTTGATCGAGCCATGGGCCCAAAAATTGTCCAACGGGGCCGGCTAAAATGGTGCCAAGCTGCTGCTGCACTTTGGGCGTCCAGTCTACGCCCATGAATGCCAATAGCCCGCGGATAGCGCTCATGACTTCCTGCTGCGTAGTGCTGCTCCATTGCGATCCTTGCGCTGCCAGCACGTTCTGCTGCATGGCCTGTTCTTGGAGCCTGCGAGTCAGCGGAACGTCCGGACTCCCGCCGATTGCAACACGCTCAGGGCCGGCTATCGATTGAAGCAACGACTGCCCAACAGGCACGCCTACCATGCTGCCAGCTTGCTGCGCAAACTGCCCAAAGGGTATATTCGGTGACATGTCGGCTTGTTTTTCAGGCATAGCAGCCATTCCGTGGCCCTCCAGCCTACATCTTAGTGGGTTGCCCCGGTTTCTCCAAGACAACGTTCGCCGCTTTTGATTGGAATAGCTGCGATGCGACAGCCCGCAGCTGCGAGCCTTCGGCCAGCCAATCCTTAAACTGATCTAGTGTCAACCCCGTAATATTGCCAAAGCCTGCCCAGCCTTTCTCGTAATTGGCCATGTAGGCAGCTTTGGCGGCCTCCTTAGTGTCAAATCCGAGCATTACTTTGTGCTCGTCGAACCGTTTGGTCTGCGGGTCGACCTGATCGACCACGAAAATGAGCTCAGTATCCGGATTGGGCCCAAGGAAAACATCGACATGGTCTCCGTCCTTATCTTCGGTTCGGCGGATGTAGCCGTAGTGGTTCTTCATCGCGATCGACCACTTTTTGCCGTCCCGCGAAACACCGGATCGCGTACTGCCTTTGGCGTTCTCGATAGTGACGTCGAAGCCGTGCATGCGCACATGCCCCTTGCGGTAATTGCCGGCTTCGGCCTGCGCTTCCGTGGGTTCTTGTACTTTCCGCGATTCGGCGGCGATCAACTGCGGCAGTGTCATTGCTTCCTTGACTCGCCCGCTTCGTTTCATGTCGGACCAGCCGCAGACCATGCAATGCGGATGCAGATATTCGTCGTCGACGTGCGGCGCCCAGTATGTTTTGTGGCCGCACTCGCCGCAGATCATATCATCGTCGGACGCCGCCTTACTCTCTTGCAGCGGATAATCCTCGTGCAGTGCGTGCAAAGCTGGCGCCCTCAATGCTCCTGACGGGAACGCTCCCTGACTCTTGATGCGGGCCATACGACCGATAAAGGCATCAGGGTCTGTTTGAAGCTCACGACGCAGTTCGTCCGACAGTCCAGTGCCGACACGTCCAATTGTCGGCCCATCCGGTCCTCGCGAATAAGTAAAACCACCTGCTCCGGTATCGCGGTACTTACCTTCACCGGGAAAGACTCCTGTAATCCATACATCGTGTTCGTCTAGTAGTTTGATTTTTTTCGGTTTGCCCGGTGGATCGTGAATCACGATCCCTTCTTCGGTAAGCGGGTGGCGGCCTTCTGCAATTTCCCGCCAAAGCGATTTAGCTCCTTCCGGAGTTGTTGCCTCCTCCGGCGCGTGGAAGACATCTTCCGGCAGGTGAGACAAAACCTTGCGCAACATGGCCAGCCGCTCGGCATAGGGAGTCTCCTTGGCTATCGGTTCTTTTCCGAGTTGTTGAATGTCATAGAGCATTTGCTTCAGCTTGACTCGCTGGTCTCGCTGCTTGGCAATGCTGTTGGCAACAGTGGCGTTGAGGATTCCTCCGAGTTCTTGCGGCGGAATAGTTAGGCGTCCTGTTTGTGCCGGAGTGCGTGTGCCGTAGATTTCTCCCTTCAAAACTGTACCGACGAGCTCTTTTGGTATTTGTAGTTCAGGGCGTCCGTGGAGTATTCGCTCCGTGTGAACTAGCGGCCGCCCTGTCTCTTTGGCCACCCGATACGACATGATTTCGACGCCGTTTTCGAGTAGACGCGTAAGGCTTGCGGCCCCGTCGATTTTAGCCTGTACGGATGCGCCTGGCTTCAATTTAGCCAGCACGTCTTCGACCTGCTCTTGCGGAATCTTGGTATAGTGTACCTTATTGTACGGTGTAACTTCCACCGGCGTTGTATTGACCAGCAGCCACGCTTTATCCTTGAAGCTGCGCGGCTTGATCAGCGCAAAGCGTTCGGGATGCCGCTGTCCGGCCATTGTGAAGCTGATCTTATCCGGTGTAGCCTTGGTGATAAGGATCTTTCCCTTCCGATGGGTTCGCACTGTGCCAGCACCGTAGCCGCCTCTAAGCGCGCCTTCGAACGGCATGTATCCGTGGTGATGAAGCGGCTGCCGGTAGATCGAAATTTTCTTTTTGGCATCGGGAAGCTCCTTTCTGGTGGCCCAACTGAAGGCCCCCATAGCAGGATCGCCAAACCGGATATCGAAATGTTCGCCGGCACGCCGTGCATTGTGTTTCTGTATGACGAAATCCAGCAGCTGCCCGGCGCGGACTTTAGAAAGATCTCCCATGTTTTTGATGTCGGGAATTCCGGGAATTGCTACAGCACATTTCATAAGACCCAACAGATTAGCCCAGTCATTATCACCGCCATGAGGATCAGCATCGGCCAACGGACCTCCCGCCAAGTCTCGTCCCAACGCTCCGTCTGTTCCCGCCGCTTTTGTATGCGGCCGTAGTAGTATCTGGCTAGCAGCCTTCGCTTGACCAATTCGCCCAAGGTAGGCGCTTCCTGTCGCAGGCGCTCCAGTATATTGTCCCGAGACGCCCTGTCGTAGTTCGCTATTGTCTTTGCTATTCGTTCCGCTTCCTCTCGCGTTTCCGTGCGCGTTAGATATCGTCGCCCCATTGCCTTTCCCCTTGTCATTCTGGTAAAGGATGCCCTTACGCCGTACCGCAACAGTAATGTGAAAAGGATATTTTGGCTGCGGAGGCAAGCCATACGTCCTGCGAAATCGCTCTAATTCGACGCTCTTGACCGGAATGATCCACGCCTTAGACATCTCTTCCCAGCCGGCCGGCTCGATAATCTTCATTTTACCGACTATGTAATGAAAATCACGCCCTCTTTCCGAAACAGCTCGAGCTCCGCCTATCTGCGCAAGTTCTTCGGGACGGACAACAGAGATATGGGCATTCAGCTGCCCAGTCTCGTTTGTGGGCAGTTCGATTCCCGGCTCGTCGAGCGCGTCGAAGTAACCGCGTACTATGGCATTCGGCACGGCGAGCAATAACCAGCCGGATTTGGAGAAGTACAATTTCCCCACTTGCTGTGAATCTGTCGCGACTTTTTCATTCATATCGCTTCAGTTCTATGTGCTTTGGCTCCGGCTGCACTTGGCTGACGTCGCCCGAGATATACAGTTTCTTCTCTGCGCCGTACTTGTCTGGATAGAACAGCAGCACAAAACTCTTATGGGCATTTTGCGCGCCGGTTACTTTTCCTTTAACGCGGATCGTAGTGCCGTCTTTGCACATTGCATCGGTCGCCATTTCGAGTACGTCGCCCTCGAACAGCCCATTGCGCAGTTCTTCGTCCGCCCAAAGCTTACGATGTATATCTCGCAATTCGTCACTTGGCATAAGAAATGCGGTCGACGATCCCACAATCTCTTTTTCTTCCCAGCCAAATAACTTTGTGGCGCCGTTATTCCAGGCAATAATGTCGCCCTCTTCATTTGTCGCGACGATCGCGGTAGGAATGTGTTCGATCACATTTTGCCATAACCGCGCTTTGGCAGCCGCTGCTTCGGACCTGTCCTGCGCTTTTTGCAGCCCGTATGCGAGCGCCGTAACGGCTACAAGCAGTCCGCAAAATATGATCGTAGAGATCAGCTTCCGGCATTTCCAGCCAGCATGCTGAATTTCAGTCATCGGCGTTTCCAGTCGCTGCAACGTAATCATTTCTTGTCCTCCTTTGACCTCTTACGACGCGATTTCGTCGTTTTGATTTCCTTATCTTCCGGCGGACTGGGCGCTTCTTCCCGTTTAACATCGGGCATTGCCTCGGCATGCAAGACCAGTTTGAGTTTGCCGCCAAGGAGCAGCATGGTCAAATCCACTACGTTGGCGCCGCCGATTCCTGTAAGTCCGCTGATAGCTAACAAAAGGAAAATATTGTCTTTGGCATCAAAGTAATTATACAACGCCAAGCAAATAAGCAGACCAACAATGCCGGAAAATAGAAAGGCGACTGTAATGCTCCGCAATGTTATTTGTTCCTTGGACCGCAAATGGGCAGCGGTACCGCCAAAAGCGGCAATGCCGAATGCAGAAAAGAACACCCAAATTGGTTCAAATTCTGCTGGCATTCCGCGTCTCCGTACTGCCCAGTTTATCGGCAGCCCCCTTTGACATCCCCTCGATCGTTATTTACGACGGCCAAAGGTCCAGGGCTCTTTTGAGCCTTGCGACGGTTCTTACTGCCGCGTCCGCCGCTCCTCCTACCGCGCCTCAGTACGCTCTATGGCACGGGTGCCTGAGCCCGGCCACCGCGTCCGTGGTAGTTGCCGGACTCTCCTAACCAGTCAGCGGCTTGACCAAGCCACCGACAAACTGTTATCCGACAACATACAGTATCTAGGCACATTACAAAAGTGCAGGTGTTGTGCCAAACTTCATGTCTGACACAACACCTTGTAGTGTACTTGGATTTTGGCCTGGCAACGTTTGTTGCCGCCCCACTCCAAGGGGGTAGCCAGCAAGCACGGGCTGTCATCGTTTCGGAATGCTGATTTTGGCCGCTTTCAACGCATTATCCAGCAGCGCGCCTGTAACCCGTAGTTTAGCAATTGCCAGTTTGTTTACAGATGTCTGCCTTGCCCGGGCTTCCGCGTTCAGTGCCGCATGCAATTCTGCAGGCAATCGGATCGTAATTACGCGTACGCTCTTTCCGTCCGCTCCTCCGACAGGATGCAACAGTTTATCGAGAAAATCTGGGTTGTCCATCGGACTCTCCTTGCTGGCTTGACTGCCTTATTATGGCAGTTTAGTTGGCATTAAGCAATTCTTCGGCAACTACCAGCTGGTTTGTAGCCCCGACTAAGAATTTGTCTTCTACGGCCCGAATAATGTTTATGCAGCCGTACGTTTGATCCAGATCCCTGGCTCGTTGCAGCGGTACGCCAGCAATACCGGCAATAGCTGCCCGGATGACGGCCTGGTGTGTCACCACCACAATTTGCTGCCTCGGATGTGACTTTACGCACTTTTGCATAAACTGCAATGCCCGCGCTTGCACAGCGCCGAGCGTTTCGCCACCGCCTAATGCATTATCGCGCGGATCCCGCAAATACGCGCTAAAGGCATTCCCGTCACCGGCAGCCGCCTGCTGCCATGTCTGTCCTTCCCAGCTGCCGTAGTCGACAGCATTCAATTCTCCGGCGATTCTAAACATTGTCGTGTCGCAGGCATTCATCAGTATTCTTGCTGTTTCGGTAGCCCTGTAGGCGGGACTAGTATAGATTGTGTGCAAATTCCGCCGACATAGCGTCTTTGCTAATTGCTGTATTTGTTGTTTGCCGTCGGCCGCCAATCCGGCGTCCAACGTACGGCCCAGAATGATAGGCACAGGCAAAGCGTCGTTGACGGTCTTGCCACAACAAAGCAAATACAGCACACAATCTGTCATTTTTGGCTCCATTGCAATTTGGCTAGCTCTTTGGCTACCATATCCGCACACCATTCCGCATCGTGGCCGATCAGTTCCATGGCGAGAATGGCATGTGCAGCGCCAGCAAGCATTACTTCATATGGCCCCGGCTGGCTTTGCTCTTCGGGGCTAATGGCCACCTCGTAGCTTTCGACCCGTCTGCGTATGTTCACCAACAGTGGAAGGTCTGGACATACACGTTTGACGTGCGGAATATCCTCGTATTCGACGATCATCGCATGCACTCCAGCGGAATGGCAAATAATAGCCTGCTGGCATACGAAATCGAATCGCGTTTTTAAGTCGATTCGCGACTGTCGCATTACGGCGGCATTGAATGCCGCTGGAACTGCAGCGCCGATTATTTTGGGCGTGTTAATACGCTGCGAGTAGTCACGGCTTTTGTCGGCTGCTTCTACGGCCAGCGTAAGCAATTCAGTGCCGCATATCGATTGTACGACGATACCTGCTATGCCCGGTAACTTAGCCGCTTCTGTGACAGCTGTCCAAATTTCTTGGTGATGGCCGAACAGCCGGGCATCCAAGATGATGTCTCGCATACCCAATTCACCAAGACCGCGCACACCGTAAAGGCCCCAGGTTAAGAGAAAAGCAGGGCCCAATTTGATCGTAGTAGTGCATCCGCGGAAATCGCGGGCTACTCGCTGTACGCGTTCAAAATCAGCTCCGTCTACAGCGAGACAGAGATTATCCCGAAACAGCATCCTAGCCTCCAAGCTAGTCTATTGTCCCTTTCAACCGCTTTATGAACTCGTCACGAAGTTTTTGCGCGATTATCTCTTGCTGCTCTGGCGTGCAGACTTCCAAGATAGCTTGCTCCATTGCCAGCCGAAAATAGTCGCCAGCAGTAATCGCAAGAACGTTATGAAGCGAAACTATTTCTTGGCAACTGAGATTTTTTGACGCCGCAATACAAATAGCAGCAGGGGCAGCCTCTTTAGAGTCGGCATCTTGCGCGGACAGTTTTTCCGTTTGCATTTCGAGTTTCCGCCGGTGCAGTTCCCAGGCTGCTTCTAGTGCAGCATCGCATAGATCGAACGGATCTGCCGAGCGTATAACTTGCATTGGATCCTCTGCATTGATACGCACTTTCCAGTGATCATCATGCGGCTCCAGGATAATGCAGTCTGCGCCGGCAATCAGCTGTACTTCACGCCGATCTATTGCCCCTTGTAGTATTGCCGACGTGCGGGTGGCTGCCATCTGTACGGCTTGATTATCGGCAGAGCCCATTGTACGATGCTGAAAATTTTTAGCAGTGTCGCCCAAATAGCCGATGGCGATCTTTGCCGGCCATGCGCCGGCATTCATGCTGCTGGGCGAGGATTCAGCTCTTTCTACCCATACCCATACCCATTGTGCAGCGGCGTAATGCCCCTCTGGCCCGCGTTTTAGCTTTTCCATTTTTCGCTCCTGCTCATTTACACGATTGTACTGCTTTTTTTGCTGTCATCAATAGCAAATCCCCTTTTTTGGTGGTATTCAGTGCTAAAAATAACACGATATTCGGATTTTGCCCGCTAGTCTTGGTCATTTTTGGTAATTCGTATGCCTCGCAACAGCCGTTCATGCGCGCTGACCTGCCCCTGATCAGATTCTGCAGGTCGCGTTTTAGCATACAAATAAAGGCCAGGCGTTATTACGGGAGTAGTGGCCAAATATGATGCGTTGGAGGCTAAATATGCCACGTCGGCTTCAGGAATCTGACGGCATCCTGGTAAATCTTGATTGGGCCCAAAAATAGCAACAACATGTCTATTCGGCGGAACCGTGATACGTTGTATGCTTGCTCTGCCATAGCTATGTCGCAGGCGGCGAACACAAGCTATTGCAGCGGTTTCGGACAGATATGCGCTATAACGCACCCATTGCTCGGTCCATTTCTCGACGGTATACGGCATAGACGTACAGCAACCGTTACAAGGACATACGACCACGTCGCCGCCTGCTATACGACCATCCGCATCTACGACATGCACTTCGCACGCAGGCCTGCCAGTTTGTTTGGCTATGCGCAATGTAATACGTTCATCGTACCATGGCGATACAATCACTGCGTGCTGCCGTTCGCGTGTCAAGTAAACGACGTGCCCGGCATCCTGCCAAGACAACCATGGGCCTGCAGGCACCGGAATCAAAGGATACATAGTATCAAATGACACTGATAATCCCCCTTCTTCTTTTTCATGCCAATACAACAGTGTAATCATTTGCCAAACTCAAAGCCCCATGTCATGATGTCATCCTTAAATTTCTCAGCAACTATTTGCCTAGATTCTGCGTCATAATATGCTGTATACGGAAGCCCGTGCCTAGCAGCATCTTTGTGTATGTGGGGTAATTTCGACGTAGGAATCTTCAACAGCCTACACAGGTTATTCCAGTCTTCTAGCAAATGCTCAAACCTGATAATGAAGTCAGCTTGAAATGCTCCATCTACGGTAAGGAAGTCTATCTGCTGACGCCGATGAGCTAATCTTTCGTGCGGATTCCCTCCGTTTCGTGGCCATTCCTCCCCTTTCGTCATCAAGTCTTGCTTGAACGCCTCTGCCGATGCCCTGTGCTTTGCGTGTGAATGATAACTAGATACTGCTCGCGACCATGAGTTCCTAATCGGCGCTACTATCAAGTATTGTTGTAGCCATTCTGGTTGCACAAACCCGTTGTCCGATAATTCCTGTATGCTCAAATGTTGTCTACAAAAATCCTTCGTTCCAACTTCATGTGCGTCACTATCTATGCGCCGTATGGCCTGCGTCAAGCTGCCACCGGCGCACTTGGGAATATGGACGAATATCAGTTTGAGTTTGTGCGAAATCATAGAAAGCTCTAATCAGGAACAATCCAAACTCCACCTCTCTCATACCAATACGAGCTTCTCTTTAAGCAGAAATTCGTTGATGCAGATTCTGGACCAAGTTTCAAATTGCGCTTCGCGTTGTTTCAGCTCCGAAGCCGTATACCAATGCGCATCGTGCATGCTGTTCTCTTTCTTTAATACAACAAACCTGGAAGCATGCCCTAGAAAGACGACGCCTAAATGCACTTTGCCAACAGCATTGGAATCGTCGTTGATGAATCCCATGCAATCTATACGGGCCGTACAGACCGGCGCTGACTCGTCTTCGTCCAGTCTGCGCATGGGCAAAAGCGTGATTTCTTCTCCAAGTTCTCGCCACATGCCGGCCGTAAATGGATCTTTGGCATCGTCGTTCTGGTTTACATGCCCGCCGATGCCAATGCTGTATTTGTTATGCAGCCTGGCCTCGCTCTGCGCTCGACTACGAGAATACGAGAAAAAGAGCGGCGCAGTCTGTGCCGCGTCCGCTGGTAAATGTTTGCCTAGAATAACATACGGTATCAATTGCTTCCAATCAGGATCGTTTTCAACGGCGTCTCGCGGTTGAAACGTAATTACTTCTGCAGATAGCAGTTTGCTATAGTGCACAACGTCCGGACTGAATCCTTCAAAATAGCCGTATGATTTGAATAACTCCGTAGGCACGCAAGCGACGTTTTCGGTCATACTAGCTCCCTGATTGTTCCTGGTTTAGCGGGCCACACAATTCACCGTGTTCTGCCTTCGACAGCTGTGCATCCCCTATTCCTGCGAGATGCACAGCTGTCTCGGCATGCGCTTCAGCAAGCGGGCTCCTGCTGTTTCTGTTCTTCCGCTTTGTCGGTCTTATCCAGGACGCCATACTTATCAGCCAGCACTAAAATAGCCTCAGCGCGGTTTGCGTGCTCCTGCACATGTTGCAGCATCTCCGCAATTGCTGCAAGAAAAGCGGCCTCGCGTGTACGATAGCAATGATCGTGCGCTGGCTCTGCAAACACATGAAGCCCCCGCGCTTTGTGGAACATTTCCATTGTTGCGCCCTCGTGTGTCTGCGTCGTGCGATAATAAAGTAGACGCGGTGCGGCGCCTTCAAGCGGAACGAGCGCAATGGAATCGCCGCACCGTACAGCAACTACGCACTCTACCTTCGGCTCACAGCGCGGCATGTCATAATAGGTATCCTCGTGTGTAACCCAGTAGAGCTTGCCAGGTTCCAACAGCGAAATTGGAACTGCTTTAGGCGCAGTACATTTAATTTCAGTTGGCATCATTGCTGTCCTTTCCCAGTGATTCGCCGTCCAGCCATACCCATGCCTGGACCCAAATACCAGTATCAGTGACACTAGTAAGAGCGTCATCGTCAATTGCAATGTTATCGTCGCTGTCTGTCACATACCGCGTACGCGCCAGTTCAAGCATCGCTGGAGTGGCTGGCGGCCTATATGGGCCGGAGCCGGCCTTGTCGGCTCTCGCCCATTCTTCCAGCTTGTACCACACTTTATTGCACTCTATTAGCACATCCATGCTGTTTGCAATGTCAGTGGGCGTATCACCCCAGGACATGCCACCGCTGAATACCATATCGTAGGGCCAATCCGTAAAGCCCATAACCATCGCTTCTCGGCCGTTGACGCTGTCGAGATAGTCGTCGAACGAGGTCTCGAGTAATTCTCGCGGCTGCGGTGGATCATTGATGTTGTCTTCGGGTAACTCTTTTTCATCCAGCTCTTTAATCAATTGCTTCATTTCGGTTATCCGCGCGTCGTCGAAACGGCACGCGGGTAAAGCGTAGAGAATAAAATCGGCTCCCACAGGCCTATCCTTTCTGGAATTCCGTAAAGCTGGCTTCTGGATCTACCGTTTTACCCGTAGCAGGATCGAAGCCCAGCAATTCAATTACAATAGCCGGATCGGAAGATATTGCTTCGGCCTGTTCTTGTGTGGTCATTGTGTCCAGGTAGCTTTTGATAATGCCTTTAAGGTAGTCCCAATTTTGGAGACAGTCTTCATATATACAACTGTAAGCTGTATCGTAGATGCTGTCTTTCTGTTCGTCGGTAAGCACGTTGGCTTCATTTGAGGACATCTGAACCCCTATCGCGGACGCGTTGGCGAACCTTGCCGTCGTAGCAAAGTATTCTCGCAAGCAGTTTCCGCAGTTTTTACACGCGGATCCGCCAGGAACGTTTTCGGTTCCACACGAATGCACTAGCGGTTCTTTTTCATAGGCTGCCATGACGCTTTTCCAGGCTGCATGCGTAATCGCCCAGTATGGATTCAGTGTTCGTTTTCGGAAACTATAGCCGTCGCGATAGTGGTGCGGAATGCTTTCGAGTTCGTGGTATGCCATGAACGTCAAAACAACAGGCACCTGCTGCTTGCAATAATGGGCAACTACTGCATCGCATTGTCTGCAGTTCCACATATTCGCGCGGAACCGCACATACATCAGATTCGGCGGAATTTCCTTAAGCAACACAGGCGACGCGTCGGTTTGGTCTCCCGGATTTACCGTCAATACGACAGGCGCCGGAAATTCTTCCAAGTGTTTTGGAATTGCTGTGTTGAAAAACCTGTGAGGATACTGGGCCGTATCAGCGATGACTTTCTCACGGTTAACGTTGGAATCGTTGCCATCATTTACCCGCACTACGCAATTCGTATCTACGGGTGGCATGTTTGGCAAGTTTTCGGAAAGCGGTTCGAGGTAGCTTCGGCCCGATTGGAAGAAACAATCTTTGCATCGGTTTGGACATTCACCCGTTTGGGGAATGCAGCATACGATTCCGCTTCCTCTAGTCTTTGGATTTTCGATATACGCCATTAAATTGCGCCTTAATTTTGTTGTTGTTAACGTATTGTGGGGAAACCCAGCTCGTCGCCGTCGGGGCTCTGTCCAAACAAAGCGCCGGCGTCGTTTCCTTCGTCGTCTCTCACCGGAAATAGCAGCGTTCCGTCTTCAAGAACGAGGACAGGACAACTCTGGGCGAATCCCAAAGTTTCCACTTCTGCAGGATCCAGATAACGACAATCGACGATCTTTTTGCCCACTAGCCACCTTTTCAGTTCACGCGTCCACCGTGTTTTACACTCCGTAACAGTCTCTACCTTTTCCATTGGCTTTTGCCTCCTTGTTTTTGGTAGTTACCATAATGATACCCAATCCTAGCGCTTCAACGTATTTCGAGGCCCCACGATCGTTGGGTCTCAGTTATAAGCCGTAATATATTGTGAGTCATATCTTGATTTCCAAGATAAAGCGACGTATATTACGATATAGATGCCCAATTCTAGCGCTTCAACGTATTTCGAAGCCCCCGCAATCGCGTAGAAACTCGACGAATTCCCGGACATTTTCCGTAGAGAACGGATAATGGGCAGCTAACGATTTTCGCTTGCCGGTGCCATCGCATCCGTTGCACTCCTGATCCCCGGGGCCCGTTTGCGGAGGTGGCAGCCGTTTTCCGGTACCGCCACAAATCGGACATGGTTCCTCGGGCAACATATCCATCGCGCGCTTATATGCTTTGCATACGCATCACAGTTGCCGCTATCGAGCTCTCCCTGCAGGATTTCGGCCAATTGCATGGCATCTTCGGCGTCTAAACCGCAGCCATCGTTGCTATGCCAATACTGGCAAGCTTCACAGATATCGCTAGCAACGTGAACACAGTAATCTGCCAAAGGGTGCCACCACCAAACGTTATTTCGAAAGTACTCGCCTTTTTCAGACATGGGTTTTTTGCCGTATACGTCCATACCCACTGTTTCTTTTCTCCTATTTTTTCGGATCAATTACAATGCGACGACACGTCCGTTTGGTTGTAGCAACCGGGACCGACGAAATACCTAAAATCGCACATTTCTGCGATTCAGTAAGTTCGACATTGAACCTTCTCAGCCGTCGTTGCATATCATCCAGCGCTTCCTGTCTGTATTTGCGGATCCGCCGCTCGTCTAGCCAGGCTAGGTGACGTGCGTAAGCCACATTACTTATAGCCTCTAGTGTTATTAGCGCTCCCAATATTTTTTCAATCAAACAGTGACACTTCATTTGGTAATCGCCGTTATAATGTATATTGCCTCTTTCGGACCATCCGCCGAAATAGAGATGACCTCTCGGAGATCTCCAAAGCCACCGCGGACGACCGGCAAGCCAGGACGCCACGCAACATTGCCGGAGCCCCGTTTCCGGGCTGCAGACGGTGATATTCTTCGCAAGCGTAGGGCTGCAATAGATTCAGACGGCGACTCAATTCTCATCGTCGCAGCCATAGGTCTACGCTCCGCTCCTTCCGGCACGGTACTCTCTTTCAATCCATGCATAGGTTTTGCGGAGTCCTTCGCTGAACGGTGTACTTGGCTCCCAGCCCAATATCTGCCGGATCATCGTATTGTCGCTGTTGCGTCCGGCAACACCGCGAGGTGCATCAGGTTCGTATTCCTTGGTAAGCTCGACTTCGCCGATTTCACAGGCCAAATCGACCAGGGAGTTGACCGATATCAGCTCCGAAGAGCCAAGATTGATCGGCGTAGCGATCAAAGCCTTGCAATGCATAATTTTGTTGATGCCGTTGATGCAGTCATCGATGTACATATAGCTGCGATTCTGCGTACCGTCGCCCCAAACTTTAACGGTATGGTCACCGGTCGCTTTGGCATGAATCACCTTACGGCAAATCGCCGCCGGCGCTTTTTCTCTGCCGCCATCCCAAGTACCGCGTGGTCCGTACACGTTGTGGAAACGGGCGATGTGTGTTTCCAGCCCGCGCTCTTTCCAGTATTCTTGGCACATGATCTCGGAAAATAGCTTTTCCCAGCCGTAGCCTCGTTCGGCATTGGCAGGATAGGCGTCGGATTCCTTTAACGCTCTGCAGTTAGGATCTTGTTGCAGATCGATATTGTAAGCGCAGGCCGACGACGAATAGAAATACCGCTGTACGCCGGCCTTGTACGCGGCTTCCAGCATGTGGGTATTGATCAGCACACTTTGCATGCACGCACAGCGGAATCGCTCGATAAAGCCCATCCCGCCCATATCGCAAGCAAGCTGATAGACTTCAGTTGCATTGCGGCAGGCATATTCACACGCCGCGCGGTTTGCCAGATCCATGCAAATCGCTTCGACGCCGTTCGTCCGTTGATACCACTGGCAGAGTGGTTTTTTGTCGACAGCCCGTATTTTAGTCAATGGTCCGTATTGCTGCTGCAACCATTTCACTAGATGCCCACCGATAAAACCGCCAGCGCCACACACTACAATAGTTTTTGCTAATGGCATAATTGTTACTCCTTTTCTATAAAAACTGTGAATGGAACGGCTACGTTATTGCAGCCATTTGTCGACGGCATTGCGCCAATTGAGGATTGCTTGTTCCTGTTTTGGCGTCCACCGATTCAGCTTGATTACCGTCTGACCGACCGACTGTGCAGATTCGGCCACATCCTCCAGGAACGCAGCGCCGGCCGGTTTCGCTGCCGCTGCCCCCGTGGCATCATCGACCAGCATATCGATAAACGACACAATCTCGTCAATGTTTTTGAACTCCGGCAGCTCCTTTTGCTGGCCCAGCAAACTCAGCGATTGTTGTGCCGCCGGCGGTTGCTGCGACGGTGCCTGCGGAACAGCCACAGTCTCGTCTGCCGCTGCAAGCAGGCCTGCTCTTTCCAGCGCTGCCGCAATTTCGCTAGATATCTCCGGCACGTCTGCGCTGATAAGCGTGATTTTATGCAGCATTCTGTTAGCTATTGCCTGCTGGATGACCTCTATCGTCCGCGTATTTGGCATTATTTATGCTCCCAGTTCTGTGAATTGTCTGTCGGCAGACAAATACTGCCCAGCGCATCATTGTTCAGCAGCTGTAGATTGGCGCCTCCACGTTAGAGTACGTCGATGCTGATCGTATTCCCACCGTCCGGGAACCTGTAGATGATCGTGGGCCACTCCCAGGCAGTCCACACTATATTCGAGCCCGTTTTCCTGCAACGCCTCCCGCAGAGCATTGCCGTTGGAATGCTCCGATAGGCGATCCATCAGCTCGACGGTATGATCAATCCAGTGGCTAATTTGCCGTATGAGTTTGATTAGTTCGCCGTCCGTCATTACTATTCTCCACCTTTATTTTGCGTATCTTCCCATACGGCAGCCCCAACACTTACAGGCAAACATATCCCCAGGGCTATGTCCCGTTTGTCAGTCATCTGATTCCTGGCAGTGGTATAGGGCAACAATGATTTACTAGTCTGTCGCATCGTCTTCTCTTTTCCTGTTTGCGTAATGTTGATATGCCCGGCAATCTAGAGTTGAACGAACGGCGTCCGGACCCCGCAGAAAGCTTGACGGCGCATCTGAGAATTCTGCCGTACAAACAGCGAATTTGATGCTAGATATGCTATTCATCGGACTCTCCTAGCAGTCCGAAGTATAGCAGGCGCGACTGTTGCAGTCAACGCGCCGGAGTCAACTGGCTCTGTGCCGAATATATTCGGCAACCCGCCTGTGCAATGAAGGCTTTTTGCTGCTCCATCGCAGACCCTCGCCGGCCACGACTTTGACGTCTTTGCTAGGATTATAATCCCGTAGAAGCAAATGCCGCGTACCGCATCCGCGGCCGTCACGGCGTCCGTGCGACTGAAAAATTGCCGTACATTGTACATAATCTATTCGTTTGGCAACCGCTTTCTGCCACCTTTTGGCCCATAGCATCAGATTCTGCTGCATCTCCAACGAATAGCCCCAATCACGGTATGTTTCGACCATTGATTGGGGATCAAACATGCCTGCATAATGCACAGCATCTCCGCTACCCACAATACACCGTTGATATAGTCCGGGCTTCTTGATGATGTCGGCATGGTAACCCCAGACACCGCCGCTGGTAACGCGTTTGAGTTTGCCGTCGCGTTTCCATGCAGCCACGGCGCCTGTGCCGACTAACGTTCGCTCGTCGCCGATGGATCGCAGACGACCAAAGCATTGGATTGCCTTATTGACGTTCAACAGCATGGATGCCCGCTGTAACCACCCTTTGCGGCGAATCAGACAATCGCCGTCCATGCAAACGATCTTTTTGTAGCCGCGCTTGATGAGCATTTCGCAACCGATTTGCATCAGCCGCTCTTTCTGCCACAAGACGTCGCCGGGCACAATATGCGAAATGCTGCCAAGATCGGCCGTACAGACGTGCCCCATATCACACTCGACGATCAACACTTGTTTTGCATCGCAGCTGCCCAGCTCGTCAAGTGTTTTTCGCAGATTCTCGTTTCGCCGCGGCGATGGCCCGGCGGCGAAGAAAGGGATACAAACGCCAACGTCTTTCATGGTATGGCTTCCTTACCAAATAATTACTTCTTGCCAGGGCTCCTCCTGGTATTGTGCTTCGTTTTGAACGTCCTCATAGCCTCAGCAAAATTGCCTTGGCAGCCGGCCCATTTCCAAAATTGCGCAAAATGCTCCGGATGGTCGATATCGACCGTCATGTATTGTCTTGCGCTGCCGTCCAATTTTGGCGACCGCAAAAAGATTTTGATCAGCCCGTTGGATGCCGCAACATATTCGCGGCAGTCGAGCATAACATCGCGATCCGGGGATTTAGGCCGCTTCCAGCCCATCCGCATGCTGTTTCGCCAGGCAGAGATGATTTTGGCCGGTTGGTTTACGCAATGCTTGGCGTGCGACACTGCAACAGCCTCCGGATCCCGGATTAGATGCACATAACGTGCATCTGGATATTTCTCGTCGAGGATGCCGAGAAACCAGGTCAAACGATTGTTGACTTCGATGTGATTGTCCGGATACCACAGATCATTTCGTAAGCTGGCAGATTCATGCCTTGCCGTATAGTTTGTCGCGTGGCTACATGCTCGTGCCATAGTCATCGAGCCACAGCGACCAGTACACAATACGAAAATGTTGTTCATGTTCAATCCTTTCTGGCAGGGTCGTCCTTGCGCTTCTGTACTTTGGCACGCACAGCTGCCAGCATTTTCATTTTGTTGCCGACTCCCAATGTCCAGTTGGCATGATGCATCACGATATCATCGGGCACATGCAACGGCTGACCTGGCGCCCATTTCCGTCGTGGCGACCAAAAGCGATTATCGAGAGTATTGCAGCGGAATTGCCTGCGGATTTTCTTGCGATTAAGTAACTGCTGCTCATTTGTTGTTGCTGTAACGCGGGCTGCAATCTGCGACCACACATCGTACATAAGGTCGGACGCGCGGCAAATAAAAAAGCCACCACTAAGCCGCGGGCCGTCTCCCCTCCAACTTTTTGCCGATTCCGCCACCAAATCATTGCCGTCGATTGCGTTTAACAGTATTTCTACTGTACGACCAAAAAATTGTATGTCGCAGTCCGTCTGTACAAAAAATTCTTCGCCCTCTTGCTGTGCTACTCGTACAGCTTGCGCCGTCAGCAACGCCCGCTCTCGCATTGTTTCATTGAAACCCTTTGTGCGAAAACGGCCGCGGGGATCCCGCTGTGGCAGTTGGCCGATAGTCAACGTATATTCCCCGGGTATCAAGGATGGCAGGAAATATTCATCCAGCATCCGTTTGTGGGAGTCGGTGAAATATACGTAGAGTCGCATTAGTCTTCAGCCAACTGGTATAAGTGCCCGTATATGTCTTCGGCCGGCATGTCTGGATTCAGACATCGCACGAAATTCGTCACGTTGGAGTTGCCATGGACAAACACGTCCGACTTGGCCAATAGCCACGCGTCTTTGATGATATCGACGCCCAGAATATACGGATTGAACTTCTTGGCAAGATGCGGTTCGCCTTTCGCTGGCGTAAATTCGCTCGCGCACACAACGCGGGTGCCATATCGCCTGTTCACTTTATCGATGACTTCGCCGGCATCTGTAGCTAACAGAATTACGCTGTTCTCTGTTAAATGCTTTTCAACCCGCGCGAAATAAGCCGGATAGCTCGGATGCCCCACTCCGAGCTGATCGCTAAAGTAAATAGCGCCGCCGTGGAAACGCAGCGGGCCGCGGAGATGCAGCCCAATGACGTGATGGCCTTCCAAATGCTCTCTGTAGAACATGTCAATGAGCATCACAATGTCCTGCCGCAGCTGAATGTGCTCTTTGATCAGGACATGAGCATGCCACGGATCGGTCGGCGGCATCAGGACGTCCGGGCATTTGTATTTTTCACGGTACTCCTTCGGCAGCACAGCGCCTCGTGGCGCCACAATTGCCACTTTTGGTTTGCGGAGCAGTTCCATCGACCGATCGCCACGCTTGACAATCTGCCCTTCCTGTTCTTCCCGCACAAAGAACTGCGGCCAGGCATCCTTGCCTGGTGCCGAATAAAGCCCGCCCTGCCACTTGGGCCATATTCGCCATTCCCGCTGTTCGGCCAATGCACAGGCATGTACGTAATGGTTTAGATTACAGAACATGCCACTCTTCCCGAGCCTGTAAATGAATAAGCCCGCCATCGTATTTCTCTTTGACAAGGGGTTGTAGAGTTACGGAATTTCTACAGTCAATGTTACCTGTTTTGGCTGCGGCATGACAATATCACCTTTGATCAATACGGCTGTTTTGAACGGAAAAGTGTCATATCGATGCATAATAGCCGCATTTTCGACGAATGTAAAGCCGTCTCGCAGCATTTCGGCGACCGTTTTTCGAGCACATCTTTGTCGCTGGTTGCAAATATTTCGGTATACGGGCCGTCTTCATTATTGCATATCAAGAAATACATTCTTATCTCTCAGCGTCCTGATTGTTTCTACCGCCGCTTCGAGGCTTTGCACCATGATATCGCTCCGGTTTTTCAGCCAAGGGCTGGGCTTATCGCCTGAAAAGACCGTCACGATCGTTTTATTCAGCATGTATGCCATTTCCACCGCTATTGCAGTGCCCCAGCCTGGCCGTGTTGCCATTACCAAAACGATATCGCTTGCTGCGATGCCGGCCTCGTCAAAACTGACGAGTTCTGCTTCCATTTCCGCTTCGCGACCCCGACAATCCAAATCCATTGGATTGTGATAGTCGTAGTCGTCGCCTAATAGGCACATCGCTTCTTTGCGCCAATCGATGCACTCGGCATCAGTACATCCTTGGATCGGGCCTTCCAGCGCTATTTGTATCCGTTGCTTGGTTTTATACGGGAATCCATATTTATCCCACTCTGCCAGCCAGCACTGCGCGCTGTGTACGAGCTTTTCTCTGTCACGCCGCGGGGCTTTGACACGCGTTAGATATCGCAGTATTTGCGATTGCCAATAACCGAAATTATGGTCGCGAGCATATTCGCACGGCTGAATTTTGCCTTGCAAATAGTGCTGCCCGTCTACTTGGCTCTTAAACGGATCGTTCATACTGTTCTCCTAAAGTGTGTTATACCCTGCTTCGTTTAGCCGCACTACATCGCGCTGTGCCAGCTGCGCAGAGCTAAACGGGGACTATTTCTCCAACTCCCAGACTGCCAAATCGGCCGTGCCGAATGCTGGACGGAACGCGCCCAGACCGATCGTCGGCGCTCCGGCTTCAAAGAAGCCTTCCATCATGTCTGGCGTGATTACGCTTGCGCGCAGTCTGATCAGCACCTTAAACACGATGCTCCACGGCAACGGCAAGACCGGGCGGAACAGCTCGACGGGAATGAGACTCCCGCCCTTCTGCACGCGGCCGGCACCGTGATGCACCCAGATACCGCTTTCCGGATCATGCTTTACACCATCGTCGCGCGTTTTCCAGCCGTGCCATACGACTTGCTTGCCGGCGGAAAGGATCGGAATCTCGGTCGGCTCGATCTTGACGAATGACAGGATATTCTCTGCGAGCTCCTGTCGCGCGCCCGCCTTCATCCTGCCTTGCGGCCCCCAGCGGTTTACGCAACTGGCGCCTTTCTGCTTCGCCAAAAATGACAAAATGTTAATATTGGGAATAAACAGCTTCTTGCCGATACCGTCGGCTTCGTCGTGTGCATAAAACCGCCGCTCTGGGTGTCGGTTGTGCTCCTCTGCAATTTTGGTATCCGTTCCTGCAAACCTGTCGAACATGAGCGGCGAAATACCGCTTAATTCGCATCGATAGGTTTTAATCGTGTCCTTCGGCTGTCGTCTCTTTGCAGCCATCTTTTCTCCTTTTTCCTGTTAGTGAAAAACTCGCTCAGAAAAAACTTGCTTTACTTTGCTGTGTTTTTGCTGTGCTGCACAGTGCTGAGCGCTGCTACGCGCCGCTGCGCTGAACTATGCTAGGCCTAGCTTCGATTTTATTCTATGGTTTTGGCGGTAAAGTATGCTTTGCATTGCACTGCATTGCATTGCAGCGCTGCGCACGGCTCTGCCTAGCCCGGCTACGATTTCATTCTATGGTTTTGGCGGTAAAGTGTGCTTTGCTTTGCATCGCTATGCTTTGCACGGCGTTGCAGAGCTGCACAAGGCTATGCACAGCACAGCTCAGCAGCTGATTCAACTGAATTCTACTCTATTGACGTCTTGGCAGCAACTTTGCCAAAAACGACAAAACGTTAGTACTGAATGTAAGCAGCTTTTTGCCGATACCGCCAGCATCGTTGGCATTGTTGTCGGCCAGAAGGCGCCCCAGGTGCTTCAGGCGATCCAATTCCCAAAGGTATTCCCATTCAGCAAACCTGTCGTACATGATCGGTGAAATACCGGGTAATTCGCATTGATAGGTTTTATTGTACGACCCCGTTGGCATCTCTTTGCCACTATCTTTTCTCCTTTTGTTAATGCAAGCGCGTTCGAGAAAATATAGTAAAAGTGTGCTTTGCATTGCGCTGCATCGCCTCGCTGAACTGGGCCGCGCAATGTTGCGATCTGTTTGGTTGTATCCGAACTCTATGCTATTGGTCTCCTGCCAATAAAATGCGCTTTACCATGCTTTACATTGCACCGCTGGACCAAGCAGTGCTTCATCTCGCTGAGTTGCATTGAACTATAATTCTGTTGGTCGCGATAGTAAAGTACGCTTTGCTTTGCATTGCATCGCAGCGCTATGCTTTGCCGCGCCGCGCCGCGCAGAGCCTTGATTATGTTCTGTCGGTCTTGGTAGTAAAGTGTGCTTTGCATTGCTGAGCTTCGCACGGCTGAGCTAGGCTGAGCCCCGCCGAGCCTCGATTATATTCTGTTGGTCTTGGTAGTAAGTGTGCTTTGCTATGCATTGCTGTGCTGAGCAAAGCAGTACTCTGCTGGGCTAAGCCTTGCCCGGCAACGATTATGTCCTGTTGGTCTCGGTAGTAAAGTATGCTTCGCTGGGCTTAGCTTTGCTGAGCCCTGCTTTGCGCAGCGATGCTATGCAGAGCGCAGCCTGGCATTGATTATGTTCTGCTGGTCTTGGTAGTAAAGTGCGCTTCGCTTTGCTGCGCCGAGCTCGGCTGCGCCTAGCTGGGCTGAGCTAGGCCCAGCTCTTGTTCTGTTGGTCTTGATATAGAGTGTGCTTTGCTTTGCTCTGCATCGCAGCGCATAGCTCTGCGATGCCCTGCCGGGCCCCGATTATGTTCTGTTGGTCTTGGCAGTAAAGTGTGCTTTGCTTCGCTGAGCATCGCTAGGCAATGCACTGCTATGCTATGCTGAGCCAGACTAAGCCGCGATTATGTTCTGTTGATTTTGCAATGGAGTATGCTGCGCTTTGCATTGCTTTGCTTAGCCGGACTCTCTGCCGCGCTCACACCGCGGCAGGTGGGGAGAAGTCGCTTAGGTGTCTGAGATTCGCCGAACTAATTGATCGAGGCTGGTCGCGTGATTCACGAGTCGTCCAATCGCCTTCTTGACAGCCTCGGCCGATAGACCACTTTCCTCGACGGCTTCGCTACGGAGAAACGTGTAGCGACCACTAGATTGTCGGTCGTCGATCCACTTTTCCAGGGTTGCAGCTGCCATTTCACCGTCTCCATGTAGTCTGCACAAAGGGACAGAAAGTATCCCGCTATGCAGACTATTGTACGATATGGATCGATCCGGCGCCGCTTTGCTATGCTATGCTCTACTAAGCCACGATTATGTTCTGTTGGTCTTGGTAGTAAGTATGCTTTGCTTCGCTGTGCAGCGCTTTGCTGGGCTGAACAGAGCCTAGCCGTGCCGGGCGCCGATTATGTTCTGTTGGTCTTGGCAGTAAAGTGTGCTTTGCTGCGCTTTGCTGTGCTGTGCTGAGCAGGGCAGTACTTTGCTTCGCTAAGCCCAGCCCCGATTATGTTCTGTTGGTCTCGGCAGTAAAATATGCTTCGCTGCGCCGAGCCGAGTTGGGCTCCGCCGGGCTCTGCCATGCTGAGCCTGGCCCCGATTATGTTCTGTTGGTCTTGGTAGTAAGTGTGCTTTGCTTTGCTGAGCATGGCTAAGCTATACACGGCAATGCTGCGCTACGCTGCGCTTTGCTAGGCCGGGCAAAGCCTCGCTGCAATTATGTTCTGCTGGTCTTGGTAATAGAGTATGCTTTGCTATGCTTTGCTTCGCTGGGCCCAGCTGGACTATGCAGTGCTGTGCCTCGCACGGCCTGGCAGCGATTATGTTCTGTTGGTCTTGATAGTAAGTGTGCTTTGCTTTGCTTTGCAGCGCTCTGCTCTGCCACGCCGAGCTACGCGGGGCTCTGCTGCGCCTAGCCCGGATTATGTTCTGTTGTTTTGGCAGTAGAGTGTGCTCTGCTTTGCAGCGCTGCGCTGGGCCTGGCCGCACTGTGCCTAGCCCTGATTATGTTCTGCTGGTCTTGGTAGTAAGTATGCTTTGCTACGCTGCGCCACGCTAGACTACGCTAAGCTCGGCTTAGCCAAGCCTCGCCCCGATTATATTCTGTTGGTCTTGGTAGTAAAGTGTGCTTTGCTTTGCTGGGCTATGCCTAGCTAGACTACGCTAAGCTCGGCTTAGCCGAGCCGCGCCCCGATTATGTTCTGTTGGTCTTGGTAGTAAGTGTGCTTTGCTGCGCTGGGCATCGCTCGGCTATGCTGTGCTCTGCTGGGCCCGGCAAAGCCTGGCAGCGATTATGTTCTGCTGGTCTTGGTAATAAAGTGTGCTTTGTTATGCTTTGCTTCGCTGGGCCCAGCTGGACTACGCAGTGCTGCGCCTCTCGCAGCATGGCAGCGATTATGTTCTGTTGGTCTTGATAGTAAGTGTGCTTTGCTGCGCTGAGCCAGGCAACGCTACGCTGAGCCGGGCGTTGCTGCGCGGGGCCAAGCTGCGATTATATTCTATTGGTCTTGGTTCGCAGCGCTCTGTATGGCTTTGCTGCGCTGAGCGGCGCTCTGCCTGGCACTGATTATGTTCTGTTGGTCTTGGTAATAAAGTGTGCTTTGCTTCGCTGCGCTGAGCTGAGCATTGCCCTGCTTAGCTATGCCGGGCCCCGATTATGTTCTATTGGTCTTGGTAGTAAAGTATGCTTTGCTTTGCGGCGCTACGCACGGCTACGCTCCGCCGCGCTCAGCTGAGCCATGCAGCGATTATGTTCTGTTGGTCTTGGTAGTAAGTGTGATTTGCTTTGTCCTGCTTTTGCTGCCGCTTAACTGGACACTATGCGCAAGGGTCGGTCTGCTTGTCGATCTCGACCTGCTTAGCTCGCATCTTGGCCAGTTGCTTATCATACGCTTTGCCGATTGGATGATTGAGACACATCAACGGAGCGTGAGCAACACCATTATCCCTCACTACAACGTGATTATCTCTTCTTGCCTCGCGGAGGATCTCTTGGGCTTTGTCGATCTGTTCGTCCGAGTGCGGACCCTTACTGTGGCAATCGAATGCTCGTGCCATTCTCTCGGCCATCAACTGGATCAGCTCGCTCTTGGTGCCGATCTGGATCTCGGGGACCAAGCAGAACTGCCTGGTACGCGGCCAAAGTGGAGCATCCTTGGGGATCTTGCCCTCTTCCTTGTTCTTCTCGTAACCTTTGGTTGTTTCATTCTCGATTGTCGGCACTTGTTCGAGCCACATGCAACGGTGGCGGTCGTTCTTATCCGGAGGATCGCTCGCCGGCCTGACATTGAACGGGTAGAAATCCTCATTGGGCATGGTCGGTATCACGCCGGCCATCACAATACAGTAGAGCTTTTCTGCTTCTTTGACAGGCTTATTCGTTTTGACTACGCGAGTACGCGCGACTCCCAGGTCATCGAGTTCAACGCACTCCGGACGAACCTCGATGATCTTTTGTTTCAATTCGTTCCAGATAAACAGGTTGCCATGTATGCCCGTGTCAAGCACAAAGCCATATTCGTTCGGCTGGAAGGCCGGGTCGCGAGAGTCCTTCCTCGGTCTGACCCAAGTTCCTCGCGGGAAGCACTTGCCGATCTCGGCGTGCATGCCACACGTTGCTTCAATCCCCTTGGTCTTGGCAACACCCTTGGCGGCTAAGAACCAAGCGAACATACCGGCGACAGTGGCAGCACAACTGCCCATGAAACCTCTACGATTCGACATCACTACTCTCCTTCTTGATAACGACGAGGACACTGCCTCTTGGATGATCGCGGCCGAGCCTCGCCCTGTCACGATTTTGTTCTGCTGTTCTTGGTAGTAAAGTGTGCTTTGCTTTGCGGTGCTGCGCCGGGCTGTGCAGTGCTCCGCATCGCTGAGCACGGCCACGCCGCGATTATGTTCTGTTGGTCTTAGTGTAAAGTGTGCTTTGCTTTGCTGGGCTAAGCGCCGCTACACCGGGCTCCGCTGGACTTTGCTTGGCCCCGCTAGGATTATGTTCTATTGGCCTCGGCAGTAAAGTGTGCTTTGCTGTGCTTTGCTGGGCCCAGCTGGGCTATGCAGTGCTGTGCCTTGCGTTGCCGCGCTCCGATTATGCTCTGTTGGTCTGGAAAAGAATTGAAGCACAAAAGGCTGTCCTAAATGTGGCCATGTTTCCAAATCCAACCGAAACGGATTAGTGTTTCGGTGCGAAGTCTGTGGTTATGCAGACAACGCAGATCGTATTGGCGCTACTAACGTAGCACTTCGGTCCTTGGACATAGGGGACCGTAGCGGATCGCGTCTTGACACACGTTCATTCCAGCATCCCCTCTAGTTCTGCAACGTATTCGTCCAGACCTTTTCGCCTTAGCTTTACCTCTTTCAACTCCTTTTCAATAAATTCCTTTGGGGGGTTTCTCAATAGGCTCCCAATCAAATCCTCGCCAAAGGTCTGATCACGGCACGCCACAGCCTAAATCTATCAGATAATCACCAACATTATACTCTTCAGTAATAATGTCTTTAGGAATTTTAATGAATTGCCAGCTACCATGCATAGCAGCATCATTTGACCTAAATCTGTACCACATTATTTGTCCTCGAACTTGTGAAGTTTTATGGGGAAGGATGCCATGCCCAACAACTTCCACTATTGATCTTGGGAGTAAGTGTGCTTTGCTTCGCATTGCATTGCTGAGCATCGCTGAGCTATACAGCGCCTTGCCTGGCCCGGATTATATCCTGTTGATTTTGGCAGTAAAGTGTGCTTTGCTTTGCATCGCAGGGCGCCGCTTCGCAGTGCTGTGCTGAACTTAGCAGCGCTTTGCCAAGCCCCGATTATGTTCTGTTGGTCTTAGTAGTAAAGTGTGCTTTGCACTGCAGGGCTGCGCCCTGCGCAGCTAGGCCGTGCATTGCCCGGATGATCTCGGCTTTACCTGGTCTCTACCACGCCAAACCGCTGCCGGTTGAACGGCTGTAACGGTATTCTGGGCGAGCCCAGCGGAACGGGATCGTATCCCCGCTTTTCCGCATAGGTCGTAGTACCTTCGGCGTAAGTGGCCAAATAGCTGCCGGTCATCACGCCCAGCCGTTCTCTCTCCACTATCTTGCCGTCCTGCGGGACCAACTGAATGTCGGGATACACGAGCTTGTCGTGTAAATGGCCCATCAGCGTAATATCTGCATTGGTCTGATCGACGAACTTTTTCAGTCGCTGCATCTTACCGCCGCGGGTCTGAGCATATCCGCTGCCGTGGTGCGCCCTGATAGTAAACGTATCAGTCTTTTTTCCGCGCTTGAATACGATTGAGGCAAAACACGAATAGCCCAGGTTTTGCACTTTCAAACGATCACAGAGTTCCCGATGTAAATGCTGCTGCTCTTGATGGAGCTGATAAGCATCTTCGTGATTGCCGTAAAGCAGCCCCATGCACTTGTCTGCAATTGGTGCAAACCATTCGGCAATAGTGTCATTTCCTTTTTGTCCCATTGCACCGAGATCGGAGACCCGGAGCATCTTATCGACCACAGTCGGGTCAAACCGACTGTCTTTGTAGCCGATGAAATCACAGTAGTCGCCCATCCCGATCCATAGGCACCGTTCTTGCCTCTTGATCCAGTCGATAGTCTCTTGCGCTCGGTCCTTTGCACAAGCTTCATTCAAGAGATGAATATCGCCTAGCGGTACAAGGTAAAACGGACAATCCAAATCCTTTTTTCGTAGCGTAACATTCCATGGTTTTGCAGCGTACATGGCTCCCTTTCTACAACTAGGAGTGAAAATACTGCGACACGCTGTGCCTTACAGAACAACGTTCAGTAAGGCAGCGCTACAACGATTATATTTTACCGGACATAAAAATGCCCGTATATTTTCCCTGCGCTAAAGAGATTAAAGTATGCCCTGCTACACACCGCCCGCATTGCGGGACTGCGCTGGGCTTCGCCCGGCTTGGATTATTCTTCGCCGTATGATTGCGGGAAATTCCCGACATGATTCAGGACTATGGAAGGAGCAAAGTCGGTGAGTTGGGCTTTCGCCGCCTCGACGCCGTACGCTTTTAGCGCCGAACCTATCTTGCGTGTGATATCGTTGTTCACTTTGGAGCGATCCAGTTGAATGTCTTCGAGCCGCTTCCTGGTGACATACTGGCACAGAACTGCCAATGATTCGTCTATCACGGCTGTCTCTACGTCGTGCGTCTCGACTAACGCCTGGATTGCGTTTGTCACTGTATACCTGACCATACCGCCAACAACTACTCGTTGGCCGTCTTTGGTTATCAGCGACTGCGACGGCAAACTCTTTGTCTGCCGTTTGCGCGCCAGAGTATAGATGCTCGACCAGAAAGGCCAATAGAAATAGATTCCGGGTTTTAGCTCCCGGACGCGATTCCCGCGCTTGATCAGCACAGCAACATCGGTACATTCCACGTGTTTCCACGCCGGGAAGAAACTCCCCAGCGTAGTCATCAACTGGCCGAGCCAGGCGAATGCCGCTTCCATGGCCCCGCTCCCATATTGCCGGCTGAATTTCCGCAGTTCTCACGCTAATCACAATTGCTACCAAATCGACGATCGAAACAAGTTATTGTGGCACGACCTTGCTGGCCCTAGTTTTACCTTCATCGGTCGTGATCGTCTCGTACTCTACTGCCGTGCCTTCAGTCAATCCGTCGATGTCGCTTTTATTCGGCAATGCCGTGCAGTGAAAAAACACATCGGTCTTCCCGCTGTCTGGCATAATAAAGCCAAATCCACGATCAACAATCACTTTTTTAATGGTACCGCGTAACATCTCGCTCTCCATCATCGTTCAGGGTAATTGCAAAGAATGCAGGACATCTACCCTTTGAATGTCTCACATATCAGTAAATCGCGTTCGCTGGTTTCAGTCGCGTGTTCGCAGGATTGCCAGGATATCTTCCTCGCGGGCCATAACATATTCCTGGCCGTCGAACCTAAATACATCGCCGGCAAAATTGGACAAGACTACACGATCGCCTTCGCCGATCTGGCCGGAAACGTATGTGCCGTCGGGCTGCAGCCTTCCTGGCCCTACCGCAATAACAGTGCCAAGCCGCGGACGATCTTGCGACGCATCGGGAATGACTACGCCGCCCGGCGACATTTCTTCTGCTGAATCTCGTTCTACGACAATTCGGGTGCCGATTGGCTCAAACACAATCTTCGCTGACATCTTTCTCTCCCTGTACTTGTATTGGACGAAAAGCCTCACACTCCCAGACCGGCGTAACTACCATCATATCGTCGATCTTCCCGCAGCAGATCTCATACAGTGCCGCTGCAATTCGGCAGTTGTCTATCTGACCTGGATGAAAATGATCGCACCGGCAGCATAGACAGTGGTCCCGATGCCGACCTCGCAGATCCGTCTGCACGCTCACAGTGTGCCCGTGATGTTCGTACTGTTCGATCATCGCATTATTCCTTACCCTATCTAGGGTAGCGTAACCGCCCCATCATTGCAATATGTTGCATACCTGCCGGAAAACCGCGTCCAGTGTAAAATAGGCCGGAACGACCTCCCGGAGCCTTGCTTGCATGGCAGGAACCGCCCCAGATGCCTCCAGCGTCCGCAGGCAGCCCGCCAAGCCGTCCAAATCGTCTACGTGGCAAAGGACACTAAATTCCTCCCAACGCAGCCTATCGGCGTACGGGAGCCATAATTCGTCATAGATGTAGACCGGGATTGCCCCGTAGGTCATAGCCTCGTACAGCCGAAAGGACGTCTTACCATATCCGCGGGGACATAACGCGAATATACAGCGGGATAACCCCCCTGCAGCGGGTCGCCATAGTCTGCTTTGCCTATAAGTGTCATGGATTACGAATCCTGGCTCTTTGGCCAGCCGATTCCGCATCCTGGTGCGTACGCGGTGAGTGTTGCAACTCTTACTGGTAATTCTGCCGGAAAAATAGGCAAAATGCTTTCTTTCTACTCCAGCAACAGCAGGCAGAAAATCGTATACCAGCGGAACCGCAATATCGCCGACGCCGCCGGCCGCGAACGTCAACAGATTGGCCGGCACTTCATTGCGAAAGGCGCCGCTGTCATGCTGTACGATCGTGAATGCCGGCGCCTTGACGCGATCCAGCGCCGCCTGTATCTGCGCTGTGCGCGACTTCTTTGCTGTGTACAGATGCGTCCAGAATATGGGCAGGTACTGTCGGCTCAATCCTTTTGGCTGCTCCTGTTTCCACCTCGCATAGAAATAGTCTTCCAGCTTCGGTCCAGGAAACGGATAGGCCCAGCATCTGGTCCGTATTTTTCGCAAGCTTTCGGGCACATCAATCATGGAAATGGAATCCTTTCGGTAACGATGCCAATACGCCGCGGCTCGGCATTGCATTAGTGACGTTGCGCTCGTGGCACACAGCTATGCAGCATTGATCGCCGACGAATTCATCTACAGTCCATATATTATGGCTTCGACACATTACCGTAGTAAGTTTATCGCGCCAGGGCTCCAAATAGGATACGAACGGCGATGCTTGCCTTGCCGACAATTGCTTTGTTACGCCACTATTCGCCTCCATGCGGAAAAACGTCCTGAAATCCAATGTCCGCGGTTTTGTGTTTCGATAGCAAGCATCCTGCAGCAGCTGTACGAAATCTTCACGCACAGCGTCGTCGTTGTCCACCCTGGATGTGAGTAAGTGCGAATACTTCGTAGCCGTCTCGGCAACAATCGTCTTGATTGCCGCTTTGTAGTCGACCCCGTGGCCGCCGCGCGCTGCCCGGAACGCTGTCATGACCAGTCGTACCGGACATTTGGCGGCCGCAACTATCGCTTTGATGTCTGCCGCCGGCGTACGGCTGTCCATAGCGAGCACCCAAAAGAAATCCTTGTTGAGCTGATACTGTATGCTGGGCGCACAGAATCGCCGGAAGAGGACAAACCGCTGTTTCATCCATCGTTCCGGCGATCCAATGCGCCGATGCCGCCTTTTCACATTTGCCCGCCGCCTATCTGAGGCTTTCCGCCAATCGTCGTACAGGCCAACGTTGTAGCGAGTAAAGATGAAATGGGCGATCTTCGGCATTATTCCAGATCCTTGCGATCCTCGTCCGTGTACGTCGTATCTACAGGCTCAGAAGTCGATGTACATTTCCGTGCGCTGGTAACCTTTTCCGACATCTTTCGGTAGGCGGCACCGGGCTTACACAGATTATATTGCACAACACACGGAGCCCGAATACCAATATTGGTGGCCTGGTCGAACACATCGGCATTCGCACCGAGGAAGTTGAAGTGCCAGGAATACTTGTCCCGCTGTTCTTCGATCATCGCCTTAACCTGCTGCAGCGTGTATTCCCTGGAAGCGTTTTCCTTGCCGTCCGTAACAATGACGCAGATTACGGTTGCGGGTCTGTCGGCCTCGGTCATCGCTGCCAGTCGCTCGCCTGTCTCGGAGATGGCGCGCCCGACGGCATCCAGCAGCGCTGTCATGCCGGCTGGTCGCAACCGATATGGTGTTACATCTCCGATCGGCGTACCTTTGTAGACGAAGTCATACCTCGTATCGAATTGTACCAGTGTCAAGTTGGCTTCGCCGACGCCTTTCTTTTGCTCTTCGATAAACGTGTTGATCCCGCCTTCGGCATCTTCTTGGCAGGCACTCATCGATCCCGACCGATCCACGATCAGGATAATTTCTGTCAAATCTTGTCGCATAATAATTCTCCTTTGTAAAAAGTGCTGTTACTGCTGCACCACAAACTCATCTGGATGATGTCCGTGATTGCACCACGTTATCGCTTGCTCCGCCGTTTTGACGTCAGGCGGAACCCTAAGCATATGAATATCGCCTGTCGACGGGCAGGTCATTTTCAGTACGTTGTACTTGACCGGCATGTTGGACATTGGAACGTTGAGTAATTCGTACTCTCGCCAAGTATCCAAGATTTTACAGCCAAGCTGTAAAACCATTCGCTCGTATCCGATCTCTCTGATCAGAATGCGGCGTACTTCGGCATTATCTTCATCCAGAATCCATTCTGGCCTCCAATGCTCGCAATTTACCGCACCCATTCTTTCTGGAATCTTGACATTATGCCAGTGATACAGATTGAACCCCCAGTACTCTACACTAGGC